TTTTTTTTTGGTTTAATTTTGGTAGTAGTTCATTGTCAGGGTACGCAGAATCAAATACAGAATAAACGATGTTCGTTCCGCAGAGACTGGCGTAGGTTCGCGTTTACCGGTGGCTGCACGCACAATCTTATCGCCTTCGGTTCTGAGGTACATGACCTCCGGTTCTTTGTTACGGGAGGCGTTCAATACCGCTTTGATGCTGCCGATTAACTCGACGAGGTTGCGTGGGTTGATTCCCTTACCGTGAATAAAGTCGAAAGTATATTCGAGCGTTCTTTCCGTAAACTCAACCAATTGACGCGTTTCTTTACTCTGCTTAACTTCTTTCCCACGGTTGGTGTTAAATAACGTTTCCGGGTTAATGACATGCAAGCTGGTATATTGCAACGTGGCAATTAACGCTTTTTTCTGCGAAGGGGCATTCTTTGTCAGAATATCCACTAACTCCAAACGTATAAAACTAGCCGGGTCAGTCATTTGTTCAAAGAGGTAACGCCGGTATTTCGGGAAGGCACGTTTAACGTCTCGCAGCTCGAGGTTACCCTCGACCTCAACCATACTGGAGACCGAGATAACTCGACCATCGTTTTCTCTGACCTGGTAATAGAGCGCCGTTAACGTTTTGATCACGGTTCGAATACGGGTCTGGATATCCGAGAGCATGTACTTGACAGCGTCGTCGTCAGTGAAGGTCTGGATCGTTTTCGCGTGGATGCCGTGAGGCTCAATAATTGACTGTGCGCGGGCCGTAATGAGTTTGCCCCAAGTCTTGTAGATCTTGAGGTCGAAGCGGTTAGTCATGGCCTCATACGTCCGCAGTGCGATCTGTACGTCTGTTCCATGCGGGAAGTAACGGGTGATGATCCCGCAGATGAATTTAAAGTGGAGAATTCTTAACAGGTTAATCGCGGTTTCTTTTCGTTGTACCGCCGAGAGTTTACCACTGGTCATCGCACGATGGACGCAGTAGACGATCATCAAGTTAAAGGCGTCCGTAGTCACGATATGACTTGGATCGATGCAATCCAGTTCGTCGATGTCAGCTTTCAGGTCATCGGGGTCGATTTTTAAAATGTCATCAAAGAACCCGTTGGTTTCGGTGTTTGTCCAACGAATCCTGACGGTGCCGAGTAGACCGCTACCAAAGAAGTTTGCATGTTCGCCTTTGTTTTCGAAGGTCTTCGTGAAAACAGCGACATCCCTGGCAAAGCGACTATCGTAAACGACGTTCTTAAAACGATCGTCAAAAAGGTTTTTGATTTCCACAACAGTGTCCTTCAAAATTAGAATGGGTAACATAAAAACTTTCTAAGAGAATGAAATGCAGTTTTTTTGATGTATATATAGCCAAGGTGAAGAAGGAAAGGTAAAGACCTTTCTGAATAACTAAGCTTAGAGGAAAAGAAAATGGCTGACTTAAAAACAACCGTAGAAACGGCTAAAGATATTCTGGCATGGTTTGACACTGTAAAGGACACGGAAATTTCCCGGATTGAAATTGCTTACCAGTTGATTCAGCGCGCAGAGGTGTTCTACAACCTACCGTTAACCGAAGTGTTTATAATGAATAGCGCAGTGAGAAGGATGCTAATTTCTGTATCAACAACGCGAGGTTCTATTCGTGATTCAACACCATCTGGGGAAGAGTTAACCCTTATTGCGGCGTCTTCGATCATTGATGGATTGAAAGAAATTATTACGCTTTCAGAAGAACCGTTTGAAGTAGTTCGTCTCGAAGATACTCCTCAGGTAGATATCTACGGCACACCCGATAATTCTAAAGTCGTTGTTTTTGAAGACGCTGACACAATCAACGATAAAGATGTCGCAGCATTACTCCGACTTTCGGAGCAAACCACCAACCACTCTATGTTTTCTACGGAGCCAAGTAATGGTTATGGTATTTCTGGTAGTCCGGTCATTGGTCTTTATGCAAATAAAGGACCTAGCGCCCCTGGCTTTGTAGATTTTGATGGCGATGTAATAAAAGCATATCGTCTCACGCTGTCGAGCCCAATTAAACGTGGTCCGGGTAAAGGTCGTATTCGCGTTGTAAGTCGCTTCATTTCCGTTTTCAACCAATAGAGGTTAAACATGCGCTTTTCAAAAATGAACTCCGTGGTCTTTCTCGAGAACGATATCGAATCAAACGACGTCCGCAGTATCGAGCTGATCTTTTCCCACGATGACGCCAACGCGCTGGGCGATCGCCTTCTCCTGCCCGGGGATTCGTACAACACCGTTGTATTAGTTCGTAAAGCAGACCATAGCGTCTACGAGGCGGCATTGAAGATACTGCAAACCTACGACGACTACATCTTCACGCTGACCAATCATTACGTCGAACCCGCGAGCATCGTTTGCTTCACTATCGATGCGGGCGTCTTCAAACGGTTAGTTAAAAACATTTCCTAAGACATTCTTTTACCTCAACAATTCTACCGGAGTATCCAAAAATGATCACTTTCACTGATAAACAAACCCTCGCTATCACCGCTGCTCGCATCGCCGGTTTACTGAGAGCGCTTTACCACGAAACTGAATTCGTCGATACTCCGGCACAGATTCTTTTCGAAACCGAATACTACCCGCTTTATGCGCAGCTGCAAGACATTGCCTTCGACCGTAAAGGTGATATCAAATGGCTGTTACTGAACGCCATTGAAAACACCAACGATAAATACCGTGACATCGAATGTTACAAAACCGATCTGGGCTTTGGTATTCAGATTCGTAAAAACGTTCGCATCGAAGTTGCTTCTCGTCAGGAAGCATTGCGCCCAGGGAAAGAAGTTGGTTTCGATTTCCCTTCAGAAATTCGTATCAAAATGGCTGAAGCCGCTTAATCCTATTTACACTTCCTTCGGTCGTTTGACCGAAGGACTATGCTAACTAAACCAATAAGGAATTCAAAATGAACTTTACTCAGAACGTTGCCAAACAATGGGACTCAGCGAAAGAAAAAGAAAATACTATTGTCCCTAAGATGGTTCTTAGTCGTCACTACGCCAAAAAGCTCCGGGCGACTATCGCCGCTGACCTTGAAGAAAATCAGGGCGAAGATATTCTGGTCCGTGTCATCGATATTGACGACGGTCTTCTTCAGATCTGGTTAGGCAATCGTCACTACTGGAAGCTAACTCGCAGTCAGGCGTTTCGTTTGATGTTACGTTGCGAAGCTTTCTTAGCGAAACGTCAATCTGATCGACTGGTGATGTCTTTTAACCAAGTGCGTTTTTCTCAAATTCAGCTGATGGCGGTAAATAAAAATGGCCGTTGAGATTCAAGTTTACGGGTATCGAGATATGGTTATCGAGCCCCGTGAAATGAAAGCGCTCTATAACGCGCTGAATGACAAGCTAACCGACTCTATCAAAACCCCTGGTCATTTACTGACGTTGGAATTACCGACGCTGAGAGAGCGTCTCATCGCTTCTGAGAACAATATCATCCGTATCTCCACGGGCGCTTACTGGGGGTTCTGGAAATGTGTCACGCGCAAAGAGATTGTCTGGGACTTAACCCGGCTACAAGCAATCAAACTGCGGGCGGTGCTGGAACGTGCGTTGGCGAAACGAAAACGGAGCCGTATTACTGTCAGTAAACGGTTTCTCGAGATCGTTCCGATCAGCTGAAAAGAGAGGGGTTCGCCCCTTTCTTTTTTTTTGTTTCAAATTGAATTAAAAACTATATCACGTTATTGAATGTACTAACTAGAGGAGTATTACCATGGCCATTCGCCACTATGACGTTGCGGAACGTTTCCTTCGCTCTTTTGGATTCAGTGATGACTATATCGATCGGTTAATCCCTTCTGAGAAAAATCCAGAGATTTCTGACAATGAACTCTTTGAACGTCTCTCTCGTTACTTAGAATCCCCGAAACGCCGTCCGCTGCTCTTACGCATTAAAGTCTTACGGACGTTTGACGAACTGACGGAACCCGAGCAACGCCTACTGAAACGTTTTATGAAAAACCCGATGTTGTTCTGGTTAGGAGATCGTTTCGGTTTACGAGTGGATCGGTCATTGAAAGAGATTCGTCTCTTTAAGGAACAAATGGAACGGAACGATTTCAAACTTCCCGATTCGATGGTCAGTGAGATTTTGAAGGTAATCGCGTTGTACAAAAGTTGATTCATCGAAAAATAAATTTATTTATATTTATCTGTTGACCTTCGCACGGCGAAGCCTGTGCGTTAATTAGACCGTAGGTCCATCCTTAGAGTTATGACTCTAAAAGTCATAACGGTTAAGTAGTTGACCTTGACTTCGATTTGCAAAGTCACGTTACCTTCTCTTGATTTGTTAGACTAACCTTAATACGGAAAAGAAAATGAGTAAACCAGAACTTAAAATCTTCCAGACCGGTAACTTCACGTTGGATAACGCTACGGAAACTTTGACCCTGACCGTTCCAATCAGTGCGGAAGAAACTCAAAACTTCGAGAACGTGCCACACCCAGGGAGCAAGTTATTGGACGAACCCGTTGTCTTCAGTAGTGTTATCGGTCAGTACGGTAGCGCAACCGCTATTGAGGAACTGAATGCAGCGGTAGGAGAGGATCACAAAGATCTCTTCTGGGTACTCTTTGAACTCTGTGCGACTTTCCCAACAGTGCAGCAGATTGCTCTTGATCTCACTCGCCCGGATATTCCTGCGGTGATGTTGAAGGTGAAAGAAGGCGTGCACAAATACGCATGGTGGCATCGAGGAACAACACACATCTTCGTGGCGGCAGAAGTATTGTCATTGCCTGTCGATAACGTCGAGGGGAACAGTATACCGTTTAATCCGGGTGAGCTGCTGTACGCATTCAGTGTCGTCGCGGAACATATCCGACTCGGTACTACGCGTTTTGTTATTGGTAATCTGGTTGACCGTGAACGCGTCTATATCAGCTTCTTTGATCACGAGATTGTCGATTTCCGGACGAATCTTGATTTCCCTTTGATGAAAGAGCGGGTGATTTCGGTACAATAGTTCGCCTTTCTATAGTCAGGGTATGCCCGGTTACGTTGAGATACGTAACCAAGGGTTACCTTGGCTTTCTTTTGATTTGAATAGGAAATATGAGAAATGCCAAACTATTTCTGGGCGCTTGTCCTTTGCCTGGTAAGCATTATTGCTACCCCAGCAACCGCATCTGTCTCGACTAATAGCGTAGGCTTTGCAAAGCATAGCGATACCTTATATCGAGTATCTCAAAAAACCGACGTTAAAATGATTGACTTGGTTACCATGGCTTCCATTGAAAGTACGATGGGCGCCGGTATGCACAATAAACACTCTTCAGCAAAAGGACTATTTGGTTTTACAGATCGAACGTGGCGAGCCACGGTAAAGAAGTACGGTAAACAGTACGGGGTCAAACCCGGAACCAGTGTAAAAAACTCACGTGCGAACACGCTTATGGCGGTAGCGTACATGAAGGAGAACAAAGAGTTTTTAGAGCGTTCACTCCAGCGTCAGGTCGGGATCAATGAAATCTACATGGCCCATCTGTTAGGACCCGGCGGTGCAGTGAAAATATTGAAGGCACGAAATGATCGGTTAGCGGTAAGGGTGGCAGGAGGCGCAGCAGGTAATCGCGCGTACTTCTACACTGATAAAGGTAAACCCCGCACAGTTGCCGGATTCAAGCAATACGTCAACTCCGTCGTTTCAAATCACCGCAAGGCGTATAAACAGGAAGTCACGCTTTACGCGTTTCAGAACCAGTTACCTATAGCCCTTGCAGATAACCATTCACCTCGCTGAATAAAATACTCCCCTCTAGAGACGTTTCCGTCTCTAGAGGTTCTATAATCGTTAAGAGGGTTTTTTTGATGAAATTGCCTATGAGTATAATTAAAACTACACCTTGTGTTAAATTTTATCGCAATGAAAAAAGAATCATCGCTACCTTTTCCCGGGCGGTTCGTAGAAGTTGTCGAATACCTGACGTCAAGGTAGAAATTGGAACCCTGGAAAATAAAGAAATGTTTCGATTCCGGTTTCTTCCTTTAGAGAGTAACGTGGGAAGACGCGTCCGTGCCAACGAGACATCATGGCCTGTTAAATACGTTTTTGATAAGGAATGGATTCCATTGGAAGGCGGAAGTCGGATCGTTGTCACGTTGGCGCCGGATGGATGGTGGTACGGAAATTACACCGACAGGATCGAATAAGATGACGACAAGTGAATACCTGCATTTGTTGAGGAAAGTCTACAAGGAGTTCTTTCTGACTAACAACCTAAATCTCGGTCAACATTGTTGGGACTGGGGGATAGTGCGGGCGAAAGAAATCGGTTTTGTTCCAGGCGATGATTTTGATATCTGGTTATACGGTTCAGCGGATCAAGGCCCTGGCGAAGTCTATTCAGGGTGTTGCTTAGCCATCAGTGATTTAGGTAAAGAACTGTGTACCGATCACCCGGAAGAATTTTTATTTTATTACCAAGAGATTTCTTACGACGACAATACGCCGACTGATTTTTGTTTTGGTCATTCGTTATTGAAAGTAGGGGATTATTATTACGATCTTTTATACCCTGATGGGTTATTAGATTATCGGGATCATTTCCTTTGGCAAGAAGACGAGGAGAATCGGTTTTACCTTCTCAGTCCTTCGGAAGCCCCAGAACAAATCGGTTACCAACCAGAAGCTTTCAAACTTTTTAAAGGATTACTCAGTGATTACATTTGAACTAACAGGCTGCGCCGGTCTACAAGAGCGCCGTGAAGACGGGATGGTTGCGACTATCCATCACGGAAACCTGCTCTTGGCAAAGGACGGTAAACTGATCGCGGAACTCTCGGCAGAGAATTACCGGGAAGTCAAAGGTCAAGTCACTAAAATGGAGATCTACAAGCTCTACAGTGATCTTCAAAATAAAGTGATGTGCCGCACCTACCGTATTGTTTCTCGCCACCCTGTCGCGTATGATGACAGAAAATTCGAGTATGAATATCGTTGGCTGGAAGACAAGAAAGAAGACGTGGGCTACCTTACACTCGAGTTCAATACGGGAACGGTCGCAGAAGGACTGCGTAAAAAGCGGATTACTTCGCCCACTAACCGTGACGACCTGAACGATAAGATTCTTCGTTTGGTGTTAGAGAACGCGTTAATCGCTGGTCAATAACCGTACCGCCACGCCAGTAAATAAGGAGCGAGTAATGTACTATAATTTTGATCTGGGCAAAATTAGAGCGAAGAGTTACGTGACACAAGGGAACGTCATCCATGAATTACGACACTACGGCTCGTTAGTGACGTCGTTTAAAACGAAAGAGGCGAAAACTGATATTCAGAACATCGTCAAAGAACACTACAGTACGCTGGTACTTAAATACGCGCTGAAAGAACCGAACAAACGATTCCCAGTTACCCAGTTGGGGGTTGACATAGCAGACCTCTATCTTTCCATGACCGGTGACGACATCAATCGTCTCGCGTCAGAAGGAGGGTATTGCCTTAACGTTCGCGGGTTCACCGAGCAGTGGGACATTCTCACCGAGAAACATCCGTTACCGTTAAGAGCGATCAACGCAGGGTTACGGTTAGAGCTTGGTAAAGTTTTTCTCTACGCAACGTTCGAAAGTCAGTTCGGACAGATCAGGCTGAAGGAACAACTCCCGCCTGGATTAGATATCCAACTGAAGGCTGCGGTGCTCGCTAAATACATTAAAGAGTTGAATTCTTTCCAACGTCTTTTGGCCGGGTTTTCATAATTTATTCCTCTTGCTATTTATAGTGCATCTGTCACGAAAGAAGGTGTTTTCACACCTTCTTTTTTTATTTTTTCTGTTTCTTTTTTGGCCTTCGGACGTTACTTATGCAAGGTAGGCGAAATGACCAGTGGTTCCCTACCGTCCAAATTAACTACAGAATAACGAGCTTCTTCATGGGTAATAAAAAGAGTAACGAAAATGAAGTAGCCATTTTCTTTAAGGTCGATGAGGCGAGTTTCCGAAGACTAAAAGAAAGTACAGGCGACTATTACCAAATAACGCAATCAGAAACGAATGCGTTAACAACAAACAATACCCGCATTACCGTTCGGGTTAGACGAACTGAAGTTTTCTCCGAAAGCAAAGACGTTGCTGGTCAAGTGGTTTATGAAGCGGCGACGAAGTATCGTTTACCTTACGATGCTAAAACTCAGACATCTCGGTGCATTGAACTTGAAAAGGTCATTACACCAGAAGAGTATGAAATGGCATTACCGTTCGGCGAACGTCTTTACCAAAAAAGACGCTCACTGATTGATCTGGGTAACGGGATAATTGGGGAACTGGACTGGTACTTCGATAAAGAAGAGAATGACTTTGGCCGCTATTGTAAACTCGACATCAATACACCACCAGAGGGATTCACTACCGGACAGATTACGGCGCTGTTGAAAAAACTCCCTGATCTCGGGATTGTCATTTCTGAACTGATCAACCCGCCATGGATCGCCAGTCCGCGAATCAAAGATCGCATTAGCGAATTAATGGAAAAACGTTGGAATTTACTCTAATAAATACACACTGGCCACGGGAGGCGTTGAATGAGTACTACAGTTCGTTTTACCGATGGCCATCTTCTTGATCTCACTTTAATGAACGACACGGATTGTCTTTTAACCCTTTCGCTTTCCTCGAAGACAATTCGACATAGCGTGGTAGTTGCCATTGACGGAACACTCGTTGTTTACCGTATTCTCAGGAAGAGTAAAGAAGCTGGTCCGATTAGAAGCCTGTTAAATCAGGTAGAAGAGAACCTTTCTTCGCATTATCATTTCGAGATGAAAGGGTTAGTCTGGGGGCAGCCTGCAATCACCCGGATCAAAGGGCGATGGTGGTGGCTCTTAAACGAAATCCCAATCATTGATGAGTTGGGTAACTTATCTGCTTTATTCCAGGAAATTTTAGACAAGTATAACATTGTTGTTACCGATAAGACGCAGTTGCTCCAATATTTTAATAGCGTTAGAAATACGGCTGTGTTTAAAAGATTAGAAACAAACTGAGTTTATACCTGGGGGTAGGAATGGAGACGGTAGTTGAAAATGCAGTGGGCTTGTCTACATCAGAGAAATCGAAGGGTACTGTCAGTATACATCCGCTTCCTAAAAAGAGTGACATCGGTATTGGGACGATTCTCGTCACGATGACGTTCCCTACCGGTGGTCACACGGTTTGGGCGATATCGTTTACCGGCGTCCCTGAAACCGAGACACCTTCGCTATCGTTACTAGAAGTTTCTTTGTTGCTGTCGGATGTCGATGCGATACCGGACGACGCGGTAGTCGCTGCAGTGTTCCAGATAAAGGAACTTAACGAAGGCTCACCGTTCCCTTACGTCAATGGTGGAGTGTACGCCAGGCCCACCTTTGACGCTGACGGTATTTTAGATTTCTACGAACTGATGGCGAAGAACAATGAAGATTATTTCATCTTTTGGAATATCGAAGAAGGTTTTGAAATAAAGGACAGCAAGACCAGCAAAACTTTGTTGGTCTATCAATACGCTGACCAGAATAACCCGCACTTCATTGGTAAAGATGCGCTCTTACTCATCGAAGAGAGAACCAACGCCAGAATCCTGTTCTCTGTCTTTCAGGGAGAAACGTGGCAGGAATCAGAATGGAACTACGTTATCGGTTCCATGCTTGCGATGTGCTACGGGACGGTCGAAGGTTATACGTTTGCCAGCGGAAAAACCGAGATTGAAGAAACCGTTTACAGCGATCGATTAATGGGCGCAGTGAACGAGGTCAACTTTTACCGCCTTGCTATCTCCGATAAAGAAAACGAAGGGGTCACTGCGATTGATCTCGACGCTAGTTGCGTCGTATTACGACTACACTAAACATAGAGGTAGGAGGGTTTACCCCTCCTACCCGTTATGCGCCACCGCCAATCAAATTACGGAGATACCACGAGTTACGTGTATCATCGTTACTGAACTGAACCATCTGCCATTCGTTCTCGTAATACTCAGAATACTGTTCAGCAGCATCAGAGTAGCTGTCCACGACATTTTGGATCTCTCCCAGCTCGGTACCACCTGAAAGATACCCGCCGTTCAACTTAACTTTTAACGTGTTGTAGATGTACGCTTTACAAGCCAGTTGACAGAGTTTGGAGAACTGTGGAACTGCACGGGGACCGATAGAATTCATCTCGGAATCGTGGCTCACTAAACAAACCAATGAACCTTGTGTAATCGAGCCGATATAGTCGTTAATCGTTACCGTGTTTTCACCGATCAATCTTACTGCCGCGGTACCGGTAGCATCGGAGTTCGCGGAGGATTGTAGGATTCGACTGGCCTGTGCCATTAACGGTGAGTTACCACACGTGTTGCTCGAGTAGTTATTGGCCATGTAGCCACCAACTTGACCGATCGCCCCGGTGTAGTAGTAATAGTTAAAGTAAGTGGGGAGCACGATAGAACGTCCGCCGGTTAATGACTTAGGGATTCTTACCGTGTTGCGGTAAAGACCGCTGGTATCGTAAGTTACTTCTGCGTTTGCCAGCGGAATGTTCATTTCCAGCGCACCCAGTAAATTACAATCGGGTCTGACTTTCGCGTCGATCACTTTGTTACGAATTTCCCAATCCAATGAACCGGGTCGTTTTCTTTCCAACCCGACGTCACCTAAAAAGGCAACTTCGAGTACCTCTTTAGGAATGATAAAACGAATATCAGAAATCACTTTCTGTAACACCATCTTTGAGATCCTCCATCGATTATTTTACGTCTTGTTATAAAGTACTATGATACGACTTTTGGTCCAACATAAGGAGCGACCGTATTATGTCATCGAATAACACAGTAACTATTTACGGCGCAGGTGGTGCGGGTATCGACATCCTCACTAAACTCATGCGCACCGATCTTTCTGAACTTGCTAACGTCAAAGAAGCGTATGTTGACGGTAGTCGTTCCAACGTTTCCGAGCGGTCTGTTCAAGACCCTGACAAATGGTATTTCCTCGAGGGCGTAGACGGCGCAGGGAAAATCCGTAAAACCAACTACGACGTCACGAACCGAAGCATCAGCGACATTCTCTTTAAGTTGAAGCCGTCCGATCTCAACATTCTGATCTTCTCCGCCTCCGGCGGCAGCGGTTCGGTCATTGGTCCGAAACTGATCGAAGCGCTTTATGCGCAGAATAAAGCGGTGCTGGTCTTTTTAGTCGGTTCGACAGAATCGGGTAATACCACCGAAAACACCATGAAGACTATTTCGTCGCTGCGTAACATTGCGATCAAGAACAATCAGTTCTGTAACGTCTGTTACGAGAGCAATGAGAACAACCTGCGCAACGCCGAAGTCGATGCGATCATGATCGCTACCATCCGCGCCGTTCTGGATCTTTATTCCGGGAAACATCATGGACTGGATTCTGCGGACGTACTGACCTGGGCGAAACCCGTTCTTGGTGCAGGCGTAAGCCCGGAGCTCGGTCTCCTTGACGTCTTCCAGGACCGTGATGATGCAGTGAGCGTTAACGCACCTATTTCAGTTGCGGAACTCTACGGCGACAACAAGCCGGTAGCCGGTACTATCCCAGCGGACTATAACACGTTCGGTACCCGTAAACGTACAGGGGAAGATTCGCTTTATTTTGTCATTCATACAGATGGACTGAATGAGATCTTAATGGAACTTCGCCAAACGTTTGACGACTACGAACAACGTCGCGCTGCACGCGATAAGAAGTCCAAGGCTGCGCAGAACTTTATCCGTGGCGATGTTCAGGGCGACGGGATGGAACTCTAGTCGTTAGTATGTAGGACTTTTATCTGCTTCAATCATTTAAGATCATCAACGGAGCGGGGTTTTCCCGCTCCGTCTTTTTTATTTTGTTTTGTTGGAAAAGAAATAGGACATATATTACCCTATTGAACATAGTTGTAATCGCTTTGTACGGGTTTATCAATTTATTTGATAGATAGTACTACTGACAGTAAAAAGAGGCTTAGAATGACTTACAGGAAGTCTGGTGACGTCATGATTGTTAAAGGCGAGATCCCAAAGATCTTTTACTGGATTAATTCACCTTATCACGGTATTTTCACCGTGAAAGAAATTTTCTACGCGACCTGGATGACGTGGTTTCATTTCCGGGAAAGAAAGCATTGGGCGCAAGGGATCTATTTGTTAACCGATAAGGTAGAACCCAGCAAAATGCTACCGGGTAGAGATAAACGTGATTTTAACGCAATGATCGAAGCGATCTTCAATCGAGTTAATGAAAAAGAAAAGGAACTCACTACGCTCTTTCAATTGGAGGGTGTCCCGCGTCATTATCGTGTCCTCGACTTTTCTTTCCAACACAATCATTTTGAAATTACACTGGGAACTGAAGACCATGTTGATTGTCATCGATATTAAGCATTTTCTCGATATGACACCGACAATGGATCGGTTCTATCGGTTAAGGATTTTAGCCCACTGGTTAGACCGGACGTATAACACGATTCCGCCTGAGTATTTAATTATTGATAATGACCATTGGGAGACAGAGAAGATATGGCAAGTAGCCAGGGTATTGGAAAAAGAGTACGGTGGCGTACCATTGAAACTTCCGGTTAATCTGCTTCATATCGAATCGCTCGATATACAACGGAACGCATTAATGGTTTGGGTAGATGATGAAGAGTTTCGTCAGAGGAATCCTGATTTATGGCAGTGCAAAAATATCTCTTCGAAATCCCCCCGGCGCTTAAGGTCTTCACCGACGGCTATAAGGGTCTCTGGCGGGATCAGATTATAGACGCTTTCCTTTCTACCGCGTACCACTGGGAAAAAGGAAAAGCTAAAGATTATAACAAACTGTTCATTGAGATTTATTACTCGAACAACATTGACCCGCTGGAAAGCGATTTTGAAACGATTCCCGATGATCCTTATTATCGGGACCAGTTATCGTTTTACATGTCTCTTCAGGAAGAAATTGAAAAAATGAAAAATACAGGCGTATTAGAAAAAATCCTTAGCGATCTTCGTTCTCAATGGGATCGATACGGTATTTACGGTGAATGTTACACGGAACGGATGAACTCACGTACCTATCTTGTTTATCGATAAGGTCTCTATTATGCGTTATGTTATTGATATTGATTATCTCGCCAGACGACTATCGTCCATTCTCTATTCAGTCCGTCGCCAACACAGTGTTATCGACCGGTACGCTGACAAGAACCTTCGTGTAGAAGATCTTAAGGAAACCGCCCTCCGTCTCTTTTGGAATGCCATCAATAAAGACGCTAAATATCCTTGGGAATGTTGGGACGACGATGCTGCTATTCGTGGTTGGTTTAAAGGTTACACGTTAGAGCCTATTGGTTTTAATCCGTACAACGAAGAGATCGTGGATGAGCCGTCCCAAGAACTCTACCGCGAAGTTATCGATATCTTTATCGTGTTCGCGGTAGAGTATTTTCGTGACATGGGGATACGAAAAAATAGGTTCTGGGATGAAATTGTGGTGGTCGAAGTCAGAAACAACGCATTGATTGTCGAGAACCTTGGCGATTGGCGAATTCGGGATTGGGAAAGGATACAACGAGAAAAACGTGAAGAACAAAATAGAGATTATTGACATCGCGTTATTACGACCTCGCCTCGAGAAGATCTACCGTTGCTTTTTCTCTGACACTTTAGAGCCGGTGACGTTTGGCGAGGCGTATGGTTTACTTTTGCTCTTTAGTCTGGAGAAACTGATTTATGGTTACTCTACGATGGAACAGCGGTTACTTTCCGTTTTTTCTACGCCTGAACTAAATTTATCTGATACTGACGCACTTCTGGAATTGTCGCTACAAGAAATCAAAACGTTTCTTGAGAAAACAAGCGAAGAACGTATCATTGACTATTATGGATGGGAGATCTCACGTGACCAACGGTCGATTAGATTATTCACAAACCTTCATCTATGACCTGCATTGGGACGCGTCAGAAATAAAGAAAATAGAAAACCTATACTCAATACACAGCCGGGAGATTATTCTCCCGGCTTTTCTATTTTCTTTATCACGTTACCAAAGAACCTTCTTCATGCCCTTCTTTTTCAAGGCTAACGAAGAAGCGGAAAAGGTCTTAGATAACTTATTGTGCTCCGACGGAATGGAACATCTGGACGAGAAGCTCAAAGAAGAATTCAAGCGAAATTTCTACATCGATATTCAATTATTAGGCTCGAAGATATCAAGGAAGACTTTAGCCATGAAAGATATCGTTTTGAGTCCTGATCAAATCAGAAACGTAAGATTCGTTAGAGGAGACCTCTATGTTACCGTCAGTGACTGAAACTACGACACGTCTTTTTGTTTTGCCTTATCGAAGAGAGACCGCTGCCATACTGCACGAACTGATGTATTGCGATTTACTCTATCGCCGACTTGTTCTGCAAATGATATTCGACTTCATTATCGGCACCGACGAAGAAAATCTATCGTTATCGGGTACGCGGCGTATCAGAGTTGAAATCGAGAATTTCTTACGTTCGTATCCGCACGCTAAGATGCCGGATGTTACGACGCAAGAGTTGATAGAGACAGCAGAAGAACTCTTCGTCTCGTTTTATCGTGATTATCGACGGGAGATACGAAGTAACTTTTCACGTTCCCCCCGTATTGATTTTGTAGAATTACGCCACCACGGCATCGCCTTCCAACTGACTGTTCGCAGAGGATCTTAATGTCCCGTTTCTTTCGTACTATCTTAATCTTTACGGTGAAGGATTGGCCAACGTCAAACTTTCACCTTTTCTTCAGTCGATATATCGATGGGTTTAATCGTTATATCCCCCGAAACAAAATTCGTTTTGAAGTGACTGACTTTATCGGCTGTACCATCGCTTATGTATTGGACGTTAAGCACTTCGGTCAGCAGGAGGCATCGGAAAGACTCGATGACACGATTGATCTTTTCTTTGTCCCTGATGCAGATGATCCCAGCGATCAGTTACGGTTAGATAGGGGTACTCGACACCGGTTGCTTTGTTACATTGAAGATATGGCTGAAGTGATTGCGACCGATTTACTGTTGTCCTTCGAGAGGAGTCAACTCCGATATCACGAAGATATCGATATCGGCGACGTACTCTTACGAAACAACGCAATCTCATTTGTAGTGGAGGACCTTAGCCGGGAGGTATGGTGAAAAACAAAAATGCAACGTTGGTTGTTTTACCCTGCCAGTCTTTTTATTCTGGTTTATCGACGCTCCTAGATAATATGCCAAGAGATGTCTGGATAAAAGCACGTGATCTTTCGTCGCTTTTTGTCGAAGATATTTTGGAACCGGAAAAAATGGCGATGCACCCCGAGGTCTTAAAAGGATTCTTTATTGCGAGTGATCCTGGTTTACTCGAGTACGGCATGGAAATCATTCTGGAAAACTACGATTGTCTCCATACTCGACTTTACCGTGAGATGGAGAAAGTCCATCCCTTCCTATTAGAGAAACGTTATCATCTTGAGAACTTATTCCTGTACACGGGAAGTTATTCTCTTGGTTTAAGGATTGAAGAACATGAAAATAAAAGTTCTTACTTCCCTTGTACGACTCCCTTTAATCTTTAGTTATTTTTATCAGGGTCTTTTAGACGAAGTCCAATGCGATGAAGATGATGATACGGTTATTGACATCGAATACCTAAAGGACTCGACCAGGAAGCTCGTATTGGAAGTCATTGACAGCGGATTGAAAACTACTGTTCCTTCTATTGAACACGGTGAGATTGCTGGTCATCTTTTTCTCACCCACGAAACCTTGAAAGAACGAGTGGAAGAAATCACCAGTAAAACAACCTTTCGTTATGTAGACCTCGAGTACTTCGACTCTACTACGTTAATGTTGCTTTTCGAATCGGGAGAAAATTAAATGACGTCTACAGACCTCATCCTCGGTAAATTTACACTGAACTCCACGGTGACCTTTCAGGTTTATCCGTCTGCGCTTTACGGGGATGTTTTCCGTAACGTGGTTCCGACTGACATTGTGTCGGCCAGAGGTGCTACTAAATTCGGTATTGACCCGGAAGCAGAGCACGCGAAGGTTTATCCTCTTCTGCCATCGGGTAGCGTTGAAGACAATGCCCGTTCTTACAACTGGTTGGTATTGGCCTTAGAAGACGGCACAGAACGCGTCATCGGATTACCCTGGATCAAAGTTGATACGATCAACGTTGTTGAGACAGTGAATGCCCTTGTCACTATTCCCGGGATTGGTACAGGCGATATTGAAAAGATCCGGCTGGCGATTAACAGCGCAGGCTTCAACAATTTCACCATCGTCACCAGTTAACTATTCTCTTCTCCTGTAACCGAAAGGTTACAGGAGAAGGTTATCTTTTCTTTTTTTCTTTTTTCAGTGACCGTACTATTCCTGTAGAAGACCGATTACATAGGACGATAGCGTGAAAGTTTCTAACCCATTTACGCGCACCGCTAAGGATTACCATCGAGACCTTGGCGTGCACGAGTCGTACATTATTCAAACTGCTTTATTCATACAACGCAGCACTGGAAGACCTTTCGAAGAATGTCGTGACTTTGTTGTCGAGGAACTGAAAAACCCGGATAACGGCGTGACCGATCCTGTTTTTTGCATGTTGGAACGCGATGAGAATCTGGATCAAAAACCGATTATGGTACCTTTCTCACAGTACCTCAAAGACATTCTCGATAACGAATGGTTAATGGCACCTACGTTCACGACCGTGTTACCGCCGCACCAAAAGTTATCGTTACTCTCTGAATATATCAAAGGTAACTTGAAAAAGCGCTCCGCCGAAAAACATGAAATGTTTGAAGCGAAGAAAGTCGGTAACTTTATTAAGGCAACCTTCCACAACAACAATCAGAACAACAAAAAGATTCTGAACAACGCCATCTCCGGTAACCACCGTTCTGAGCACTCACCGCTTTACGACCGCTCAACGCACCCGGTATTGACAAGTTGCTGTCGTATTGCCAACGGTATTGCCAACTCCAACAATGACCGTTTATTGTCTGGCTCTCGCCACTATTGGCGACCTGATGTTGTCTACGCTAACTTGACCAGTATTCTTGAACTGACCGATTGGGCAAAAGTAGAAAATACCGTTAAGAAGTTTAATCTGCATATCCCGTCGGTTGAAGAAACGTTAGCGGTACTGTCGTATTCGTCTGACCTCTACTGGCGATCAGAAGGGGGAGACCGCAATTTAAAACGTTTCCTGAAAGGCTGTAGCGATTACGAACGAGCAGCGTTCGTTTACATGGGCGACCTTTATCATATTCGTCAGTTCAACGAGGCGATTGTAAGGGATCTGATTCGTGGTTTAGTCACTCCAGCAGAAACGCCGGTACCTGACTACGAAGGATGGATGAAGTTTGTCGATGAAGACACCATCGCACAGATCACGGTTATGTTCCCGGAAATCATTGGCGATAAAAACCCGTTCCACGAAGAAGTTATTGCTAAAGCCGATTACTGGCGTTTAGGTTCCACCTGTGCACTCATTTACCAGACGCTGGACAAATATAAAGAAATCATCGATACGTTCCTGATGTCAAGAAACATCCCGTTCCTGATTTCTGACTTCCCCCATGCCGTTAGACGCAGTGGTGTAGGGTCTGATACCGACTCCGCTATCTTTACGGTTCAGGATTGGATTCGTTGGTACTCTGATAATGATTTGCTAACGAAAGAAAACATCATTCTAGCTGAAGGGATTGCGTTCCTTGTCTCGCAGACGACCACGCATAACCTTGCTACCATGACCGTAAACATGGGTGTTCAGGACGAGAAAGAAGTCTTCCGTCTGGCAATGAAGAACGAATTCCTTTTCCCGGTGTTCATGTTGACCAGTCGTGCTAAGCACTATGCGGCAAACAAACGCGTACAAGAAGGGGTCTATATCGAAGACCGAGAGAAGAAAGGCGTAGAGCTCATTGCTTCCAACTCACCAGCCGGAGTACGTAAAGATCTTGATTTGATGATCGAAGAGATTGTCGACAGTGTTACGGAAGGGAAAATGTTGGAACTGAGCCGTTACTTACGGTGGGTAGCCCGGTGGGAGTATACGATCTACGAATCGATTCGTAAAGGGGAGACCACGTACCTTAAAGCGGCACGTGTTAAAGAAGAGGAAGGGTACACTAAGAAGACCGAAGAACAGAATACGCCGTATCTGAACTACGAACTGTGGCAAGAAGTCTTTGCGCCGAAGTTTGGTCTTATTGAACCGCCGCCATACTCAGCGTTGTCGTTCAGTATTATCCACGATACGAAAACCAAAACGGAGAAATGGTTAGCGAACTGGAAAGATCAGGAAATGGCGAAACGAATGCGACAATTCCTGGCAGCGAAGAATAAGACTTATTTGGGTCGTATCCTGCTGCCAGAAAGTATTGTCATGTCAATCGGGATTCCAGAGGATATCCTTGAGGCGACAAACATTCGTAAAATTATCGGCAGCGCCATGTCACCTTTCTACCTGGTTCTTGAGTCACTGGAATACTACCTCTTTGATAAAGACCAATCTAAACTGGTCTTTGATCAAATTTCTCGTGAGGATGCTTTCTCTGACTTTAACGAAGTGGAATCAGCACTTCGTCCAACAGAACCTGTAGAGTATCTTGAGGATTAATCCCCGTTATCGGTGTCAGGTAACCTCCGTTAACAAAACGCGCGTACCAACGTTCCAGTTGAGTTTTTACACTACCGTTGTCTTTAGACCCTGTTTCACCAGAAAGACGGGACAGGGTACTTAAGTACGGTAAATTTGCCAATGTGTAAAGACCGAGGTTCTGACGGTTGAAAAAGATATCCGGGATCGTAATCGCTTCAAGAAGTGTTTCTGTAAATAACCCGGGGATTTGTGCCGGAAGGTCAATGAAGCGCCGCGGAGCGCTTCTGGCGCGTTGTAACCACTGTTCCCAGACTTTATCAACCAGTGGACGTAAATCGTAGATTGCCAAGCCGTGTCGTGCGGCGTCATCGTTAACCGGGATATACCCTGTCGACAACCGAAGACGATTGAAGAAACAAAAATTCATGTCCTCTTCGATCATGTTGACTAAAGGGTACTGATAAACAAATTGGTTGATAGAAACGGGATGCGGGTTCGCTTCTGTACCGACGTTAAACTGCGACCAGTGCCGATACTGGACTGCCAGAAGACCGATGTCGATAGACAGGAAAGCGTTTCCTTTATAGTGACTAAAGTGCTGCCCGTCACGGGCGTTAAAAGAAAGCCCTGTCAGATTGTGCGAAATTGGGCGTACTGGAATAAGTTCTTGCCAGTAGTTCTTTGCGTCGAATCGATAAGGGAGATCTTTTTCCTCAACGATGTAGAACTCGGTCATACCTTGACCGTAAAACCATGGTTTACTGGCTTTACCAGAAAGCACGGTTTCCGTATTGAGGTTCAACGCCCTGTGTGTCAGTTTACTGGCGGAGTGACAGAATCGATAATACTGTTCATCGTTCATGTCTACCCGTGACGGTAAATGTTGAAGTATCTGAATCAGTATATGATCACTCTCAACAGCACGGATGCTATTACGGTAATGTTGTTTAATGTTCTTTAAATTAATGCCGGCATTGTTGCGCAGCAAGGTGAGTTGTCCCGGAAAAAACGTCTTCACGGATTGACGGTTTAGAAATTCGAAAGCTGAGATCATTAGTTTTCTCCGAGCGACTAATCATTTTTAAAGTGCATCTGCTATATTATGAAAGAACTCCTTCATAACGAAGGACTAGCCCTAAATGGGCATAATGACTATTATATGTAGAAAGTTCTAATCGGAAACCCGATTGACTCTCTATTGAGTGAGGTCTATTATATCTCATCGCTATAAAAGACCCATTTCAAACTTTTTTCACATCTATATCACAATAGTGAAGAAGGTAATGAGTACCTTCAGAATCGCGATAAAAATTGTTTTAACTCCTAGGAGATTTAAAGATGGCCTTACGTGATGACGATCACAACAAAAACAAAGCAGAAGAAGCAGCAGTAGAAACTGGTGCGCAGGAAACTTCTCGCGACGAAGGTCGCCAGGAAGAATCCTCTGCACGCCGCCGTTCCTTTTACACCCGTTCCAACGAAAATGATTCCCGTCAGGAGAAAAAAGTGACTTCATCCTATAACTTCCGTAAAGATGCGCCAGTACTGTCCCTGAACTCTGCGGCAGGCGACGTAGCCAAATTCGTCGAACTGACCAAAGAAATCCAGAAACAGCACAGCGCCGCGATCAGCCTGAACGGTGTCCTGGAATGGACGGTAACGCCGGCAACAGGCAAAGATACCCAAATGAAACTGGACGCTGCGGTCATCGCTGCCCGTCTGAAAGACAACGGCATGATCTTCGCGTCTACCGTGATCTTCGTGGGTAACACCGTGATGCCGAAACAGGCCGTGCAGGTTGGTCGTGACCACACCGTGCGTTTCACCACCACCGCAAACGACCAGTACGAAGCGATCGGCTATAAAGAGTCCCTGGACGATCTGATTGCCCTGTCCAACCCGGCATTCACCGGCCAGGTTCAGCATCTGGCGGCGTCCCCGATCTTCCTGGACAAACCGACCGACGCAGAACTGGAGCGTATCGCTTCTGCCGTGATCAACCAGATCATCTATTCCGTTAACGCGATCCTGACCACTAACGAGTTCAGCATTGCGGCGCTGGACCTGAAAAATAACGATCTGCTGGCGAACATCGCGTTCCATCAAGGTGACGTTGCTGACGACATCACCGAAATGCCGCATCGCGCCGATATCGTTGTTGATCTGATGGTGGCGCCGCGTGACGAACGTCGTGGCGGTATTGTTAACGTATTGTCCGAGCGTGAGTCCACTCAGCTGGCCGGTCTGATCTCCCACGTCGACCTGTATTACAAAGGCGAAGAAGAGCAGTCCAACAGTTTCTTTGCACTGCGCAAAAAGAAAGCGGAAGACTTCGATACCCGTATCTACGGTATCGCTCTGGTGATCAGCGATCTGAAATGCGTGGCGATTCCTGAATACCTGATGTTCTCTCTGGCACAGGTATCTGCACTGATGACTGAACCGGCTCTGATTCAGGGTCTGCGTCCGCTGAACACCAAAGGCGCGCTGCGTACCGCTGAAGCTCTGACCTATGAACTGAAAGGCGAGTTTGAAAAACTCCCGGAAGTTCTGAACGACGACGAATGGGCTGGCCTGGTGGCTAACGTTGTTCGTGAGAACAGCCAGATCGTTCAGATCCAGATCCCGCGTTCTTCCATCAACACCCCGCTGCTGCAGCTGCTGGTTGATGCGTGCGACGAAACGAACCCGAACCGTAAAGAAGCTGTTGACGTGCTGATCGAAGCCGCCGACAACATCTCCGGCGATCGTTTCTCTACCATCATGAACACCTCAGATCTGTACGACGTGGGTATCATCCGCGACATGCCGCAACTGCTGGGCACCTGGATCGACGAACAGGGTCATAAACGTGACCTGCGTGAAATCGGTTACTACGAAATTCTGACCAACTTCGGTCTGAAATCTCCGCAGGTGGTTGCCGATTACGATCGTTGCCTGAACGACGATTCGATCGATCTGCAAGTCCGTATGGACCAGATGGAAAAAATCATCGAAGACTACACCGGCGGTCAGTATCAGATCACCGACCGTGCAGACGTCATCGAAGTGAACGCCAACTGGCTGTTCGGCCTGACCCGCGCACTGTCTGCAGCAGGCATGGTGGTTACCGCTGATGGTATTACTCAGGATGGCCGTACCAGCCGTCGTGGTTATACCTCTCGTTACGAATCCAACGGCTATGACGGTGCAGGTTTCCGTTCTCGTGCCCGTTCTTCTTACGGTTTCGGCGGTCGTTAATTCGTAGTTTGGTAATACTCTAAAAAGAAAGGACTTCGGTCCTTTCTTTTTTTGTCTTGACTTTTAATGCTTAGAGGGGAATCATGGGCATTTATTACGCGTTACCTGACTACGACAAAGACATACAACGGCTCAAACGTCCTCCTATTATTCTCAATGAAATTCGTTCCGACGAATATGAACTCATTGACCCTGTCCGTGAATTAACCATGACAGAGTATGAAGGCGACGTGATCGATACGTTACCCTCGTGTGAATGTGGGATGACCACTGGTCGTTATAATACCTCAACCAAACCTGGCACCGCCAATACCGTGTGTCCGTATTGTGACACTGAAGTGATGTCACCGATTGACCGAGGTTTTGAGTCCAGTGTTTGGATGAAAGTCCCTCATGGCGTTAGAGCCTTTATACGCGTTAATGCGCTCGATATGTTAATGCGGGCTTTTAAGCAAGACGATTTTAGTGCGATAGAATGGCTCTGTAATACGCGGTATGAGCCTAAGAATCGCAACAGCATAGTCTATGAACGATTCAAGAAGTTAGGGATACCAAGAGGGTATAACCACTTCATTGATCACTTCGACGAAATTCTGGAATTACTGATGACGGCCCCTGTCTTCAAACCCGACCAGAAGCGAACCGAAGTTTATGACTTCATGCGCAACAATCGTCATCTCCTCTTTTCGCAATATATCCCGTTACCCAGTCGGCGTAGTATCATTACAGAACTCTCAAACAAAACGCGCTTTTGCGCGGAGGGCTATGTCAATGTGGTTGACGCAGCAAGGGCCATTTACGGGCTTGTTGGGAAAGAGGAACCCCGTTATCAAAACACCCGTGAGCATAATACGTTTAAAGCATTAACAATGCTGATTGCGTATCGTGAGTTTGTCGATAAGAATGTTTTGGGTTCGAAACCTGGTTGGTATCGTAAACAGATCTTCGGTTCTCGTACAGGACCGACTTATCGTGGCGTGGTGAGTTCGTTGTCCGGTGCACATGACTACGAAGAAATGCACATGCCTTGGGGTATGGGTATAACCTTGTATCATACGCATCTTCTTGGGATGTTAATGCGTGACGGATTAACCTTGGCGCAGAGTGAGCGGTTCATTTTGGATTGTGTAGGGCAATACGACCCGTACATGCACGATCTTCTCAATCGTCTGATTGATCGTTCTCCTTACGAAACGCTTCAGGGTAAACGTGGCTTACCGCAGATCTTGGGTCGTAACCCGACCTTAAACCTGCGTTCAGTACAGTCTCTGTTCGTTACACGCTTCAAGACAGACCCTCACGACAATACCATCGGTCTAAGCTTACTCGTGCTCCGAGCCCCCAACTGCGATTTCGACGGGGACCAGCTCGCGGGAATGCCTATTCTTTCACGTGAGGACTTTATTGCTATACGGAAGCTTTCTCCGCACACGGGGACTTTTGATCTCAATAAACCTCTGAGTTTGAATAGCAACATGGAGATTGGGAAACCTGTGCGTTCCACAATCAACAATTTCTTATACGGGAGACACTTTTGAAAATTGCAATTATCGATGGCGGTGAGTCTGTTTTTAGGGCAGCGGCCTTCGGTCTTCCCGATCGTGAGGACATTCAGCGCTCTTACGATAGACTGGAGCGTTTTAGTTCCAATCTGTCTGACCGGGCGAAAGGAATGCTGAACTCGGCGAAGACAATGATTTCATCGCTTTATGATGACACAGTCAGAAGTCAGCTCAAGCGTTTGAACAGCAGTAAACGCGGTCTCTATCGTGATAACATCATTCAGTTCTTGGACAGTCCTGAGGAAGTGGCCAGTGCACCGCTGAAGATGCGGCGTTGGTTACTCAGTAGTCCGAGAACCCGTTCACTTTGGGATCGCCAGAGTACGCACGGCTGGGGCTCTAAACGCGACGCCTTTGTGTTTGAGACTACGCCGGAAAACGACCCTTACTGGAAAGCGATTCGCAACGGAGTCGCAGAGAAAAACAGTAAAGGGGAGTGGTGGGTGGAATACACCTATGGCGCTTGTGATGTTGAGGGTGAAGAACATCTGACGTTGGAACAGCAGATGGAACTTTGCGCGACCTTTGACGTGATCAATAACGCGATTGATGAAGGCATTGACCCCTTCAGTCCGTTAGGTGAGAAACTGTAAAATAATAAAAGAAAGGGGTTCGCCCCTTTCTTTTTTGTTTCTGTTCTGTATTTCTGTAGACCAAACTTAATAACTAGGAGTAAAAAATGGCCACTGTACACCCCAGTTTAAACGGTCACGGTTATACGAAAAATCCTTTTGTGATTGCCGATGAATTATTCGCTTCCTCTATTTGGGCAAAGGACAGTCAGTCTGAACTGTATCACGGTCAAATCATTTCCCTTGACATGATGATACAAAGGTACTCGGATGACCCGAATAGCCTTTGTACGGAAATGACGGAACAATACACTACTTTATTCAGTACGCATTTTTCCGACGTAAAAGTCCTGGTTACGCCTGAAATCGACGAGACAAAAGATACCTTCGGTGTAATCTTCAAAGTGCGTTTTACGCGAGAAGGGAAAAGTTACGACTTCTCACGAATTATTGAATATTACAACGGTGTGATTAAAAATGTTTTGGGGGTTTTAAATAATGACTGATGCAACGCCTAAGTTAACAAGAGAAGACCTGGAACGGGATCTGAGCGACGTTATGCAATATTCCGCAGAGATGATCAGTAAGCTCAGTATGCGGGATTTTGCAGCCAATTGGGCGCCGCGTTTCTTTAACACCGAACCAGCTGTCCAAACACAAGCGTTAGAGGAATGGGAGCGCCTGATTGCGTTTGGGCGGAATAAACCGGTTTTCCTCTTCGATGAGGATAGAACGATTAAATGGGTTTTCCCGCCTATTCTCGGCGATTTCCAACCTCGTTACACCGGCGAACATAATTCGTTATTTTCCATCGGGATGGAGATAAAAACGGTTATGAATCGGATGCGTAAACAGGGCGAAGCCATGAGCGAGAAAATCTACTCCTCACTCGCGCTTGAAACAGCCGATAAAGAAATGTGGCAACGTCACCTCCACGAAATCAGGATGCACTGTGGTTATCCTTATCCTGGCCAAACGACAATAACGACAGGTAAAGGGAACGCTGCTCCTGTAACTCCCTCTTCACTGAGTCAACCGGACGATTATGATTTCTGACAAAAAACTCACAATAGGTGCTGTCAGCGATATTCACTTCTTCCATAAGCGAACCAAATCCCCGCGAATGCTTGCGGGGTTAAGGCGACTTTACCCGATGGAAGAAAAACCCGATTTAGACATCCTCACGGTGTCAGGGGATTACTTCGATCATTTGGTCAGTTTCAATGAGCCCGATATATACTACGCAATTGAAGGTGTTCGTCATCTCTTGCGCTATTGTAAAAAATGGAACATTTTACTCCGTGTATTAGAAGGGACCAACTCTCATGACCGTCGACAGAATCAGATTTTCGATTTTATCAACGACGGCGAGGGGATTGACGCGCAACTGAAATACGTTGATACGTTGAGTATCGAATATTTTGAGGCGTGGGATATCAACGTACTTTACCTTCCCGATGAATGGACTCATAACGCGGAACTAACGCTCCAGCAGGTTAAGGATTTGATTCATTCTCGCGGGCTGGAAAAAGTCGATATCGCTATTGTTCATGGGGGCTGTACTTATCAGTTGCCTGGGATTCATTCCCCTGCGTTACACGATGCGGTGAAATGGAGTGATCTTGTCTCCCTGGTCGTTCTCTCTGGGCATATCCATAACCACAGTCGGTATCTGAAATGGGTCTCTGTAGGCTCATTGGAGCGACTTGGTCATGGGGAAGAAGAACCTAAAGGTGTGATCGAACTGACGTTCTTAAACGGGAAAGAGGTCGACTTTAAACGCCGGATTAATCAGCAGGCGAAAATATATCGTACGCTTTCTGCTATCGGTTTAGATTTCCCGGAAATTATCGATCTCATCGACAGGCAGAGTGATCTTCCGAAAGGCTCGGCGATAAGATTAGAATTTATGTCCGATGACCCGGTGACGGCGTGGATGGAAATTCTTAAATCTACTTTCCCTGATTATGAACTCAGTGAGATCAGAAGAGGGAAGAAAACCCAAACGGTGGCGGGGAGCACGTTCACTCAGAAACGTTTTGAGTTTACTCCTATCACGCCGTCAAGTATTCAACCTCTGTTCAAACAGCGCTGGGAGAACGAACAAATCCCGGCAAGTAAAATTGAAAAGACGCTTTCGTTATTGAATGAATTAATTGAGGAATAAGATGGATAAGCCGGCGACGAACATTATTCTGGAGATTATTGCGGCATCAGGATTTTGGTTTTTATTTTGGTTTATGTCCTCTTTCGCCAGTCTCTTTCACCCTAATGACTACAACGTTCCCGCTCATGCGACATTAGCGTTGTTCGCATTGATTTTGGCCCGGGTCATCTATGCGATTTTAAGCTCGGTGACCAAAAGTAAGAACGTCGACCAAGGAGCAGAATGAATATCTACGACATCCTTGCGAGAAGAGCGGTAGGGGAACTACCGCTCAGCATCGGTACCAGTTTGGCTATGGAGACCCTTGAACCAAACAAACGTTACGGAGGGCTCTGGATCAACACACGGACGCTTTATCGTAACATCTACGATGCGTTAGACGGTGAAGACAGAAAAGCGCTTGTAGGGTCTCTGATGCAGGATAAAAGCCAGCGTAATAATCAGGTGGTGGTCGCAGCATTTGCCGATACCCTCGAAGAAGAGCTCCATCAAATTCTTCAGTACGGGCAAGGGAAACTTGACAAAGTTACCTTATATCACCGTGAATACGCCAACTTGTTACGAGACTATCGTCACGCGATTTTGTTTAACCCGAAGACTCCGCTTCAGAAAACGTTTCGTCATTTAATGGACAATGTTATCGATGAGGTTTTACGTCGACCTATCGGACGCTATGTCGACTTTGATAAAGGCTCTCAATTAAAAGGGGAACCCATCAAAGCTCTGATCATGACTCATTACTCCATTGACTTACTTTCCCGTACTGAGTTTACGCAATTACGTTTGATTGAATCGTATTCAGGTGCGATCAAATCGAAGAGTCAGTGGAACACCAAATTGACGGATGGAAAGCTCTACCCGAGGATTCCGTTTAACGCGTTCACGATTCAGGTCTTCGGTGACCGAAATATTCTTTTTATGCGTTACCCCAAACCGGTGAGGGAGGCTGTTCTTGAATTGTCAGAACGTTTCAAATGGACAACGATGACAACGATGGACAAAATAAGGCTCAACCTGAACTGGATGAACGACCGCTACACTGCTGAGATGCTAAAAAGACTTTTCTAAGAGTCTCAGTTTTTACGCGAGGGTGAGTTAATACGATACCCTTTTCTTAACCGTGAAATTAAGGCTAGTTATGGCTAACAACAATACATTTGATCTCGGACGTCCTCTTCGCGCGATGGATGCTTGGGACTGCCGTTTGAGCGCGCCCGCAACACAAAGCAGTGACGGTAAAGAGCCGTTTCTGTTCGTCGATTTCCGTTACCACAAAGTTGACGGTAATCACGTTAAAGTCCGTGATATCAAAATGGGCGTGAACCTGCGTAAACAAGGTCGTGACGGGAAAATCGATTTCTACCCTTCGTTGACGCAGTTCAGAATGATCACAATAGCAATCGAAGACATTGCTTCGGGTCGCGCGCTGGATGAGAATGGGCAGCCGCTTTCGATCGTTAAACTTGAAAGCATGACTACTTTCATGTTCGGCAAAAAGCTCGATCGCCCTGAAACCGAAGTCATGGTTGTTGTAGGTAAAGACCAGGAAGGCGTTTTCATTGGTCTGATGATGAAAGGGCGCGATAACGTGAAGTTCTACTTCACTCCGCCGAAGATGACGCAGCTGCGTCTTTCTTCCGGTGAAGTCCTGACTAACGGTTATGTTTCCTCTCTGGCGGCCCGTGCTCGTGCAGACATCTGGTGGGATCACGTTAACAGCATTCTGAAAGCGGGTTATATGTCTGACCAAGAAGTTCAAGAAGCGAAAGACCGTAACCGTCAGCAGAACCAGCAGAACTTTGCTAAACGTCAAGGCGGTAACGGCGGGGGGAACTGGAACAACAATTCCGGTGGTGGTAACGGCGGTAATAGTTGGGGTGGCGGCAACCAAGCGTCTTCTCAACCTGCAGCACCTGCGGCGCCGCAAGGCACTTTTGATAACGACGTTCCTTGGTAACAGGAATACCCGAGCGAGTCGTGAGACTCGCTCGGTTCCATTTGTTTTCGTGCATATATTACTCTATTGATAGCCGTAAACCCGAGGAAAAACCATGCAATTTTATTTTGATGAAAGTTTAGGTGGTCGAGCAAAAACACGTGTACTCTGTATGAGTCACGGGGAATACGACACGCTCTTTTGGGAGATGAAGAAATTAACCTGGAACGAAACAACGTTTCGTGACATTAATCGATTCTTCTCTTATCTCGAAGAAGACATTCAGGAAAAGGTCTTCTTAGTTTATCGTAATATTCGTGATAAACTGGACAATGCGTACGAATTCAATACCACGAGTAAAATGGTCAACGAGGACATCATTGAACTTTATCAGTTCTTGCCGTTAGCCTTGATCGATCACTGGATGCGTCACTACAGCGATATCCGTTTACCCCCAGATTTGAAAACGTCTTTGCTGGAAGATGATCGTCCAGAGCAAACGTATCTGGAACCGGATTATCGTCAACTGACCGTGATGTCGATTGCTCTGAAAGCAATGGTGCCGATCTGGAGTGAGTTCTTGGCGTTGGAATCCGCAATGGCAGAATCCAACAAAGAGATCTACGCGCAACAGCTTTTACGTCGAACTGAAATCTATGAATCACAGGCGATGGAACGTTTCCGTGAGTTCGTAGATGCGGTGGTTTCGGGGACGACACCGGGGATGAAGAATATCATCTTTGGGATCGGTTCAGCGGATATTCCCGAATGGATGTTGGCGTATCTCGTGGTGAGTCGGTTGTCAGTGATTCAGTTGAGTCATGATGATGACGATGATCAAGTCGAAACCGTTAACCTGATCAGTAAGATGTGGAGCGCGATCAAAACGCAGCTTCCAAGTGACGGCGGACGGAGCGGCAAAGATGACGTCAGACCAAAAACCATGGTCAAAGACTCAGGCGGGGAAGAAGATAACCTGTCTACGGCGGAAAGTTATAAAGTCAGGGAAAGTATTTCTGACGGCGAACGTATCGCGTTTGACTATTGGGCGAAAGAACTGCGGGCGAAAGCCAGTCGTATTCTCGGTGATGACTACGACCAAGCGTTACTTTTCTCGGTGATTGCGCGTAATAAGTCCAGGAAGTTTTTCAACCCGAACGAAGCGCAACTGAAGTTGGTAGCGGTGACGTTACATCAACAGGTTGTTACGCGTTCTATTCCGCATACGGAGCGCAGCGGAGCGATTGATCTGATCTCTATTGCGCAGGTCTATCTTTATCAAAACGGGTTCGCGGCGCTGGCGGACTTGATTGGTGCTACGCAGAAAGAAAGAATCCAAAATATCTTCAATGCAGGACAAATCAAAGAGGAGCAACTGAATGTCTTCAATGAAATTTATCCATATCGACGCTATTCAACTTTAGGGTCTGCCCGCTCTAAAGCCATGCTAAAAACTCCCGGCGAAATCGCCGTTAACGCCTTCTATAATGAATTTGCGAACAACTATTGGCAACGCGATGTCGTTGCTGAGATTGCAAACGAAAGTACGATGATTGAAGATAATCATCGCGGATTAATGGTACCGCCTAACTTTAAACAGTTACTGGCTGAGTTCATTATCTTCATTAAGACGCGTTCTACCATTGCTAAACCTTAATACCAAACTACCGAAAAGGAACCTGTAAATGAAACCGACTGTAATTAGTGCATTCTTCTTCACCACTTCTAATTACGATGACCAATACGGTAGCTCATTCACGACTCATTTCGACAATGGCGTGAAAGACCGTCTTGTCAAAGCAACCGATCGCGGCAGAAACATCAACTCGATTTCGTTATCAGCAGCTGTTAACGATGCGATCAGCATGACTGCAAAACGCGGTTCGATTATTGATATCCCCGGGGGTTGGGGTGAGAAACGTTTGAGTTTCATTATCACGTTCCTGATCTCTGACTATGCTGGATCTACCCAACGTCAGGTACTGACCGGGTTCACCGATTATAACGGCGTCAGCATGGTCAGCGGTGAACTGGATGACCAAATGGATCTCTTCATCAATAACTCCATCATCATCCGTGACACCGTTCTCGATACGGGCCGTGGCCGTATTCTGCGTCCACAAATTGAATCCTCTGAGTACGTTATCCGTGGTCGGGGCCGTAACGAAGGCCAACGTGGTCTTCGCCGTGACCGTGGCGAGCGTTTAATTCGTCCGCACGATATCTTCAATGACGTAGGTATCCAAGATTATCAGCGTTACCATTCTGGCGGCGATCAGATTATCGATACCCGTGCTGATCTGGTGGGCGATATCAAGATGGGTTCTCGTCGTGAAAATAATGCGGCGGATTACATCTCGACGGTATTGAAGGCGGGTGTACTGGCGGAGACAATGGAGCAGCCGAGCTGGAACCCCGACTCTGCGTTAGCAGGGGAAGAGATGTCAAAATCGGAACTGGCGGCAGGAGCAGTTAACCTGAGCAAAACAGAAGATAACCCACTCTTTGCACAGTTCCTGCAAGAATGCGACTTCTATCAAGAAGGCGTCATTCGCCTCGAAGACTTAGCGCGGATGGTAGATTGGCCAGAGACTTATCGTGGTCAGCCCGTCACGCAGTTTATCAATCCGAAACAGGTCGAAGAGCGTGGTTATAAAAGCTATGAACGTGGACGTGGGAACAACCTCGGCGGTGCAGGTGTTGATGCAGTAGCCGTTCGTATCATCTCTCAAGCCGTACCTTCTATCCTGATGACCAACCACATCTCTGATGCCATGATCGCTTTCAGTAATGATAACGATATCGGAGAAATGCAGGTTGAGGTCTGGGGTGAACGTCCGTTGATTCCGGGTTCGAACGTCTCGGGCGCGGTGAACGCGGTTCGTCAGTTGATTGAGTATCAAGTAGCGAAACCCGTTTCCCATAACGGTCAGATGATCGTTACCTGTACGATCGACTGTTCTGCAATCACGGACATTAAAATCAATCTGTCGTTAGACGGCCAACCGGAAGAACTTTACGTTATTCCAATGTATTGCGATGGTCTTATCTCACCGCAGAAAACTGATGACTACGATCTGGCATCTAAGATCGTCACTGACTTGCAAAGTACGATCACCGAATTGGCAGACAGTCAATTCTCCATGGAAGAAAACCGTATCGATGACGCGTTGACTGGTTTCAGTTGGGGCGGGAACGGCCGTTTTTAAACGATAAGATTCTCTTTGAGGAAAAGAAATGAACAAGAAAAAGTTGACTACGATCTATCGCGAGATTCTTACCGCGTTAGGTTTTGAGGTGGATGAGAAGGGCGGCGTCTATTTCGAAGCATTGGGCGTCAGAGCACCTTTCACCATGAACAAACGTCAGTTGGTTATTCCGACCGACGAATGGCTGAAAAATCCGGATTGGGAAAATACTATCCCGTTCCACCCGCTATCCGAAAACACCCAACGGAAAAAGTCCGAAGTACTGGAACGGTTGACGCTCTGTGTTTGTAACCGACTCTATCAGGTTGGGGCAACGATGATCTGTTTCCTGACCGAACTGGCCGCGGACACAGATCGCCATGCAAAACTGACGCCGGAGCAACGCGACTATCTTCGCCTCTTACCGGAAGCCGATAAACGTACGGTTGAAGATACCCGTAAACTGATGATGTCGAAGTTGACCTTTAAAGGCGATAACGCGTTTATCAACATATTCATCAAACGTGGCGGCGTATGGAAAGGCGAAGAGTATTCTCGCGTGGCGGTAACCACCTTCCCGATTGCGGACCAGGAGAATAACGAAGATAAGAAAATCTTCGATGTCACCTTCCGCGTTCGTGACCGTGCAGCGCTGTTTAACCTGCTCCGTCACATCTTCCCTAATTTCGATAAATCGATTGACGAATATAGCTATGGTAGTCGTTCATCGGTCGCGCCGAATTTCCATTCGCTGATGATGGCGTTTGCAAATCTGGCGTTTGATCTGAATAAGGTCACGAAAGTATTCCAGGAAGACTTTGAAGAAATGAAAGGTCTGTTGATCGGAACGAATTGGGTTAAGAACATGGCGGAGCTGACGGAGTATCGTAATGACATTCCGCCGCTGGAAGGTAACGAAGGCGAAGCGAACGAAGACGAGCTGGCGAAGCCTAAGGCTAAAGCGGAAAACCGCGAACGTATTCGTGAAGAACGCGAACAACGTCGTGAAGTTTCCTCTGGCCGTCGGCAAGTACTTCGTTCAACAGATGAGCGTCGTGATGAACCGCGGAGTTTAATCGGCGGAAGTCGTAACGATCGTCGTTACGAAGATGATCGCCGGGGCGGTGGCTTACTGCGTCGTGTTTCTCATGACGACCGGGACGATCGTGATTACGATGAGGATCGTCGTGGTTCACGTCCTCGTTCATTACTCGACCGTTACGATGATCGTGACTACGACCGTCGCGGAAGCGGATTCGGAGAACGAAGTGCATTTGGTTCCCGCAACCGTTTCCGTCGTTAAGACATAAAACCGAGAGAGGGCATTTGCCCTCTCTCAATCTGTTCTTTTAAGGAGATGAAAATGCGTCAATCAAAAGACGATTCGCAGATGAAACTTATCCTCGACGACGTAGAGGCACAAGTTAATCTCTACCGGACAACGATCGATAATCACCTGCATCGTTTGGTGGTATCGGCGGCTGAGCGGGGCTATCTCAACGAAGAAATTGCTGCGTTTCTGGAAATACCGGTCGGTGCTGTAGACAACTTTCTTAGCTACTCACCCGATGTTTTCGAACCCAATTAATTCGTTATAAACGAGAAGAGGTTTTCGCCTCTTCTCTTTATTTTTTGTTTTCTCATTTTCAACGGCTGGGTCTAATGATATAGAAAACCTTTTAATTCGTCGGCAGAGACGACGTATACCGCGTGTATATCTGCTCGATTTTATTAATTGAAGGGAAGATGAGCAAATCAAACTTTTCCCCGAATTGATCGGGTGATGTCATGTTGTTAGCACGAAGATAAGGGTAAAAGTATTGTGGTTGCGTTACCTTCGCTACGTCACGGAGGAAAGCGTAGAACCTTCCTTTATACCGTGCTCGCTCCATTCCCGTGGGACGGTAAGTTTCGCCGTTACCTGGGTCTTGAAGGAACAGTAAATGATCTTCAACACAATTCAGCCAACTTTCCGTGTAATATTGAGGTTGTCCTGGGTTCCTCAATTTCGTTATTAAAGGTTCTGCCATAACAAGGTTTCTCCAACTGACTTAAAGAATATATCACTCTATTGAAGGCTGTTTAGACACTGAGTCTAAATCTATTTTTAACTATCGTGAAAGAAGCATAAAGGGGTTTAGTCTGTCATGAGAGAAAAGTTACCTAATGAACATCAAATGGATGTTGATCTGATAGGGACAGCCACTCACCTCGGACCCTGGGCAGTTTGTACTTCGCCTTCTCGTTTGGTTATGCTGGCATCGCAGATACAGCAAAAACTGATCACAAAAGGGATCAATCGACCCCGCTTTTTCGTGGGTGTTGAGAAAGAGTATGCCGAATATACTTTCGGTTGTCGTGTTCAGTTCCCTGCGGAAGTGATTGCGGTAATCGACAAGTTTGAGGTGGGTCGAGGTTCCGAGAGTTTTAAAAGTAACCCGAAAAAGATTGTTATCGTACGTAACATGGAAACGCGTGAATACGACTACCTGGACTACGATACCTATTGTTCCCATCACACTAGCTTCGGCTTTGAATTCGTCCCGGTCATAGAGAATCAAAAACTCATGCGGCCTGGCGAGATTCTTCAGCGAGGAGTTCGACTCAATCGTTCTCCGGGGGTAACGCCAGACGGCGATTACATTTATTCTACCCGTACCAAAACAACCTTCCAAAGTCATCACGCTGTGACCGAAGACGGTTTTCTGGTGTCAGAAGAATGGTGTAAGGAGAATCAGACCACGGGCTTTGGCGAGGTCACGATTATTGTTCCTAAAGGTAAGTACCCGATCAATACCTACGGGAACAGTAAACGTTATCGTCCTCTTCCGTTACCAGGTGAGCAGATTCGTAAAGACGGACTCTTAATGGCGCTGCGCGAATATGACGACATGTTAGGTTGTGTCGAAATGACAGCGGAAGCCATGGAAGATTACGACTACTATTTCGATGAGAAATATTTTATCGAAGCAGGCGTTGAGAATGCGCGAGTCGTTGATATCGACCTGTGGATGTCTGATGGGGATAAACTTGATGCCATGCCGGAGTTTACCGGGAAAGAATACGGTGAAGATGATGCGATCACACGTCTGTGGAAAGCGAAATTGCGTTACATGGATGCGATCGTCAAAGTCTATCGTCAACTGCGTCGTGAAGCAGGGCAAGGAAAGGAACCCGCACTGTCGAAGAAACTCCATCGTCTTATCACTGATGCAATCGTCTTCACTTCGGCCCCAGAAGGAAAACGACGTTTCCGTTTAAAGAAACAGAGCATCCCCACGCTGTACGTGAAGATCTCTTTCATGTACGACATCACCCCCACTATCGGTTATAAGCTCTCGACTGACTATGGCATGAAAGGCGTTATCTGTGCGAAGAAACCTCGTGCTAAAATGCCGCGTTATGAAGACGGAACGACTGCTGACCTGATCGTTGACGGTTTCAGTATTGCAAACCGAATGAACCCCAGTATGTTCATCGAGCAGTATTGTAATTACATCGCCGAACAGAGGGTGGAGAAACCGATTCGTGCCATGCTGAAGGAGAGTAAGAGTAAGGAGACGTATCTCGAATGTTACGAATTACTTCGTCGTTATTATCGGGCGGCGACGCCTGTTTATCTCGATAAGATTGATCAGCAAAACTGGTCGTTTGATCGGATTAAACAACACGTTGATGCCGTGGCAGAAGATGCGATTTTCGCCTATATGCCACCGTACACACCGGGCCTGGGGGCAGAACAATGTCGGCGGTTACGTGAGGCATTTCCTGAACCGGTTGAGCATGTTACCTGGATCAATGATCTGGGCGAACGTGTTACCAGTACGAAGCCAACGATGATCGGGGAAATCAAGGTCATTGTCCTTGAGAAAACCGGCCATGACTGGGGTGCAGTGGATATCGCTAAACGACAGGTGCATGGTGTTCCTACCAAGCCTTCCGGTCGTGAGCGTTTCAACTTACCTTTCCGTAAAATCCCGTTCCGTCTCTTCGGTGAATCGGAGATTCGAAACTATGTTGGTATCGTTGGCGGGAAGTGGGCGGCTGATATGCTGGATCGTGCCAATAACCCGAAAGCGCAGGAATACCAATGGAGTAAGATTATCTCTGCGGAAAACCCTGTTGATCTCGATTTCTGTATTGACCGTAACGAGATCCCGCTGGGTAACAGCATGGCGCTGAACTATCTGAACAATACACTCTATTGCTCAGGGGTGAAAATGGCGTACATGAACGTGGATAACATTACCCCAGTGGAAGAAGAGAAAATCCGAGCGGCAACCCGAACCAAGCCGGGTTACAGAGACGATTTCTCCGACATTCCTGAAATAGAAATCAACTACGATGAAGACCCGGAACTGGAAGATGAGTTTGAAATTCCAGAAGAAGATAACGACGCGCTCGAAGAGGATGAATAATGCAAGTTGTGTGGGCAGAAGACATCGTACACTGGACCGAGGAAGAACTCTGGAAAAAGGAACACGACCACGATCGATTTCGTTTAGTCTTCAGTGATGGCGAGATCATTACAGATTGGTCGCAGACGATTGTTAGTTGGTATTTCTGGGAGGTATTTCGAGACTACCCTGACGCACAAATCAGTATTCGTCATCATCTCTGGGATGACTTTGATTCGCCGGGGTTGGAATTAAAAATCCTCAACCGCATGAAGGAGGTTGTTCTCGAAGCGTATCCGCATGAAGACATTGAAAACCTACAGGCTGCTATCTATCGCGGCAATAACCGGTTACACAATGCCTTCACGACGCGCGGCGAGGCGTATATCGATACCGTTGATGTTCTGACGTTATTGGATATCTACGACCGCCCTGAGATCCAGAATGCGCTCTATAACATGGAACCGAGCCCTGGCGGGGTCAACCGTGCATACGGGGTGATTTCCCGTGTGATTGCCACTGACCCCTTCTTACAAGGGAACAGCATGGCGCTGGCCTGTCACATCGGTCAGACGAAGATGGCGCAGTTCCACCAGGTCATCGGGAAACGAGGGTGGTGTTCTGAAGTTGATCAGAGCATCTTTCCTAACGTCGTCAATGCGGGTTTCTTCGAAGGGATACATCGGGCCAGTTTCTTCGCCATGATCTCCAGAGACGCCTCTAAAGCGCTCCAGGCGACGGACGATCCTGTTAAGCAGACGGAGTATTATAACCGTGAGCTGCAGCTCTTTACGTACGTTGTGAAGAGCATTTGGATGGGGGATTGCGGAAGTACGGAAACGATCCCGTGGACGGTGAAGAAAAACGAACTGGATAATATCTTACCCGGTAAGTTTTATCTCACTGAAACAGGACAACTCAAAGCCATTAAGGCAGGAGACGTCTTCCTGGTAGGGAAAACGATCCAGCTGCGGAATGTGGCGTGTTGTTGGCACCCCGATGACGGCGTAGTCTGTAGCACCTGTATGGGCCAGTTGGCGCGATCCGTACAACGAGGCACTAACCTGGGACATGCTGCAACCGTAACCCAGAACGAAAAGGTCTCTCAGGACGTTATCTCGACGAAACACCTTCTGCGCTCTGCTGAGACGGAAGGTTTTGAAATCGATCCGTTCTATAAGGACTATATGGTCAATGCGTCGGATATTTCTGAGCTGATGCTGTCTGAGGCGATCTGGAATCATCATGTGGAAATCGAAATCGATATGGCGTATCTGCCACGTCTTTCCGATATTCATGCGATGACCGAGTTCAGTCAAAATGACCTCCGCCGTATTTCAGGCGTAGAAGACGTCATGATCATCGTTCACCAAGGCGATGTCAAAGGGACTATCAAGGAAGAATTGATCGCTACAAGTCATTCGTCTTATAAACCGTTCTTAACCGCTGCCTTTATTCAGCACATGAAGGATTACGGTTTCCAGAACTTAGGGCGTAAGATTCGGGTTGATCTGAAAAACTGGGACCCTTCAGAAAGTATTCTGAAATTCCCGGAACGTCATAGCTCGACGCTCGAGATGATGATGGAGTTAAAATCCAATATCTTCATGTCGAGTAAGGAATCGAAAGAGCGGTTACGGTATGACTTAACCGACCCTGACATTCTGGCGATGGCGTTGAAAGACATTTCGGAAATGACGAACCGTAAGTTCTCGGTTAACCTGGCGATTGTGGAAATTGTCCTTTACGCCATGATGTCGCGTGATCCGAAGAATGGCGATTTCCGTTTACCGAAGAAAGGGACGGGACGTTACTTCGCTACGAAATCCGATATCATGTCTGGACGGAGTCTCTCGGTGAAATGTGCTTACGAGAAGCAGTATCAAAACATGCTCTCTCCGGGCTCGTATGACCCGATTAAAGAGAACCATCCCTTCGACTATCTGTTGTTGGATGTCGATAAGGAAATGCGTTTAAAACGTATCTAAGGTGAGAGAAGGAGGGGTAATTCCCTCCTTCTTTTTTTTGTTTTATCTACGGTATTTTTACACTAAGTGAGTAATTCCTATAGAGACCTATACCTAGAGAAAAGAATCTACGAGATTCGATTATCACCTGTGAGGGCTAAGACATTGGATCTACGTATCACGCAATATAGCCACTACTTTTCCGTTTTTGCCTATACCGCCAAAGGCCGACAATTCCGTCGACAATTCACTGAGCACTTTATTGAGAAAAACTTAGTGAAGAAACGTGGGCGATTCCGAATGGAACCTACCAAGGTTTACGCACGCCGAGACCTTGAAACGGAAGAGACGTGTTTCCACATCAACACACTGGAACGCTTTAAACAGGAAGCGGAAAAATACCAATGGAATGGCTGCACGTTTGAAATCGATGTTGTTCCGATGTACGAACCGGTGAAGTTTGAGTTTGAGATGGACTTCACACCGTGGGATAACCAGGTGCCGATTATTGAATTCGGTTCGGGTCCCGGTATCCAGAAAGCGATCACCGCAGAGCCTGGGTTCGGTAAGGCTCAGACGCTTTCTTCTAAGATCAGAGTCCCTGACGGTTGGTTAACCATGGGCGAGATGAAAGTCGGGCAACAGGTCGTGACACCTAAGAGGCGCCTCGCTTCTGTCATAGGGGTCTTCCCGCAGGGCGTGACTGACGTCTGGCGTATCCACTTTGCTGATGGGCGGTATACCGATGTTAACCCGGAACATCTCTGGTCAGTACGAGAAAACGAGGAACAACAAGATAAAGTTATCACGACCCGCGAAATAAAAGACCGGCTAGGGGAAAGTTCTTTCTCTGTGCCGCTCATTCTCGGTCAGACTTTACCTGCCGACTTCCGAATGGTAACAGAGACCTCGCAGGACGAAATGGAGTTTACGGTTAGTTTAGGGGGCCTTGAATTGTTGGAGGCAATACAATATACCGCACGGGCTTATGGTGGCCTTGCCTACTTAGATGAGGCAAGGGACACATTACGTGTCGATTTCACCCAAGAGCGGTTAGCTATTACTTCAATCGAAGAACGCGAGCCTGAGGCCACTCAGTGCATCATGATTGATGACCCTGAACATCTCTACATCACCGATGACTATATCGTGACCCATAACACGGCTTGTTCATTGGCGATGGCAAAGAATAACGGAACCCGTTTTGCGGTGGTAACACTCGGCGGCTACGAGGATCGATGGATACCGGAGTTTTACGCTAAACTCAATCTCAAGCCGGAAGAGGTTCGTTCGTGCTGCGGTTGTGTAAAGCTCTATCGTTTATTACGGGAAGCGAAGACTACCGGTATTGATAATGTTAAGGCGATTTTCATTTCCACAGCCACGTTGAGGGACTTTTACAAGAACTGGAATAACGGGAGAGTGGTTGGGACTGATTGCGAAGATATCAATCCGAGAGATCTCTGGGAGTTTCTGGGGATAGGTCTGGTTATCATTGATGAAGCGCATAAAGAAATTCATGCGAACTTTGTCTCTGATCTCTATTCGCATGTTCCGAAAAAGATTTATTTGACCGCTACGTTATTGGCTAAGATGGATTTTCAACTTTTCATCTACGAAACCTTCTTACCGAAAAAACTGCGGCGAAATGGCGGGCAACCAAGTAGGTATATCGATCTGGTGAAAGTCCAGTATAATCTGAAGGATTGGCAGAAAGCGAAAGTCGTCGGAGGTCAAGGGTCGTACAGTCATACGACGTACGAAGCCTGGATCATGGCAGACAGGCAACGAGAGCAACGGTGGCAAGAATCGCTTTTTGACTACACCAAGGATAACTGGTTAGAGAAGAGGAAAAGGGAACATAAGCTGTTAATCTTCTCGGCGACTATTGAGATGTGCCAGCGCCTGGCCACGTTCTTCAGGAAACGTCTCCCGGAACTGGTGATCAACTCCTTTACATCAGGAGACGATTATCAATTGTTACTGGATTCGGATATCATTTTCAGTACGATTGGTAAATCCGGTACCGCGGTGGATATCCCTAACTTGACGCAAGCCTATCTGACCGTTGCGATTGACTCACCAAACGCGAACGTTCAGGCGTTAGGGCGTTTGCGTGAACTCAAAGGGGAGAAGAAATTCCCACAGAGTTATCATTGCTTTGTTTGCATGAACATTGATAAACATCTCGACTACTGGCGGAGTAAAGAGGTACTCTTCCGGGGAAGGGTATTGAGCACACGTACCGCACACTTGAATCAGATCATCTAAGTAAAACACATCGACTGAGAGAGGTTTTGCCTCTCTCAGTCGTGCGCCTGTGTAATTATTTTGTTATCGTTAAAATAGTAAGAAGTTAATTAACCAGTGAAGTTGGTTTAAAACATATATTACCTTAATAGAGCTAACAGGAAGCTCTGTAAGCGATTTCATTTTCAGGGGAATAAAATGACTCGTCCAAAACTAATAAAAAGCGTAGAGACTATCACGGAACGTTTTAAAGAGACTTTCGTACAGATTAACGACAGCAGCGAGATTTATCGTTTGTGTCTGGAACACGAACTCTATTTGTACAAAGGGAAAATGTTAGAGGCGCTCTACGACCAACGGCAAGGAGAGATTCCATGCCGAGCGATTTTCTACCGGGAAGACGCTGTTGTGGTATTAATACCAGGGGAACGCGGGAACAAACGAGTCTGGGAAGGAATGCTTTACGTGAGGTCTAGTTATCGGGGAACCGGCTTAGCAGTAGAATTGGTAAAAGCGATTATGCCAGAGGCAGAGGATAAAGAAGTCTATTGGCATCCATGGGACTTGCAAAGCTGCGGCTTCTTTACGAAATTAAAACGAGAAGGAATTTTAAACGAGACGCACTTCGACGACAAGGCGCGGGCCATGTTCAAAGCCGCCAACCTGGTTCGCCGCTGCTGATCGCCCCGCCGCCTATTCACTTATACCGAACGGCAATCTCTCTCCTGACGGAAGGAGGGAGAGTTTTATTTCTTTCTATCGAAAGATTCTTTAGTATCGTTAATTCAAGGATTAAATAAACTAAGAAATAAATATTCCTAATCTATTCTCTCTAACGTTCGAATAGAGGAAATTAAAATTTTACTACTTTTATTATTATGAACAAAATTGAAACCGGCAAGAAGAGAGGAGTGAAGGGAACGAGAGCGAGAGTAGTGTAGTAGACTCACACTCGTAGAGGGGGAGGATACGGAACGGAGCGAGATCGAGTAGACTGAACGACATCCTTGCCGGTTACTGGGGTTGACCTATTCTTTTAGGGTAATCATTTTTTAAATACTATTTGATTAACTATTTATCGGAGTCCGTGAGGGACTTCGTTTTATGCTCTTAAAATACCAAACGGAGGAGAAATGACCGAAGCTCAGTTGTACGTACAAGATTGCTTAAAAACGTTGATTACATTATTTCATCTGACAGGACCGAAATACGAAACAGTCGACGAGAGTCGATTCATTCTCAGTAACGGGTGCTGTTATCAAGTTCGACAAGCGCTGAGTGTCGCGCTCCTGAAGAAAGGCTATAGCGCCGTCTGGAATGACCACGGCTGGCACGCGTGGATTGAGGTCGATGGGAAAGCCTTCGATTCGCTCCAACCCCTGGGCTATAGTACCAGTGTCAGCGAGTATTGGTTGGTCGGTGAGATGTTCCCGAATATGGATGTGGAACACGATGGTTCAGGGCACGTAGTGGATTGGGATAAAGTGGCACTCTCTCCCTACGCTCGTTTAACTGTAGCGCTCAAAGCGTTTGTGCAGTACTACGGGTTGGCGGTAGAACCTCAAAGACGAAAAGCAAACCGTTACAAGCTCCGGCGGTTTCAAAGGCGTTTAGAAAAGAGACAGAAGGCAGGTACCGATGTCGTCGTGACGACCTATCCGATCTCCAGTCCGAACGCGTACTTTACTGACTCGATTGAACCTGTGGATAATGGTCGGGTATTGTTACCGTATCCGTATCGACTGAGTCATCGGTTTTGGATGTCACGGGTAAAAGACCTGAAGAAAAGAAATCTCCCTATTTGGCAACGTTAACCATTTTCTTTGTTTAGAGATATCTTTGGTCGGGTTTGAAGAGAAAACCGCTGAGGATGGATTCTGTGAAGCATTTAACGATAATGAGAACAGGAGAAGAAAGTGGGTATTTTATATTTGCGGAAAGGGGATTTGTTTGAGGAAGAGGCTGAGGTCGTAAAGGTCGTAACCGTAAATTGCGTAGGGGCAATGGGTGCTGGAGTCGCCTTGACATGCAAGCAACGCTACCCTGAGGTCTACGCGCGGTATAGAGCGCAGTGCGATAAAGCCCAATGGAAACCAGGGAACGTCTGGTATACGGAAGCGAACGACGGGACGCGACTGTTACTGGCGGCGACTAAAGACCATTGGCGTTACCCTTCTCGGTACCCGTGGGTAGAAGCCTGTTTAAAACGGATCGCAGTCTTTGTAGAACGGGAACAGGTCAACACGCTTGCATTAACGCATTTGGGCTGTGGTAACGGTAAGTTAGACCCGGTCATCGTGAGGAGGATGACAGACGATGAATTGGGTGCAGCCTTAGTTGATGTTCATTTGTATTTTTAAGGACGAAGGATGAAAGTCACGATCGATATTACCGCTAACCAAACTCGACCGATGTCAGGGTTCCTGAATGCGCCTCTGAGCATCGATCAGTTAGTTTTGGATAAGTACTACCTTATTGCAGTGAAAACGCCCTCAGAGATTCCTGAGGGTTATTTAACGACCGCCAATGACTTCTTCGAAGAACAGCGGTTGATCGAAGAATGGAAACGACGGAATAATGTTGTTTATCAATCGGGACACCTTAAACATATCCGATTAGTGAAAATCATCGGGTACAGTGATCAGGGTTTTCCGATCGGATTAATCAGCGAAGGGAAATCTCAACCCTTAGTTACTATCCCTGACGAATACTTCAACAGACTCATTAAACACTAAAAAGGAAAATAACATGACTTTAGCACTGATTGAACACGATCTGAAAAAGCTGGCGACGCTGGATGAAGAAACTTGTAAGAATTTTCGTAAACGTATTCGTGAAGCGTTACGTGAAAGAAAACGACTGCCTGTCGGGATCCGTAGCCAGATTGTCATTAATCAAACTTTCCTTCGCATGTTAGGTCAGAGAGATCTTTCCGGGTTAGAGAAAGTTGGGTTTGTCGTCAATTTGAAGTACGGGGAGAAGGTCGCATGAAAAAGACACTGTATCGCACGGAGCAAGTAGAAGAAAATAATGATCTCGACATTTATTTCGATGGTAAAGATTTAGAGAACTCAATTGAACGGTTCAATCATCTTTTTGGAATAGATCAACAAGATCTCATTGCTGTACAATTTTTCAGTCAGCGAAATGGGGTTATGGTACGGCTACCGGGTGATTCTTTATTCCGATCCAACGTTGCTACCAGTACTCATTTTAATCCTTCATGGGATAAGAAGAAACGGAAAGAAACCGTGGTTGATTTATTTCGGCGTTTTGCTGAGGCCGAATATTGCTTTACCGATTTAGCCCTTGACGATAGTCAAATAACTGAATATTTTCAAGAGGCTGCCCGGCGGTATATCGGAAGTTAAATTTTCGATAAATGTACCTTTCAAATTGACACCGACTTTGGGGTAGGGTTATTAAGGAAACCTAAAGATCCGGAGTTAGCTGGGGTCATTGCCAATATTCGCAGAATGAAGGAGCTTCAATTTTCGGTTAATTTACCAGAGGAACGTGTTATTGAACTCATTGATCGAGAGGTTAATTCTCTTTATCATGGCGATAACGAAGATGAGTTTGGACTGGGTGTTCCACTGGATCTTATTCTACGCAATCCAGAAAAATACCAGTTGGTCATCAGGCACTCTGGCTGGAATTTTGATCGTTTCGTTTTAGATCCATCCGATAATGTTTACAAAGATTATTTCGATCACTACGAATCCTTAGATGGGATCGATACTCAAAGTAAACTCATCAACCTGATCGTTTCTCTTGGTTACGCGTATTATGAAAGACCCTCTATCAATCGTTATAGGGATGTTCATAAATCAGATAGCGAGTTTAAGAAGGCGATTTTTTACCACAATTTGATCTTAAACGAATACCGTGACAGATCCTATTTCCCGATTATTGAAACTGAATTATTTCGTTATCGGTTTATTGAGAAAAGTAATTAATATTTTTTAACGCTTTTTCTTTATATGTGAATCAAAGGTCGTTTTACTGGTCACTTTGAGGGTAATGGTAAAAATAAAGTTTTGGGGGAAAGGGGGTGGTTTTAAATAATGCACCAATCCGAAACAGTTAGCTATTACGTACTGCAGGTACCTTCCTTAGAGAGAGTGAACACAGTGAACTCTCGGTTAAGGTAAAGAGGTACCGGAAGGGAGTAATACTCCTTCAAGTAATCTGATTGAAATGAAGATTACGCTGGTAGTTAACAATACGAATAATTGACCTGGAGAGAGAGTATAAAACTCTCCTCTGGGATTATGTCTCTTGAGGAGGAAAAGATGAAGAAATCGTTGAGTATTGAGGAGTTAGTGAAATGGACAAATACACAGACTGACTTATTAACTTTAACAAAGACTATTGTTGAAAGGTTAGAGTATCAGCATAAGCTGGGTCAAGCTAACCCTGAGATTGATAAGATGCTTGCGGAAACAAAAGCGATCTTAGCAGAGATCAAAAAGCTGAATATTGGCGTGGGGTTTTTATCCGGTATCCCACAAAGGAAATTAGCGGAGATGTACGAACTCTCTTCGGCCAGGATTTCTCAGATTATTAAAGAGTTAAAAGGCCCTAACATTATCGATTCTGAGCACAAAGAGATAGAATTCATTCTGACTGAACTCCCTTGTTATTCAGCCGGAAATTGGCAGATAGCCATAGTTCCCCCAGAAAATTATAAGGCTCTGGGAGGTTTTCATACGGATGATCAAGACTTCTTAGTCGAAAGGGGTTTAAAGGAGTTCCAAAATATTCCGTTTGAGGCATTTGGTTTCAGGGAAACTCACCGTCTACAACAGAGCGACCTTTTCCGTGATAACATCCAGATTATCAGGGATGCAGCAGAAAGGTTGTTCTCGTCCGAGAACAACCCTACAGAGAGCGTCGTGATTAAAGGTGATTTTGCTCACAACACTCAAAGATGGATGTTTTATGTTTCATTGAAGGAAGAAAAATGAATACCCCACAGATGACCAAAGTAAGAACGAAAGATATCACCCTGGGAACCCCCGCAGGTAACTTTGACTTCTACAACCCGAGTACGTTAGAAGAACTCGTTCCAGGGGACAATGTTATTTACATCAACAAAAAAGAAGGCGACGGTTTCATGATGATCCCCTTCCAAACGTTAAACGAGGAGACCTTTGAACATTGCATTAAAGCCGTCGTTTACAACGAGTACGGTGTTTCAGCCGTCTTTTACAAGGTCATTGATAACAGTAATGGGGTAATGGTTCTTCAGCCGTACTTTGAACGAGACGGTACTGAATTAGTTATTAACCGTTACGGCAGTGTAGAGAAGTCTACGGCAATCAATTGAGTTTTAAAGGGAAAGGGAAAAGAAATGACCAAAGAACCCTATTTGGATTTTAACCGATTAACTCAGGAGGATCATTACACTGCTCGTTTTGAGTTAATCGTGAATCAGCTTCAAAAGGATCTCTTACGTTTAAAGAAAGAAGATCCTCAGGACGTCGACCAGTATACACGCTTTATTCAAGAATCTGAAAAAGCCGAAGGGTTACGTCTCTTTATCGATTGGCTACGGAAAAGTAAAGAGGGTTGGCAGGATGATACTGTCATCCTGTACCATTCGCTGGACAGAGCCACTTTTAACGCCCGGTGGGCAAAAGGAGTGTTAGAATTTATTAGACGCTACCGGGAATTTGATATACAGGAAAAATAAAAAATACCCCTCGATAAAATTCATTACTTAACGGAGGAAATGAAATGTACGGAATCAATCGATACAAAAAGGGTTACGTCGTGATGTACAATAAATATCAGTTGTCGATTAACGACTTACCCATGGACAGAAAGGTCACGAGCTACGACGACGAATACCGTTATACGCATGAAACTGATCAATTTGGTTGTCGGACTTTCTCGGTGTATGAGACCGCAGAAGACGCTCAGCGCCACGCTGACGCGTTAAACGAGAAAGAACAGGAATTACTGGCCAAAGAAAGGGAACGTCTCTTAGAGCGTAATGGATCGCTGAGTAGTGCATTTAAACCCGTTGTCTTAGGGATTTTCATCGGTACGCTTTTTGGTATTGCTTTAGGGTTATTGGTTTAAAGAGGGGACGACATGAGTCGAGTGTTGAATACAACTTTTCGGTACACGGATAAAAAACAATCGATTATCGGTGAAGTAGGTAAACACGGGGAGTTGGTAAAAGCCAGTATCTTCTTTGGTGAGCGCGCAATTGTGAGCTTAACCTGCGATATGCACAAAGTGCGTGACTTCGACGGGTTAATGGCAATAAATACCCAAGGGGAATTGTCGCAACTGATCGGGATTTATTTCCACGGGAACTTATACCCCTATAGCTGGAAGACCTTAGCGGACGATATCGTCAAGTTGATTCACAAAGGGGTTGAGAAAGGGCGAAGTGCGCGAGTTATTTTCTCCTCGTTAAAATACGTTGATGCGTTACCCGAAAAAGGAATAGAAGTTCCTTACTTGTTGGGCGGCAAGACAAAGGTGTTTCGCGTTAATTATTTCGGAAGTGCTTTTGTTGACGGGGAATTGGCGAATAAAGCCTTAGGAACAGATCGGCGTTTTATTGAAAAACAAGGTAGGGTAATAGCCAACCAATTGAGTAAAGGCGAGGGGTTTGTGAAGTTTGTTTCAGGGAAAGGAAACGCCATGATTGGTGACAAGAAGACAAAAGCACAATTAGTCAGTAAAGTAGAGAATCATCCTGTTTTAGTTCCCATTAATTAAATCCATTTTTGTTCAAGGAGACAGTCAATGTCCTTACATGCTTTCCGCGAAGAATCAGTAGAACTTCTAGCACCTTGGGAAGAAGCAGTCGAAGAAGAAACTAATACTGAATTAGCTTCTCGTACTGCGATCTTTCATGAGCTATTATTGAATTACCCGCCGCTCAATGAAGCATCTCGTACTAAAAAGTACGAAGAAATTAAAGAATTCCACCGTCTGATTTTTAAAGGACTTTACCCCACGGTAGAACGAGTTAGCGAAAACTTAAATAGTCAGGTATTACTAATGCGTTTCTTTCAACTGCTTGAAAGGGAAGCAGTGAGTATTCAAACGTTCATTAACTACGAACGTCCTTTTGGTGATACGGCCTTTCAATTTGAAATGGAAGTACTGAAACTTTTCTTGGACAAAATGAATCAGTACGGAATCTATACTGAACCATTTAGCCACAGGAGCTTCTTTATCTTTCGTGATGATAAAATTGTAGGGACATGCCAAATAGAAGATAATGGTAGTCAGCAAAGATTTCTTTACGTTGGTGACTTTTCGATCGGGAAAATCCTCAAAGATATTTTCAACAGCTTCCAAAATAAAGAGAAGAATATTACCATTCGTCGGCTCTGTTTAACAGGTAACAATGATGTTCAAAGTCAGTATAAAACACTGAAACAACGGCGCACAGTTACCGATCCAAAAGCCTTTTGGCCATTCGCACCCAAGTCACCTCGTGAGATGGCAGCCGAGTTTGAAGCCAGTGACTCGAACGTACTGATTTTGTACGGCGAGCCAGGGTTAGGTAAGAGCCAATATATCGCCGAGATGATCAAGTGGAAAGACGAGAACTCTTACGGTACCGTATTTGTTTGCGACGATAACCCGGTATTTAAATCACCGCGGTTTACACCTTACGTTCACGACATGCCAAGTAACAGCTGGTTAGTGACCGAAGATGCTCATGAAATGATCGAAGCACGTGATATGGGTAACAGTCTGATGGCCGGGATACTGAATGCTGCCGAAGGGATCACCTCTGGTAATGTCAAATTCATTATCTCAACTAACATCACGTCGTTAAAAGACGTTGATCATGCCCTGTATCGTCCAGGTCGTACTTTACGCGTCATCCCGTTCAAAGCGTTAACAGCTGATCAAGCTAATGCCGCCCGCGCTGCGATAGGGCATCCTCCAATTGATTTCGGTAACGTGTCCAAACTCAGCTTAGCGGAAGCATTAAACTGGGAAGCGTATCAGGCGCTGCAAAGCGAGATCAAACAAGGCGGCTTTATCGGTTGTTAACCGTATGGGCGGGAATTCCCGCCCCATGTCTATTTACGTATATATCACTTACGTAGATACCCTAAGGAGTCCAAATGACATGGCACGCAAAACGAAGTTTAATAGTCTCGATCGCCAAACGTATCGTTTAGGTCGCCAGATCGAACGTGAGCGGTTATTTCCTGAATTCAGTGCAGAGCTTTCTCCTACAGTCTTAAGGGTACGCGGGCTTTCTGATGAAGAAATAGCCCATGTTTTAGAATGTCCCGTAGGAGACGTTGAGAAAGTTATCGAATTTGACCGCCACACTGCCGCAGTGAGTGCAGGGTCGGATAAAACGCTTGTGAAGGAATTAGCGTCGGTTGACAAAGCGCTCGCCGAGATGGAAGTACAACTCAGTATTTTGGAAACCGGGATGAGACCCCCAAGTAGGAAAAAGAAATGATCGTGCTGACCATTGAAGATGTCATCTGCGAAAAGTGCTACGGGAGTATTTTCTCTGGTGGTTGTACTTGTCAATAACTAACTTTGTTTAATAAGGAAATCTAAATGGCTAATGAAAGTAAAAACAATGTTTTGACTAAAGATTTTACGTCAAATGCACGCGCCGATTCAGGTAAGCTCAAAGAAGAAATGATGGAATTTTTCGATATTTACTGCCGGATAAATGTCGAAGGTCGAAGTAACGGCGACCATGTTAAAAAAGCGATCAAAATTTTCTTGGGGGTCAATAATCGCCCTATGGGTTTCTCAAGGAAAGGGTTTTGGTTAACAGGGAATGCACGCGACTTAGGGAAAAGTGTTGAGGAACTGCTTTCCAATCAGTTACGTAATTACCTCTCGAAATTCGACACTTTTGTTTACAGCGAAATTATCCCTGGGGCATTCCTTCTCGCTAACCTACGAGGAGAGATTGTAGGGATGCTCTATTTCGGGTCCGGCGTCTCAGAAAACTTTGTATTCTGTTACGGGCCTGACGATCTCTGCCAAGGGTTCGGGGAAATTATCAGTACGTTCTTCACGGCCCGCTTACCAGAAACGGTTTCTCGTTTGTCGCTGAATGCTGGCGGTAATGTCGTTGCGCGGAATAAACGACTGCAAGATAAAAAAGAGATAAAAGACTTTAAGGGATTCTGGCCTTATTTCTCATTATCCCCTGCGGAATTGGCGGAAGCGTTTGATAAATCAAACAATAATGTTTTAGTCCTTTATGGTGCACCAGGGTTAGGTAAGAGCCAGTTCATTCGTGAAATGATACGGTGGAAAAATGAACAAAAAAATGATAACGTCGTTGTAGCGGATACTGCAGACGTACTCAATTCGCCATCTATTGTTCCGTATATCCATGATTTGGATGACGGTACTTGGCTCGTCACCGAAGACCAGCTAGTTATGTTGGAGCGTCGCGAAAACGGTAATAGTTTAATGTCCGGTTTATTAAACGCCGCAGAGGGGATCACTTCCGGTAACGTCAAATTCATTATCTCAACTAACTTACTTAACCTCAAGTCAGTCGATAATGCAATTATTCGCCCCGGCCGTTTGTTTAAAGCCCTGTCATTTAGAACGTTAAACGAAACCGAAGCAGCGAAGGCCCGGAGCGCAGTTGATCTCGAACCGGTAGATTTCGCTGGTCGTGAGAAAATCACGTTGGCGGAAGCATTAAACTGGGAGACCTTCATCGAAACTGAAAGTATGATCAAAACAAGTTTTATTTAATTTGGAGGTAAAATGATTGTTTATACCAAACATCTCTTCAAAGTAGATTCCCAGGCCAGCGAAAAAGGGAATGTCGTCACGATTGAAACCGATAACGCGTTCCACGCTATTGATCTTATTAACGTCGATGCGATGTCATTCTCGGTAGAAGACGGCCTGGAACCCTATCAAAAACTCCTGTTGATCGTTAACGGATCGACAATTGAATTCCGTCACCGTACCGAAACCGGCTTTAATCCGATGGTGAAAACGGGTTTCCAGAAGTTATTTAAACAGCGCTTTAATGCCGCGCTTCGTTAATCAAAGTTTAACGTTGTGATTATTCTTTGTGCAACTCTCAATTAGGATTCGTACGTACATGATTACCGAAGAACAAAAGATCAAGATTCAACGCGTCATTCTGAAAACCAAAGGCTTAGCCGAAAGTACAGGTTATCTCCCCGAAGTGAAATTCGTTGAGACCCTGGAAGAAGCCGAACAGTTAGCTTTCGCGGCCAATGCTCGTATCCTTTTGTCTAATCGCATTCATTCCCATGGTGATCGTTTTGATGCAAAAGAGTTTGTTTCTCTTTTTGGTCAAGGTGCTCGCGCGCTGGATGTCGCAAAAACAATTGACCGTGTTTGTAAATGCGGGTTAGGTACAGTGCGTGTTCACATCGCCATGAAGGGCAAAGTTGGAGCCCGTACCAATGCGATCAAAATCTATGTCGAAGTTGACTGGGATCATTTTGATCAGCAGGAATATTTGTTCTCCTGCAAAAACGTACTGATGGCCGAATAATTTACTGGGTAGGGGTTTCGACCCCTACCTACCCTTATTTTGTTTTAGGAGAATAACATGTCAGAATTAATCTCGTTAGGAAAATTTGTTGCTGCGTTTAACTTGGCCGGAAAAGTTTCTGCTTCCACTGCCAAACACATTCTTATCACGGTTACCCATATCTCGCCCCCTGGAACGAGCATCGTTGACCTGGACGTAGAGAATGACGCTAAAAACATCCTTGGGTTTGATCTCCCTTTTAATTACGAACTCAACGAAACACTCGACGAACTTTATGCCGCCGGAGTGCGTCAAATCAAAGCATATACGCTGGAAGATAAAGCGCGCAATATTACGCGGTTATCTATTACTCCGGTAATGGAAAGTTTTGACTGCGAAGAGTACGTCGCCTGGATGAAAGATATTTTAGTCGAGTACGCTTATAAGCTACTCCCGGATTTCGATTCTTTAATGGCACAAGTTCACCAACGTAATCTGCCGGATGATGTTGACGGTGATCGGTACGAACCGGCTGTTAATGTCGCAGGGTTTCGCTACATTGCGAGAGCTTTTGGCTTCCAGTGGATTTTGGCCAGCCGTATGGATTTAGGCGGTCATTACAGCGGGGTGGTTTTACGGTTGGCTATGGTAGATTAATCTGCCAAAAAGAAAGGGTACGCCCTTTCTTTTTTTTATTTTACGTCGTTAACTAGTTTATGAACAAACTTTATTTTCACTCTTATCGTAAGGAAATCAAATGGCTAAGTTACACGAAGTATTGGCAGCAGAACCCACTCGCACCAAACAAGTGCAAGTCCTGATCGAAGACGCCAGTAAAAAATTCAATAAATCGGCTGAATATTTCAGCGGGTTTGATAAAACCCTGAAACTGCACGAAGACAACGACGCCAACGCCGCGATCGAAAAAAGCGAAAGTACCAGCAAGGCAGTGATCACCACTGTAGCCGAAACGCTGCAGTACCTCTTCGAATATTTCGCCACGGCAGAAGACCTTCGCCTGCAAAAAGCCCTGACTAACCAGGTAGCAAAAGCAGACATCATGTTCAAAGGCGAAGTCCTCGTTTCTGGAGTGCCGGTAGATGAACTCCTGGGCCTGGAAAAACGCCTGGCGGAACTGCGCAAACTGATCGCCGCTGCCCCTACTCTGGATTCGTCCAAACAATGGGAACGCGATAGCAACAGCACCTACGGATTCCGTACCGTGACGGACGAAGTCACGACGAAAACCGAGAAAGTGCTCACTCCGGTTATCCTGGCGCCGGCTACCGACCACCACCCTGCACAGGTGAAAGAATCGGAAAGCACCGTCGTAATCGGTAGCTTCACCCGTAAAAGCTATTCCGGCGCCTGCACCCCGATGCAGAAAGCCAACGCACTGCGTGATATCGACGAACTGATCGTTGAAGTCACTAATGCACGTATGCGTGCAAACTGCACCGAAGTTGTTCAGGGTTCTATCGGCGAAGTACTGACCAACGTGATTCTGAAAAACTTCACTGCTTAATGTGTTAGTAATGGGTATTCTCACGAGTGCCCATTGATAATAAAGATTGAGGCCAACCTTATCTTTATTGTTAGTCCGTGTTGCAGGTGTGATGACCCCACTGGAAGTTCGACTCTTTCTTCTCCCACCAAACTATGGGAGAATGGCGGAATTGGTAGACGCAGTCATCAATGCACCCATAATGCGACCCGGATGGTTAGTGTTAACTTTATCTTATCGCCTCACACGCTTAAAGATAAAGAGTAAACAGTAAAATAGCGGACTGAACTTTCTTTCTCTTACGGAAAGAATTCTAGAGGTCGCGGATTCGAATTCCGCTCTGCCTACCTGGACACATTCACAGAGTGTTTCTTGGAGGCAGATAGCTCAGCCGGTAGAGCACTAGATTATAAAATAAAACTTCCAATCTTATTCTTAGATAGGTCGCGCTAAATTCTGTTTATAGCTGAATGGCTATGGGCGGTGTTGGGGATGGTTATATCCTTACCTCCGCCCTTCTTACCACAAAAGTTTCTTTTTCAAAGAGATCACTTTTTGATAAATAAATTAATCGAGAGAGGAGGGAATTCCCTCCTCTCTCCTATGCTTTTTTACGGTAAACTGTTTTAATGTAGAAGACACTTTTTAATTGAGGAATTTATGGATAACTCAACCGTTGTCATTATTTTGACGTTGAGCCATAGGCTCCGTAAATCAATGACTACACTGGCTAATGAGAATAGCGATTGGATGATTCTCTCCCATTGCCTATTGGAATGGTCGGTGCAACAATTTGTTTCACGTAAACCGGTAGAATTGATCCCTATCTTCAAAGATCTCTACGAACGCTTTCTCAAAGAGCACGAAGAGGAATTCTTTAAGGTTCGGATGGGTTACGGGTTACAAAAAGCAGAATGGAAAGACGACACGGTTTGGTTACACTTTGCAAATCGTGACCCTAAACATTTCCCGGATTGGACTATTATTAACGGATTGAAGATTCCCGACGTTAATGATAAGACGATAGAGGGCGTTGTAGTTTATCATCCGAAAGACTCCGCGGTGTATTATAGTGAAGTCAGTCGAATGCCAAGGCACGCAGTAGTACAAACAGAAGAATTTCTTCGCCTGGGTATCCACAGTAGCAAAGTCCTTCAGAACGCTTTTGATGCTACCCCTATCAATTTACTGGCGTCACGATTCTTGTTAGTGAATGACCATGAGAAATGCTGGGCAGTTTCAAAAGGTTTCTCTATGTGGTGGAAAGACACTCGTCAAGGTTACCCTACGGTTACTGAAGATCAGAGCGACGACTACGGACAGGAAAGAAAAACCAAACCAGTCTGGCGTGATAAATTCGCCGAGTCTCGTCAGAAGCCAAAAAGTAAAAATCCGAATAACCCTGATTACAAGCGAAGAGTGAAAGTAGGTAAGAAAGAGTACCAAAACGCTTTCAAATGCTCTCAGGGAGAATCTATTCAACCAAGAGAAGTTTACGCCCGTTGCTATTCTAAACGACCAGAATGGGCAGAGTGGAACTTTATTTAATTCCCTTCAGGAGGGACAGGTTATGAAAAAGCATCACGAATACGAATGCAAAAATTGCTTGACCTCTCCAACGGATAAGCAGTTAAAAGAATTTAAACTGCAAGATAAACCGCTACTCTGTAAGAATTGCGGATCGGATGATTTCCAGCAAACTCCTTTACCTGAAGACTCGAATTGATCAAAAAATACTCTGCTCAGTCATTTATGAACCCAACCTTCAGGTTCCTTTTCACGGTAGTAAACCCCCTGTCGTTGCGAATGAACGCCAAGGGAATCACAACAACTCTTTTATCTCAATGCGGGCTGGCTGGTAAGATAAACAGGTGATTCCTTTTCAAGGTTCTTTCCATGAATGGAGAGACGACGACACTTCTTCACCGACGCAGACGCCTAGCTAATTCAGGCGCCTGTCTTTTTACAATAGATGATATCTACAGATAAGGCTGACCTTAAATCGGCATAATTCAACTTACTCCTACTGTGGCCCGGAATCCAAAGATAGGAAAGCTGAAAGTTTGTAGATGTCATCGCCCCTTTTGAGGGGCTGACTTGCAACTAACTTAATCTTAAACCCTTACAGGTAGCACGAAACAAAGGCGCCTCTTTATTCCGTGACATGATTAATGCACATGTTGGGCCAACTTGTCAGCCTCTCAAATTCACTGTGGCGGTTATGCCGCTTGACACCCATACTTTCCTTAAAGGGAATGCAAATGAAGAAACTTGCTTTTGCCGTTATTTCGGTAGCGTTACTTTGCATGAGTGCTGGCGTATCCGCGGCCGATGGCAAAATTGTTATCACCACCGGTCAACAAGGTTTAACCTATAACGCCATTTATGGTGTAAACTTAGCCAGTGCTCTGGGTGAGTACGGTTACCAGACCTCGGTTGTCCCTTCTAAAGGCTCGCTCGATAACCTTGATCGTGTAGCCTCTGGAGAAGCCACTATCGGGTTTACCCAAGCTGATGCCTATCAGTTCTGGCGTTCGCGCCATGCCAACGAAGCCCAGAACGTTGATATCATTGGCGAACTGGCCAGTGAGTGCGTCTTTGTCGCCGTCAAGAAAGACGGTAAGGTCACCAGTAAAGGTGATTTAAAAGAAGGTACGAAGATCGCTGTGGGTGAACCTACCTCTGGATCTTACGCTTCGTGGCAGTATCTCCAGACATTGGAGAAAAACTACGCGAAAGTTGAAACGTATGCCAAAGGCGGTATCCGTTCCCTGGCTAAAGTGAATACTGGCGAATACGACGCGTTCCTTTGGGTTTCTGCACCCGACCGGAATAATAAATTCCTGGACGCAGTCATGCAAAAAGACTCGGGACTCGAGATCATTGATTTCAACTCCTGGAATGCTGATGCAAAACTGCCGAACGGTAAAGCGGTGTACACGATCGAAAAAGCAACAACCGACTCGGGTATCATTTTCAATTCGACCGTAAAAGTCCCTTGCACTAAAACCCTGGTGGTAGCGAATACCTCAGGCGACAGCGACCAGTTCCTTGAAGATGCCTCTACAATTCTTCTGAAGAACTCTGCGCGCGTTCAGGGTACAGCGTCAGGAAAATAAGTTATGCTGAAAAAGATCGGCTGGTTAATATTACTGGCCGTCATCTTTTTAGTGTTGTTTCGAATGGCAGGCGTATTGATTGATATTGTCCTGCTTATTATTCTCGCTGGTGCAATTGCCGTTTATGTGCAGCTTGCTTTCAGAAAGAAAAAGAAACAATCGAGCTGACGGTATTTTACAAAGAGTACATTTATGTGCTCTTAATAAAACATCGTTTTTCGGCCCTGTGGCGCAGTGATTAGCGCAGGCGACTCATAATCGCTTGGTCGCGGGTTTGAATCCCGCCAGGGCCACCATATTTGCCCGGGTGGTGAAATCGGCAGACACAAGGGATTTAAAATCCCTCGCTTAATCGCGTGCGGGTTCGAACCCCGCCCCGGGCACTCCTTCGTCCCCTTAGTTCAGTAGGATAGAACACAGGTCTTCTAAACCTGCGGTCACTGGTTCGAATCCAGTAGGGGACACCAATTCAAAATTTAAGTATTTCAATATCTTATGAACAAAGATTGTAACTTTCTCTCCGGAATGTTAAGACAACAATCTGATAGTTCAAACTTTAATGCAAGCATAGCTCAGTCGGTAGAGCGATGTCCTTCCAAGTCATAGGTCGCGAGTTCGAACCTCGCTGCTTGCTCCAGATACAATGTTCTCGTAGCTCAACTAGGTAGAGCGCCTGCATCGGCGGCCACTGCGCCGCCCACTGCTTAGCAGGAGGTTGCCGGTTCAAATCCGGAAGGGAACAACCAAACAAAAGGTGCTATCGTCTAGCGGAAAGGATACCTCCCTGTCACGGAGGAGACCGGAGTTCGATTCTCCGTAGCACCGCCAAACAATGACTCTTTAGTTCAGTTGGTTAGAACGGCAGCCTGTTAAGCTGTAGGTCCCAGGTTCAAGTCCTGGAAGAGTCGCCATTTTAATAGAGAGTTGGATGAGCGGTTTAAGTCGCTCCCCTGCTAAGGGAGTGTATCCGAAAGGGTACCGAGAGTTCGAATCTCTCACTCTCTGCCAAATAATGACATCTTGCTTAGACTAAAGGTAGGGGTTAACCAGGCGACTTAATGTTGCGGAGAGTTAATCTTGGCCTAAGGCAAAAGTTGACCTCGGCGTGCTGAGGGGGATGTCTCCTTGTTATCCCTACGTAAATCATCGACGAATAAATGAGCCGTTAAATACGACCCATTTAAGCATAATTGCATCTCGGCTAAACACCGGGCGCTGCTGGTGTAGATGATACTCATTGAGTGCTAGGGAACCTATTCAATGATAGGCTAGCTTAAAGGTAAAGCGCGGGCATTAGGCCCCCTCTCATACGAGGGGCGCCTTAACATGGGAGCCTGAGATAGCCGTTCGATTCGGTACCTATCAACCAAAGTTGGACTTAAAAGAGAGAGTGCGAGTTAATGGGTCGCACAACGCCACTAGGCGAGACACCGGAGTCAGTGGTGGCGCTAGTAGAAGAAGTCAGTTACCGGTATGCGGCCGCAACAAATTAACTGATACCCATTCTACACTTTTAAAGTCCACGTAACCTTTACAATACTGCTCTAGTCAAGTGATATTGTTTACAGAGAGTGCAGGTTCGACTCCTGCTCGGTAGTAGAGGCTCGGTAGGAAGGGAGTTCGGAATCGTATCCGAATGATTTGTCCAATAAGCAATAACTTATTGGTAACTCTCGTGAGACAAAGACTTCGGCGACCCGCCGGTTAAACGCGCCGCGGAATCGGCCGAGGGGTACTAATTATGACGCCTGTCAATTTCGGCGGCCTACGCCTTAGAGCGAAAATAGGCGGCCATAGACCATAGACCTCAGCCGGGGATTCCGGCGAAAGAGGTGCAAGGAGCCGGCAAAAATGTCCGGGGGCGTCACCCTATTCGATCCATTTCTCCAACGTAGAAGGGATCGGGTATTAAAAATCTGGAAATTAAGCTAACTCGTATAGCCGAGAATAAACATGTTTCGGTGGCGACCTTAACATGAAAAGGATGATGTGCGATAAGTCATTTATGAGCTAAACACTGAGATCCTTTTGACTATTAGTCAGTACGAGAGAGGGTCGAAAGACCCTCTCTTTATGCTGTTAATTTTATGAACCATACATTTTCTTTTTCATCAATTGAAGGCGCAAAAAGATGATCGGTACTATTCTCGGTGTAGTAGTAGTTGCAATTATTGCGATCTTTGTTTATCGTAAACACAAAGCTAAAATGGATCCGGCGCTGGACAAAGTAGCGGAAAAATTTAACGAAGTGAAAGACAAGGTTAGCGATAAACTGGGCAGCTAATTTAAATTAACAGCGGTGACCTGTTATTATGTAAACAGCACCACCTGTTAACCGAATCGCGATGCCAGCGCGGTAGCTTCGTCTGAGAAATCAGCGTGGCAACAATACGACTTTGCTTGTCGTGAGACATTCAAATAATCGGGCTAAGGGGAGGGCGGAAGCTCTTCCCTTTATGCCATCACCATTTTAAATACCAAGGAATTTTACCTAGGCTTTTAACAACAACTTTAATAGGGTTTTTCACGTCGATACAAATCCACTCATGCATATTAGGGATACTGAATTTATAACGTCGCTGTATTGCAATAGAAAGCTCCTGAGGAATAGGAATAAACTGATCATTAATGGGATCAATCGTCTCCAGCACAATCTTTCCAAATGCTTCAGCGACTTGGATTTCGTCAGTAAAACTTGTAGGCATCCCCAATCTAATTTCAAGAACGTTCCCTTTTGTAAAGTCTGCTTTGGCGATTCCGTGAGTATTATTAAACCCCCCAACGGTAATACCACGATACAAAGAATCGGGAAAGACAAAAGGTTGAGTTTTCTTTACAGAGTCACCGATTCTTTTAAGCTCAGCCTGTGTTTGTGTACCGTCGCGCATAATCCACTTAGCGGCGAGTTTCATTAGTACTTCGTCTTTGAGATATTGATTTACTACCTTCTCATCGATATTGTAATATTTGTCTACTTTCATTGTTAACCTTTATTCCAATAAATTACCAGATCCATAGAAATATTATTAGGAGAGAAACCATGGAATTTGTTTTATTACTGGGTCCTGAAGATCCGGAAGCTATCAAGTATGAAAAAGAACTTTTAGACATGTTTCATGTCATGGATAAAAACGAAGCGACTTTATGGAAATCGAGAAGTAATCTCGACATCCTCACTAACGAGTTAAAAACAGAAAGACTCATTGATCGTTGGACTGACCAAACTAACATTCTTCTGGTAATAGATAAAGAGAATGTCGTAGGGTTTGTTGAGTATATACCACCTGTCGTAAACGGAAGTGTTACATGGATGTCGATTAATTATCTGTACATCAAGCGACATTATCGAAAAATGGGCTACGGGAAGGCACTGGTAAAACAAGTTAGAATGTTTGCTAAGCACCTATCAGTTGACCAAGTTAGTTTGTCTGTCCACGTCTCTAACGTAAATGCCCAGAAATTCTATGAGTCGCAGGGTTTTCTGGAACAAACCAAATACATGTGTGTAAAACCATGACGTTCCAGTGGACCGGGATGGATTGCCCTATGTGCCAAGCTATGCACTGTTCTCAAGTATACGATGAGGACGACAATGAAATAACTTGGGAATGTAGGGAATGTAAACATTTTTGGCTAGAACCTATCGATGCTGAAAAACCGACCAGAACAGAATTAAACCAAAGGAGGAATTATGTTCGCTAAGAACGCACTTACTATTTTTATCGGGATGCAAAGATTAAATCTGTTTTCCGCAGTTACTGCAAACCCGTATGAAAATACTCAGCTCAAGATAAAAGAGAGACCAAGTCATGAACTTAACCGAACACTTGCTCGAACGTCATTACGACGTAAACCGCTACCCGACTAATTGGTTAACGGAAACCAGCCTTACTGTACCTTTGTTTGGTTTCGATTATAAACTGCACGGTTATCAGGTTTATACACCCGATGCCCCCAAGAAAACAAAGAACCCTAAAGAAGCCCGTTATTTCACGAGACTCCTCGGTAACGTCGGTGTTTTTGGTTTAGAAATTAGAACTGAAACCTGGTCCCGTATTCTTAACGGAGTCTGTCTTTAAATCAGCCAGTCTCCATGTCCTGGGTTTAAATAGCTGGAGCGCATTAGGTTCTGACCTTTCCCCTCAACTAAAACAACAGTTATTGTTACTTCCTTACGAATTTGTTTGTTTGGGAGACGATGATAAGGCGGGTGAGAAGTTTAGTCGTAACTTCCGCAGAGGGTCGACTAGTCGAGATTTAGACGAACTAACAGAAGAAGAAAGATGGGCGGTATTAAAACCTTACTTATAACTGACAGATTGGAGACATCAGTCTCCAATCTGTTTTGTGTATATATCACGCTATTGAAATCCGATAACAAAGGAAAGGAAATGAACACTGTCCTGACAGAAGACCAAGTTAAGAAACACGTTGAACTCGCCGCGAAAAGATTTTTATCTGAGAATGTCACAGCGTGTAATTTTTATTACACCAACATGTACGACTTTAAGTTCCAATCGACGTCTGTACCAACCCCAGGTGAAAAGACACCTTGGGAAAACTTTCTTTACCACCTTAATCTCATCGGCGTCAAAGGTTTCAGTTACTGTTTTGACCGCAACGAACTTTACTTTATCAGCCCGATCATTAGCGAAGCTCCGTCACATCGAGTTAATACAACCGCGATAATTACGATACGGGAACTATTCACCGAACCGTATCTTCGTAATTGTGCCGCGAGTCATTTCGATATCACAGAACAGCAGCGGTTATTCTACAAAGAGTTCTGTCCACAGCGCTACGCTTCTGCGACCGAATTTGCTCACGCTCTCGGTGAAAGGTTTGATACTTTAACATATTTCGAAGCGCTTAAAGCGGCCAGTCTCTATCGTGATCTTGGTATCACTTCCATCGAGTACAATGGCTAAGTTTCCGGTCAAAGTGAAATTTATTTTTCATTTAGTGAATATAAACAAACTAAACTAATATTAAGGAATTTAAAATGCGGATTAAATTAACTGAAGTCGTAATCGAAAAATATGTTGAAGCGTGTGCAAAAATATTTTTGGGGTCAGAGATTAAAGACTGTAACTTTCTTTACAGTAAGGGTATTGAATACAAATTTTGTCCGACGCACACGTATCGTGAAAACAATGAAAATGAACATTGGGGTCACTTCTTAAAATTTTTAGAAGCACTTGGCGTCCAAGCCTTTAGCTATGGCATCAATGACGGAACGTTGTATTTTGTCGGACCTATCATCACTGAGACTAGTAGCTACGATACTGACGCGCTGGCGGCGAGTGTAATTAAGGAACTTTATTCCGACATTATCGATTCTGTTTTGCCCCTTAAACCTGATTACGTTAACGACCCGGATGCAGGTAAAGTTAATTTTAAAACCTTCAACGTGAAAGACTATGAAAACATTGATGGTTTAACCATCGACATGGTTCGTACGTTTGAACATTCAAGTTACGCTAACTGTAAAAAGTTGGCTGAAATAATTTTAGAACTTGGCATGGTTAATTTCGCCGTTAGTATTTAAACACCCCCTCCTACTTACTTCAGTCAATAAGGAATTCATAAATGAAAAACATTTTTATCGCGTTGATTCTCTCCGTCATTTCCGCCACCTCCTTTGCAGCAGAAGGATACGCATCGCCTGATGTTAAATATGCTAAACCGTGTGTCGCGGAAGCCAAACAAAAAGCGGCGATCATGCTCAAGACATACGCGGCGATGGGAGAATGGAATTACGATCAGGTTGATAACCTTCCCCCAGCGTTCCCTAAAGCGTTCAAGAACCCGGTTCGTCCAGAGCAATACATTCACCCTATCGAGTTTACCGCGGCCGTCTCACGATTCAATGATACGCGTATACGGGTCATGTACGCTAACTCTTCGACCACTGACCCTTCTCTCTGTGTTTTCATGGGAATTGAATTCCTTGATCTGACAGACGCAAACTAATATAAGTTTCCCTACTGCCTAGTGGCAGTAGGGAAACTATCCGCTATATTCTTTTTTTTTGCTACGTGTATTGCGGAATGGCTTCAAGTGACCAAGCTTCCAGGGCTACCGCCTCCTCTTTCACACCAAGTATTTGGTTCACTTGTTCTTCCGACCAGGTTAAGATATCAAGTGTTCGACTACTGATGTTAGGTTCCGATGTCTCCAAATAGAATTTAAAGACATAAGTTTGGGCGCTTTGGTTAATACGGTCGATACGACCGATAGCCTGTTCCATGATGTAATCGCGGAATGGCGCGTTGATGGCTAAAATAACGTTCGCTGCGATCAAGGGGACCGAAGTAGACAAACTTTGATAGGTTGCAATTAATGGGTTGATGCCGCTGTCATCAAAGAACCGTTTTACTTGTTTAGTTAAATCCTCACCTTCCCCGTAAACGGTTACAGGTTTGAATCCTTTCGACACCAGATAGTTTTCTGTCATTTCTACCGCTTTCACGTAGCTAGTAAAAATGATAGTTTTCTTCTCTGCCGCTTTAATGTATTTAGGAAGATCACACTCCGCGATTAAAGCAAGTGTAACTTCTTCTCTGCGCTTCCCTACGACGTTACCTAAACACTCACCACGAACTTTTAACGGTAAATATTTGATCACTGATTTGTAACTGCGGAAATTCTTTAACTCTTCCCCGCGCAGCAAAGGCTCGATTAAATTCTTTTCAAACTTATTACAGAACATCATCTCTTCTTTCACCATTTGGTAATCGGTGGTTTTAGAGATTTGCTCAACAAAACGTTGGTATTGTTTTAATTGAGCTTCTTGTTCTTTAGTCTTAACAGTACGAGCATATTTGTCTACGCCAGAATAGTAACCTAACTTAACTTGCGGCTCAAGTTTTTTCCAGTACTCAATCCGCTCCAGAATATAGTCTTTCATGTCCATTTTCAACGTAGACAGTAAAAACCTATCCGGGTCTTTCAGTTTGATCGGAACATTCTCGATGATTGGGTTGGTTTTAACAATTTCCACTTTAAACATGACATTGCCCATACGATGACGTATGATGTCAAAACATTTCTTACTTGACTTCCCGTATAGTTTCTTAAAGGCTTCCATGGCCTCTAACGTCATCATCTTATCAAACGTCGCCAGCATTGGGATAGCTTCTGAACCATACGCTTTGATCGGTGTTGCGGAAGCCCATAACGTTGTAACGGGTTGTATACGCTTACAAAATTGTAAAATATCTTGAGTGCGCTGAGAACTAAGCTCATTCAGTTTGTGAGATTCGTCGAGGATTAATGCAATTTTCTTACCAGTGAATCGCCCGGAATCTTCCAGTAATTTACCAATGGCTTCCATATGGTAGATTAAATACTTCGGTAAAGTTCCCGAGGGCAATGATCCATCTCGTGCCTGAACCCAGTACTCAGGTGTCTTTTTGTAATCATTTTGCATCGCATCTTCCCAGACACGATAAATAGACGCTTTTAATGATACCATGATAATGATATCAACATTGAGCATTTCTGCGATCATTAACGAAGACAAGGTTTTCCCGGACCCAGTATTCATAGCCATACAGTAACCGCTGAGCTGCCATTTAGGAACAACAGTATCGTAATGATCGATGAATTCCATTTGATGGCGCAGCGGGCTTTTGGTAAACAGACTCAGTTTACTACGATCTAGAATAGGGTCGTGATCTACCTGAGTAGACCGCATCCAAGTATTAGTGAGAATACCTTCTTTCACTTGTTTCAATGTTTTCTTCGCAATCATACTTCGCCCCTGTTTGGCGATAATCTGATCGAGAATGTAAACAAACTCTACCGCGAAGAAACTGTAAAATTCGATACTGTAAGGCGTAATCTTAGTGAACATACTTTGTTCGATACGAGAGGTACGCCAGGTATTATAAATTTCCCCTAAAGCGTCCTTAGAACGAATAGCGGTGACCTTAATCTTTCCGTTCGCTTCTTCTACTTCAACCATTCCAAATGCGGCTTTGGCAAAATTAAACATAATCTGACCCTTCGTGATAAATTGATCTCATAACAAAAAATACGTACCCACAGCTACTATGAGCCCGCTAGGAGGCTCTAACAAAGAAAAGGTACGGTCAAGATGAACCATCAAGTAAAAATTGTAAGTAACGACTCCATGATCGTTTATTTCTCATTGCAGGATGTTGCTAAAGCCTGCCTGCTGCCCATTGATAAAGTAGCCCAGGTAATAAGCGCCGTAAAACAAACTACTCCGCCTATTTTGGCTTATGTTTCCGTTGTGTCTCGTGAAGAAGCTAAAGATAAAAATAACCAAATGGATTATTTCCCTTCTTTATCCGAAGCCAAATTCACCCTAAATACCCATCAGCTTCAGGGCGATCTTTCCGGAACAATTTATTCGGTCAAAATCACATTACTGAACCCCAATACCCCACACGAACATTTCCTCCAGTATGCAAACGGATTACGTGACGGTGAATTCAGTTTTTATCCACGTTTATCCGTCAATGGGCGTTATATTTATCCTACATTAGACACGAGTAAAGAAGCCGAGGGAAATAATGGTAATGTTAACATTACCGGATTCGATCTTATTTTTAATGGATATATCAACGACCAATTGGAAATTGCCCCTCAGCCAACCCATGAAGAACATATTACTGAAAAAATCAATGATATTTTTGGTAAATGTAAATCCCCAGATCTTTCATCGTATCGCACACCGCAATTCACGGTAACTGGGTTAATGCCAAACGACCGCCCTGATCCGAGTTTTACACCCACCCCAGTAAATGAAAGCTCGCGAAATAAGTATGTGATAGATCTTAATGACCCTGCTGAACTGAATTTTTTGACAGAAAAATTCATTAATATCAATTCACCTCTTATTGACCTCTCTCTGACTAATCCAGATGAGATAAAACGTCGTGTCGCTCTCCTCGCCCCTGATTACGATAATAAAAAAGAAGTCGTCGTAAAAGACCTTATTTATTTCTTTTTGGGAGATGGTCTTAACCAGACCCAAAAAGAAAAGTTGGTAGACCTTATTCTGTTGGAATGGGATAAAACGAATTAATTGAAATAACATATATTCTCCCCTCTTCCCGTAAACACGGGAAGAGGGGAGTTATAACTTAACCGCTGATCGCCTTCACGAATTCAATCAGACGCTCACGATATTCCGGTTTAGCGAATTCTGCCGCTCGTGCCAGGTTGTAGCGTTGAATGATAGTTTTACGCACTGCGGGAGTAGCAAAGGCGCAAACCATGTCGACGAACGCGATGTATTTATCGAGTTGTTTATCACCCTTCGCTAAAAGGCTCAGGCGACGAAAACGCATATTGGGCGCAAAGGCTCCGTCTTCGTATTTGCGAACCAGCGCAAACAGACGTTTCATGCAGACCGCAAAATCCGCAACATTGTCCAGATTAACCAGTTGCTCCAGTGTCCGATAGAGCACGCTCTGATTTTCTTTCAGTGAAGATTCAGTCTGCGCTTTTTCTGGCGCCATTTTCAGAACGTAGTCTTCGAGGTGTGCAATGATCAATTTGACCGCATCGCTTTCTCCAGCGTAAACATCAGCTGAAGTCTTAGCCGCAGTTTCAGAGACCGTGCTTACTTTCACGCTGCCGCCTACCGCAGACTCGGTTGCCACGGTTGCTGCAACAGGAGCGTTGTCGTTCTCACCCGAAGCAGCCGTTTCTGCTACCGCATCTGCTGCGTCAGAGAGTTCCTGAGATTTCTTTTGGATTTTATCAAACTTATTGGCCATGGCCTTTTTCCTTCATCATTTGAACGTTAGGGACCGTAATACCCTGTTGGGAAAGTTGTGCCTCTAACTCTTTCGTTTCTTCCGATTTAGCATTGACTTCTCGTTCACGCCACCGAATAGAAGTGTTGATTTGCTTTTCAACCATATCATTAGGTTGACTCACCCAATCTGTAAACGTAAAGTTGAAGTAATCTTTAATCTGGTGCGTGTGATATTTTTCGAGTAACTCATCCCATTTCCCTTTGTTTGCAGCCGCTTCGGGTTCATGCATCGCAATAAGAGAGAATGGGACTTTGGCATCTACTGCTTCAGAGTAAATCCCGTTATCGAGGTCGTACGCCCTGCGCAACGCCACTTTGGCGGAAAGGTTCCCCAATCCGCCTGTCTTCTCAATTAACCCTGAGCCTCGCTGGCCGATACCTTGGATAGCAAACCGGTCAGACCTAACGTCATTAAATTCGTCAGTGGCTCCGACCCCGCTTCCGTAATCTTGTGTTGCGCAAGGATAAAAAAACCCACAGCAGGGTTAAACGGAACAATGATTGTCGCTTCCCCGGTCTTCGAGAGATAGAATTTACCACACGCCGGGCAATTGACGTTAGGGAAACCAATGATAGTGCAGATGGCGTCATTGATGAAATCATTGATTGCCACGATTAAACCGTCACTGGCTTCGAAGTCACCCGAAATATAACGCATGATATCGAGGATAGCATGGGAATCGGTAACAATCCCGTAGTTATCCGGGTTACCTTTTTCGTTGGTGTTCGGGATACGAATCTCACGAATGAAGTGCATGAACCGCGCTGTCTCTTCCGTGTTAAGGATTGACTTCATGCTCTGACCACGACGATAGTCATCGGTGATATCATCGCGTAGCGTTTCTGTTAACGCACGGGAAACCGAAGTGATATACTCTCGACCTGACGTTAAGTACTCTTCGATTGTCGGCGAACGGAAGGTGAAGGTACGTTTGTTCCATTCCCATTTCTGGGTATTGAGGATTTGGAACTCTTCTTTGTATTTCTTCAATTCTTCCAGCGTTGTCTTATGGCTAATCCCTTTGGCCATCTGACGGATTTGAACTTGTGTCAAACGCGACTCATCAACGAAACGCATACGGAGAAGGTTTGCTTTGACGTGACTCACACCACGGCAGCTCGGGCACGGAATGGCGATCTCACAACCGTCCGGGAATGCTGCTAATGCCATTCCCCAGATCAGACTGTCGATATCGAAGAAGTCAATAACCTCTTTTAATTCCATCGGCGATTTCGCAATCGGAATGTTGGCCTCTACAACGAGTTTCAACGCGGCGTCAACGAGAATCTCGTCAAAGATCAAACGGTCATTGGCCCCGATCGCCCCGAAGACTTCCAGTCCGAGCTCTTCACGTGAAAAGGCTAAGGCACGGTCGATATCCGCTAAGAATGCAGCCGACGGTGCACGGAGTTTCACCCAGAAACCAGAGTGCCACAGCGGTACCGTGACAGGACGACCCAAGTTAGTCCCGGCCGTGAACATATCGATTGCATCAATACCCGAAATTTTGGTAGCCGGTTGATCAAAGATCTTATACGCACTGCGGTAATCACAAAGCGGGATCGGTGTCGCCGGGTTCTCGATCTGAGTCTTCCACTTTGCTCCGTTACGGATCGCCGCTTTCAGAAGACCGTTTCCGGGATACGCTGAATCCGTCGCGTTACGAGTCGAGAGAATCCATTCAAGGTCTTCGTTAGTGACGTTATTCAAACTTTCTTCAAACGTCTCTGCGTCAGCACGCGTCGTGGGTAATACACTTAACGCTGCAATGCCGCGTTGATTAGGATCGATCCTGACAAAGATAGGGCGAGTCGGATCAATCACGATTTTATTCGGTTCGACGTCAAAGAGAAGATGTTCTTCTTCTTCTTTCTCTTCCGTCTCTTCTTCCGGTTTGGTTTCTTCTTCCGCCGGAGTGACAGTGTCTTCCTGAACAGTCTCATCGGAGACTGCTACCGGTGCTTCCTCAAACACGTCGTCAGTGATAACGTGTTTGGTGACCGGAATACCTACACCCGTGGTAGGGATAGTAGGGGTTTCTTCAGTACCGGACTGTTCGTTTTCAAAATCAGACATTGACAGTTTCCTTTTGGTTAATGCGTTTTTCTACAATCTCCGCGATCTCTGCCATCGGCGCAATCACGTCTTCAGTGATCATTGAAATAAATTCAGCAGCACGTCCAACCAAATCGGCGAAGTGCTCTTCTTCCTTTTTACCCGGTGTCGCAACCAGCGTTTCGAAATCGGTTTTCAGTTCTTCGAGCGTCGTTCGAATAGAGGGTGCTTTCTCTGCGATCTTCTTGATCTCTTCTTTCCCTTTCAGGATTTCCCCTAAAGAAAGAGTTTTTTCATCTAAGGCGTCGAACTGCACTACTATAGTGGCGGCTTCGGAGAGTAACTTCGGTGATTTCCGAATAATGTCATTGATGTATTGAAACCCGTGTAACTTCATGTAACCGGGCTTTTTAGTGGGTTTCTTCTTACGTGCTTTAGACATGTCATTTGCCTCAGTTAGAAAAAGATTTTCATTCAAATTACGCTTACTGTGAATTAAAATTTACATAAGGGCTCAATAATGCTGATCGACAATTTACTCAACTATCTGACACGTACGGTGTCAGAAGCCAGAGTTTCAACATATAAAGTTGTACTGCCGTTTTTGTATCGTTTAGACCCGGGTACGTTCGAGCTACAATTTAACCAGTTTACCACCTACCTCGATGAGTTTACGACGGTAGACAACGTCGCGCAATTCGATCAGATCGTCACCGACCTGTTGGCAGAAGGCATTGAGGAGTTCGGTCTATATCTAAGCGACGACCAGCCGCTTTACGGTAAACTCGAGCTCCTCGCAAAGATTTGTCAAGCGTTATACCACGTCGATTCACACGAGGATCTTCAGTCGGTTAAATACGCATTAGAAATCGCTGAAGACCCCAAAGAAAAAATCGCCGAAGTACTGCACGTGGTGGATAATACACTTGATCCTAATCAGATTCTTGAACTTACCGCCGAAGTCTCACCTTCATTGCTTTATCGCCTCCGAGATTATCTCAACGAAATGACCTATCGCTTCCCCGAAGACGATTCGATTGACACCGCTCTGGTTGAAAGAACAAAGAACGCCCTGAATTTCTACGGAATCGAACGAGCAGTGCGTTTCTTCAAAGACGGCGGTAGTGTAGGTGAGCCATTAACTAATTTCCTGGATTATTACTTTTCAGAGGAAAAGAATACACCGGAGGTTATCGGTAAGTTAGCGGTTTTCTCTGCGATTGCTGCTGGTATTCCGAACGATAAAATCAAAGAGCGTATTGGCGAAGAACTGCCGCATTATTTCATCGACCCAAAAACGCTATTAACAATTTCAAGAATTGTGACTAAATTACCACTCCCGGAGTTTGACCATGCTTAAACGCGATTATTTATTAACTGCTCTGAACTACGGCAGTTTCCTTTATAAAGGATGGGTCATCGATGCTTTTGGTATCGTCAACTACCCGGAGAAAGACCCTGAGCGCAGACCGAACGGGAAGTACCCGCTTTACTTTAAAGATGAACCCCGTCGCGAAGATTTCGAGGAATACCCCTTTCAACTTTTCCAGGAAGACGGTCAGGTAGTCTTCTTTAATCCCTTCAGTAAAGAATGGGAAGTTCTTCAAGGTGCTGAACCAGGTATCGCCCCTTTCCGGTTCAAAGACAAAATTGATTTAGAACCAGGCGACCTCGTCAACGTAAAAGAGAAAGTCACTACGCTTGTAGGGAATGTCATGGTTAACCAAACGGTACTTTGTTACCCTTTCAAAGACCGTATTCCTTTTATAGCGGGTGAGATCAAAATAGGCAAGATCGAAGATAAGATTGCTGAACTGTTAGAAACACCCCCGGAAGACCCCAGTGAACGCGATCCACAGAAGATCTATACTGATGAACTGGAAAGTAAATACTATCCGGCCGCTTTCTCTTTAACGGGCTGGTGTCAGCTCGCAACACCCGCTGCAACACCCTACACGATCGTTACTGCCCCTGACATGGCAAAACGCCGTACGGCACTGTACGAACAGTATAAGGACCAACTTGACGATCCTGCGATTGTCGCCAAAATCATGTCCGAACTGATCAAGTACGATATCGAATTCCAGTCCCAAGACCCCGAGAAAGGATTCCTGAGACCCGGTTCTAAAGACTTCGATGTCGTCCGTGCTAAGGCTTATATCTCCCACGCTATCGAATACGACTTTGAAAACCGAAACAAAATCACGGTTATTCAAAACCCGCTGTCAGAGCAATGGGATATCAATAAACTTCCGGAGATGGCGAACTCCCTTATCGACGGTTCCTTCAACCGAGGCGCTATGACCGCCTTAGGGGGCGAGGCCGCTAAGTTCATTGGTCGCTTCTTCATGAACACGGCTATTGCAGAAGACGATTGCGGTTCCAGACTTGGGCTGGAGCACACGGTAACGAAAGAGAATGAGGAAGGTTTTCATTGGTCTTACTTCTTTGATGAGAAGAACGTACTCACTCTCATGACGCCAGAGATCGCTGCTGCCTCACACGGGAAACGTTATTTGTTCCGCTCACCGCTTTTTTGCCACACGACCGACGGTAACTTCTGCGTGAAGTGTATCGGGAAACGTTTCGAGAATACGAAGACCGCTTTAGGGGCATTGGCTACGGAGGTCGGATCGATAATAATGGGTATCCAGATGAGTGCGATGCACGGTCGATCTTTAAAAGTGGAGAAGTTTGACTGGAAGAGTGCATTGAAGTAAACCCGCAATAGAAAGACGATTCTTTGTCGATACTAAAGACACAATCGCTACTGGAACCCCGTTAAGGGTTCCAGTAGCCTCTCTGTGCCGTTACTTTTCTTTTTTGATATCAATCCTCAAGTTTAATTCCCTTCGCCTTACAGAAGCGCTGAAGCATCTGTAATTGAGTAGGCGCTTTACAGAGCTTTGTCACAATTTCGACGGAGTTGACCCTCCCTGCACACAAGTTCAACCCTGCCCGTCTTTGTTCCTCGAAATCGACCCCAATGATTTTACACATCGCCCGTTTCGTGGTTTCTTGCGACAGGTTCATCCATACCCCAGTAGAAGGATAGGAAGACTTAACGTCGATGTCCAATACCCACTTAACGATCTTAGTGAATGTACCCGGGTGCTCTTTAAGGACTTTGTTCCCCATCTCTTCGTGGATAAGATGCGCTGCTAACGTAGAGATCCAACCATCGAGTGGAACCAGATGCTTGTCGAGCTCTTTCTCCATCTTATCGGACGTACCCGTTAAGACGTACCCTTTCTCTAAGAGATCAAAGTAAAAGTCATCAGCAAGTTTACGACCTTGAGAACCGTACGACTGCAGTTCACTGAATCCGCATTGAGCAGGAAACGTAGAACGTAAGTCTTCTGTTTTCTCGTCGAGGAGTTGGGCACCGATGTTATCGAACATGTTGTAAACGCAGTAGAAAACTTTTTCTTCGCGCTGCATGTGTTTGTGCCAGTCGATCCCGGTGGAACGAACGCCCTTATCGCCTTTCAACTTACCAAAACCCAATTCCTTGTACAGAATGTCGCCTAAGGCATAAGAGGGTTCTTTGTTCAGGTGTTTACGAACAGCACGACGAACAGACATCTGGTCAACCCAGAAGAAGTGCCCTGGAGATTGAACACGGTGCCAACGGTCACATGGGTCTTTTGATTCCCCTACGCCGTTCGCGTCAAAGATCTTCGCTTCGCCTTCTTTGAGGTTAAAGAACTTAAACTCGTCAGGGATAGAAGGATCATTGAAAACGTACTCACGTGGGATATTCCTCCGGTCTAATGCCTGCATCATCTTTTTGGTATCGTAAGGTAGGTTCCAAATCGATAGCATATCAGGTTTTAAGACATTGTGGAGAATATTAAAGATCCATTGTACCGCATCAGCTTCGTCAGCGGCTTCGTAGATTTCGAGGTCAAAATGGTGATGAATCTTTTTATCTTTAAACTGCTTTATCTTCTGATCGACTTCGCGAAGGATAGGGACAACTTCCCTTTCGTAGCACTGTTTGACTTTCTCAACGAAATCAATACTCGTTCCGATATAGGCTTTAGTGATCGCTTGAAAGACACGGTCACCACAGGACACCGAGATCATGTTGATACTGTTCGTTCCGTCGACCACGTCAAATTCAATATCGAGATGCGCGACACGGTATAAACTTTTAAGGTGCGGGAATTTCGTCATGTACTGATGTTTGATCAGAACAGAACTAGTGATATCAGTACCAAAAAGATATGGGTTGCGATTGAGTGTTTTTACGCCGCCTCTACCAGTTTTTAATTTGCGTTGAATATCAGAGGCTAAGGATGATTGCGTGCACTCGTAACGGCGCAGATTATCAAGGCTTTCCCAAACACGTTTTTCTTTGTACTTACGTTGGCTCTCACGAGTAACGTAATAAGGACGTTTAAAATCTTTGATAAAACGAAGATTAGGGACTTGTTCTTTATTTTTAAGATGAATAATTTCTTTAACGACTAATAGGTCGCTTCCAGGCGTATTGGCAGACTGAACAAAAAAGGAGTTTTTAAACTCATAACCTTCAATGTCATCGCGCTTAATATTTTTCATAACGGGCTGGTTCCTGAGTCAAACTTTCAAGGTCTACAGGAATAGATAGCGTCTTCTTTTTGGAGCGTGTCGCTTTCTTGTGTAACCCTTCCTTTATGGTAGCGCTTTCCCCTGAGGAGCCACGAAATGTTAGATGAAAAAATTACCCGACTCTCACTGCCTGCATTTGAGTCAATTGACTTTCAGGGCTACGACCCTGTTTGTAAGAAACTGATCATTACGATAGAAGACTACCGTACAGAGAGTAACGGTGAGGTAAATGAAAAAGTAAACAAAGCATTCTGCACGATTTTTCAACGAATCCTGAGAGACCGTTTCAAACTGAAAGGACTCACGTTCCAAATAATCCCGGAAAGAGGTTTCAACGCCATCGCCCAAACCCCGTCTATTGTTAAAAACAGCGTGATGGTCAGAACGTACAGCAATCAACTTGGTCACGCGGGTGCCGGTAAAGCCGCAATAGATAAGAACCTCAATAATGGGGTAGGTTGGGTGAACCGTGCCACAGCGACAGTAGGCGGGTTTTTCCAGGAAATGCCGTGTTCGGTGATGGTGACCCAAGAGTTAATCTCTAGCCCGGATGTTAACCCAGACGAAGTGGTCGCTATCATTCTCCATGAAGTCGGTCACATCTTTACGTATCTCGAGACCCTGGCTTATACTTTCAGTACCTGCTTTATCCTTGTTGATACAGTTAAACGTCTTGAGAAATCGAATTCACCAGAAGAAAAAGTCAAAATTCTGATGAGCGTGGAAAACTTCTCCGGGATTAAAATCAGCAATCTTGATGTCGTCGCCGAGGAAGACATCAATCCTGACGTATTGGCCATTTCGATTTTCTCTGATATTTACGACCAAACGAAGTCTGAATTCGGTGCCAGCATTTACGACATGCGATCATGGGAGAGTCTGTCCGACCAATTTTCTTCCCGTATGGGTTTGACCGTACCGCTGGCCACTGGGTTGGATAAAATCCAAAAGAACATGACCGAGAAAACACTCAAAGATCATTTCCAGTTATGGGGAATGAAAATTATTCGGTTCTTCTTCATTCTTGGTTTTGCGGTAAACAAGTTCGGTTTTAACTTCCGTAAATACATTGAACTACTGGTACTTTTAATCAAACCCGTAGATCGCGTTTACGATAAAGCAGACGAGCGTTTAGAAAGGCTACGTCAGGATATTATCCAACGGATGAAAGAACCTGGTCTTCTGCCTGAAGAACGTGTGGAGCTGAGTCAGAATATCGATGTTATTGCCAATCTGAAAAGTAATCTCGATGAAGAAAGCTATTATGAAAAACTCTGGTTGTTCTTCTCGAGTAAGTTACGCGACCAAAAAGAAAAACGTATCTTACTGCAAGATCTCCAAGCCGTGGCGAATAACAATCTCTTCGCTGCTGCGAATTTACTCAACACGTTGAAATAAGGATTAATGATGAATCGTCAATTCGTCCAAGACATCGTTGAACCGCTGACTAAAGTGGTTGGTGTCGACAAAGTCAGACTTTCTCTGGCACTGGCTATCGGTTTGGGGTACGCCTTACCTTTACCTAATGCCGCCGTTGAAAACCCGGCAGTTTGGTACCAGGAACAATACCGTTGGAAGGTCACCCAGTTTGTTTCTGAATTTAACGAACGTTTCTTGGTGGATATTAATCTGGTACAGGCCGGCGTTCACGAAGTGTGGTTAGGACGCTACCGTGCCTGTCATGTCCATACCCAAGCCGAGGTGGAAGCGGTACTGACCGGTAATACGCCTGCTGCGGTATTCCTGGCGCAATACGCAGGTGACGGGATGGACTACTCGGTTGTTGCAAATGCCGCCTTCTTATTGAAGGACAAGATCACCCCGGTTATTCTCGATATGTCGCGTCCGGGAGCGGCAGTGAAATAAGGGTTTAAAAAGATGACCATCACTACGTTGGAATATCAGCGCCCGCATTTCCCTCCTGGTCTTCGTTGTCGAATCGCGGAGATGGTCAGTGATAAATCTACGGATACTGAAGCGCAATCGAGCGCTTCAGTGCTCGATGTCTTTTTACCGAAGATACATTACGTAGATGAGGGACTTGCGTTATTCTTTAGCGCCAAGAAAGCACTCGATAATCTTATCGAACAGAATACCTTAATCAATGATTGTCTGGTGTACATGCGAACGGTTCGCCCGCATACGCCGATTGATGATCCGGGTTTAAAAGTTGCGATTCAGGCACTCAATGCGAAACGCACTGGGTTCACTGATCAATTTTATCGTAACGGTGTTTTGGTTGAAGAGTATTTTTCGGCCGTTAAAACGATCTACATGGATCTCCCTGACCTTATTCAAGGAACACGAAGTTTTTCTTCCGGGGTAATCCATCCGTTACTCGATAACGACCCAGAACTCATTGCGGAAACCTTCTCGAATTTAGAGAAATGCCGCGACCAGAATTACCACAAACATTTTGATTTACATTGCCGTCAATTACGGAACCGTGACGTCAGCGAATCGCTTCTCCCTACTATCGAAGAAAACTTCATCCCAACCTCAGGTAACGAAGTCTGTTGGCCAAACAGTTATTTGACCAATGACCCTATTCAGAACCTCAGAGAGTTTATCCCGGAAGTTATTCGAGAAGGCGTAGATGAAGTTAAATCCCAGGTTTTGGCGCTTCGTTTCAATATTGTAAAAAACACGCTAATTAAAACTTTACTGGCCGAAGCGAAAACACCGTTGCTCCAAGCTTGGACACGGACAGCCGAACAGATTCGTCTTTTAATGTTCCTTTTGGATACGCACCTTTCTGTCCAAGAGAGCGCTCTAACGATCCAGCGTCAATATCTAAAATTACAATTAGATGCAGAGAAAGATACCGCTCTAAAAGCCGTCATTATGATTAAGCTGAAACCCATTTTAAGCGAGAACCAAGACAATGGAAACGAATAATCAAATTGTGAAGCCGGTACCCGGCGTATTCACGTTTGTCGGTGAGGACGGTAAAAATCTCCGCGATATCGTCATGGAGTTAAATAACCAGTGGTCGTTTTACATGGTGAAACGTGTGGGTGACGATGCGCAACTTGAGGCACTGGAAGAGACACTCGAAGATGTGGAGAAGAACGGTGTTGATCGTGCCAGTATGGCGGCAGTGGAAGCTCTGAATATTCTCCCCTTCCCCGATCATTACCCGACTAACTCTTATACCCTGAAGCGTTCCAAAACACAACAGAACGTCGCCTGTGAAGAGATCATTAAACAGATCGGTCATTCCATTTTAAGCATGATCAAACGGGCGTTAAAATGGGTGGGTGAGAAAATCAAAGCCTTTGGTGAATTTTTTAACAAGGCAATCGGGAAGGTCAAACGGGAAGAGACTGATGCGTTTCTGAAAAAGGTTGACGAACTGGGCTTCCAATTTAAGATGCGCAGCAAAGAAGAAATCGTTAACGACGAAAAGCTTTCCCCTATCGCTGCTGCCATCAACGATAACTACAGCCAATATAGCGCCAGGGCGATCACGGATACAAACTTGCACAAAGCACTCGGTGCCTTTATTAGACATCCGGGTAAAATCGTTGACTATCTCGAGACGAACGTGGACCGCCTTGAAGCGTTAGTGAAGGCTGTAGTAACTGGGAAGTGGGACGAGGGTCACGAGATCACTTCCGCAGAGAGCACCGGGTTTAAGTCAACGGATCTCGAGAAGATCTTTAAGTTGTTGAACGCAGAAGGCGACAGCACACTGGAAAAAATCAAAAGTGGTTATCAAACATTGGCCGATCTTAAAGAAGTCGCCGTCAATAATGATATTGCTTTTGACAGCACCAAGATCGCCGACCTTTGTAAACATGCGTACGATAACTTAAAAGTCGAAACCTCCCTGTTACTGTTCAGCGATGCCGATGGTGATCGAATCATTGCGGTTTCAAAGCGGGTACATGCTTCATTGTCAGCGACCGAGAAGTTAGTTGAGCAGTCGAAATATAACGACCGTGATAAAACCGTTGTTCAGCAGATCCGTCACGTCAGTGAACACGTCCATGAATGTTTGACCATTCTGCAATTTGTGACGGACGTCTCGCTGGACTTTTACGATGACAACCGCCGCTGGTTGAAACGACTTTACATCTACATGGTTAGTGCACAACCCGAATCTACCGATGCGTGATAAATAGACTGAGAGGCGAATGCCTCTCAGTCTATGTGCTTTAGTTACTTACCGTATGGTTTTTAAACAGAAACTCAATGTTTTCTTTCACGGCGTATTTACCGTCCTCGGTGTATTCAATCACCCGATCAATGGTAGGTTGAACCGATGCGTCAGAAAGCGTGAAGGTGGTCATCTCCGTCCCTTGTGCGTACATGTTGATATCAAAGCCGACTACGTTCTCATCGAGCTGTGGTTTCAACAACGTAACCAGTGTTGAGACAGAAACGGTTTCGTTTCGGATACCATCGTTCAGAATCTTCGCGGCCAACGTCTGCAACGCAGCCCGATAGTCCATATCACGATACGCCGTCCCAGTTAAATAGAACTTCACGGAAAAGGTCAGTGACGAGTCAATAACTTTCTCCACCCCGTCATCAACGACAACCGAAATTGGACCGAAGCCGCGTTTCGGGTAGAGGTAGATATTGGTTTTCTCCAGGACTGCGTTTCCTAATTCCGCTAATTTCTCGAGTTGCGTATTAGCCAGATTATTTGCTGTCCATTTCAAATCTGTTAAATCCGTATCCTGAGAGACGTAGGCGTAGTTACCGTCAAAGATCAAGAGATCGATGAGACGAAGTACCGGTCTTGCGGATACGGGAACCGGATTACCGCCACTGTCTAAAACAGGGTCGCCTGCCTTATGTAAGACAATCGGGTTACCCGAACCATCCACTTTTTGATCCCCTGATTTGTGAGCATAAGAGATCACCGGTTGACCATTTTCAATGACAAAGACCGGGACACCGTTTGCATCGTATTCCGGGATGTCTGCGGTGTAATAATCGTAGACGTCACTTGCGTAGGTCTGATAAACGTAAGAACCGGCTACGTTACGTGCACCGTGCCAGAGTCGTTCTAACGCTGTACCAAATTTCAGCGTAACAAACTCTTGCGAGATCCCTTTCGTGTCGTCAGGGAGTAAAAACTCACCGAGCAATCCGTCGATCGCCGAATACTGATAACCGTCGTCAACATCACCGCTGACCGCATGTAATAACATAAACTCCGTTTCTAACGGTAATGCCAGTTTACGCGGCTCTTCCTCAAAGATACTGAAGTTGGTGATAATGAGATTGTTGTCACTGTCCAGATCGAAGTTGGTTTTAAAGTCAAACGCCCAGACTGCCGTTTTCCCGGTAATCCCCATAAAGGTTCCGTTCAGATAAGCATAAGCGTTTTCCCCGGCAGGGATAAAGGCCAACTGAACATGACGGTTACTTGCCTCGATGTTTAAGTAACTCTGCCCCACTGTGCAAGCAATGGTCAGTCGGTAGCCTGTTGTCGTACGGGTGATGTTGAAACCGGTTGTACTGACGTCAATCAGGAGCGTGGCGTTGTCACGGATAAAACGGCGTTTGGTTTGTTCCGGGTTTTGCAGGTAATACGGTCGTAATGAGAACGCATTCGAACTCGTATCTAATACGTAATGGAACGGAGTAAACGCGTAGTTCGCTTGGTTGATTCCATTGACAAATGTTTCCGGGGTTTTATACAGTACTTCCGGTCGCATGTTATTATCGACCAGTGATAACACCCCGTTAGTTAACGAGAAGAGCACTTCCGGCGATAACGTAATACGATCACCGTTATCGTAAACACCCTGGACTTTCGTTAACTTTTCAATACTGGTTTGAAGCGTCGTCATCGCTGCGGGAATCCCTGCATTGAGAATTGATTCCGGTGCAGTAGGCATATTCGTGGTCGCCAGATAAAGACGATCAACAATGTCATCTCTGGATTTGACAATATCAAACCCTAACAAATTCAAGCGTGCAGAAATTTGTGCCGGAGTAATAGGAGTATTATCTACGCTATTAGAAACGTTAAAAATACTTCTTTCACGAAGTTCCTCAAACGTCAAACCGTCTGATCCCCCAGTGATCGCTTCTGTCGACGTCCACGCATAAGGGAGGTTAGGAATACTCGATGAGTAGTTGTCGAGATCAGGAATCTCGGCGTCTTTTCCCCAGGTGATCTGAAACTTCTCGGTTGCGAAGTTAGTCAGGTCTTCGTAGATCTCGCCTTGCGTAGTATAAACGTCGATACGAAGGTTACCAGAGACTAAGCCCGCTGTGTAATAGATAGGCGGGATCGTAACGTTAAGAACCCCGTCGCCTACTTGCAATACCGCCGTGGGAGACGATGCGTCGTAAACCTGAAGAGAGTGCGTAGTACCGAGTTCTTTCCAATTTCCGCTTGTTCCCTGGAAAACACGGGCGTAGTAATATTTGTCAGTGAACGGTACCGCGAAACGAGAATTACCGTCGGAGATCTGTTCGATGATACTGTTCCTGGCCAACTGGAACATGGGGATCTCAATCTGCAAATAAGTTGCTTGATCGCTCGTGGCGTCTTTTAAGAACTGCCAGTTCAGAACGTTATCAGTCAAAGTTTGAATCGGACTGGTCTCGTCGGTGTTGAACACCACTTGTAAACCGTCATGCGGGAGCTGTCGAATCTCAATCGGGTAGAGAAGCGTTAACGGGTAATCACCGCCTGGTCTGACTTCAGTGTAACGCGGAATCACCACGCGTTTCAGGTTGGTGTCAGGGACCTCGATCATGCTGGCAATAATGTCATCGTAGCTCACAGTGTACCGCATGGTGACTTTCCCCGGTGAACTAAAACGACCGAGGTAATCAACGTCAGAAAGATGGCCATAAAGGTCCATGTAGTTCTGCGCAAGTAAACGATAATGGCGACGGTCTAACGCAAAGTTTTCTTGGATATGATAAGCCGCCATCGAACTGCTCGCTTCGAGCAAGTGAATAGCGGGCGCATTTACATCCACTAACGAGTCACCGTTCAATTTGCTCGTCAGGAATTCGATCCCTACACGCTGAAAGGATTCCGGGTTAATCGGTGCGCGCGCTAACGCCGCACTAACGTCGTAATCAGACATTAATTGTCTCCTGATTTCGTGAGGTCAAGGGTATCCCAAACATTAGACTGATAACCGGTATAAGTGTCATCAGTATCGTTAGGGAGTGCGTTATAGTCGTAGTTAGGAACAGCGTAATTGTTCGCCATGATTAAGTCGTAAATCGGTTTCTCGATAAACCAGCAGAGTTCTCGAGTATACGGATGAATGAGAGGGTAACAATAATAGTTCAGGTATTCTCGTTGATCGGGAGTGACACGATAATAGTTGTTACTCTTCACCGCGATATTACTTTTGTTTAAACTGGTTTCATTGATGATACGCAGATCCGGGTTAAACATGGCCACGACTTTATTAAATTGACGAATCAATAACGGATCGTCATAAATCGCACCGTAAGCGTCAAACTGAATGGAAATCAGATCCGTACTGCGGTCGTAGTTATCGTCCGCATCAAAGTTCATGACACCGCCACGTGGGTTAGTGATAGGGAACGCATAACCGGTGGCTCCAATCTGTTGAACAAAGCGCCGACCGGGGTCCAATATCAGACGATAAATACGTGTGGTGTAATCCATTCGATTACGGTAAATATTTCGGCTCCACGGCTTCATCTTTTTGGTGCGGATATTTTCCATATAGCGTTCCCAGACATCGAAGAGTCTGAGAACCGGGGAACCGTCAACGTTAGCGAATGAAGCTGTCAATTGATAGTTACCACGGATGTTGTAATAGCCGTCTGCCATCCCCCATTGTTCACCGGCAATCCCTTCATTACTGGTGTATTTACCAATGGCGTTGTCAGGGAAACCTGAAACGCTTTTTAAGGTATTCGTTAAAACGCACATGAAAGGGTTACGTGGATTGACCAACTTACAACTGTAATCAAAGTTAGGATCACTTGAGCCCACGGGGTCGAGAATCGCACGAATCGCACGAGGATACGTGATCTCGTCAGTGGAAATCAAATCGGTCAGCGTCCTATCTTGTGTAACGTTGTCCCTGTGTAAGTTCAGGTCTGGACGAGTAAAAAATGTGAGACCTACCTGATCTCGTTGCGCCGGAACGACCTGTCCTCTTGCTCGATAATTTAACCCGAACAACATTTCATAGGCCGCAGCACGACGAGAACCCAGACCACCCGCACGAAAAACGAGGTCCAGGTTGTCTTGCATGATTTGGTTATATGAAGCCATTACTCCACTCCTTTATTTAACACAGAGGAAACTAGATGAAACTGTCAGTAGAAAGTATTGCCATTCCTACTATGACCGCGGTGATGACTGCAGTGGGTGCAGCGGGTAGTAACTGGAAGGCAGAAGCCAAAAATAACCGAGCCAGTGATGTTTTTTCTGATTCACTCATTGAATACACTCAGCCGACCCGTATTGAGCCACTCACGTTAGTAGAACAAAATCTATGGCGTGAACCGTATATGGAAGATCTGATGCAGACCCTGCTCAACATCTTCTCTGGGTATTACATGCAGGCTGTCGCCCTTGCTGCCGAAATCAAAGGGATCTCGGTCACTAAACGTTTAGAACGTTTTAATCCGAAACGTGATCCGTTGAACAACCTTGCTGACGCCGTCATCGGTGCCGTCGCGCTTGAGGACGGTACCAAGTTTGGTTTGCCGTCTTTAGAGAACATGAATGTCTTGGCTAAGGCCAATCAAGTCGGGGCCATTAACTGGTCGGTTCATAGTACCGAGGCAATGCGCGTCGGTCACAACCCTAATCCGATGAGTAATGAGGGTATCGACGAACAAAACGACAAACCAGCCCGCGGCGCTAAACCGATTTCCGCTGAACTGGTATCGAAAGAAACTCTCCAGGCGTTACGTGACAACAGTAACCTGGCAGTGGGTAAAATGCTCGAAGTCACTGTGGCAGTTGACGAGAGCCAAATAAAAGTTCCGGTCAACGTTCGTCTGCAGACTGTCCCGGTCCCCACGCGCAGCATGACTCTCTTCCTGACCGCTGGCGCTCAGAACCGCAACCTCAAAGAACGCTGGTACGAATTCAAAGCGGATAAACTGACTTTCTTCGCTGACCTGATTGGCGTCCGCGATCTGTTAGACGAGCACCGTAAAAACATCATTAAAGATGAAACCGGCCTTTACCTGAAACAGATTCAGCAGAAGCGTAAGAACACCCTGGCTGGTCTGATCTCCGGTCGTCCGTCCGTTGCCTCCGCTTCAAACATCGTGGTCATCACAGAGGAACAGCGCGTAATCCTGGAACGCGAACTGAACATTAAACTCTCCACTTTAGCAGGTCGCCGTACGCTCGAACGTAACTCCGGTATTATGTTATTGGTCGTCGTTGATCGGAGTTTCGAACAAGTTGAAATCTTCCACCGCGGGATTGAAGGGTCTACTGAGCTGTCAATCAACGCCATGAAAAATGCCTCGAAGAATACCGGGCCAGACGTCATGAAGATTTTCGAGATGTACAAATCAATGAAAGCGCCTACTTTCTAAGGGAGAGCAAAATCATGTTGAAAGATTTTTTCAGATCACTGGTCCCTAACTTCGAGCGCTCGCGCATTATCGAAGAATATGAGCTGGCCAGAAAGAGCCTTATTGAAGAAACCCTGCCGCCGTATAAAACAGCCGCAGAGAACAAACTCTTCATCGGGAACAACCCGTTTAAATCACCAGCGATCAAACGTATCAACGCTTTGTACGTTCGTGAAACGGGTGCGCGTTCTAATTTCGTGAATTCACTGGCGATGGTTATCAGTAACCTGGCTGAAGGGATGCCGAATTTAGAGGCTGCTTTAGATTCGTCGTTTAAAACCGAAGCCATTATGAAAAATGGTCTGACGTACAACAAGATCTCGTTGATGCGCGTTGTCAGTCTGATCAATTTCTTCAGTCTCTACTCGCGCCGGGTACTGCTGTACACTTACGGTAAAGAGATTCCGGAGCTGGGTAAAGATTATGGTGCTACGGTTGAACCGTTTACCAAAGGCGAAGTGAAATGGCTCGAAGATCACCTAGTGAACTTCTGCCGTTGTGCGAAAGTCTTTGCGCAACCTATGCGCCAGGTTCTGAACACTCTTGAGTCTGTGCCTGATATCGTTTACGATCCGGGTAAAGAAGACGACGTGAATGCGATGGTCGGGAAACAGAAAGTCGACCCGCTGCGCATGGGATTCGTTCCTGTTGTCTCTGACATCATCTGGTTCATCGGTTCCCATTACGTTGAGTACCAGGCCGAGAGCTTCAAACGTGCCAAAGAAGAACGCCGAGCACTGGAACTTCGTCTGGCACAGATGATGGCAGCAAAACAAGGTCAAGGCGACGCTGCACAGGATAAAGTCATTGAAGTCACCGAACAACGGCTCCGTGACCTTAACTATAAGATTTCCAAATGGGAACGCGAATACGGAGTGTAAGTACGATGAACATTCAGTCTTACCAATTCAGTCCGATTGGCTTCCGCTCCCCCCTCTATGAGGGGGGTAAAACCGAACCTGAGCCGGATGACCTGATTACTACCGCATGGGAAACGTTGACGACTGACCCGAAAGGTGACGCCAGCTCCTGGGAGTTTCGTCGTAAGGTTATTAACCGGGCGATGGATCTGTTCCGTTTCTTCCCTGAGTGGTTACAGGCGCAAGAAGAAAACCCAAAACTCACGCCCCATATGCGCGCCTTTTTAGAGGATACACTTTCCTTTATTAATACAGGCCGCCGCCGGATGGCAATCGTCTCTCGCGCTTACTGTCTACAGGCAGAACGAGAGTTACCGAACAAACCAAAATATCGTCGTGGTCGTTCAACACCAAAACTTAAAATGATGTTGAATATCGACGGCAAAGATTATATGTATCATTGGTTGAAGCACGATAACGGCTTTGAAGACCTCTTGGCGACCGTCAACGTCATCTTCGGCGAAATAAGTCACGTCGCCGGTAGTAGCCGGTAAACCCCCTCTCCAGGAGAATTTGTAAATGAAATTATCTTACACTCAACGTGTTCTTTCACGTAAAGCAAGCCCAGCGCTTGAGAATGAGAACACGGAAGAAGTCGTCGATCAAGCAGTTATCGATGCCCAGCCGTCTGAAGATATTCCGGTATCCGATGACGTCACCGTTGATGAAACGGTTGTTAGCGAAGACCCTGCCGAAGAAGTTGTGGAAGAAACCATCGTAGAAGAGCCAGTAGCGACTGATGTCCCGGTAGACGGTATTGAGCCGATCGAACCCCCGCAGGTGGTTCCGGTAACTGACTCAGGCGAAGCCACAGTTGATCAGGTTGAAGCCATCGCCGCAGGCGACCCAGAAGCAGCTGCTGAAGTTGTTGCAGAAGTCGACAACGCAGAAGGTGGTGACACCACTGCTGAAGAAGTGATCGAGGAAGCAGAAGAAGTCGAAGCGGAAGCACCGGCGGAAACCGACGAAGTCGATGTCACCCCAGAAGCCACCGAAGAACTGACCGAAACCGAAGAAGCTCCAGTTGACGTTGCTGACGTCACTCCAGAAGGCGAAGTCCCTTCAAGTGACGAAGTGGTTGGCGATACCGAAGAAGTTGTGGAAGAAGTTTCCTCTGAAGATTGCGCGTGTGAATCTGACGGCACTAATCCGCCGAATGAAGGCGGTACCGGTCCGGGTGAACAGCATCTCCCGTCTGAACAGGTTGCAGTCGACGAAGGTAAAGGCGAAGAAGTTAAACCCGTCCAGGAAAAACCGGTAGACGAAGGCACCGGCGAATCCGATATCGAAGTCGACCAGGAAAAACCTGCCGCAGAAGGTAAGGGTGAAGAAACTCTGCCGTGCGAAAGTGAAGTGGTGGACGAAGGTAAAGGCGAAAACACGCACGATGGCGAAATTGTTTCCGCTGAAAGTGCTGAGGTTGTGGAAGAGCAGGTTGTTGACGCGCCGTCTGAAAACACCCCAGAAGAAGTTGCCGCTGTTGTGGAAGGCGAAGTCCCGGTAGTTGAAGAAGTCGTCACTGAGACCCCGGAAGCAGAGGCACCGGCAGCAGAAGCGCCAGCAGAAGGTGTTGTCGAAGCGGTTGCGGAAGAACCCGTTGATCTGTCACCGGAATCTGACGACGGCGACCTGGTGATTGAAGATTTCACCACCGGCACCGAAGATGAAGAAAGTATCCTGACCGAAGCGCTGGACACCTATCCTCAGGTGGTTGACGTCCTGGAAAAATCCCTCGACGGTAAGGGTGTTTCTGTTGAAGCCATGATGATTCTGAACATCTTCATGAAACGCGACGGTAACCCGCTGCAGTCTGATGTCTCCCTGGAGAACTACAACTTCACTTCTCGTACCCAGACTCGCTTAGCGGTTGAGTCGATTCAAGAAGACATGAAAGTGTGGTTCGAACGTATTATCGCGTTCATCAAAGACAAAATGGCCAAAGGGAAAGAATTCATCCGTTCCGCCTTTAGCCGGACTGACATCCTGATTCGTAAGGCAGAAGCGCTGAAAGGTCTCGACCAGGGTAAAACACCGAACGGGTCTGTTTCAGGCGAGTTCCTTTCTCAGTTAACTACCGGCGGGAAAGTCGACGGTAACTTCGCTAAAGCGTTCAATGAGTTCAAAAACAAATCAACCGGGATGATCGATACCGTAGGGTTTGTTATTGACGCATCGAACGAAATCCACAAAGCAGTTCGTCAGAACGTTCTTGATAAAGTCATGAACGGTGAAGACTACAGTGGTAATGGCGGTACACGCGAAGTCCTGAGCTCTCTTTACGAGAAATACAGCAACGTACTTAAACGCGGACCGTTTGATGTCGATGGCGAAGGGTTTAAATACAGCGCTAATCTGTTAGGCGGTAACGTGTTTACTGTCATCGTCACCGGTCACGAGTGGGCGAAAGAACCTGCTTTCCGTGTCGCCACTGAAAGTAGTGAAGTCAAAGAAGCGCCAGCGCTTTCTGCGGCTGATATCAACGCCGTTGCCGAGAGCGCTATTGAGATTCTGAAGAAAATCAAAAACTCTTCTCTGGCAGACGATATCAGCAAAACTGAGAGTGCGCTGCTCCCCGACCTCGATCGTTTACTGAAACTGTCGAACAACGTTGAAGGCACCGGTGAAAACGTTAAACAGGAAATCACTGCGCTGCGCGCATATTTCCAAAACACCGTGAGTTTCTTGAACGCGTTCAGTTCTAGTACGGTCTCTCTGTCTATTCGTACTGTGAATGCAGCACTGAATTATGCTGTAGCCTCAGCGAAAACCGCTGCGTAATTAAACATGCATACTTCCAAACCTACCGTCCCTGGTGGACGGTAGGTTTGTATGACTTTTCTTCCTAACACGCCTTCTCCTGGGAAAGGAATACTTAAAATGACCAAGATTAAAAACGTCCTCGCGCGACGTCCACAGGTCTCGATTGAGTCCGCCGTTGTAGAACCAGAAAAACAATCCGTCGAATCGTTCGACGAACGTCCTATTGGCTTCGACTCCAATGAAAGCGAACTACCTGACGAAATTGATAACGCCCTTGATCCGGTAGATGCCGACATCATGGGTTTGACGTCTTTGACTGAGACCACGAATAAATATCAGGCGGTTTATGACGCCATCGCGCCAGAGATCAATGCAGGACAATCTCTCTCTACCGAAGCCGCTGTGATTCTGAATATTTTCTCGAACAGCATTGGTATTCAAACTGCCCGTGCCTTTGTTGCCAATGAGTCTGCGTCGCATATCTCGCTGTACGAATCAAAAGTTGCGCTAGAAGGGATTAAAGAAGTCCTTCGTGAATGGTGGCAGAAATTCTCCGCCTTTTTGAAAGAAGCCCGCAGTCGGTTCGGTCACTGGCTTGAAAACGCATTTAACGGCGCTGAACAGCTCAAGAGTTTAGCTGAACAACTCAAAGAAGAAGTCACCCACGCCAGGCCCGGCTCGGGTGACATTGAATTCTCGGAGAAAGGCAAACTACTCATTGAAGGCAACTGGCCTAATGTACCGAATGAAATGATGCGTCTGGGTCGTATCTCCGATATGGTATTGAACAATGTCATCGAGGATACCTACAGCAACGCACAGGCGGTAGCAAGCGCAATTGGTAGCTACCAGCCGGGCGGCGAAGCTTCGTTCAATCAACTGTTTAAAACGCTCGCCGAAAGCGTAAAACATCCGTCCGAAGCGATTGCGGGTGAACTCACCATTCGTTTACCGGGCGACGCTAATGAAGTGTTACTCAAAGGCGACGATTCTGTTAATGCCGTCGTTGAAGCGTCCGAACCTTTCTTAGGTAATGCGCGATTAGCGGCAGTTGTGGTCACCGTTAACCCGACAGAAAATCCGATCGAAGGAATCAGAGCGCTGGAAAAGGCGTATAAGTTCTCCAAGGTTATCGTAGTCGATCTGTCGGCAGAGAATAAACTCTGGAATTCACGTAACCACCAGGTTGAGGACAAAGAAGTCTCACGCTGTTCCCCGACAGACGCCGCGAAGATCGCAGACGGTGCCTTGGCGGTAGCGAACGCGATGTTAAAACTGAAGAACTCGGGAAGTAAGAAGTCCCAAGTCGATCGCGCTGTTGATCAGGCTGGCCAGAACATCGCTAACATGAACATTAACGAAACCAGCGAAGGCGGCGGCAGCATTTCCTCAGCGTTACGTTCCATTGTTTCTACCGTTGCAAGTATGCCATCCTCAGTGACCAGTAGCTTAGTGAGTTTCTTCGGCTCCACTTCGCGTGCTGCGTTGAAATACGCTAAAGCTTCCCTTGAAGGCGAGAAGCAAGACGAAAACGAAAATAGCCAGAAACCAAATTAATTCTTAAGGTAGAAAAAATGAGCGAACAACTTTTAAAAGACTTAGCGGTTTACAGCGAAGTAAAGGCTTCTTTGGAATCCTGTCAGGTTATTCCTACCGATGCCCAAAAAATTCTGGGTATTTTCATGGGTGAGCGCTCAGAGGTTTCCGTCGAAGCCGACCGTGAATCCGTGACAATCGACGGGGATAAAAATAGCACGCTTGGTAAAATTTCGAGTAGAATCAAAGAAACACTCAAAAACCTCATCGAATGGGTCATGGAACGTTTCCGTGATTTCAAAGAGTGGGCCAGAACGTATCTGATTGGCGTAGAGCAGGCGGAAAAAGAAATTGAAGCCGCAAAAGGTCTGCTGTCAGAGCATCGTAACTTTAAAACAGAAAAGATTACGTTATTGCCAACAGTGACAGGGGCGTTAGCTGTGCAGGGCTCTTTAGATGAAAACTTCCCGAATAAGTTTGTAAATCTTCGCGGCGTACTTGAAATGATGGTTAACGTTCGCGATGGTTTGTCCGACTTGGCCGAGAACGCGATGGCGGTCGCTGAAAAATGGATTAACGCAGAGGATCATTTCACGGGCCAGGAATCGAAAGAAGCCGCCGCAGTCATTCAGAGCTACGCCAAAGTCGCTGAACCTATTTCGAGAGTGCTGACTCAACCTAATGAATCAAAAACATTTTCGGGCCCTAATCGCGCACATAACGAAGCTATCTTCGGCGGTAGAAACTTTGAAAAAGTACAAGACGTCGCATCCCTCCCATTACCGGGTGGTTATGCAGTGACTTCTATTTTAGTTAAAAAGATCAACGGTCAAGGTTTTATGGGCATGGACGACTCTTTCGTTAATGCTGTTGATACATTAATAAAAATGCTCGATGGGCTCTCACCTAACCTTGTGAAAGTATATCAAAGTGGAATTACTTTCTCCGGCGCACCGTTGAACGCCGCCAAAGCAAAAATTATTATTGACGAAGGGGTAAATTTACTCAATATCGTAAAAAACAGCCGCGAAAGTTCAGGTAGCTACGATAAAGTAGAAAAACAGTTTAAAGCTATTATTCAGACTCTGGAAGACAAGAAAAGTCAAACCAGTATTAATATCTCTCGACTGGGTTCTTTAATGCGTTCTTCGGTGAAACTGATCGAAGGCGACCGTTTTAAAACCTACCGTTACGTTGTTAAAACAGTAAGGGCTTCGCTCCGGTATATTTCTGCCTCTGTTGAGTCTACTGCCCCAGAGGCGGTCCCATCTTCGATGCGTCTGAACGCGCCAGCGTAATCGGGAGGTATGATGCAAGATCAATTTAGCGCTCCTTCTCTTGAGGAGGAGATCACCGCTGCCGAAGGCAGTGTTGAAGCTCGCCGTGATCTTGATGAGATTGATTCTGAAATAAGCGAAATCCGTGAACGCGAAGAACTGGGTCAACGTTATTTGACCCAGGAAGAACAGAAGGGGCGATTACAAATCGCCCCTGAGGAAATTACCCAAGAAGAAATGGATATTATCCTCGCATTCACTGAATCCCTTGCTGAAGGCACCGGTGCACAGTACGCCGCCGTGATGCCTTCTTCAGAATCGGCGTTATCGGGTCACCCTGCATTAGAGTCACTAAATTCATTGCTTTCGGAGCTCTTGAAAGCCGCTGCTGCTTTACTCGATACGCTCTGGGGGAAACTCACAGACTATTGGGAACACCACCGTATTCGTATTCGCGGTATGATTAACCTCTCCACCGCCATTCGTAATATGGCGGAAGAGAAGATCGGTCGACCTTACTCTAATAAGAAATTGTCGATTGTTTCCGGTAAAACAATCCGTCACCTTTCTGTTGGCAATAATACGGTTAAGGATTTCGGTGCTGTCCGTAAGCAGTATAGTACCCTCCAAAAAACCGTATTGGATATTCTCAAAGGGTGGTGTAAGGACGTTGCTGACCAAGGTGAAAAGTCTGTTGAAAAAATCACCAATGAAGGCCACGAGAACGTACTGAACGCAATTGAGCACCAGAACGAACTCGCTAAGGAACTCTGGAAGAAACTCCCACGTGAACTCCAGACGCCACTCTCGCTCTTAGGGGGTGTTTCGTTAGCCGTAGACCGAACGGATGTTGTGGCCGCCTCTACGCTGGAACTCGCAAAAGAACTCCAACGACAAAAAGTGACCATGATCTCCGACCCCGATTATATCGATAAAGAAAAGATCGCCTTTACGCCTTTCCAGCCGCAAGAGGTAATCGATTTGATGGACGACGTGAAGTCGGTTGGGTTATCGGTACTCGGTTTTATCGAGGATCAACACTTCACTGGGTTAGAGCGTCGCGTGAAACAATTCACGAAAGACGCGTACCGGAAACTAGACGGTCTTCAGGAACCGAGGAACATTCGGCTAAGTACCCTGATCGATTATCCGATCGCTTATAGTCGCTGGGTCAAAACGCCGGCTGTAGAACTGTCGAGTTTACTGCTCGATGTTTCCCGCACCTTGCAACAGCTTGCAAAAGAGTCACTATTAAAAGCATAAGCAGAAGGACCTAACGGTCCTTCTGTTATTTTTGACTTTTTATCAGTTTAATTTGACACGTCGTTCAATAAGGAAACACTATGTCTATTGTTATTCACTTTATCGCCGCTCCCTTTGAGCAATCGTTTTCCTACGAAGGTACCATCGAGGAATTCCAAAGGGGGATTTACACTATCCGTAATTTGGTCAACGTCGACAAAGCCGGGGAAAACATCTTTAACGTTACTCCGTCAGGTATCTCCACTGAGTTTGGTGTGAGTGGGTCGGCGCTGTACAAGAAACTGTTCGACCTGGTCAGTAAAGCTGATCCTCGTCTTCTTCGAATTAAGAACGACCAGTTCGAAGGAAACACCAGCGTAGATAACGGTCTTTATACGTACCAGTTCAAAGTTGGCGGGATCGATTCATTTACCTGTCAAGTCAATTCGCAGAACTCTGTCGATCATGTCCTGAATTATATCAGAGGTTCTCGAGCGATGTTTGAGATCTTCGAGCAATTCCTGATCTCCGTTCGTAACGATTTCCCTGCGGACACCGCTGTGGTTCCGGCACCAAAAGAAGCACCGGCAGCAGAACCTCTCTTCATTCCTGAGACTGAAGTCGCACCTCGTGTGCCGGTGGAAGTAAAAAACGGTCGCCCTGTTGTCGCCGCTCAACGCGAAGAGAAAATGCAGGAATTAGGGATTCTGGTTTGTCGGATCGGAAACCCTATCATTGAAGTTGTGCTGCGTTCCCCTATCGCACATCGTCTTCAGACCACTGCATTCGCTGAGACACTAAAAGGGTATCTCGATCAGAACGGTATTCTCACCACGGCCGATAACGGACGTCGTCTGTTGGCAGTCTCTGAGGCACAAGCGTCCCGTTTCGAGGACCTGATTCGTTCCGCAGTACAGGACCACAACGCGCTGGAAGGCACCGAGTTTGGTCGGGAAGAATATCTCCCAGGAAAAGAAGTCCCAGGCCGTATCTACCTCTAAGAAACCCGGAATGCAAGGCTTCTGGCCTTGCATTCCTATGACTTTTTCGGGCCCCAGAGGGAAGAATAATGCCACGTTTCACATATGAGTTACCTGACGTTGACGTCATGATTACCCGCCCAATCGTGATGGCGGTCACTCGCTCGATCATCGGTGTAACCGGTATGCCCGAAGACACCTTTATCGAATACGCGGGCGATGAGCGAGGAATCCCCACTTGGCGAACCACGCTCAACCAACAAGAATGGGATCCTACCGATACTGCAAAGTTTGGGTTCTACGGGAAGGTAAAGGTCGCCTACAGCGAAGAACCAGAACCAGATAACATTCTAACCAGTGCGTACTATTACCCGGACAACAACATTGTTTGGGCGGATCCCAAAATCAACACGTACCTGACCACCTTCCGTGAACCGGTTAAAGCACGCCTGACGTTTACTTACCGAACTAAAGATAAAAACGAAGCCAAGAATTGGCAAAGTAGAATGCGTAAGTTAATGCGTAACCATTTTATCGATCAATCGTTCTACGCCGATTTTAATTACGTATTACCGTACACACTGTTTGACTTCTTCGATCTCTTTTACAAAATGCGAGAAAGAGTCGAAGGTTACGGCGACAGCTTTAGCGAGTGGTTCAAACAAGGACTACTGGCTGACAACACCGTACTGGTTACGCAAGGGGCTGAAAAACCTCAGTTCGTTTTCCGTGAGACCCAGCTCGATATCTTAGGGAACTTTGAGTTTGATACCCCACCCATTGAAGATAAGGTCGATGACGGTACCGCGTACGAAATCGAGTTCAGTTATCGATTTGGTTTTGACCGCCCTATCGGCTTTATGATGAAACACCCGTTAGTTATCCACAATCAAATTGTTCCGAGAACCCATCGGACTCAAACTTCGTGGTATGACGCAGATCCTCTAACGGGTCGCGGGTCAATCAGTTCGACGCGTTACCGCAAATTGTTCCAGGAGCAGTATTTCTACAAGAATTTAAACAGAGGGAACATTGTCCCTTCGTTTGACGACTGGATGCCGACACAGGTGGCTGCCGATACCGCGAACCTGACCCAGTTCCTGATTCAAGTCGATACCACGAATCGGAAGAAGGTTTTGTCACTCACAGATCTCCCTAAGATGTCTTTTGATCCGCTACTGGTCGAATACATGAAGGAAACTCGTGCGTATTTAACCAAACGTACGGGTAGTTGGGTCCATGTCGCTGTCTATCAAAACGACCGCCCTTTAGATCCTCGTTCAATAACGATTGATGAAGACCTGACTATCTGGGTAGACACAGACCTTGATTTAAGGTCCCTGTATCACGTCAGAATCGGTTTATTTACACAGTTGATGTCATTACAGCCTTTTGCTGTAGATCTTCTTAGAAAACGTCCTGAGTACCTTAAAATGGCCATTGATGGCCTTGACCCAGAGTACGGTAAGAAATATAGCTACCCGACGGCAAAACCGGGGAGATTGGTATCGAAACTGGACTACGTTGACGCCGCCCGTAATTTGGCCGTCACCGCCAGAAGATTCTACTCGCCAAAATACCGGTACATTCTTCTCCCGACTCAACTCAACACTTTATTCACAGTTCAATAGGAGCACGGTAAATGTCCTTGTTTAACGAAGAAGACGATGCACCGTCACAGCCCCTTCCCCAGTTTAAAGCGAACAAAACCCCGTATCGGGATATTGCCATCGATACCGCCTATACGCCCGTAGGAACAATCCTGACGACGATAGAAGGGAAACGTTGGCCGGTGACGTGGTACAGTCAAATTCTGAACGGCGATAACGCGCCAGCGGGCTTACAGGTTTCTCGTCTTGAAATCAACCAACAGTACAAGAAGATCAATAACCTTGAACTGAAAGTAACAGAAACTATTCAAGTCAGTCCAGAATTCCGACCAGAAATCCAGGAATTCACTGTTCGTGGTGGAGCGAACATGTACCCGGGCGTACGGCCAAACGTGGGAGACCTTTTCACGGCAACCCTGTTGGACGGGCGTGTAGGGATTTTCCAGGTGTCAGCGCCACCGGAGCAACGCTCTATCTACATGCAGTCCACGTACCGCATCGAATACGTCATGCGGGATTTCCTTAACGCTGATTACGCAAAGAAACTCGCTGACAAAACGGTAGAAGAATACTTCTTTATTCCCGGCTTCCTGGATTCCGGGATTAACCCCGTTATTTCAGATTCTGCGCATGGCGACTACCAAAACCTGATGGAATGGCGAGAAAAGATCCCGATGTTCCATCTCAGTAAGTTCTACGATAAGGAATACGCCACGCTGACCTTACCGGGTCAAGGACGGAATATCATTTACGATCCTTTCCTGACCACCTTTGTAGCGGCGCTCTGGTCCCATGAAAATATCGGCTCGTTTCATGGGATGGCTTTCCTTAACGTGATGGACGGTACTATCAGAGAGATCAAAACCGTATTCGATGCGCTATTAGATCAAGAAGATATCATGATGGATATCGTCGAGACGAAGATCCCTGCCGTCGCTTCAAACTTCTTTTTGAATGATCCGTTCTTCCGTGGCCCACAGTACATGGGTATCCCGTATGTCTGTTTCCCTAATCGGTCTGACCGGTATCGGAACAGTTGGGAGGTGAAACCGAAAGCAGTTTCGTTGAAACAAGGCTACCGTACCCGACCAAAAGTACGTTATACCCTTGAGCAGTATTTCCCGGAAGGGGTGCTCATTCCGTATTCCCAGGGATGGAACAAAGGGATCAAAGACGTTACGATTGACGATTACTACATTTTTAGTGAAGACTTCTACGGACGTCGGACAGGGGAACTTTCCGTTCTCGAAACGTTAGTTTGGCAGGCCATCGAAAAAGGACAAGTATCGGCACAGGACGTTATGGCGTTGTTTAACGACGCACGCAATTGGGACGACTTGAACCAGTTCTATTACTTGCCGATCCTTTACGCGTTGATCCCTGCCGCTTTAAGAGGGTTATCGTAATGACGACAACCGTGGTCATTGAAACCGTACGCACCAAACCAAAAACTGCAGGTCAAATTATTTTTGACAAAATGTTTAGCGTGAGGATGTCCGTTGTGGATGCCATGGACGAAAACGATGTTCATTCACGCGGGATGTTTACAACCGGTTATGCGGATATTGATGCACAGGCAGCAAAACGTCCTACCGTGGTCTGGCGAACGATTGCGGAGATGGTGGAGTTATGGCATGACGGCGTGGCGATGGAGTTGGTCAACGGTATGGTTGATGCCGAGAAGATCAACAAAATCATACAGGAACATTTAGCGGATTGTACGCGTTGGCACCAATCGCAGCAGTACGGTCTTCGCAGAGAAGACCCGAGTGTCACACAGCAGCGTTTAGAAGATCTTCGTAAGATGGACGAATTCGCTCGCCAGATTTACAACAAAGTCCGTCAACACGGCAAAGACGATAACGTCACTGGATTGGCTAAGGTTATCAAGAGTGCTGCACCCGCGATTGGTCTCGATCCTTTCGGTCAAAAAGCGGTGGTCTCTAAACGCAGTGCGGCGGATTATATCCCTATCGAAGAACGTATCGATTACGACGTCCTCAAGAAACGTAAGAGGTACCGTTCATGAATACCCAATTACTTCGCCAGCAAATCATGACATTGGCGGCGAGTGGCGCCAACCCTCGTTACCAACTCCGGGCAATCTTTACGGTGCAAGGCGTTCAGTACCCCGTAAAGGCTGTTATCGGGAAACGAATCCGATCGGAGTACGGTGAGCGTTTTTGTTCGAATATCACCCTTGAGATTGCCATGATTACAAAAGACTTTAATCAGCTCTTTGCAGTCAGAGACAATCTCTACCTGACACTGTTCCAGGAACAGGTGGATGCGGTGTCCGAAGTGAAGTTCAGTAATGGCCTTACCATTCAGACGACATACCGGGCATTCTTTTCGAATAACGAAATCGCCTCATTAGGCGGGACACCCGGATTACAATCGACGCCTTACACAGACGGTTCTGATGATCTCCGAATCTTTCACGTACAGTTAGTCGACCCGATCGCATTGAGCATGTCGGCTAAATCGGCACAGGGTGTATTCCGCTTCAGTACCGCCAGTGACGTCCTACGGGCGTATATCATCGCGAAAACAAACGAGGACAAGCAAGCGGGTCTTCCGCCGCTCTTAGGGCTGGAGATGGTTGATGCTGACGTCACCGGAGAAAGCGCGATCCGTGAACAGATCATCGTTGACCATCAAGTGAAGATGACGAGTTTACCGCATTATCTTCAGGCGAAAGAGGGCGGGTTGTATAACCACGGTATCGGTTCGTTTATTGAGAATCAGCGCTGGTTTATTTTCCCGTTGTACAACACGCAACGGTTTACTAAAACCGAAAAACGCCTCTCGGTCTTTGTGGCGGATTCGCTAAAACTCCCCACGGCAGATTGCACGTATAAGTGGGAAGGGTCAACGTTAAAGGTCATCGCCACCGGCGGCGCAAAGACGCAAGATATCTCTGTCTCCGGTAACGTGTCGTCTGGTAACGGTGTTCACTTCCAGAAAGCCAGTAATTTCTTTGAGAGTCCGGTGGTGGTTGATGGCGATAACCGCGCGGTTTACAACCGTGAAGCGGTCTCTGTCGATATCATGCGCAAGCCCCGTAGTGACGGGTTAACAATTGCTCATGTTTCAGATAATCCTATTACGGATAACCTGGCGAGAGAACAATCGCGTATCGCTGCGTACGACGGGCTGATCATGGCAGTGAAATGGGAGCGGTCTGACATCCGGTTACTTACCCCCGGAATGCCAGTTCGCGTTTACTACGACAATGGGTCAGTGACAACGATCCTTGAAGGTACACTTATACGGGCAGAAGAACAGTGGAACACGGAAACTCCAGGACTGATGCAAAAATTACAAGTATCAGCCGCTTTACTCACCTTTTTCCTGGCGAAACCTTAACCGAACTACAGGTAGAGCACAGGGTAATAAATCCAGACGAAGAATTTAATTTAAACGGGAGTGAACTCGCCCAGCTGAATAAACTCACGTCGGAACTACAACAGCATCTTAATAAAGTCAATTGTCATCGGTTACAAATCCAGACGTTTACTGAAGCCGTACTTGAGGTGATGGACGTCCATCAGAAATCGGTTGAATTATGGCTACTGCGCGATGGCGGAAGAGTCGTCGGGTATGCAGTCAGTTTGATTGATCAACACCCCGTCATCGACACATTGATCATCGGTCAAAAATATCGAGGACAGGGATTAGGAACTAAATTACTCCAATCGATTCGAGCGGCGAAAAAGAATCACGCAATCAAGTTAATCGTTGTGCGCAAAGACAAGGTTGCTTTAGGGTTCTATCTCGCCCAAGGTGGCTTCGTTGACTTTGATCATCTTTCTCGTTTTACGCACTTAATCATTTTCCCGCCTTTGTCGTCAGACAGGAGTCTTTATGCTTTATCCCGAGAACCAGAAATGGGTACCGAAGGTCAAGGAATGGATTACTGACTCCTTGGCCCGAACCAAGACGTACAATCAACGCCAGCTTCTCACTATCGACGAAGTACTGAATCCGTGTTTTAGCGACCCGTGGGGACACAACACGATCAATTACGCGATTTCATTAGTCGATGGCTATATCATGCCGAAGTTTCCAAAGGACGGGGTCTACGAACCTTTACTTGATCGTTACCCTATGGCTATCGAAGCCACGCAAGAAATTGTTAACTTTTTGGAGACCGTCAGTTTTGATACCGATCAAAGCGATGAACTCATTCGTACCCATATTCAAAAACTCTTTTCATGGCTCTATGCGTGGAATACGGAGTTGATCTGGGTAGACAAAGTTCATCCGGAAGATATCTGTGTCAAAGTGCTATTCGGTAACGATCCGCCCACTTACGCGGAACGTGCCGCGTTAGTGAATAATGAATCCCCGGATTTCTTTTTACGCGGGAAGGATTATTATGAAATTGAAACGTGGTTAACGAAGATCGATGATTGGTCGGCTTTTGCCGTCAATCGTTTCCCGTATCAGGAAGAAAGCTTCAGTCTTTACTTCCCAGGACAAGGTTATAGTTTCGGTAAAGAACGTGCTGCATTTGAAATGCAGTCGCAGGCCAGAGGCATCGCTTATTCGCTTTATGGGGTAATGGCGAAAGCCTTAACCGATAAAACGAAATTGACAAAGCAATTCTGGTCACGGCGTTTAGCAGTATTGACCGATGCGGCAGTTTACTGCAATCCTGTTCTGTCGTATATCCTACGTTTCGACTTCTGATGAGATTAGAAACCATTTGGTTACACTGGTGAGGGTTTCCTCACCAGTGGACTTTTTATTTCTTAATGAGGAATCACGAGAATGAGCGATAATAAGGTATCTTACCATATCGACGCTGGCGGTGAGGTTGAACTCTCTCCACGTGCCTACCAGGAAACCGTGTTACAGTATCGCTTCGGTTATACCGAAGCTCAACTGGCCAATATGTCTGACAATCAAATCGCACAACGGTATGCAGAACTAACTGAAGGATAATCTATGGCTGACTTGATTAATCTTGGCGAACGTCGTATGGAACGTATGACAACAACAGAACAGATAGAACACGTCTACCGACTCATCGATAAAATAGATCATTTCGTGATCAAGTCGGCCAGTGAAATGTTAGAACTGCTCAAATACAAACATCAACAGCAGGACAGTACCGCCGCTATCTGTCTCCATCTGATCTACGTCGGTTTCTTTACGGGAGACGAAGGTGCGGACTATACCGGCGATGAATTACTGAAGTTGGTGGAGGATAACCTGACACGGTATAAAGGATGTCTTTACCGCAAGCTCAAACAGCAGTACCCGTGTAACCCCGAAGTAGACAAACTGAATCCGCTAAAAAGCGTATAAGCTAAAAAGCCTCCCATGGATAGCTTTCGCTATCCATGGGAGCGGCACTATGCCGTTATTGAGTGAAAAGGTTATGAATGAATTAGTTGAGTACGAAATCGTTGAGTTGGTCGTTAGTCTGGAACCAAGCTGCACCCCCACCCTGTCCTGCGGTCTGGGCACCTGGTTTTTTCATCGATTGGTCTTCGGTGTAAATGTCATCAGGAATCCCAATGTCCGTAAAGCGGTAGGTACAACGTTGATCCTGAATTGGTGTGTTATCTACCCCACGGTGTTTACCGCGCCCCAAGTTTAAATACGCGACGCCATCGACAATTTGTTTTTGGATATTGACTTCAAAGTCTACTTCCTGAGCGATGGTTTTACATTCGTTATAGTAAGCTCGGTTAAGTATCTCATTAAGGAACTGCCCAGGGCGATCACGTTCGATGCTCAAGGCTTCAGTTGACAACTGGTGAGGCGTGATAAACAGAACATGACGCATGACCATAAAGTTACGGGTGCGTTTAAACATGGCTTGTTTCTCACGTCCAGTGATTCCACCGTTATCAAAACCTTTACTGGACATCATCGCCAAATAGTCGAACGTCATGACGACAATTTCGTAACCGTCTGCTTCGAGACCTAACGTCAACGATTGCAGTGAAGAGAAAGTGAATTCATCCGGGTTAATGCGGAACATCAAGAAATGCCAACCATTCTCGGCAAACTTCTCTTTCATGAACTGTGCTGCAATATTAGGATCAATTTCGTTCTTCTTAATCTGACGTCCTAACGTCGGTTCAACACATTGCTTATACATGGTTTGCATGTTGATCGGCAGGTCGTTCTCAGACGATATCAGTACGATTGCCGGTTTCTTCGTCGGGTCTTTTAATTTAGGGATATTATAAAGTGCTGCGCCCCGAGTCATCATCATTGTCAGACCCGATTTGAAATGGTGTTGTAAACCACCGACTAAAACCATCTCACCACGACGACCACCCATTTGCTCACCAAACATCCGATTGAGTCCCTGAAGACCAAACTTGATAATCTCGTCCGGAGAGATCTGATCACGAGCTCGAGTGAAGATTGCTTTCAGGGATTCTTCATCGTTGAAGTCAACGAAATCCATAACGCCTGGCGTATGTTCAGGCTTATCGCTTTTATCGTGCGCATAACCTTCAAAATGTGTGATCATGCTTCTGGCGACTTCGTTCAGCTGAAATTCTCCGTCGCCGTAAAGCACATCTTTACTGAATTCCTGGAAGCGTTTGCGAAACTCTGCTTTACGTATGACGTCGTTTAACTCCTGAATCAGGAGACGACAATGGTTTTTGATGGCGGCTTCATCTAAGTGTAAATCGAGTGCTCCTTCAACAATGTCGACAACGTAAGGTTCATCCGCTGCAATCATTCTGACGTTCTGTACAATGAGTTCTCTATTCTTACAAAGATCCTGACGTGACGTCATCTTAAGAATGAGAACTTGTAACCCTTCGTAAATTTCTTTTACTCTGTCACTGTCGGTGGAGTTTTTACCGGGGTTAGCATACTGCATGATATTCTTGACGAGTGCCTTACTATCGCTTCCTGAACTAATCTGGTTTTCCCAGAACAACAGCGCCAAGGCGTTCACAATCGTCATTTTATAATTCATGGTTCCATCTCACTCAAATTTTATGTTAAAAAATATTTTTCACCCACAGGGGCCGTTATGAAGATCACACCAATAAAACGTCTTCGTGTCGCGGTGGTTCCGAGTTGGTTGGATGAGGTAGTCACCGCATCCCCGGACCTCAGCTATCAAGATCTTCTTTGCTTTTCTAAATTGTTGGAGACGAAGTCTTCTATATTATCAGAGGAGCAAGTCATTATTTATGCGCTGACGCAGAATTTCGTGAATGCCTTCACGGATCGCGCTTTCGAAGATATTCCTTCTATTGCTTCGACCGATGCCAACGCACTGTTCCTCGCCGATCGCAGTAAAAAGGTTGAGAACGTGCGTATCTCTGTTAATGTGTCAGACGCTCTAGCCGAAAAGAACGAATCGCCGCTCTCATTCCAGGCAACGGGTTTGATGGCGAAAGAGTATTACCTGCCGTTACTGGTGGATTCCGATACATTAGTTCTTATAGGGAGCCGTGTCCCGGTTTTTCAGGATGAGCGTGCTTTCTTCAATGCTTTATTGGAAACCGTCGGTGGTAAATTGGAGTACGGGGAATTCAAACAATACGAATTCTTTAAACGTTACCTTCGTGTAGCGGTATCCGGCTAATTGTAGTATATTATGAAACATTACTGCATTCGTGTTTATTGAATCATATGACAATTTCTTGACAGCGCTGTCGAGAGAGTTTCTAAAATAACGTTATTAAAGGAACGTAATAAAATGGCACGTCCTAAAAAAGGTCTACTGGGCGCCGGCGCTGCTGGTGCTATTAAATCACTGGTCGACAGCGTTCGCCAGTCCGTTGAAAAGAACCACACCCTGCTGCCGCAGGGCGCTGCCGCTGGTGTCATGTCTGTTGCGCTGGAAAGCTACGGTGAACTGGGCGTAAACCCGGAAGAAGTAGAATCCACCCTGGAAGCGGTCAAAGAGTCCCTGAACGACGCGGTCGATCAGATCAGCTCCATCACCGAATCTGCTGATGCAGTAGACGGCGAAGGCGAAGGCTTTGTTGACGGCGGTGAAGAACTGCGTGAACACCAGAAAGAAGTTGCGGTTGAAGCAGCTGCTGTCCTGGCGATGTCTCACAACGCACCGCGCGCTTACTACCGTGACGGTTACAGCATTCCGTCCTTTGAAAACGACGTTCGTGTTAACGAATTCGTTTCTGCGGGTGCTAACGGTTCCATTGCGACCCTGCCGGCCGGTTCCCTGCCGTCTCTGGAATCTTTCGACGAGAAAGAAACCGAAAAATGGCGTGAACACTCCTACGCGATCAACATGATCGTAGCGAAACAGCACGAGTTCGCTGAACTGTTCTATCGCACCTATATCGTGACCCCGGACCAGGCTGGCTTCCAGCTGTCTATCCGTCGTAACATGGTGTGGGAAGGCTGGACCGGTGAAGGTCTGGGCGGCGAGAAACAAGAAATCATCAAGCGTAACATCCTGCAGGGCCTGCTGGATTACACCACTCTGGAAACCAACAGCACTGAGCTGATCCCGGTTATCCAGTCTGGCGAAAACGACGACCAGTTCATCGCCCCGTCGGTTCTGGCTGCGCAGACCGTGAAACAGGGTAAAGACACCTTCGATACCAACTTCCTGAAATTCAGCGAAAACGGCGAAGGCTTCAACCTGCTGATGCTGGCGCAAACGCCGTCCCGTCTGAAAAAAGGTTCCATGACCTTTACCGACTCCCTGGACAGCCGTATTGCCCTGAAACAACTGCTGGTCTCCGTCACCAAAGGCGGCACCACTGAACTGCTGGCGCTGGACGTTAACCAGAACCAGTACGCTGCGTACACCGCGACCCGCGAATACAACTTCCGTCAGATGCAGCTGAAATTCCATACCGCTATCGGTCTGGGCGATCAGACTCGTCTGGTGAACGGCGCTGAATCTACAATCTTCGGTTCTCTGTTCGATCAGGGTTATCGCGTTGAGCTGGACGTGAAAATCGACGGCGAAATGAACGTTGAAAACGGTAACGGCGACACCTCTCTGCGTTCTCTGCGCGTTGCTCGCGTCTTCGACAAAGACGGTAAAGAAATCGCGCTGACCGATTCGCGCGTTGCTGCGGTACTGTCCGGTCTGGAAGTGAAAGGCGAAGGCTATAGCCTGGAAGCTCGTCTGACCAACATCAACCAGCTGGAAATGGGTCTGCTGATTGACTCCGACGTACAGAAACAAGGTTTCATGATCCCGACTCTGCCGCCGCTGGTTATCGTTAAACCGGCCATGGTTGAAGACGACAAAACCTATCCGCGCCTGGAAGCTCTGACCACCGCGTATCGTATCCAGATGCGTAACAACGCCGTAACCACCCTGCTGAACCGCGCAGACACCCTGAAGTCCTATCTGGGCGTTGGCGTTCCGCACCCGATCGAGTCCAACCTGGGTCTGGAAGGTGTTGGTCAGTACTACGTGCGTCCGTACTTCAACGAAGCGACCATCGATGTTCTGAACGATCTGAACAGCCTGACCTCTGCTGCAAAACAGAGCGATATTCAGGGCCTGATCGTGTCCAAGATCAACGAAATGGTTTACACCGCAGATCAGCTGACCGGTTACACCGCTGCTCTGGAAGCTGCCTTCTCTGGCCGTTCTCCGAAGCCGCACGTAGCTATCGGTACTGACATGCGTCTGCCGCAGTACATCCAGATCAACGGCGACGACCGCACCGTGGGTATCGGTTACGATTACACCATCGCGCGTATCTCCGATCTGCGTATGAAAGACAAGATCGTCATGACTTTCATCCTGCCGAACGAGTCTGAACCGCATCCGCTGCAGCACGGCGTTCTGGGCTTCATCCCGGAATACCTGGTTGATTTCAACATGATCCGTAACCAACGTATCGGTAAAGAAATCCGCCTGACTCCGCGCTACCGCTATTTCAACTTCCTGCCGATCATGCTGGTCATCAACGTGATCAACCTGGAAGAAGCGATCGCACAGCGTACCTCGCTCGACGTTAACGAAACTCAGGTTGTTCCTGCGTCCTAAGTTAACGCGCGTAAGTTAGTTGACTAACTCTTAGCCCAGTCTCCCGCTTCGGCGGGAGACTGGGTCTATGTCCGTCAAATCGAAAAATGTTCAGACCTATATTACCTTATTGAGAGTGTATAGAAGGATCCTTGAGAAAGATCCAAACTGACCGGAACGAAAGTTCCATTTCAATTCACTAACAGGAAGTACGGATGGTCTATAAGAGAGATAATCCTCGAAAAGAAAAGATGCCCCATGAGTTTCTAGTGATGGCAAATGATTACCGTACAGGGAATTGTGATTTATCCGTTACCATGGAGATCACTAACAACTATCGGTACGATCTTGCTGTACAGAAATCCGATGGGACTGACAATGTTGTATTTTCTCACGGAACGGCAAAGTTACGTGGGTATTTGATCATCCACCTTACCGTACTCTATTGCACTGATACGGTCAATATTGACGACCCGAAGAATAATTATGCTGAGGCGAGCTTCGGCCTTTATGATGCTGTCAAAGGTAACTGCATGGTGCACTTTGACGAGGACCTACGTTGTTCGAGAAACCATTACAAATACCGTATGGTGTTCTTGATAGACGAAAGCGATTTCGATACGTTAGGGTCGGAGATTAGCGTCCCGGGTTTAGGGATGCGGATTTCTAAAGCGTCATTGGTTGATCGTGAAGAAACCATTCACGATATTGTCCAGGATGATATCGGGTGTAAAATCAGTAAGGTGTCAGGTATTGTCGTGAGTGCTGTCGACAAAGAACGATTTGTCGAAGGGCTTTATTATACCATCGGTAACCAGGTATTGAAAGTCAATATCTCTCGTGCGTCTAACGAGCCCGATGGCGTCACTGTTCAAAACTACGGCAAAATTAAGGAGGGACTTCGCTTATTAGCGACCAAAAACTTCTTTTCTTTCGAAGATGCAATATCGGGAAACAATCCGTTAGGGATTAAGTTCCATACGTCCCGAGAAGCAGCTTTGAAAGAACTTGAGATGGAAAAGGCGTCGTTAAAGGAAGGGAAGCAAAGCGAAGATAAAGAGAAGAAAGCGAAAGTGGTCTCAGCCTGGATTAAAGCCGGCGGAGAATTTATTAAATCCATTCTACCGACTATGATGAAAGCCGGAAAATGGTTACTGTCTTTCTTGACGAAGAAGGCGGTGTTGGGTGCGACCGCGGCCGCGGTTGTGTTATAGTTGATTGAAATAAGGATGCATGTGTGGCTGATATAGCATTGTTTAATGACATTGTTGAACCGTTACCCAAGTTCAACAAAGACATTGCCGGTGGATTTGCTGTTAAGGATTTAGAGGATGCCGAACAGTATATCGATCGAATTGCGCATTGTGCGGCACAGGACTTTCCTCCCGATGTCGAATACCTGGGGATGCGTAGACTGACGCCCTACGAAGAGTCTCAGGCGATCATTAAAGGGAATGAAAAGGCGGAACGTCGTGGGGAAGTTGATATTGCGCAAACTGACGCGGTGATGTCGGAAATGAAACTGCGTTTTCAGAAAATCCACATCCTACCACGGAACATCAATATTCCGTTTGTCAGGGAAGCAGGGACGTTATGGTTAGGCGGCTCACGTGCAACAATTCATCCGATCCTGGCGGATTTGGTTTTCTCGGTCGCCGGGAATGATTTGTTCACAATCCTCTTCCGAGCGAAGTTCACCTTGAAACGGAGTATTTACAGTGTCCTACAAGACGGCGAATCAATCCCGTCCTTTGTAGTCTACGGAAATATCTATCAAGGTAAAACAGGGAACGAAGGGAAGAAATCGTCGTTTAACTCGACGCTGGGTCATTACCTGTTCTGTAAGTATGGCGTAACGGAAACCTTTAAACGTTTCTACGACATTGACGTCGTGATCGAAGAGAACCGCCACAACTTACGTGAGGATTACCCAGAACAAGACTACGTGATCTTTACCACGCAAGGGTTACCGCCGCCGGAACGCCGCCGCGCTATCAGCGATTGGAAACCCACGAACCTGGCGTTGATCATTCCGCGTGAAGCGGTGTTGAACAATATCGGTGTTCAGTTACTGGCGACGCATTTCTTCTACGTCGTCGATCGTTACCCGCAACGCTTCAATTTGCAGTACATCGATATGCCAGACACGTGGCGCATTATCATGGGCTTTATTCTGCATCAGGGGAACGAGAACGAAGGGAAACTGCTCAACAAGGTTGATCTCCATCTTAAGTCGCTCGACTCTTACGTTGATGGCGAGACGAAGAAAAACCTTCGTCAAGAAGGGATCATGGCCAATGACCTTTACGAGTTGTTTATCCATATCCTTGAGACAATCCAGGATCGACTGAAAGACGATAATTCGGGTAACATGTGGGGGAAATATCTCCTGGTGAAACGGTATGCGTTATCGGGCATCACGGAGAGTATCTTTAACTTTACCTGGCAGTTAGAAAAAGAACAGAAAACGCTGCGACTGAAGCGGTTAACATGGAAGCTGTCCAGTTTCCTAACCACTAACGCATTCCTCGGTATCCAACGGGGACACGGCGAACTTAACTCTGTTCAGTACCCAGGCGATAACATGATTTTCAAACATACATGTATCGCTATCCGTCAAGTCAATGCTGTTATCGGTAAAGGTAAGACAAAAAGTTTCAAACCTAACGAAACGGCTTACCACCTGCATTCAAGTATCATGGAATGTGGTTCAGTGTGCAACTTTGCGAAAGGTATCCCCGACGGCCGTGGACGTCTAAACGTTTACGCCCACACCGACGACGCCGGGAAATTTATTCGTAATCCGAAAAACATTGAACTCCTCGATATGGTACAGCGGGAAATTACCGAATAAACCATTTTAAATAATTAACTAATCTCGCAGGAGTAATTCTACATGTATAACCGTCGTCGTAATGAGATGGATTTTAACGATCGCAACCTGGCTGCTTTCCTGGATGAACGCATCAGCGAACTGTCCCGTGACGATCCGTTCTTCGAATACCTTGACGATGCGATTCGTCGCAGTCGTCAGACCCGTGAAAACTTAATCAACTTCGTTTTCGACTCCATGGAAATGTTAGTTGACCTCCGTAAAGAACCAGATGACCTTTGGGAAGGAGCAATTGAACTCGCCTCATTTTTTGCCGGGGCGCTGATCAAAGAAGACCGTAGTGTCGATATCCCCGATCGCCGTACAGAAGACGACATGCTGTTTTTGGCTGACAATGCTAATAAACTGCGTCGTGCACTGGAAGAGTATGCGGAAGAAGCTGATCGTGGTCGCCGCTTTGGTGACCGTGGACGCGACGACCGCCGTGGTGGTTTTGGTCGTAGCAGTGGCGGCTTCGGCCGTGGGCGCGAAGAAGAGCGTCGTGGGCGTTATGAAGGCCGTGGTCGTGATGAACGCAGAGGTCGTTACGAAGATCGCGATGATCGTGGACGGAATTCCGGTGGTTTCGGTTCTCGTCCAGGCCGTTACGAAAGCGCTATCCCTACTCGTGGTCGTGCTGACTCTCGTCGGGAACCTGCGGTAGATATTAATGCTGCCCGTAACAATCGTCGTCGTGTTAACCCGTATGTCGCCACCGCCCGTATGCGCGAACAAGCAAACGGGAATGAAGTGAATCGTGACGAACGTGACGATTTCGAAATGCCAGACCCACGCACCGCGAACGCCGCGCCGGCGTACGAGCGAGTAGAACCGCATGAAGTCACTCGTCCCGCTTCATTCAGTAAAAAGAAAGCCGCGCCGGCTGAACCTGCACCGGGTTACTCGTCAAAAGGTAACCGCTTAGCGAATCGTCCTATTACCCGTGAAGACATTGAATCGGGTCTGATCAAATTAGACGATTACGAAGTGGTCATGTCTATCCCGCTCCATCCGAACGAAGTGAATAACCACCGTCCAATCGCATGGGAAGTGGACTCTGTTCGCCCTGTATGGGACATCACCAGTGACGGTTATCGTTACATGGCGTTTGAACCGTTAACCGCTGAAGAGGTAAAAGAAGTGGATCGTAAAATTCACGAACTGAACGTCATCGGCGCAAAAGAAGCCGATAATCGTTATCACCCGAAAAACGCCGAGATCCGTAAAGCGATCGCCGGCCCACGTTTTAACGTGAAAGCTAACCGCGAACTTCGTGACCAGGACCGTCAGGAGTACGAAGCCGTGGTTGCCAGTATCAAGGAAGAAAACAGCGCACTGCCGCCGGAAGAACAGAAAGTGGTTCCTGAAGCCCCGAACGCGGGAACAATCTCGTTCGAGAATATTCTCCGTTCAGATGAAACGGTGAAGGGGTTCGGTCTGGGTCATATCCGTATGCAGGAAATGTCTCGTACCGAAGAAATGACCAACGATCAGAACGGTCACCTGCACACCAACTTCAATGCGTTCCAAACCGCCGCGGAATCCTACGAGCCGATTTACACTTGCGCTACGCCGGAAGAAGCACGGTTCACGCTGCGTCAACTGGAGATGACGGGTCTCAACTTCAATGACAATATTGAACTGAGCTATATTCAGGATATCCACGATAACCTGAAGCGTGTCATCGATCGTGTTCCTGTTGCGCTGGTAGTGGCTGCGAAACGCCATATCGTCGAACTGGTGAACTCTATCTTCCGTCTGGAAATGGGTTGCGGTCTGCGCATTGAAAGCTTTGAAGATCTGGCGACGTTGGCGGATGACGTCACTAAAGCACGTGGCGCTGAGTTTGCGAAGAAACTGGCTGGCGCGTTCTCGTTCCACCTGGCTAACTTCCAGATGTTTAAATTGGGTTCAGGGATTATTGGTGCCGGTGTCAACGAAACCACCGATGCGCGTACCATCTATGTGGTAAAACGTATCAATATGGTTATCGCCCCGATGCTGGTTAACGACCTGAAACTGAGAATCAGTGCTGATGCTCAGCCGGGTGAAATCTTCTTCGTGTCCCAAGAAACCTCACCTAAACTGCATAACGCGCTGAAAGCCATGAACTTTAATGCCGGTAGCGATATCGCGTGCCTGAACTATATCTGGTTCGCCGATAACAGCTGGTTAGAAGTCCGCAAAGATTATCAGGATGCTAAATCCGATAGCTTTGTACTGGCTCTGCGTCGTCAAGACTAATCGGTAATAACCCTCCCACAGAGAGCTTTCGCTCTCTGTGGGAGGGAAGAGGGTTTGTGCCCTCTTTTTTTTATTCAGGTCCGTTTGTTTCTTCTGGTGTAGCGAAAGGATCTGCTTCCTCTTCAGTGGAAGTTTCTCCTCCTTCTAACTCGTCCGTGGCGAAAGGATCTTCCTCGGTATCTTCGAAGGAACCGAAGTCGCCACCGCCAAAGGCGTCGCCACCACCGGAATCGTTGTTGTCCCAATCGTTTCCGGAACTGCCATTGTCCCAACCGCCGCCAGCGTCATTATTGGCTGTAAGGATCTCATGCTGTTTCGGGTTCTCTACTTCCATCCGTTTCAGTAACGCGTCACGGGTGGCCGCCAATGCCGAGCTGAAATCGCCAAAGTTATGCAGCATATTGACAATGTCGGTAGTAAAGACTTTGATCATATCCAGCGACGGATCTTCTTCCGTGACCGGCGACAGGATTTTCACAAAGCCCATATCGAAGCCTTGACTCTGTAACCAGTCGCGTTTCAGGTACGCTGTCATGTGTGCCCTGAGCATATCGATCTTAGATTGATCTTCCGGTGCAAATGCCCCCAGAAGTTCGCTTGAGATATAACAGTCGACAATGTCGTCAATCATATCTTTCACTTTGTCGAATTCTTCTTTTTGTTTCTCAATCCGGTTATTTTCCGGACGAGGTAACTCAAGGTAGAATGCGTCAAAATAAGCGTCGATCGCATCGAGGTATTTTAAATCTTCCGGGATATGACTTTCTTTATCGAGACGATATTCTTCAGGGAGTTTATCGTTGTTCTCGGCAAAGATCTTCTGAATACGCCCGATTAAAACACCGTCCGAGTTCACGTATGATCTGACGAGCTTCTTCCCGTGCTTACAGGTGTCGTCTTGAATCATCATGATACGTTTAGCGTAGAGCTGGTTAGACGTCCAACGGGTGATAGCAAAGTCTGCCTCGTCAGTCATGTCCACCATCGCCGGTGTAACAAAGAGACCCATATACTGTTGACGACGAAGATCATTGGTAAAGTTCTCATCAATGATCTGTTTCTGAGATTGGTACTCATTAATGTCCACAGTAGTATTCGGGATACGTGGGTTACCCTGTACTTCAATCGTCGTCCCCATCATTCTGAGTACGCGGAACATTTCCGCCGAAGAACTGACATCCGTAGGAGTAACGGTGCTGGTCATTCGTTGATACTCATCAATCAAGATCGCATAAGCTTTCTCGGGGTCAGGTGTACGCGGGTCGATGTTCATCGTTACTTTGGTTCGTCCTACCGCATTCTTCACGCCCGCCATAAAGTTAGCGAAGGTGGTCATGGCTCGCAGTGCAGAGACCTGTTTGATGTCATCAAGCAACGATTTCCCCATCCCGTTACTGTCGTAGTCGTAAGCGAAATACGCGACTTGTTCAGCAGGGACAAAGACGAGGTTAGTACGTTGGTTCGCAAACTGACGGAACATCATGATACGCATGATATCTTCGTTCCAGGCCATCTTCACGTTACGACCGATCAAACCGTTTTTAATACGGTTGAGGATGTTTTCCTCTAAGACCTGGTTATAGACGCGAATACGTTCTTCCGCCGCCATTTTGTCGGTATCCATACAGATACCGTTCTGCGCAATGCGGGTTTGCTGGATCAAACTGGAGGTCATGTCCAGTTGTTGCTGAGCACCCATTGTACCGATCTGACCATTAGTGGCTGCCTGGTTCAGTTCATCGGTTAAGTTGATCGGGTTACCCAGCTCATCCAGGACAATGACGTAACCGATGTGGTTTCGCTCATCGCCTTTCGGGTAACACGGAATCACCGATTCTGAGGGACACTTAATGACCAGCGGATGACCAATACTGCTTCTGCTGGCTTCTGAGGCCGCAGGAATGACTTTAACAGGGTTAACGCTAGTTTGACCAGACCGTGAGTTGTAAAGCGTTCTCGCGACCGTCGAGACGTTGTTATGACCGTTTCTTGACCGGTACGCCTCCATCCCTGCTCCGCTACGTCCGTAGCGGTATTTGTTTCTCAAACGCTCTTCATTAATCTGGTTACGGATATGGCTCAAACCCATAATTCCGAGGTTATCGGTGATGGTGGCACTGTCATTAATACGAACCTGATTAGGGTTCATAACCGGCATGGAGAACATGCTTTCTAAAGACGGTGCCGGTGCACTACTGCGAATGTTCTTTTTACCTTTATTCGCATCACGGATTTCCTGATCGGTAATTCCTGGGTCACCTAAGATCCCGACAGACTTTAAGGTTCCGTCAACGAAATGCGTTTTCAGTTTCTCATTGAAACTTTCCGTGGCCAGATAACTGCCGACTTCGCGAAGGTTGATGATGTCATCGATAACAGCTTCCGGGACAATTACACCGACCCACGCACCTGTTTCAAATAACGCCTCTCCGATGATCTCAGGGAGTTTATCGCGTAAGGGGTAGTATGACTCAAAATGATCCCGTATGACCTCTGTGACTTGATTGAGGACGCTTGGCGGGATCTCTGACGCCTCGGTTTTAAATCCTAACTCTCCTTGGGTCATATCGACCGGAGAAAGGGTAGTGGAAACAATCATCTGTTTAATCAATTTAATGTCGGGCGCTAAAGAGATGATTGTTTCTGCGTCCAGGTTCTTTCTGGCGCGACGACTGACGAGACGGTCGAAAATCGTTGGGTCGGGAACATCGACACCATTTCCAGGTGTAGTCGTACGATGTACCGCATCCTGAACCAGTTTCGACATAATTGCCGTAGCCGAAGGGGTGCGTTGGAGCCAATCCTGTGGACGACTGGAAACTTTGATCCCGGTAGGATTCACCGTTTTCTTTTCGTAACTATTCATAAATTCAGAATCCTTCTCTCACTCTGAAAAGGGGAATCGATTGTTCTATTGAGGAGACTGCTCGGTGGATACCACGCAGAAGTTATATTTAGATAGCGTTATGGCATTGGCACAGACATTGACGATTAAATTTCCTGCCGCCGCCACGATGCGTAACGAATACCTTTCACTTATCGGGTATAACGTCGACCCAAGTGCACCTAGCACATGGGCGTACTATATGAATCTGGCAGGACAATACCATGCCAGCGATACCCCAATGACGGTTGTTTCTTTAGATACACTCGAGACGATCGAGTTCACATATGATAACTTACTATTACACCGCGCCACGCGTAAAGCCTACGCGTACGGGACAAGTTATTATCAGAATCTGCTCTCCCGTTACCCTAATCAAGAAACGCTGATACGTGGGATTCTCAACCCGGTTCCCATGGAGACGATTCTGAGCGCGAAGAGTTGGGAAATCCTCTATTACGATTCAGAGCACGTTGAGTCACAAGAGGTGTATTTAATCAGCGACCTGCAAGAGTGGATTAATAATTTTACCAACCGCTGGTACATGCCGCTCCCTGCTCGTGTACAACTGCAATATCCGGCGACCTTTTTTGGTTTAATGTTTTCTCACCTTCCTGGCGAAATTATTAATATCCGAAATCGGTACGTAAGAACGCCCCAAGTGCACAGTTATCATCTTTGGTGTTATCTGGGGTCGCATGACCGACTCAATAAATTCAAAGACTACACGAGTCTCAAACAGGCGCTGTATCTGTACCGTAACATTGAATACATCGAGGCGCACGCCGGGAAAACCAGTACCTTTGTTGATCTTATCGCGAATATCCTGACGGAGCGACGTATCCCGCTCACCGCGTACGAATTACAACAAGATACGTCAAGTATCGGCGAAGGGATTTACAGCACTGGTACCGTGGCTAAGATCCCGCAGAATACCTTGGCTGAATCTGTCAGCGGTATTCAGTATATCACGATCGAAGACGCGTTAGAGAATGAAGTCGACTCTGCAAAAGATAATGCCGATTATCTTGAGACGCAAAAATCTACCGTGCCGGATATGGTTAAAAACGCGATCACCAACATACTCCCCACGAAAGTACTCGAATCGGTTATGGTCGACCAGTCTGATGCCATGCCGCGGAAGCTGACCGATACGTTATTAACGGAATGGATCTACCTCGCCTCTCACGGGAAGTACACTGCCAATATTATCTTAACTGACCCTATTTCGCAGGAAGCGATGTCAATGTCAGTGAAGGAGGCATTGGTACTTTGGGTCTACGCGGTGATGCAGCAGTTTGAAATAACGCTCACGGACATTCCTAAACTGACCGCTTTCTTCGCGCAACGTATTCCAAGTCCAACGTTCTCAGAGCTGCGTAAAGCAACGCAGAAAACGTACGTGACAGAACTCGGGATACAAGTGGCAATGACAGAGACGACCTCAGTAAGTACGATCATCTCTACGGAAGCCTTTTATTCCACGGCAGTCGCTATACAAGGGAACTTGTCAGCCCACCGGATGATGTATACGTCAATGGAAGATCTTTACCAACGTGGTGAGTGGGAAGTCCTCTGTCGGAAATTCTATTGTGACGAACCTTGTACACTGGTCGATCAACCGACAACATACGCGACGTGGTTTAAAGAAAAGAACTGGACATTGTCCATGTCAACCCCGCAGGAATGGTCAGATTTTGCACTGAGTATATTCACTATTGCGACAGGTTCAGATCTCCGGTCGACAATCAGTATCTCGGATATTCACAGCGCAATGATCGGGATCATGACTCAACTTTCTTCTTACGGCGTTCAGTACGTCCACAAAACGATCGCTGCTCCAGGTATTGTTTTAGACAACCTGGCGGTCCGTTACGGTAAAGTGGAAAGTAAGGGGTACGGTAAAGTTCAGCTGCCTTCGCGTGTAGAGGTCATTGACCAAAAACAGAAAGGAAAAAGTAGTACGGTGCTCCCGCCGTTTAAAGCGGTTGATCTCAACGTTAAAGAGATCTACGCTAACTACTATTACCGACTGGATTGGGGTATCGGATTACTTTGCGATACAGCGATCAAAACGATTCATCGAATCCCGATTGCCGAGGTACGCTTTAAAGGAAGTCTGACAGAAGATATCACTATTGACGTGAAGAACACCGAACTCAATGGGTTGTGGCTGTACCACGTCGATTACCGTCCTCTTGACGACATCATTAAAACATTGGCGCTCCCCGGTCTTTGGGTTTACCCACCAGAAGCCGACGACCTGCTTCAAACGGAAGTCCTCGTTCGAAATCTGGACGGTCTCTGGGTGAAAAAGATCGAACGTGATCCTGAGATTGTTTTAGGGGAAACGACTCTCGACGGTATATGGGTAAGGAAGATCCCGCGTGTTCAGTTGTGGCAAGTTATGCCAGATAGACTCTTGGGGTTCACTGAGCCGCTGTTACTTAATGAGTTTTTCCCGACGTCGGTTTTATTGCCTTTCGAATAAAAAGATTGTGTTACGGAAAAGGCGGGTCACCGCCTTTTTTGTTATGACATAACAGTTTTCACTTGGAGTCTATAATGGCCACACCGAACGGTTACTACAATAAACCCACCGACGAACTCGTCTTTGATTTGATCAAAGAAGCGAACCCAGAAAGCGACTTTACGCAAGATCAGGTGCGCCTGACCAATTTTACCGAAAATACAAACGGGGATCCCAAGCGCAACACCGCGGGTAAACTCGTTGCGATCTTAGGGATGGGCCGCGAAGGGGAAATCGCCCTGACCTGGAACCGTCCAGATATCGCTGAAATCTTTGCTGAAGTTGACGTTTATGTCTCTGCCAGCAACAAGTTTAAGAAATCCGATCTGTTAGCGGAGATCAATCTTAACTTTGGTTTTCAATTAGCCGCAGAAGACATTTACGACGAAGTACTCAACCTCAGCATCGTTCCGACTGTGACCCAGATTCGTATTCGCCCAACCTGTCCGGCGTTTACGGGGATTCTGGAAGTCAACATCGGCGATCCGAAAAAGGCCATCGATACGGTTATTCGGAACAAAGACCTCGACGGTTTAGCTTACCCGACAAACCAGTCGGTGAAGATTCAGGGCCCGCTCTACCTCTATGCTCAGGATTACACTTACGACGCCGATAACATGCAGCGGTTTGGCTACGGTGATTTGATCGAGGGGGAACTCCTCACTATCCTCAACCGTAAGTCTCCAGAAGCCTGGATTAATACTCCAACCCCCGCCGCATGGAACATGGCTGGCGCCACCGTGTACTTTAACGGACTAACAACCTCTGCTCCCGTTTACGTCAACACTAACTACGAGCGTTGCGTCGTGATCCATTTAGACAGTACCTTATGTACTAATGTTGCAGGACATTTAATTCTGCACTACAATTTAAGTTGATCAAAGAGGAAAATAAACGATGGCGGTCTCATTAGATTTAACGAAAACCCCCAAAGCGGCCTTCTATGATTTATTGACTAAATCAACCACTGCTCTCCCTGAGGGTGAAGTATTCACTGACGCCGATTTGACCGCGTCCAATATCACCGCCGTTTCTGGACGTGAAGATGGCGCGAACACATCAGTACTGTTAACCCCGGTGGCCAGTTCAACGCTGGTTTACGGTGAAGCGAAAACGGTGTATTACCTCCGTAAAGATATCGCGGGTTACGCTATTGAAAAGGCGATCACTGATGACCTGGCTAATTGGGACGAAGCTGATGCCGCCGCCAGTGCGTTAGCGTACCTGGTCGATAAATTTTCCTCTTCAATGGTAGCGAGTGACATTGTCGTCGACGCGCCGGTCACCAATGAAGATAGTACCGTTTCCGTTAAAGTGACGATGGCTGAAAACCACCTGACCCTTTTCGGTACGATCACTCTGACCATCACCGCCGCTGAAACGCGAATGAACACCACCGACATCCCTGGTACCCAGGATGGCTTTGGTAGCTAATTAAGAAAAAGATACGGAAGGAGAGCGCTTAGCGCTCTCCTTCGCTTTTTATGACATTCGCCGTCCTGAGTCGGCGTACCTTCTTCTCGATTGAATTTTTCGCATAGGACTTAAACATGAGTGCCAGCACAAATACGAATCTCATCGCCCGGACGGCGTTAAGCGGACTGCTCCAGACCCATCTGTTAGCGGGCCTGCCGTTGACTGCATTAAAGTACACCACGCTAAACGAAAGACTCGCGGTAAATAGCGATGCCCAAATTGCTACCACTGATCGTCCTACGTTTGCTTACTACTGTATCGGTGATAAAGGACATTATAACGTCCCGACCGCCGATAACGAAATCATTATCGAACCTGCGCAACACACCGCCGCCGACTTTGGGCCGTTCAACATGATCCCGTTTGTCATGCGTCTGGAAACCAATGATCTCTCTGTTGCTGAACGGGCGAACTACGGTCTCCGTAAATTAGAGAATCTGAACGGCGTGAACTATTTTTCTTACTATTTGAAAAAGGTTGATCTCTCTGCTGCGAAACCGACCTTGCGCCATACCGTTGTAGTGGACGGGGAAGCAACCACTACCGAATTTGTCCCGAACTCATCGAACCTGTTCCCGACCCGCCCAACGCTGACCTCTGCCCAGGCGACCACAACGAACTCTGAGTACCTGACTGCCAGTATGGAAGTTGACGTACCTTTCGACGAGAACGATGTTGCGGAACTGAATAATGTCGCCAGCATTCTCTACGGTTCACAGAAGCGTGCGATTATCTCGGAGATCGGTTTGGTTTCCGCTATCCAGCGTACTGTACAAGCGGTGGGTCCGGGCGGCGCGCAAATCAACATGAATGAAGCGATCTACGCCCAGGTATTGACCTGGCTGTCGACGTATCGCCAGCTGTCCTTCGATAACCAAGGCTTTGTTATCACGCTGGAAATGGGCGCTAACGAACCGATGCTGACCTCGAATAGCGTAGCGACCCTGTCTACAACATCCAGCATTACGGCCACCATCCGTTCACTGGCTTAACAGGAGGTGACCAATGAGTACCGTTTTTGGTTACCCTACGATTGAAGCAGAAATTGTTGGTCTCATCAACAAAGCTAACGCGGATCACGGCGCAGCGTTCACAGTTGATACGTTATCAATTGAAAGGGGCGAATACGATAGTTTCGAGGCACGTCAGAAGTTCATCGTTAAAGACACCTCGGGCAAGTATTACGGTGTCCGTGATGATATCTCGTTGTTTAAACGTAACTTCCAAACGTTGTTCAAAGGGATTGAATTACACGTTCAGGCAGGCTCAGGATTAAATAACCGGAAAATCCTCGCGTCGCTCTGTGAAACGTATGGTCTACCACCATTTGAGGACAGCGATTTCGCCGCCGGCTTGTTGGATCTGAACACGGATGCCGGAGATGAAGAAATCTTTATCTCGTGGCCGATTGCAGAAACCAGCTGGAGTTGGACAGGCTCTGTCGAGTTTTACCTCCGTAATACGAAAACTTCTCTCAGCAGCATTATTACCGATAATCTGGATGCCTTCAAAGGCAATAGTTTCTCGGGCATTACGTGGTCAATTCGTCAGACGGCGATGGAAGGGTTATACTACCCGTCGATCTTTGATCTTGACAAGGTGATCGTTGAAACCGATCTGAACGGTCTGGAGTACCCAGGAAGTCAGGACCTCAATACATTAATCACGGTTACAGAACTTAATGGCCTTGAGTACCCAAGTGACATCGCCCTGAATAATTTCACTTCCGAACTCAATGGCTTGGAATACCCGCCGGTGATTGACCTGAGCAGCCTGCGCACGGGTGCGTTGGTAGGATTTGATTATCCGACTGGTGTCGGTACCAATCGTTACTCGGCCTTGGTCTTGACTCGCCCTCTGGATTTCTCGGATTATCAGAATGCGATTCAGCAGTTCCGTGTAGGTAGTGAAATCACGGACGCTAGTCTGGTTAAAGCAATTGTGAACATGATTGCCGCAAACTGGGCTACAATGAATACCGAAGCGAACAAAGCGAAATTGACCACCGCGTTCACTAACGCCAGAGTCACCTCGATCACGCGTAAACGGTCTATTCATGGATGGACAGAGACAGTCAACGTGACGCCGTCTACGGTGTCGTTTGTTGTCGGTCAGGCTTCACTGCGTTACGATATCGAAACCGAAGAATAACAGACAAAAGAAAGGGGGCTTCGGTCCCCTTTCTTATTTTATAGACCATGTATTTATTTTGAAATAGTGTTAAGGAACGACAATGAATGACCAATTTTTTAGAATCATGGGTATTGACCCAGGGAGTCGTTGTTTTGGGATTTCGATTTTAGATTACGATCTCGATACCGGGAAAGTTTACCTCCGCCACGCTGAGACTTTCCACGCTGATCGCTTCTTAACTGACGTTAGTCCGGAATTGGTCTTAGGGGACCGAGGTGCGCGACATGCAAAGTGCAGAGAGTTCCTTATCGAACGTTTGCATTATTTTAACCCTGTCTTAGTCTCTTGCGAATCGGCGTTCATGAAATTGAAATTTGTCTCCGCTTTCCAGTCTCTGGTAGAAGGGATTGTGATGGCCCGTGAGGCAGTCTGGGATTTTAAAAACACATTACCATTATTTTTAGTTGATCCACCCACGGCAAAAAAGGCGGTTGGTGCGCCAGGTAAAGGTGGGGACAAAGAAGCCGTTCGTAAAGCGGTGAAAAAATTGATTACAGAAAAGACGTTGTATGTTGATAGCGAATTAGATATCGATGAACTCGATGAACACAGCATCGATTCAATCGCCATCGGGTATTGGTTGTTCCTTAAATGGAAACGGGAATTAACGGGTATAATTTAAGAAGGTAAACATGGCAAGAGCAAAACTATTAATCATTGAAGGACTCGATGGCGCAGGGAAAACAGAAGCGGTCTCATTACTCCGACAGGCGTTGAAAGAACGTGGTGAATCTGTCGTGGTGTTTCGTGAGCCTGGCGGCAATGTCCCTGCAGAAAAAATCCGCGAATTAACACAGTCGTCAGATCGCCCGTCTTCCCCCGCTGCTCGTGCTCTGTTGTTCGTCTCGGCACGTAAAGAGATCTTCGACAGTCAAGTTAACTTTGCTCTGGAGGGTGGACATACCGTTATTCTTGACCGCTCATGGCCTTCGACTTTCGCCTATAGCCCGAAAGAAGAATGGGATTGGATTTTCAATCTCCACGAAGGATTAGGACTCTTCGATCACCACCACTCAATCTTTTTCTTGGATATCGATTACGCCACCCACGTTGCTCGGTTAGGGCGCCGCAAAAAAGATGTCATCGAAGAAGAATTGGCGACCCAATTTGATTTCTACCGTGACCGTTACTTAACGGTTTTGAATGACCTTGCGCCAGAGGCTAACGGAAAGGTCGCTCTCATTGATGCCACCCGTCCGTTGTCCGAGGTCTTTCTTCAACTGATGGCAAGTTATGATGAGGTCTATCAATGACATTAAATGAACTCTTGTCACTCCCTGACGATACCGTCCTGGGTAATTACGTTGATAAGGATGGTATCTCGCTTGCGGATCGCGCGCATCTTTTTGCGCCCGCTATTCACCCAGAAACCGCCACCGTGAAAGACCTGCGGGAATACCTGGACAGTCATCCCGATGACGATAACAAGACAATATGGTTAGAAATGGAAATCGCACCTTTACCGGAACAAGGAAAAGAAGAGCCTGTTAATGACCAAACAGATAAGACGGTACCCGGTATTCATCCAGAAGTGATTGGTGCGATCGCTAAACCGGATAAATACGAAGTCAGGTCACGGCGTTTGGTTGGTGCTATGTTCGCAATGGTACTGGCCTTCACTATTTTGATCTTCACCTCAGTAGTGGCCGTGGTGTGTATCGATAGAAAAGAACTCCCCTCGGCGACGTTAGCAGGGATCATTATCTTACCGACGATGATGGTGACGTGGTATTACATGGGCATCATTAACCGAGAGCGCCGAGATATCCTTTCGGCAGTGGTAGGCGATAAGATCAACAGCAGTGTAGTAGCAGACGTTATCACCGCGTTACGTAGCAGACGATAAAATATAAAAGGTAGAGGGTCAAACCCTCTACCTTTATTTTATTTTGTCTTACCATCAAGTTGGCCGGCGTTAAGGTAAACTTCCACGAGTTCCTGGTATTTTACAAACGCCCCTTTATACTGAACGATGACCTGCTGCGCAGCGTTTAATCGCACGGCGCATTGATCTGCTCTAAAGGCTTCCCCTTTAAGAAATTGCACATTCTCAGCTGGAAGTTTGGCGTAATAGGTTCCATCACTTCCTCCCGAACTTCCGGGAGTTTGACTTCCGGTACCTTGAGCGTTACCGATGTGTTTTTGGTCGGTACGTACTCTTTCGACGCGCAACCACACATCACCAATACCATCAAGCTTAGACTGAGTATTTTTAATCGCTTTTTGTTGTTCATCGAATTTACCATTGATTGAAGACAAGTTATTATCCAATTCGTTTTGTAACACGCCCATGTGCTCATCAAGCGACTGTTGCAAATTCTTTTGGATGGTTTGCGTCATTTGGTTCGTGACGTCGGCGATTGTTTCAGTGATCTTTTTCTGTGCGTATTCCCCGGCTTTAAATACACCGTAGATAAAGAGCAAAATAGAGAGAATGACCAGAAGCCACCTAACTAACTTGTTGTTGAAAAATGAAGTCCACATACTCAGGCCACCTTTTTAATCAAGAGAAACCGCGCTTCAGAAGAGAACGTCGGTCTATACCCGTAACGTTGGTTCTGAACCAATTGACGTTCATTCATCGGAATAGTTTCGTAAAACCAACGACTGACCAACGAATGCGGGAGACGAAGTGCATAGAACCCATCTTGTTTCCACAAGGTATACTCCGCCAGATACCCGTTACCGATCTGTGCCGGAAGGTCAGGTAAAGTCTCGCCCGGTGAGAGATAAGTCCCGTCAATCAATGTCCGTTTCAAACTGAGGTATTCTTTCTCGAGGTTCACGCTGTCGATCACCACCAGGAAAGAATAAACCGAAGTCATAAACGCTTTGATCACTGCGTCAGCGATGAACTGATTTGCAACCACCTGTTCTGTTTCATTCTCATCTTTAGAAAGCGGAATGTCACTGTAGTCCAAATATTGGTGCGTTTCAAAAAAGTGGTTGATCAGGTTGATATTCTGCATATGGACTTGGATACGGGTTTCCCCAGTAACAGAGACTTCTTTATCGAGAAGATACAGTTTCCCCGCTACTACCAGACCAACGGTTTTCCCGGTCAGCGCCACCGGAGAACGTAAGTAAAACCCTTTAGCTAATGGTAACGCTTCCCCACCGCCCTGAATCATACTCGCCGAAATAGGGTAAGTCTCTACTTTCCCAATTGAACTAAAATCCAGAATCCCTACACGTAAGTCGTTAAACTTGGACGCAAACTTACCAGCGTGGTTCAGTGTAATCCCTTCGCCATCAATCGGCCATGCTCGGAAACAGAGTCCGTTGACTGTCCAAAGAGATTGGTCAACAATGGTACTGTAATCGGTAATCCCGTCCCGTTGCACCAGAAGGTCAATACGTTGATCTGGTAACAGGTTTTCGTCGGTACTGAAATTAGCGTTAGTCCCTTTAAAGGTGAACTTGTACGCCATTGCATTCAGAAAGCGAACGTAACTGTCACCGCGTTGACCACGAGGGTCGTCTTCCACCAAAGTCAGACCAGATGCTAATTCAAGGTATTGATTTAACGTGGCGACAGAATCGCGCACCGACACCGGGAGACTATAGAGATCCAGCCACCCGTTCTTCTCGTTAGTCGCGTCGAAGAGGTAAACCAGAACATTGCTGTACAAAGTGAAGATGGTAATCAGTCGTACTTCACCCAGTGCCTTTTCTTCCCAATCATTAAAACTGCCTTTCGTTCGTGTTTGTGCCTGAATAAGCTGATACATGTCCGGTCCTTTTTGATGAGTATTGGTATGTTGATCCATCGGCCGATGGTACATTGAGGATAATCATGAGCGACGAAATTGTATTCCCATATGACTTCGATCCTTACCAAGAGAATGAAAGTAACCAGATCTCAGGTGAGGCTCATACGATAACAGCAGCTAACGGAACCGACTTTAACTTTATTGTCCCGCGTTACGCGCCGTTTTTCCGTCGCGGCTTTGTCTGCCGCAATACGACCACCGGCGTCACCTTACGTCCTGACGTCGATTATTTCTTTGGTTTCCGTTTCGACCAAATTACGGTTTCTGGAAGTCAGTTACCGGTCTACGGTGCGATTGTCTTTAACGATAAATCACTCAGCGCCAATATCGAAATTGAATACCACACCCTAGGGGGAGAATTCTGTTTAGACGAGAATAAAATTCTCCAGCTCATGGCGAACAAAGCGCAAGACCCGCGTTCCTTGCAATGGGGTGCCGTGGTTGATCTCCCAACGGAATTCCCGACTATCGCCCACCGTCATGACGTTGATGACATGACGGGCTTCAGCGAAGTGATTTCTGCGATCTATTCGCTTTCTGATGCACAATCTGCCGGCTTTAATAAAGCCATGCAATCTTTGCTAGAACACATTGCCGACCACAACAACCCACACAAAATCACATTGGCCGATTTGGGTATTGACGATCTGGGTAATCTGGTTCCGGCGAATAAAGAGCAGGCAGAAGGCGGTACAGATAATACGTACTACATGACGTCTTTAAGAACGTCTCAGCAATTCCAGGCAATTTACTTGCCGTTACTGGAAGCGCACGAGAACGACGACAGTAACCCGCACAAGGTGAATAAAGCCCAAGTTGGGTTAGATCTGGTACAAAACTACCGTGTTGCGAACACCCTCGAATCTTCGGCAGGGGTAGCGGATAACCTGTACCTGACCCCGTCGGGCGGCAGGATTCTGGCAAACGCGCTGGTTCCGGGTATCATGGAGTTCCACACCACGAACACTAATAACCCGCATGGCGTCACTAAAGCACAAGTGGGCTTGGGGAATGTCCCTAACTACACCACAGCAACGGAAGAAGAAGCGTTAGCGGGTGTGAGTAAAACGACTTTACTGACCCCGTATCTGGCCAACCTGATGTTGACAAACTCAACTGACCAACCGCTGGCAGCGCACTTACTGGATAAAAATAATCCGCACAGTGTGACCGCGGCGCAAGTCGGGTTAGGTAACGTTCAGAACTACGGAACGGCAACGAACGACCAAACCGTTTTAGGGACTGCCGCCAACCTCTATACCACTCCAGCGGGAATTGCGTATTGGTGGACCAATGCTGCGAAAATTTATGTCGACCAAGCGATTGAACAAGGGACTAACTTAACGGCAGCGGATGTAGGCTTAGGAAACGTGGTTAATGCCGGCTTTGCCTCAAGTGCAGAGAACGCCGCCGGTACCGTCACTCAGAAATACGTCGATCCCGCAGGTGTGGTGACGGCTATTAAGAACAACGTAATCGTTCGTGATTATTCCTGCCAGCCGAGTTATATCGCTAAACTCACGGCCGGGTTCCCGGCCGGCGGGCTACTCGATGCGGCGGTAACGCATTCAACGGGGATTAACAAAACGTGGGATGCTACCCTGCGTACGTTGACTTCTCCGTTACAGGCCGCGGATAAAGTATCGGCATTGTTGATTGCGGCGCCTTCTACTTACTCCCAGAAAGGGTATGTCGATGTGGCGACGGGTACTTCAGTACCTGGGTTTATTTTCGGTTACTATCAAGACACTAGCGGTAATGATAATTACGCCGGTATCTTCTTTAAAAACGGTGCGGTCTATCTCGGTACGTATATCGCCGGTACTTGGACCAAAGGAAGTGACGTTGCAATCGCGGCGTTAACGGGTTCCTCTATTCAGGTTACCTGTACGAAATCCGGGACCAGTATGTCCGTGACCGTAGCCTCTACGACCGTCACGGTTGACGTGAGTTCGGTGACCTTCAGTTCATCCGCTTTTGCGAACATGGGTGGGTTTATCGTCAATGGTAAAGATTCGCTGATCTTTACGCCTACTACCTTCGGTGGTTTGGTTTATAGTATTGTCGATGTGATCTCTCGTCAAAGTTATAAATATTCCGGTTCCGCTTGGGCGATCGACGAAACCGCTGACATGACTACGTTGGACACCGATCTGCGCGTAGGACGTACTATTTGTAACTTAGGGTCCAAAGAAGTTTTCATGCCTTTACCCAACAATCAATTTGCGGTCCTGAATCCACCGACTTCCCTTTAAGCGAGGTTTAAAATGACAGTAAGTACGGCAGCTTTGAAATACCCGCTTGATCGGACAGGCGCCGCAGCGAGTAATAAAATTATCAACGAGGCACGTACGGTAGGGCGCGAAGTTTATCGCGCCATTGCGCCTTACGCTGGCGCATTCTTTACCAAGAGCATGGTTGTGGTCGATCAGGCCACGGGCGCAGTGTTGACCCTGAATACCGATTATAAAATCCTTTATCCGTACCAAGAAGCGGAATTGGAAATCGGTAAACCTATTTGTACGATCGTACAAATTCTCAACGCTAACGTGACCGCAGTCTATCTGACTTACCAATGTGTAGGGGGTCCCTACACCACTGCCCGCGATGTCCTTGTTCAGTTGATCTCTGATCTACAGCAGGACAACCGTGCGGTGACGTGGGACGCCATTCTCGGTAAACCGATTGAGTTTAACCCGTCTAAACACCTTCACTCCGCGACTGACCTTTACGGTCTTGAGTACGTGGTGTTGGCCTTAGAAGAATTGGTTCAGGCGGCCTATACCGGTGACGTTTCTTCGCATGATGTTCTTTACAACTACATCGACCGTATCAAAGCGTACCTCGACGATAATCTCGATGCCCTGCACCAGACCGATACAGATCTTTACGCAGAAATTGAGCGTTTAGATAATCGGATTGACGGGGTGATTAACAGCATCAATGGTGTTCAAACGAATTTGACCACGCATATCGACGATGTTAGCAATCCCCATAAAGTTACCAAGGCACAAGTGGGGCTGGGGGCAGTTGAGAACTATCGTCCCGCGACGCAGGATGAGGCGGAAGCTGGCACAGCACTGAACGTGATTATGACCCCTTTACGCGGGATCCAGCAGATCACTAAGTACATTGCGACCAACGTCACTCCAACCATAACGAGCCACGTACAAAACACCAGTAACCCGCATAACACCACTGCCGCCCAAGTCGGGTTAGGTAACGTGACGAATAATGCGCAGGTAATTCGTGGTGGCGGCACGAACATGTTAACCAACACAATTCGTATTGGGTGGGACGGCACGCAAATTTTAGCGCAGGTTGACAACACCTCAATGGGTCGCGTACACACCACGAATCAACCGGATCCGAATATTGCCTCGCACGCGAATAATAAGTCTAACCCTCACAGCGTTACTAAAGCGCAAGTGGGTTTAGGAAGTGTCCCGAACTGGCGAGAAGCTACCGATCAGGAAAACTATGATGGTAACGCCGGGAGCGTCTTCGCCACGCCGTACAGTATTCGACGTTACACAGATGGTTACCGTACGTTCTCTTACAGCACCCCGCCTGGTAGTACATCGGGATATCGTGAAGGCCACATCTGGTATAAACTTTTCTAAGGGGGTAGAGTAAATGCGTAGTTACCCTAGATTAGTCAATGGTGGCGGCTGGCGTGGTGTTGATCTTCCGTGGATCGTTAACGGCGGAAGTTGGCATCGTGTTGATAATGCCTGGGTAGTTAATGGTGGCGTGTGGCAACCGCTGTGGGATAAGATTGATCTTCCGCAGAGTTTCTGGAACAGCACGCACGAAGGTGGACGAAGCGGTTCTATCGGCGGGGTTCTTTGGGGTAACTCGGTTTACTCCACGTATTGGGATCTCCCGACAGCGAAACGAGTCGTGGGCGTGGTCATCGATATTACCCTCGACGGTAACCAGGGTGGTTGGCATGGTTCCGGTGGTAAGTACGGTGCGAACCAAACTCGGCCGGGTGATTGGTCCTGGGATGCCCCGTCGGGTTCCGGGGTAAAACGTTCCCCTGTTTTACCGTGTTCATTCGCGGCCGGTGAAAGAATCACAGTCTGGGCATACGGCGGTGGATCTGACAAAGGTGACGGAAAGAACTTGCGTAACATTACATTAGTGGATGTGATTTACGGTTGACATCACAGACTGGAGGACTTTCGTCCTCCAGTCTCCTTTTATGCTGTTGGTACCGGTGCTCCCGATTCGTCGTTACCTCTTTCCACGCCTTTGTGCGGGTGTTTAACCAGACTCACGCCCGCGGCAATAACGTCCACAGTGGTGGTCACAGTACCTTTCAACGTTGCATCGTAGTTACTGTCTGTCGTTTCTTGACTGATCGGTCCGTTTAATTGGATAGCGCCGTTCAAGGCAATAATCGGCGCAGTTGTATCAAACCGCTCCCCGGCAGTCAACGCGATCCTTTTTCCTGCCTCTACTTCCAAATTCTCCGTCGCCTCAATCAGAATATTTTCCGCTTGCATGATGATTTTTTCTTTACCAACCAGAATCAAATCCTCTAAGCAAAAGACGCCAATTTTCTTGTCACTCATCTCCACCATTGATCCTGAGCTGTTTCGGGTACGAATAAGCTTCTCTTTAGTCTCAAGATAAAACTCGTTCCCTTCATCATCACCAAGACTAATCGCACCCCCCGCCCCATTCAAAGTGATATGGTATTTACTGATCTCGCCATTGGCTTTTGAGGTGGTGATATTGATCGCGCCGGTATGACCGGAGATTTCAATCATGTAATGGGTGTCAGGACTAGGGACACCTGCTTCTCGATTCGCAGAGACCAACAGCCGTTTGGTTTCGAGTCGTCTGGCAACCGCACCGTCACCACGTTCACGCCAGTAGTAGGTATTCATGTCTGCGTAACGAATCAGTTCTACTACCTCGCCACGCTGAACATCAGGGGCAGTACTCCAACTGCTGTCCACTGGTCGCCACTGAGCTTCGATCGCGGTGTCGGTCACCGCAGTAGCTTCAATCTTTTTCCCCGAAGCATCGACGCTCTCAACAGTAAGTTTCTGTAACTGGCTTTGTACGTCCCCTTGCATCCACGGTGTCTTCTGGTGAGCCCAGACTAAAATGTTGTTTTGTCCTAGGGGTTTATTCTCGGCAACGATGCCAAACGTCCTCTCGACGATATCGTGGTTGTTCATTAAGTCCCCTTATTATTTTTCACTTTTCCGGCTATTGTAATAGAGTCCACTTTTTGTTACGGTACGAATAAATGATCAAAGTGATTGAAACCGAAATTTCTCATAACAAGCGCCTGCGATCCGGGTTGATTGAGCGTATCCTTTACAAACCAAAAAGTCCTTATCAAATTATCATCGGCCCCAACGGTTTTGGGAAATCTGCACTCTTGGACGAAATCACGGCTTTCCCTTCTGCGTCTAACATGTTCGATAAAAATGGTTTCTCTCGCCTTTTGTTAGAAACTGATCACGGGTTAATTGAAACGAAAACCATTGTCGGCAGTGATGTTAAACACGAGTTTTGGTTGAACGGGGAAAACCTGAACGATGGCGGAACTTCTACCGTTCAAAAAGATCTGGTGCAGAAATATCTGGCGGTTGATAAACTCTCCGCGATGATCCAGGCAGGACAGTTCTCATTCTCTGGTGCCGGTGCGGCAAAACGTCAGGAAGTATTAACTGCCTTGGCCGATTCCGATATGTCGTTCGCTAACTCATTATTCGGTAAAGCCAGAAAGAAACTGTCACACTCTATCGGTGCAGTTAATGCGCTGGAGGAGTCGTTAGCAGAAAAAGAAACCCAACGAATGTCTGACGACGAGAGAGCCACTCTTACCGCTCGTCTGACGGAATACCAAAGTATCGTTACTGAGGTATTAAAGGATTACAATGAGGAGCAAAACCGCAGTCAAGACTCCGCCGGAATCCAGTACCAGTGGCAACAATTGCCCCAACAAATAAAAGAAACCTTAAAACAATTACCAGATACCCCGTTAAACGCCACCAATCGCTCTCTGTGGCTTGAAAAGATCAATAAGCTAAAAGAGTATGTCTTTGGTTTAGAAACGCGTAAGAAGGCATTACAGGAAGAATATGACGAACTGGAACTGATACTAAAACGGAATGCTGACGCCAGTGAAGAAAACTTAGCACGGTTGCGTAACGAAGTGAATCATTGGGATCGGCAGTTTCAACAGGCATCACTGGAGAAACTTTACGCCCCAGAAATGGTCATCGAAGAGACCACTCTGGAAATGGCGTTAGAGCAACTCGCCATGATCTTCCCGGAGTGGTCAAAAACCCTGACGGAAATTCAACCTGACCCAGAAGGACGGTTTACTCGACAAGGCTACGAAATACTCTTGAATAACCGCCAACGTTTCCAGGAGCATTACAATAGCCTCTCTGCTAAGTACGCGCAAACGTTAGAGCAGATTGACCACATCAACCAAGGGAAAGAAGTTCAGTGTCCACAATGTCGTTTTCAGTTTATCCCTGGAGTGTCTTCGGACTCTCGTCCGCGGTTAACTAAGCAGGCAGAGGAACTCAAGGAGAGCATGATACAGGGTGAAAAGGCCATTGCCGAAAACCAACGGAACATTGAAGAGGTTGAACAGTGGTTGTCCCAGTACCGTAATTTGATAGGACTGCGGAACCAAGCCCCTGCCGCCAAAGGTCTTTTTGCTCAATTGGATAAACAAGTCACGTTAAAAGACGAACCGTTACGAGCCGTCCAGGTGATGTTGTTACTCAAAGAAGACCTGGAAAAACACCTTGAGGTATATCGGGCAAAAAATAAATTACGAGAAGCGCAATTAGTGCTTTCGCAATTACAAGAGAACGTCGTCACCGGGATTGATGGAGTCAGAGTACGTTTCGTCAAAGTCAAAGAGACGCTGGAGGACATCTATAGCGAATTAGCGCGTTCTAAAGAGGAAGGAAAACTCTACGAAAGAGGGTTGAATCTGGCTGACCAATATACCAACGCTGTCGAGGCAGTCACGGGTAACTACGAAAAACTGGTCAAGGATACTGTCAGTGGTATTCAATACTTGTTCAACGAAACCCGTTTACTGCTCATTCAGGACTTACAGGGTCATATTGGCACATTGACCAAAACCCTTAATGATGCCAAGACACTGGAAGACCAGATTAACGATACCCGGAAACAACTGGAGAAACAAAAAGAGAAAGTGGATTGTTACCGTCTGTTGGTTGGGACACTGTCACCAAAGTCAGGGGCAGTGGCCGAGCAGATGAACGAATTTATCAAAGTCTTTATCGGTCAGGTCAACGAAGTCATTGCGGATATCTGGACGCATTCGATGGAACTGTTAATTGGGAAGCCAAACGACAGTGATCTGTCGTACGAGTTCCCGTTACGTCTCCATGACTCCGACGATTACATTGTACCGGATATGCGGACTGGGTCAGACGGTCAACAGAAGATCATTGATTTCGCGTTTCAGATCACAGCGATGCTCTACCTGAACCTGAACAATGTCCCACTCTGTTTAGACGAAGTCGACCGCCCTCTTTCGCCTGAGCACAAAGCGAGACTGATGCAGTTCATTACACGCGGTGTTGAGAACGGGCGATTCTCACAGGTGTTCTTGATTTCGCATCACGCAGTATCGCATGGCGCTTTGCCTTTCTCGGACATCATTGACTTTGATTTCCGTCACCCTAAAGACGGTGTCAACACCGTGGCTGAATTTTACTGAACATAAACGGACTGGTCTTTTCCAGTCCGCTTTATGCATATATCACTCTAGTGTAATTACCCCAACTAAAGGAGTTGCAATCATGCAAAACATTTCGAAAATGACAGACCGTTTAACCAGTTACGGGAAGCCGACACGTACCGGTGAAATTGCGATCCAACATCAGACCGTGTTCATTCGTACCGCAGCGTTAGGTGACGATGATCTGGTCGACAATAACTACTCGGGTTTTTCCGATGCCCGACTCACTGACATCCTTCATTCTGCACCGTTCCAGGTAGCCGTCAACAACATCGCGCAATGTTTCGAAGACAACGTCGCCAATGTCGACGAGCAATTCTTCCCGGTCATTGATTTCAATGCGGGTTACGAAAAGCTCCGTCAGACGGTCGTTAAAACGCTGCCTGAAATTTCAGATTTGCGCATTGAAATTCGCCAGGCGCAGGTCTTCTCTCAGAACGTCTATTATTTCGTGAAGAATAAAAAGGACGTAACCGAGTTTGAAGACCAGTTCCGTCAGATGTTGGCGGAAAACGATCTCCCGGCAGAAACGGTCAATCTGATCTTTACCTGTCATACCTCGACCACACTCAGTCAGATGTATGAGGTCATGACGATCCTCAGCATTCTGCTGCGTGAGACCGCAAAAGAAGCCATGTTTGTACCGGGCCGGGTTATCGGTAACTTCAGTCAAATCACGCGAGATAACCGCTATGCGCTTTAAGGAATCTGAAGCCGGAGAAATCCTGCTGGCGTTAGAAAGAACGCGTGAAAGTCGCGCCGCTGAAAATCTACCTTATATCCAGGTCATTCGTGCGGAAGTCAGAGGTTACGACGAGACCGTTAAGACCTTAGCGGCGAAGAAAGTCGTTAAGTTCCTGGGGTATACGCCGATGATTATCCCAGAGCTCGTCAACCTCACGGAGAAGCTCGAACAGCCTAATCCCTTCCCAATCTACATTGGGAACGAAACGCTCTTTGAGAGCGATCTGAATACGGTTATAGGCGATTTCCCTGACGAGAACCAAAGAGGTTAACATGGACTACTTTGAATTAATGAGGAAGCGCAGAGAGCTGAAACGTCAACTCGTTGAATTGAAGGCGAACCGAAAGCCGGAAGAGATCATCAAGTTGAAGAGAGAGTCTCTCGTCTTAGCGGATAACGGCTATAAGGTTGTCGTACGTGAAGTCGAGACAACCGTGAAAGAAGAACAACTCTTAGCGGAAATCACTCGTCTGAAAATGCTGATGAATCAGCCGTTACTATCGCAGGCTTAATTATCCCCTCCGTCAATTTCAAGTTTTAAACCGCTCGGTTATCTTTTGAACAAACCATAACACACATGTGACTATTAACACGTATACAGGAAACTGAACATGAAAGTAACTCTGAACGAAACTACCGCTGAAAAGATCAATGCGCTGACCACCGATACCGTCTCTGCTGAAACGGTCATTGACATGGCAGTCGATTCGCTGACCTGGGTTAAGTCTTCACTTGACCAGGGTAAAAGCGTCATGGCTGCAAAAGCCTCTGACGACGGTTGGGTAGAAGAAGAGTTCTACCCGGCAACCGAAGTGCTGAACGAACTCTATCGCCCGTCCACCGACGAAGCGCCTGACGCAGAGTAATTCTGCGTATTAGGAACATAAGCTCTCTCCTCCGCAGAAGCGGAGGAGAGAGTCTCTATGCTTCTTTTTTTTATTTTGCTGCCAATAACGCCTGAATCTTGATACGTAACTCAGCGTTCTCTTTTTGTAGCGCCAAGTTCTGCGCGTAGGTCGACGTGCGATTGGTGATAGCTGACAGTCTCGCTGCTTCGATCGCGTCTGCCTCTTCCGTACTGATCGCTTCAATTGTGGCCAGTTGATCTACGTAGATCTCAGGAACAACGCCGATCGTGTCAGAGATCAAGTTGCCCATCTGTTCTTTCAAGAACGAGTAATCGAGGTCTAAACGCATCGGACCCAAAGACGCAGAGAGGATCACCTGCCCCCAGTTCGACATCCCGATCCCCGGGAAAGTTTCAATGTAGGTATCGGGAACCGTAATGACACTACCAGAGGACGAATACAGTACACACATCGCCGCGCCAGCAGACAGGTCTGCGTTATAGTCAGACTCCGTGAGGCCCTTAGGAGAATAGTAGACGTTAAAGATATCAATCCCTTCCGCTACCATCTCGGTAAAGAAACGAATAGCGGTACATTGATAAATTAACGACTGGCTGGCGGTCCACGGTTGTATTAATGACCATTTCCCTTTCAACCCTAAGGCAGGGGTGTTACGTGTCTTAGCCATTCGTTTTAATCCTTACTGAAACCGTTTTTCACCGGAACCAGATACTGAACGGTATTGACCGTCATGGTGATGTAAACCACCCCGTTACGCGTGGCACGAGTGTATCCTGTCGGCAGGATAGAAGTAGCCGTTGCCGTTTCTGCAATCTTCAGAAGCGCAATCAAGTTGATAATGAAGTTTCGGGTCGCTTCTGGAATCTTACCGAATTCAGAGCTGGTTGGTGCGATTGCTGCATAGCGCGGCCAGAGTTCGGAGAAGACGTAGGAAACGTTATAGTTCCTTACGTGACCACAAACCAAGAGCTGAAGGTTCTGATACGTGTTAAACGCAATTTCCCCAGCGTCAATGACATGCTGTTGTTCATAGTCCGCCATGTACTTATCGGTATAAGTCAGGAAATCCTTATACGGTAACACCGGGGAATAGAGCGCGGTAGTATCCAGCTGATTAGGGAGAGAGATTCTGTCCCAAACCGGCACCACGTAATATTCAGTCGGTGTAAAGAGATCTGGTAATACAATCTCCCACGTGTCAGTACCTGCCGTGCTGTTCCCTAGGATATGTTCACGAATCGCGTTTTTGATGTAATCAAGGTTCTTACCGGCAGACCCGTAGATCACGACGTTGATCGGAATTTGCAACGTGACTTCGTCGTTATCTTTTGCCACCCACGTAAAGTAGCCGGTCCAGATATCCGTCTGCGGGTTCTGACCGATAGCGTTCGTGATGCGTGCGGTGTTACTCACCGGGGTAATAGCTTTGATCGCCGCCACCGCAGCGTCAGAATCACCAACCAACAGATCAATGTCATCAAACGGCATTACGACGCTAAGTTCATAAAGCGGATATTCCACCAGGAAATTATCGATCGCGTACCAGACAAACAGTTCGTTCTCTTCCCCAGAGTTACTAAAGGACATTTGGAGACTAGAAGGAAAATTATATGATCCATTGTTGACAATTGCCCCAACTGATTTTACAGTGAGGTAATCCGAAAACTGCGCGTTCAGGTTCTGAAGTAGTGCGGCGGTGTCTGTGGTGATCAGACCATTAATGCTTCGCTGATAGAGCCACTGTGAGACTTCCAGGATCTGCGTGTAGTAAGTCAACCCTAGATTACTTTTGGTACCGTCGCGGGTGACAGACAGCGTCTTTAAAATGACATCGGTGTAATCGGCAACAGAATATGTCCCTACGTCTGTGCTGTAGGTTTCACCGTGGGTGGTAAGTTCACCTACTTTTGCAGTCTGTCCCACTGCGTTATTGATAAAATTTTTAATAGTTACAAAACTATACACATTCAACATTGTTTCTACTCCATAATTATTATTAAACAGGAAAAGAACCTGTCAGCGGAGGTACCGCCGTGAATTACTTTTTCTTGCGTTTTTTACCGTACTTGTATTATTTCATACGGGAGCAATACCGTTTGGATAATACCAGAGAACCACCCCCGAAAAGGAAGCGTTACTTCTATCGTACGATAATAACCATTTTAATTTTCACTCTTGGTTTGTCGTCAACGGTAGGTTATGTCAAATACCGTGAATTATATCGTAATTATAATGCCGCGTTAAAACGTCTTTCCGATGCCAGTAATCAACCGGTATCAGGAATCAGCCGCGATCGTTATGAAGCCGATATTCATACGTTGACCATGGAAAAATTTGGCTGGGAAAATGACGCCCGTCTGGAACTCTCTGAACTCCAGAGAATTTGTACCAAGACGCCCAGCGCGTGCGACGCCCAAAGCCATCACATCATTGAGGAATTTCAACGCCGTCACCCTTGATTTCTTACGCGACGCTTTATTCTTCTGAACATACTTTGAAACAGGAACTTCTGAACATGAAGATTGAGCAACCGTGGGAAGGTGAATTCCCAGAACCGGGCAGTTTTAATCTTGTTTTATTCTGCGACGGCGGAAGTAATACCCAAACGTTACTTTCTGGCTGGGGCATTCACGGATATTCGTACCCGGTTGCGGACAAGAAAGAAGCGAAGATTAAAAAGGCTAAGGGTGCGTTTACTAACATCGGTTATGTCGACGGTAGACAACACCGGTGTAAAGATGTCGTCACTAAGGCAGATGAAGAGACGGGCTTCACTGGGCAGGTAGATAAAAACTATCTTATCTTACACGCCGATGAAAATAAAACGGTGAAGCCTGTCAACCCCATCAGCTTTATTGATGCATACGGTGGTCAGTACAAAACCAGTAATAACTTTACTGAGTTAATGGGGATGTTAAACAGTCTCACAATTGTCAAAGAAAAGAGCCCAAAAGAGTCTGTTATTTTTGCGGACTCGAAATATGTTTTAGAAGGGTTACTTTTCTATCGTGTTAACTGGGAAAGAAACGGTTGGTTAACTGCTGACCGTCGACCTGTCCAAAACAAAGATCTTTGGCAATTGCTCTGTTCTCTCTTCGACAGTATTGTTGAGGAAGGGAAAACCAGAATGTTATTTGGGTATATCCCAGGTCACGCTGGTTATACAGGGAATGAACGTGCTGATTACAACGCCAACCGCGGAATGATTCTGGAACGCGATGAACCCGGTAAAACCGTTTATCTCATTTCAGACCGTAAAGGATACGTACAAAACACCAAAACCAGTAATCGCTTACTGGAACAACGTTGGTGGTATGCGTTAACTGACCGGACACATTACAAAGTTGACTATGACGATCGCTACGTTTATTTCTTCGGGAACCACGGTAACGACACCGAAGTCGACATGATCGGTAAGGCCACTGCCACTGCTAAAGTAGCCATCCTCTTCGCTAAGGAAAAAGAACCTGTCCTGGAATTACTCGGAGAGTTTCTGAAGAGCCGGTACTACGACGGCACTCAGATCATGACGCTGGGTCATCTTGAAAATATCCTTAACGCAGATCGATACGTCAGTCTGATACAGGACAAACGTTCTGTCTTATGGGACGACGCCGAGAAGAGCACTATCCGGTCTCCGGATAAAGTTGCGCTTATTGAGGAGCTGAGACCGACCTTTTTAGGTTTCCGTCTGTTGACGCGGTTTGAGACACTTCTGACCATGTTAGGATACGGGTTTACAGGCAAGGGAAAAACGACGATCACGGATATCACTTCATACTGTGTGAAGACGACCCAAGAAGGGAAAAAGAAACCTGTTACAAAACCCACTGAGGCCATGGACCCGCCGAATAAGGCAATTTCTGTTACAGCTAATTACCAACTGGCTGACGGGACAACAGGGAAAGCCACAATCAAATTAAAAATAGGACAAGATATCCCGTTAAGGAATACGGTCAACGCGTTGGGTTCTGAAGACCTCAGAATACGCGTCATCACATGGCCAGATGGCACGCGTGCTTTCCGTTACGCCACGTTAATGGAAGTGGACGGTGACACGCTGTTTACTGCGTCGCTCAATTCTAACCTTTTTGAGATCACGGGTAAACTATGATCAAAATACTTTTAGCGGTCTTCGGACCTAAACTCTTTACGACGAAAGGTCGACGTGTTTTAATATTGGGTTCTTTTTACACGCTACTTTCTGGTCGTTCGGGTGGATGTCAACGATTAGCTTCGAGTATGAATCGTCGCTTAAACTTGACAACGGATTCCAAAGGATTATTGCTAGGTACAATTCTCCCTGAAATTCTTTGGGATGAAAAACAGTGCGAAGCGATTAGAACCTTACCGCACGAAAAGGTAGCTAATTACTTCGAAGAGATGATCCCCCGCTGGTTAAAAGAAGGCGTGGAGGATGGCGAGTTCACACTTCGTCAGGAACTGAAAAATATTGTCAACATGCATTCGTTGTCGGCAGTGTCATAAAGTGAGAATGGGAGAGGGTTGACCTCTCCCATTCTCTTATGTTTATTTTGCTAAAGCAATCAGTTTCTCAGCAGTTTCATCCATTGCCGTCCGTTGGGATTCAACGTAGGTGTAAGTCGCTGCGTAAAGCTCCGCCATTTTCGCCATCTGGAAAACGACCTCGGTCAGATCGTTAATGGTCTTAGCATTAAGACGATAGGGTAAGTTACTGTCCTTGATTTGTTTAGACAGAGTTTCCAACATCTCTGCACAGCGATCAACGGTGCCTTTCACGAGGTCCAAATTACCCTTATGGAGTGCGGTAGAAATCTCTTGGGTCTTAGCGTAAACCTTAACCGTATCACCGTTACGTTCGGTACATTCACCGTAAGCGCGAAGGTTAGTTTTCACATTCCCTTTCAGATAAGCGGTCAACGACTGAATGTGAGAATCAATGTCAATTTGACTGATACGATTCACTGTCCCTACGGTAGTGAATTTTTCTGGGTCAGTAATGGCGACTGCCAGGAATTTTTCAAACGGATTCAGGTAATCGTCGTAAAAGTCCACGGAGAATTTCACCGGGAGTCTCCATGAATCCAGCAGTTCCAGCCAGGTACCAGATAAACCCGGAACCACTTGTACACGCTGACCGGTGATATCCGCGTACAGTATAGAATCCAGTGCTTTTTCCAGTTTGATCTGTTGACTGGTTTTAGGTTTCGCGCTGTCTTTAAAATCGCTCAGTTTATCAACTGGACTGCTAAAGCGCCCCGCAATTTTATTCAGGAACCCAGCAAAGCGATCGACGACACCCATCGCTGCCCGTTGGATAGAGAGCGCTTCATTACTGGGCGTGGAGTGGACAGGGATTTCTTTGGTCATTGCAATAATGGCATTTTTTTCAGCGTTCAAATATTCCATTGAGAATGGCATGATCTATACCTTATGTAGTCAGTAATCTAAAGAGCGTTAACATAAAATTAAATACCTTCCTTAATTGTAATGAAGACAATTCATAAAACAGAACCAAGGATTATCAATGAGCGGATTTTCACTGAGCCCGGCGGGTGTCATGAGCGAAGATAAGAAAGCCGATGCCTCTACCCCTAAACTGAACACCAACTGTTTGTTTGATCATTTCTCTGGTCGTTACGTCGAAGGCGAAGCCGGGGAAATGTATTTAAACGGTGGGGTGGCGAATATCAACGCCGTCGTAGGCGAGAACAACCAGTTTAAATCGACCCTGGCTGATTTCATGATGTTACAGCCTCAGGAACTGTACTACGATGCCGTCAACAGCTTTTTCTACGAGACCGAAGGCTCTAAAGATATTGAAGGTTTAGGGTACCGTGCTGCCAGAATGCCGCGTATCACCGAACACGGCCTCGAAGAGAATGAAAAGTTTCTCTTCACTAACATGTTAAAAATGTCCGGGAACGACTATTGGGACGTCCGTAAAAAATACGGCGAAATGAAAGTCGATAAGAAAACGAAAGTCCCTATGTTGACCACTCCGTTCCCTAACCATGACGGACAGCTGATCAAGATGTATCCGCCAACCATGGAAGAAATCGATTCCTGGTCAATGATGTCTTTTGACGCCATTGAAGAAAAATTTGGCGATAACGAAATCGGCTCGAAAGACAACAACATGATCTTCATGAACGACGGGCGTTACAAAACCCAGATCATGATGCAGATGCCAGGGCTCAATGGCCGCCATTCGTTCTATTCCATGTTAACTGCCCATATCGGGGCGAAAGCGAATATGGACCCGAATGCGCCTCCGCACAAAATCATGGCCGACCTCCAGTCCGGTAAGACGATCAAGAACGCCACCGAAAAATTCACCTTTATTCCGAATAACATGTGGTTTGTTCACGGTCGTTCTCCGCTAACTGACGGCTCGCGTCTTCCGCTTTACGGTCGCGGTGAAATGGGATCGAAGGAAGACAAAGACCTCGTTAAAGTGCGTTGTATGAACCTGCGCGGTAAATATGGTCAATCCGGTGCACCGTTTGAGCTGGTCTTCTCTCAGGCAGAAGGCTTACTCGTTCACTTAACTCAGCTACACTACCTGCGCGAAACGAATAAGTATTACGGGATGGGTAGTAATACAACTAACCTCTCTCTGGCGATCTACCCGGAAGTATCTTTCACGCGTAACGCCGTCCGTGACAAAATCGACGACGACTATAAACTGCGCCGTGCGTTAGAGCTGACCTCTGGTCTGTGTCAGATTCGTAACTTCATGTGGAAACTGGAAGGTTATGCGATGACCCCGCCAGAGATCTTCGAAAAGATCAAAGAGCAAGGTTACGATTGGGACGAGCTGTTAGGGGAAACTCGCGGCCATTGGCAGTTCAAGGAAATCAAAGAAGAGAAACATTTCCTGAGCAGCTATGACCTGATCAGAATTGCAATGGGTAAATACAAACCTTACTGGAAACAGTAATGTAGCTATCGAGGTGTAACATGGTACGTCAAGAAGCACGTTTTCACATGACCATGTTACTGTCGCAGTACTCGCACGGCGTGGCGAATTTGTTTGATCGCAAATTTAATCACGAAGAGCGAGTACGCTCCAGTAATCGGGTCGAGATGCAAGAGATCAATGCGTTCTGGGAGAAGGAACTAAAAACCATCTCTCCGAGAGCGTCTCGTAATGTTCTACAGATTTCAACCGATAACGGCATCGATGCCTGGCTATCGGATTTCTCAGACCGTGTCCTCCCAGATATTATTTTCCGTTGGGGTAAATAATGGCACGGTTCAAGGTGATGGTTTCGGGTTGCCGTCATTACCGTAACTATTACCAGTTTGCAAAACATATGGATAAACTCACGTCTCGGTTCCCCCCAGAAGAAATTGTCATTCTGGAAGGCGGTGCTAACGGGACGGATTACCTGGCGTTCCTATATGCATTACGGAGAGGACTCCGTTGTTTAACCTTCCCAGCAGATTGGGACGGAAAGGGGAAAGGCGCAGGATTTATTCGTAATGCCGAAATGATGGCAGTGGCTACACACTGTGTAACGTTCTGGGATGGGGAATCTAAGGGGACAGGTGACGTGGTTCGCCGGATATCCGAATACCGCGTTTCCCATCGCAGTATCACTATTCCTAAAGAGGTTAAAAATGAAAAACCGCGTCGCCGCCACAGCGGTTTGCGTAAGGCTGATGGAAGAACTCTTTCCCGGATCAGGAAACGCCATGCAAATTGGCAAAGATCTGGAAGCACTGAGTGACGAAGAGTTTGACGGCATCATGGAAGGTATCCGCCAAGGAAAACCCATGATCTCCGCTACCTTACCTAACCTAACGTCACCAATCTACGACAACGCCCATCTTAAGGCCGTGGCAAAACGCTGGGGTGTGGAATTCTTCCAGTACCTTGAAATGGAAGACCCGGAAACGAAAAAGGTCTTTACTACGCCTGTTCGCTATATGGTCATTCGTGAGGGCGTTATTCGCTTACAGCAGATGATCGAAGATAAGCAGAGTATCCCCGACGATAATACACACGTGGATGATCTCACTGGCCAGGTGACGGGTCCGTCGAAAGGCTCACGTATTTCCTTCCCGGAACTCAACAACATTGAATCCCTGGGCGGTAATGTATTAATCCGCGAACTGATCTCGGTACGTGGAGGCGATGAAGGCGCTAACCAGAAACTGGAAACTGATATCTCACTTACCGGTGAAGGAACTGTGGCAAACGCCAAAGAATGGGGTACAGGCGTTACTGCCACGAAAAACTTCGCCACGCTCCTGCGTACCGCTCACCTCGACACCACGTTGGATAAATAGCCATGATCAAAGAAGAAATTGAAATTCTCTCTGGCCAGGCACATCAGTTCACACTGGCTTTTAAGAACGACCTGAAAGACCCAACTGACATTGATGTCTTTACCGGGTTTGTATCGCAATATTATTCCGTAACTGCGCAACCGTTACTGGTTACCCGTGATCAGTTAATCTCGGTTCAAAATGAGATTCATTCCCGAGATATACTGGTTAACTACGTATTTGGTTTACGGTTCTTTGCATTGAGCCCATTCACGCGTAAAGAACTCAGTCAGATCATTGACTCGTTTGCTAACGCGTCAGCGAATCGACCGACGCAGTCAGAAATACAAGACCTTTCTGTTGTCCCTAATGACGCTCAGATGTGGACTGTGAAGTTTAACGAAATCCTCTCGCTCTACGAGGCGAACACGTGGATCATTCCCTTGATGTCCCTTGGGTTTGTTTACCCGAGTTTCACTGAACTGGGTGAACAGGGATGAGACCACTACGTATCCATCTCAGATTAGACGATCTACTCGACACCCGGATGTCGGTGGCATTGAGTCTTAATTTTGACAAGGCCGTTAACATGATCGCCAAGGGTTATGGCCGGCGCCGTGGTGATTGGGTGATTTGGGAAGGTCTGGGTATTACCGAAGAGGCATGGAGAAAGGCTTATCGGGGACGTGATTCCGAGATCCTGAAGAAATCGGTCAGATCGAAATTGATCGGGGTCATTAAGGAAATTATTGAAGGGTCGGAGCAAGGTCCACGTATCTCGCCTACAGACCTCAACGTTTCCGTAACGGTAAACGAATACCCGTATCGACTCACCAATAACGTCAGGGAGTCATTGTCCAAGGCCATCAAAACGTTCCTTCACCCGCAGACCAAAATAGATTGGGTGAGAAAAAGCGATAAACAACTGACCCCGCAATCTGTAGCCAGTGATTTTACGCATTTTATTCATTACGATATTATTGGCTGGCTGGAGGAGCATATCGAGACACAGGAGTCGGTCAATCTTCTTAATACAGAATTGATTGGTCCAGCGTTATTCCAGACCAAACCGAACGTTGAAGATTTTGCGTATTTTAAAGATCTTCTTGATGACGTTCACCAATTGTCTGAACAATATGTCTCCCCTTCCTGGACGATCAGGTTTATCAGTGTTGAATATTTCAATGCCCCCTTTTGATTATAGACAGAGAGGGATTCCCCTCTCTGTCTTATGCGTTATTCATCTTCTTTCATCCGTTCGAAGAATTCTTCACTGCTTTCTTCCCGGCGCGTCAGTTCCAGTTCTGATTCATTGATATCAGGGAACTGAGCCCTGACGTCACGATTGAAAACGGAAGGGTCGCGTTTCGGTTTCTCTGCCAACATTTTTTCCATCGGGGCCCCGTTGGTGCTACGACTCACTTCCATACTGAAGCGTTCCAGCATTTTAGCCACGTTATTAATGTTTGCGGCGGTCTCTTCTTTCTTGGCTGAGATTTTCTTCTTGCCTAGTTCCTGACGGTCAATACCATCTAACGCATCTTTCAGGATGCTCATCTGGTCTTTGTCATTAACTGGAACCTTCCCGCCTTTGATAATCTCATTGACAATCAACGCACGGACATTCTGGGTAAAATCCAAACGATCATCGCTGTCTTGCGGCATTCCGTCGGCAGGTCTGGCGCTCAGGACTTCACCTTCTTTTTCTTCCGGGATAGGTTCAAACTCTTCGACTTGCTCATACGCGGCCATGTTAAACTCCATTATTTTTCAAGACTATATCACCTTATTGAGAAAGGTTTAAATCTGTTTAAAAAGATGCTGACTTCACTTCTATGTAAAGTAAAATCATTTCATAATCAATAACAGGAGGAGTTGTGCTTTCGTTCTTCCGCCGCCAGAAATTAGACCCTGTTAAAGCCGCCCTTAAATTAATCAACAAAGGAGAGAAATATGCCGTTACTCGTGACAACATTGAAACCCTCTATACCGCTATGGCCAAGCTCCGTGAAAGTGTCCCTAACGACGTAGCTTACCGAGAACAGTATGTAGATCTTTACCGACCATTGAAAGAGTTCACTGATACCGTTAACCGAATAAACGAAATCCTTAGTGAGCATCAGGCCGTTGTAGAGAACTACAATCTGAAACAAGCACTCACGCGCTATAAGCTCGACGAGTGGTTAGTTGACCACGAAAAACGCCGCGCTGATTATTATGCGTTTATTGATGTGTTAATCCCTTCCGTTGTCGAACATTTGCTTTTGCTCGACCAACTGAAAAAAGGGATGAATAAAAATCAATATCAAGGGATGCTTCTTTCTCTCTATACGGTGCACTGTGATATGTTGTCTATCGCCGAGGTACACCTACGTTATTTTAGTCAACGTTAAAAAGGTCTACTCCATGATCAAAAGCCGAGGAATCCCAGCCCGATTTCGTTTGGCAGAAGAGTTGCGACGTAACCGTGTAAATGAACACACCGGGCCCATGAACCTGTTATCGCTAATGTTCAGAGAAGTCAGAAATGACCTGAACATTTCGTCGTTATTTTGGAATAATCGGTTATCGCAATACGTTAAAGATCCACGGAACAATGTCGTACAGACGAGCCGTGGAAAATCGACAGAACGCAGTAATCTTAACCGTGAGCTGGCAAAGCAAGAGATGACGCTGCATAACTTCATTCGTGGGATGCGAGTAATTCGCCCCATTAATCTGAAGTTTATTCTTCTCCTCGAACATCGTGACGGAACACGAACTTCTCATATCGACGAGATTGACGAAGAAGACCTATACACGGAATATCATAACGAGAAATTCCCAACACGGTATAATGTCCTCCATCGTTTGTTCAGTGACATTAAACGTCAAATCATCAAAGACGAGGCCGATTGGGCGGAACGTGTTAATCGTTATGTCAATGACCCGTTAAACGGTTTTGTTGAACGTAACCGGCAGAGTACGGAACGGTCTAACCTGAACCGTGGGATACGGAATGCGGATATGTCCATTAAGGTCTTTACGAAGGCGTTAAAGGTCATTGACCCGTTACGTGTTTATCTGATGTTAGAACTGACGTTCCCGGACGATGTCGTTACATTCCATGAAGTCAGAATGGACGGCCGGTTCTTGAACGTTGCTGATGACCCGGATGAGTAGTCGAGAATAAAAGAAGAGTGGGGTCTTTACCCCACTCTTCTTTATGCACCTTCACTCTTTTATTTTTTGGAGCGCTCCCGCTATGTCCGGAACAAATTCTACCGCTGTAAAAAATTTACTTAAAACGATCGAAGAGGACATTGAAAATTTTTTCAAGGAAGACCGTCACTCGGAAGCGGATGCAGTGTATTTTCTAGAGCAGTTGAATAACCGTATTTTTAGCACCATTTTCACCAAAGAAGAAAAGATAGAATTCGTCGCCATTGCCGCCAGTCATTTCTACAGCCACGGTTTAACCCGATACCGTAACAGGACACCAAAAACCCTTTGGGAGAAGATTCGCTTTATTTTTAGTAAGGAGGACATATGGCGTTAGGCGTCAGTAATTACGTTAAGACCTTAAGTAACTCAGCGCAAACTGCTAAGGCTGCCGCGCAAACCCAAAGCTCATTAGTGGCAACGGGTGTTAAGGATTCGATGGTGGCCGTAGATGGTTACGGAAAGGAAACGAAAACCGTATTGAGTAACATGAAGAATATGGTTTTAGGGAAACTCGCTGAAACAAAGAATTATCTTTTAAACACCACTATCAGTGATTTAGGGTCGTTGAATGACCTGCTCACTCAAGCCAGCGCAGTAAAGAAAGACATCAGCGAATATACCAGTCAGCTGAGTAACGAGATTGGTCAAAGTATCAGTACCGTCAAAGGGATCTCTGATGAGGTTATCAATGGTGCTACCAGTACGCTTCAGGAAATTAACAGCACCGTCGATAGTACCTTTAGCGATGTCAATGGCGCGGTTACCCAGTTGACCTCTGCCGGAGATATCCTGAACGCGAATAATCTGATCAGTAGTGTTAATACCTTATTGGCCAATGCGGATATGACCTTTCAGAATTTGGAAGACAAACTGTCGATGACGGCACTGAAATCTTCTATTCTCCAGCAGGCTTCATTTCTCGGACTCTCTAACGTTGTCTCCGCTGTCTACAGTAGCGATTCCTCTAATCCGACACTGACCGCGGCAATGGGCGACAGTCTACCGACGGTGTTGGCTTCTGGGAACCTGTCAATGGTCAAGGCGATGGTAGAAAGTTTAGGCGGTGTCTACATCTTACAGAAAGCCCCTGATGCCGTACAACAGATTCTCCAGAACTATCGTTTTGGTAAAGTCATTGACGCGAACCAGTACAGTACTTACGCGACAGAGTTAGTCTCGGTCTTATCCTCCATTGACCCACGTTGGAATGCTTCGCAGTTCACTCCTACAGGACATCGTCTGAGTGTCTTCCGGAATATTTCCACCAATGCGAAAACAGTACTGAATACATTACCGGAATACGCTTACCAGATTGCAGTGGTTCAGCACTTTACAGAGAACACTGTGGTTGGATTAGCAAAACAACAATACACGTTTATCGCACTTGCATAAAACAGTAGAGAGGGCTTAATTGCCCTCTCTACTCTATTTACACAGCACCGTTTATTGATGTAGAAAATATCTTTTCGATAAGGATGATGAGATGCCTGCTGTTAAAAACCAGCCTGTATATCTTTACAACGGCGTTAAACGCACTGTCCCGGAAATCGTGGGGATTACGGGTATGAAAAGAATCACGGTTTACCAGAGAATAAAGAGAGCGTTGGTAAAAACTCCCGGTATGAAGGATGTCGGACCCCTCTTCGTAAATTTAGTGGGGTACAAGAAAAGACTTTATCCTGTATTGAGTGAAGTCCTTACGTTAAGTGAGATCGTTGAACGGTACCGGTTAGATTACAGGAAAACACAATCTTCTTTATTCCGAGGAGATAGTGTTCTTACCGTATTGGAACGCCGAGCTAAAAAGAGTCGACCAGAAATTATACACCCGAAGACCCGCGCAAAATTGAGAGCAAGTTTCTCAAGGATAAAGAACCGCAGCGGGAAATCGTTGACTCTTCCAGTTCATTGGACTTCGTACAGAAAGGCGTTTGACGAAATAGGTTATCCTAGAGAAGAAACTGATTTCTTGTGGATTGAAAAAACAGATGAGCCCCTCAATGCAATGAGTTGTTACTGGGCACCCGCTGAAAGACGCGCTGACTATACGCGGTACACAACGCAACCAGGGAGAATAGCAACCATCAACGTTGAGTGGGAAGGTCAGCACGTCTCTGTTGCAGAACTCGCCAGAGAAAAGGCAATCCCTTATACTACGTTACTTTATCGAGTGAAGAAAGGTTGGCCGAAAGAGGACTGGTTTAATCCAATAGACGAGAGTTGTCAACGACTCGCTCCGCGGGTAGCAAAACGTACCGTGAGTACGTTAAAATTAGAAACAGTATAAAAAAGAGAGGGTGAAAACCCTCTCTTTTTTTTTTGTTTACTTTTACAAGCCACGGTCAGTTTTACTGAGCGCAGAAAGTATTTGCCCGCCCATATTACCGCTGAAGATAGTGTTGGCCAGGTTAGAGTACGAGAAGAATCTATCGAAACTGTTCACTACCCTGTTCCAGTTACGCTTGAAGCGCGGTAACATGTAAATCTGGTCATGGAGACCCAGACTGGATAATACGTTAGTGTACATTTCAAACGACGAATCTTGCGGGAACAGCAGCCGGTTCCATGTCGTTGGGTCAAAGTTACGTAGACCAAATGCCTCGTTAAGGTTCATGGCCGCCACTGACGAAAGGTCAGTGATCGTTAACCTGACATCAATCCCGAGGTATTCCCCGTTTTTCGTCCAAGGCATATTCGAGGTTGCACGAGTAATATCGATGGCCGTGATCATCCCCAAAGGAATCGAACAACGACCCTGGCAATAAAACTCACCAATGAAAGGTGCTGTATACGAACCAGTCCCCGTTGCCCTTGGTAACGCCCCCACTAACATTGTGATCAGCGGAAGGATTTCACATTGGAAACGGTTGAAGTTATCTCCCGCCCATGCTCGTAACGGAATCGTTAGCGACATCTGGTTAAAACTCGCAGAAGAACTGTCGTAATGTTTAGGAATATCGACAAAGGCGTTCCCTGCAATAGCGCCAACACCCGAGATATGAAGAGAATCCATAATCCCGCCCGCTATGTCTTTCACTGTGTTAACGATCTCTTGCATCCCTGGAATACCAAGGAAATTCCCTTCTGCCATACTGAAACGCATACTGGCCGCTCTGGAAGAAGTGCTGTTGATCGTCGACTGGAGATCGGACTCGCGTACACTGTTTGAGAAAGATTCACTGGCCGACTCACGTCCATCGATTCGAAGGGTTAGCCATTGAGAACCATCGCGCTGCGCCGCTTTAAAGGTCGCATAAGCACGACCAATGACCTCATCAGTGAAATAGTCTTTGACGCTTTCGTACGCTTGTTCAATAACACCTTTCTGCGCTTCATTAGTTCCGTTATCAGCCACGGGACTAATCGCATTACCGTTGGCATCGGTCGTTGTCGCCGTGGATTGCTGAGCGGTGTTAACCTCGGCATTGCTGGCTTCATTCCCCGCCGTAGCAGGTGATTCAGTGAGACGTCCGTCTGGGTCTTTCAGATAAGCGTTAAGGAACTCTTCAGTGGTCGCGTAAGTTTTCTTTTTGGCCTTGTTCAGTGATGCCGTTGCACCTCCGCCAGTCATCCACGCGTAGATACTTGACATCACGCCATTACCGTTACTCTGGTTTTGTGCGGCAATTTCATTAATTGCCTCATGCCACGCGTTAGCGTATGCCTGCGCCCGTGTCGCTGTCGCGTAGATATCGATACCAGTTAAACCGTCAGCACGGAAAAGTTCCGGTACCATCTGGTCATAAACCGACTTCTCTCTGGCGCCAATCTCAAACGCTGTTTTTGTTGCTTGTTCGATAGACTCCACACCAGGGTCACCAGATTCAGACATCGGTGTGGTACCGTTTAAATTCGCACCTTCTGTAAGTTTAAGCCATGAATCCGTAGTAGGCTTTGCTGCGAGATCAAGGTTGGAGGCAATGTTGTTGGCAAAATCGTTGACATATTTCCAGTACAGCCCCATCGTCGGTTTAAGGTAATAGAATTTCGTACTGACCGTTCCGGTAAACCATTTGATGGCGGTGAACGTCATGATAAACGGAACAAGTCGAACAGAGAACGCCCAGCCGATCGCCCGGCCAATTAAATTCCCTACACCGGATGCCCGTCCAGTACGAACCAAACGCGCATCGTCGGAGCTGTAGAAGTTACCGAAGAAACTCGCCAGACTGTTATAGTTCGGTACACCAAATCGCATGTGGAGTAAAACTGAGTTGTCATCAATGTTTTCAGAATACCACGCACCTTGGCCCTCGCCGATTTCAACATAACGGTCTAAGACAGGGTCTGAAAAGAGACAGGGTTGGGGTGGTGCATTCAATGCCCAGTTTCCGCCCAACGTAGTATCGGTGTATTTAAAATAGGCGCTGGAGTGGTTACGGTAATAAATGTCGTCATCATCAACCGCATCGGCAGGAAGTAAGAATGCCTGACGCGTCCAGCTATCGTCAGTTACTGTATCTAATGTCGCCATTTCTGTTCCTTTAAAAATAAGGGGAGATTTCTCTCCCCAATTTAGTTAACGAAAGTTCTGCGAGATACTCGTATCGAACGGTTCAAAAGGTTGTTTCCCTCGACTCCCCGTACTGATATCTTTCCCTCTTAATTCGCTGCTGTTAGGATTGGTCTTAGGGGAAGAATTATTTTCCCCACCGGTTACCGGCACCCCTTTCTCCAGAAGACCTTTGATCAACTTCAACGTACTGTCCATAGATTTCTGCGTCTCAAGCTGTTCATTCAACGTGTCGGCCCATGTACTTGTCGTACTCGCCGTTTCAGCTGATTGTTTTCTGGATGCTGCCACAGCAATGCGATTAGCTTCCGCAGTGTTCTCGCGCTGTACTGCCTGCTGAGCCAATGCTTTAGCGTCACGGCTATCCGTGGTTCGGGTCGTTGCCGGTGTGACCGTATCGGTCCCCCTTGTCGTGACAGACGTACTTGTCGTACTACCGACAGGCATCTCACCTTTCGCCGGATTGCTGACGATAGTGTTTGATCCCGTCGATGGTGCAACAGGCGGAGTTGTCTCTGTCTCTTTCGGGGCACTGGTACTGACCGCATCACTTCCCCCACCCGGAACGGCTGGTCCAGCCTTCCCTGTCATCCCGTTCGCCAGCTGCGCGTATTGCCCACCGTTTCTGGAGAGATAACCACCAAGACTCGCTACAAGGTCGCCCGTCGTCCTGACGTTCTTAAAGATCTCAGGGTTCGCTCTCGCGACTGCAGCATACCTATCACCCATCGCCGATTGAATCGGTGTGTTGGTCGGTACACGCAGTACGTTCCTTGCACCCCCTGGCCCTAAGAAGTGCGCCATATAGATATCAGTGGTCGTCAATGGTCTACCAATGTCACCGATGATCTTCGCGTTCTGTTTCATGTATTCCGCCGTGGCCAATAACGACGCACGTGGGTCATACTGAGACGTATTCGGGTTCACACCATATTTCTTAACAAGAGTAGGGAGAATCTCTTTCCAGGTTCCATCAAGGAACTGACCGAGTCCTGCTGCCGAAGAGTTACCGTTCTTCGCCCGAATCTCAAAGCGAGATTCCTGCGCCACCATTGCCGCCAATGAACCGGCATCAACGCCGACCATCTTAGCCACTGCTGCAATCGAATCTTTCACGTTATCCCAACCGTCTCCTTTCGGATCAGGGATATCATTAATCGACCCGCCGGTACCTTCACCGGAATGCAGTAAGTTGGTATCCGTGAAACTGCTACCCGCTTCCGAACGTTCAAAGGAGGTTCCCATTGAACCCACACGTTGACCGTAAACACCGACACCGTTAGCGCCAGTAGCGCGTCCTCGCGTATCGGCGGTTAACGCACGGTTATCGCTATAAAGGTCAGCAATCTTGTTACCCAGTGACGAGTTACGAAGCGCTTTACCATCAAAGGTCATCTTGGCGATTTCCGCTTCTGTCTTCACTTTCTCTTGGTAAACTTCCTTTTTCCCTTCGAGACGTAATGCATCCAGGTTAGACTGAATAACACTACTGTCCGTGTTTGAGAAGCGGTTAGGCCACGGTGACGCTTTAATGGTCCAGACTGAGACTTTCCCGCCATTGACCTCGGTCGTCGCGCTGTTCATGAAGTTTGCAATCTTCAGGAGATCGCTCGCGTTCAGTTTCTTCCATGCGACCATCGGCGAACTATTAGGCGCGATGAAATTGCTTTCAGAACAGAAGTTCAAGAAGACAGGTAGGAAACGTTTCGTGAACCAGAATAGCCACTGTGCCTTTTCATTGGCGTTATTACTGTTAATACCGAATTGACCGTTCCAGTTAGCGAAGAACTGTTCGCTGTTCCCTGTCCAGAGGGCTACTCCTTTATCACCGTATCGAATGAATTTCAACGCCTCAGTCTCTAATGCGAGTAAGGCGTTAACGTCCCCTTTCAACAGCTCGCGTAAACCGTAAAGTTTAACACGTATCGAGGTCAGGTCATCAATGCGGTTCCCCATCTCGATCAATTCATCCTTGCGCTTATCGCCGGTCAGGGAAGTTAGCCCTTTCCGGGTATCGCCCGGTGAATAGTAGAGATCGGTTGTTGGATTTACTGTCCGGTTAGCATTATTGGCTTGTGCTTCCTGTGCCTTTTTGTTCAGTAATTCGATTCCCTTCGGTTGCTTCACGTCTGAAGCAGTGACCAGTTTCTTCTCGCCCGAGGCGATCGCCTTTTTCTCTGCTTCCGCAAACTCAGCAATGACCTGGTCACGGAAACCGGCAACAAACCGATCACCTGTTACTGAAGACATATTAGGGAATGGCGAGTCAGAGACCAGATAAGGAGATTCTTTTCCGCCGGATGCAATGAAAGTGGCTTTAGCGAAGTCCCCTCGTTGACTCGGTTTCAGGAATTCACTCTCGGTGATTTTAGCTTTAGGGTCCATCCGATAAAGTGTTTCAACGTTACGGGTAAAGACTGGAACGAAACGCATCTGATACCATCGTGTCCAACGCTGTACACTACGCTGGTCAGTGATCTCAACATCAAAGGCACTCAGTAACTCTTGGAAAGGTAACGAACCAATCTTGAGTTTCCCTTGCCCTGAGATCTGACTGTTTTTCAGAACCGCTTCTTCTAATGCAAGTACTTTACCCGCCCGGTCACTGTCTTTCGGGTTGACGCCGTACTGTGCTGCACGGTAGTTTCTCAGCGATGTCATTCTGTTCTTGTAGGCTTGGTATCCTTTATAAATCAGATAACCTACACCCGCAGCTACCGCCGCTGTGACCAGAACAGGCGCAGAGAGCAATGACCCTGCCGCTACCGCGGCGCCCCTTGCTAACATTCCGACCCCGCTAAATAACCCTCTTCCTAAGAAGCCCGCAACCCCTAGCGCCCCTTTCCCGACTTTCTTCAGTACGTTACCGGTTCTACGTAGCAGACCGCCTCTCCTACCTCCTGAGCCTGCTACATCCCCTGCCAAATCCCCAGCAGCATCTAACGCTTTCGCACCGCTTATCCAGCGAGGAAGTTCTTTGATCCATTTCCAGAAATTCCCGAATCCGGTTGCAATTTTCCCGACAATGGCACCAACTCCCGTGATAGCGGCCCAGATCAGTTTACCCCAACCACCCCCTTCCTTCGCCGCTTTCTCAGCGTGTTCAGGTTTGGTCTCTTCCGGTTTCTTTTTCTGAAGACGCTGCCACCAACTTCCGGTACGATTCTTGAGTTTCTCGAACCCGCCCGTTAAGCGATTCTTGATACCCGAAACACTACCTGTTTCGGTATCGAGGCCGTCAAGTGGATCTTTCCCGGTGAACTGATTAACTAAGAGTCGATAGATACGTTTTAGCCACGGTGTCGACCCGCCAGAGAATCCTATCCCTGTATTCAAGCCCCTATTTAAAACACCGCCTACTGCACTCAAACCGTTAGAAGCTAAATTAATCGCACCGTTTTTCAGTCCATTTAAAATCTTAAACGGGGTTGTAAGTAAACCGCCCACCCCGCGGAGACCGTTGCCGATCATCCCCGTAAGTTTAGCCAGTCCAGTACGAACGCTACGGCCATTCTTATCAACCAATCCTTTAGCAGCATCCTCAGCAGAAAGTACAGGTGTCATGGTTCTGGTGCGAGGGTCAATCACCCCGACGTCACCGTCAATATCGGAAAGTTTCTTGATGACTTTCCCAGTACGCATCGAGAAATATTCCCCATTCGCCAACTTACTGGCGTAGAGACGCGGTTTCATTTCTCCGAGCACGTAAATATCTGGTAAGCGACCGAATAAGGAAAAGAGACCTTTCCCTAATCCGCCTGCAGCACCTTTGAGTAAATGATAAGGGGTAAACCTTCCGTTTAATAGACTCCCCACCGCACCGAGTACTTTGTTAAAGGATGTCTTAATGCGGTTTCCTGCGGCGTTAAACAAACCCCGTCTCGCTTCGTCGTCGGTCAGGACCTGAGTGTTATTTACCACGTCCCAGACTGCGCCCCGTACGTCAGAAAGTTTCTTGATAACCTTCCCGGTGGCTTGGTCAACGTAACGACCCGCTGCCAGTCCTTCTTTTTCAATGACTTTCTTTAAACCCTGTGCCGTCGCGATATAGCCGTCTTGAACTTTCTCAAACGCCTGCATCCCGAAACCTAAGACTTTATTCAGGCCAAAGGTACCGATCGTCATCGCTGCATTGAAAGCCGGGCGACGTACTCGCTTAAAGATCTCTCCTGCTGCTTTAAGCGGTAAACCGCCAAGATCCCACATCCCTTTCACACCACGACGAATACCGCCGATACCCGCACGGAGCCCGCGTTTAGCCCAGTTCCGTGAGAAACGACGACGCCCGCCTTGATCGCCAGTATCACCGCCTTGGCCACCTTGACCACCGCCACCTCCTCCGTTGAGACAGCACCCTTCCAGCGCGGTAAGCTGTGCCTCTATTCTGGCCATTTGCTCATCCCAGAACAACTGAGAGTGTTTCATGGACTCAAGGATTCTATCGGTTTGTTCCGCTAACGCCGTCCCGAAAGAATTTTGTTGGTTCCCGTTAAGATTAAAGTTAACCGAATTCGGGTTGGTCCAATCTTGTCCGAAGCGACGGAGTTCAGTGATAGGCGGGGTACCCGGCGGTGGGTTACGAGGACGATGTGGACCCATGTCGTTAGGGTTAGTCGAGTCGTTGTTACCCGGTGAAGGTTTACCAGATACGCGTGAACCGTAATAGTCTGGGTTAACTTCCCAATTACCGTTCTTAAAGACCACTGCGCCTTCTGAGATCAGTTCTTCAAGGTTACCGGTTTGCGCTAACGCATGGGCACGATTAAAGATACCCTGCGTTTGGTTAGAGGCGTAGTTATACTGACCGGCATCGATATTAAGGTTAACGTTTGAAGAAGAGAACGGGTTAAGCGACCATTCACTTTTCTCGTTCAGTTTCAGTCCATAACGTTTCGCCATCAGTCCTTGCCAAAGGCGTTGGTCGTCACGGGATAACCCTGAGATTTTCTCATTAGCTAGGGCTGCCGGGTTAAAGGCTTTCGAGGTTCTTGCCCTTGTCATCAGGTGATCAGAAATTTTACCTTTAGCGTCGGGAGATAACCGGTTGTTGTTATCGATGTTCTCGATAAGACGATTAATATTCTCACGCTGTGAATTGATATCGGTGTCTTTAATCAACGCCTGACGCGTCGACGCCACCGATTCATTAAAGGAGGTAAAAATGCCCTTCTGACGGTTGAAAACCGTGCGCTGCGTGTTATTATCGCCCGTCCTGAGGACGTCGATACTATGTAAGATTCGGGACAGGTACCCGGACATCTCTTCCATATAGCTGAGTTTACGCTCGTCTACAGTCGAGATTTTTTCTCCGTTCCCCAATCCTCCGGCGCGAACTACGCCTTCGTCACGGTAACCGCCACGTAAGGTGTCTTTAACAAAGTTCTCGATGGGATTATACCATTTCCCGTAACGGTAACCGGAATTTCCCCAATCTGACGCTAAACGTTCTTTGTTGTTAAAGAGGTAGTTGACGCCCTGGAATGTACCGTCCAATCGACGTAGCGAAGGCGCACTTTTATTAATGCGTTTTCCGATACGTTTACCGATTTGTAACGCACCCCAGTTCCCTGCTGCCCCTGCTAAAAACTCCTCCGGGGCGACACCCATTGACGCCAGTAATTCCCGTTGCGCCTCGAGCTGTTCGAGAGAATCGTTGGCCATTGAAAAACCCATAGTGAGTTTTTGCATTCTGTCGTTAATGGCTTGTTTCGCACGGTCTTTGAACTGGTTACGATAATTACTCGTCCAGTCGTACATTGACTGTTGGATGCGACCAAAGATTTTCTCACGGCCCATCCGAAGGAATTCTTCCGAACGGTGCTGTTTTACTACGTCAGGTAACGCGGTGTTTTCGACAACGCTTCTGAGCAGGTTGGAGGTTTCAACCGCAGACTTCTGTGCCACGTCTAAATGGGCACGCGAAACCATCAGCTGTCGAATTTGAAGCTCCATACTTTTCTTTTGAAATGCACGCTGTGCACCAAACTGATAAGCGGTCTGCTTCGCCAGGAGATTCTGGATACTCGCAATGGCCGTACCCAGTTTTATTTTATACTGCTGATCGGTCAGTTTCTCAGTCAGTTCCTCAGGGCTCATCTGCTTCGGTTTGTCATCGTCTTGATTGAAGACTTGAGCTAACGACTGGAGTACCGCTGCGTCTTCAATATTGAGCGCTGCCAGTTGAGAACCTGATTTATCTGTCCCGTTGTTTCTCGTCAGAAACGCATCGATCTTTTTCTGATACGGTGTAGGAACAAGACGGTTGACGGTACGACCCAACGCTTTCATTTCTCGCAGCATCGGGGCGGCATCTTTACGGACGTCAGCGTAAAGCGATCGAACGTCGATTAAACCTTTATCAACGTTATCTAAGGTTGTAGTGAAAGAACGCGGCATGGCCTCTTTCAGGATGGTTTTCGCCATCTGACTGGTAAAGGTCGTTTTCCCCATCTCACGGAGAACGGTCTTTCCTGCCTTTTTTACAGCCTCGCGTTTACCGCTTCCGTCTTTCGCACTTTGAGGTTCTTTGTCCATGCCCCAATTATCTTCGAGATCAAAATCGTCAAAACGATCCAGATCTATTTTTTCTCTTTTGGCCATTTTGTTCCCTTAAAAGGTTAATCGTCTGTTAACAGGATTAGACAATGCGTACTAACGATATCCCATTCAATATCTTCCTCATGGATTTAACCCCTCAACTGATACGGAGTATGCGACCGACCAGTACGACCGAGATCTTTGAAACCGGTACCCGTAATTTCCATAAGGACGGTTTATTCTCAGTAGAAACATTCGGTCCCTTAGGTTCACCTGAACGCGATGGGCGTTTCAGTTATATCGAACTCCATACCCGTGTTTTTCACCCGCTCGTTTATAAACGACTCGGTTCATTAAAACGTCTTTATTTGGATATTCTGGAAGGGCGACGTTATGCCGTCTTTAACACAGAAACCTTCGATTTCGAACCCAGCAACGAAATGGAGGGCGAAACCGGCTTCTCCTTTTTTGTACGTCATTTCCCCGATTTGAAATTAGAAGAAGGCGATTCCGAACTCCGTAATCTCCGCGTGAAGCTCATCAACAAAAATAAAGACAAAGCGCTGACTGATAAAGTCCTGGTCATGCCGGCAGGTCTGCGTGATCTGATGGTAGAAACCTCAGGGCGTACGAGTGAAGACGAAATCAACAAATTCTATCGTTCTATCATCTCAATCTCCAACAGTCTGGAGATGGGTCGTGAGCCTTCTGAAGACCCTTTAATCAATAACAGTCGTTTACAATTACAACGACAGTTCAACGAGATATTCGAAAGTATCTTTAACATGATTAAAGGAAAGAAAGGTTTTGCGGCTGCGAAATGGGCGTCACGTAAAATCATTAACGGTACAGCAAACGTTATTTCGCCAATGAAGATCACAGGGACTCGGATCGGTGAAACGAATACGCCAGGGATCAACCACGTTCAGTTAGGGCTCTACCAGACCATCAAAGCGGTCCTGCCTAAGACACGCTATTTCTTACGCTCAGGTTGGCTAGGTGAAGTTTTCTCGGGTAACAGCGAAGATGAAATCCGTTTGACGAACCCCAAAACTCTCCGTGCTGAATACGTACAGCCCTCCCCGGAGGCCGTTGAACGTTGGACAACCCGTGACGGTTTAGATGCCCAGATCACCCGCTATAAAACCCCGGCTTTCAGAAATAAACCAATTTTAATAGACGGTTATTACTTAGGACTGCTCTATTGGGGTGAAGAAGGGTTCCGGTTCTTCGCTGATATCAACGAACTCCCAGCGGGTTTTGATAAGCGGTTTGTTAGCCCGATTAACATGACCTCGCTTTATTACCTGTCCGGGTATCGTGAATGGGGTAAGTTAGCAGGCGTAGTGACTCGTTACCCTGTTACAGGACAAGGGTCGACTTTCATAGCAAACATTTACTGCAAACCGACTATTGTTTCTAGCGTAAAAGCTGAACTCGGCCACGACTGGCGGAGACTGGGTGACGATTTCATTTGTTTCGAATTCCCTGATCAAAGCAAATCGGTAGAGTACGTTAACTCTATGGGGATAGGCGTCAGCTATCTCTCTCCATTGGGTGCCGACTTCGATGGCGACCGTTGTACCTTTACAGCGATCTATGCCTCGGATTCTATTGCTGAATACGAAATGCTAAAAGGTCGTAAAGAATGGTTCCTCTCTTCCCGCGGTACTCTCTCTAAGAGCGCGGATGTTGATAACGTACAATTAGTCTTACGTAACATTACTGGTGAAGCTTAAAGGAGTTTCTCTGCAATGAGTAATATTCAATACCAGCAATTTTACATGTCCTACGGGACACGTAATAAAACGCGACTGGCTAACCCAAGAGCGTTCAATGTCGAGAACTTTATTCTCCCTAAGAATAGCATCGTCCATTATCTTCCCAGTAATGCCACTGACTTAGGTCCTGACGAGACGTTCTTCGCAATCCAAAAAGAAAGACTACGTCCCTACGCCGATAACATTACGGAAATGACACTCTTTAACGGCAGTCCTCGTCGGAAAGGAGCGTTCAATGTTGCTAACCTAAAACGGACGTGGTTGCAAAAGCGCCGTGGTTTCCGTCGGGTTACCGATATCGCCAGAGCATTAGACGACCGTAACGCTGCGATTGTCGCCAACTACTCGCTCATCCCCATGCAGTGGCGTTACCTGCCGTTACCGATGGCCCGATTCTGGCGTTTCCAAAACCTGCTCGCTACGTTATACGGACAGGCTAAGTTCTACGCTGAACATTCTGACCGCCATCAGTTTATTCTGGTCAATGTCCCGGATGAACTCCCAACGAAGATGCAGTTAAACATTTCAGTTGAGGATGCGGGTATCCCTATCCTCAATGCGTATCAGAATCAGCTCCGAGCACGTCCCGTTGCCCTCTCGTACGCAGATGTCTTCGATCTCCATATGCCAGGGTTATCGAGTGAGTTACCGGCTGACGTGGCGCGAGAGGCATTTGATGAGTCAGCGCTGGGCTTTGAAAGCGACGACAGTTTCATTGCGGCGTCCGGTGTTTCACTGGAAGAGATGAATCGTATTCGTCTCGGGTATTTCCAGAATGACGATGCGCTCTTTATTCAAGACCTCTGGCAGTGGCTTGCTGAGAAACGGGAAAACTCGCTGTTGAACATGATCCCGGTCGAACATTACAGCAAGATTAATTTCGTCTTTATGCGAATGGGGAAATTCACGGTTCTGAATCTGGGCCTGCTTCACCAATGGACCAAATCAGAAACTAACCCGAAAGGCGATGCTTACGCACAGATCTCCCGATTGATGCTACAACACATCACTGCGCTGAAATTGCTGACCGGTGTGCAGGAACAGGTCACCATCGAAGAAACTATCCCGGATGAGAATACCGGGGAAAGTGAAATCCTCGAGATCACCGGTGACGCGGAAGAAACGGTTGTGGTGGAAACAACGGAAACAGAAACCCAAGAAAACAACCCAGAAGAACCTGTCGTTAAAACCACCACAGTCAAAGCGCTCAGGGAAAAGATTAACCAAGGGAAACCCGGTCTTCGTACGCAGTTAGTTGATGCCTTTAAGAGCGTCACTGAGGAGATTGAGACCACTGAACCGCCTCGCGCTGTTCGTCTGGTTGCTGCCCCTGACATTGACGCAGAGGTCATTATCGACCCACCGCAAGAAGCGGTTCAGGAATCGCCTTTGGTTTCAGGGATTCGAACCCAAGCAGAATCGCTCCTGAGTAAAGGGCTGATTAGCAATGCCGAGTACAAGCGTCATCTTCGTTTGGCCGAAAGTTACAAGGTTATTCCTTCCCCGTTCAACGAAAGCGTTTCGCTGGAAGACTACCGACAGATCCCGAAAGAAGTCGTCTGGAATTTTGAACCGAAGGTCATCGAGGATATTACCCACGTCAAAGATAAAAGCATGTTAAAAAGTACCTTGATCGACTTCGATCAAAAGTACGTTAAAGAAGTCATGCAAAAGGACGTGATCAATTTAATCCTTAATTTCCAGAAAGCCGGGTTTGCCATTACCGACTTTAAAGTGGAACGCCAAGTCGATGCGTTAAATGACCTTTACGATTACACGGTGAAAATCTCGCCGGTTAAAGGCGCGCCTTCTACGGTTCGTTTCCAGTTACCGGTCATCGATAAAAATGGGAAATATAAAATCGGTGGGATTAAATACTTCATGCGCAAATTGCGTTTTGATAAACCCATCCGTAAGATCTCTCCATCGACCGTAGCGCTGTCCACGTATTACGGCAAGCTGTTTGTCGACCGCAGCGATAAACGTCGTTACGATTACGGAGAGTGGCTTAAAGATGCCATGAACCGCGCGGCGTTAACTAACCCGCCGATCATGACGGAAATTGTTTACGGTAACTCGTTCAAAGATTCCCAACCGGTGCCCAGAACCTATTCGGCTATCGCCAAAGAGGTCATCTCGTTTGAGGCAGTGGGCATACAGTTTATTTTCGACTACGAGAACATCAAGAAAAATTTCCCGGATTGGAATGGAACAACGGATATCCCAGTAGGAAAACGCGGGAAAACTACGGTCACGATGGATAAAGAGGGTTACCTGCGCGCCGGTGCTGACAACCTCGGGCATATCGCAAAACTCCTTGGAGCTAACCCAGATGACCGTCCGAATGAATTGGTGACAATCTCTATCTTAGGACAAGAGTTCCCGTTAGCCATTGTATTGGCTTATCTGGAAGGATTCAGTCAGATGGTAGAAGGGTTAGAGATTCAGCCGGAACGGAGAACGAAAGGGGCGCGTGTACAACCCGACCCGAATACCTTCGAGATCGTCTTTGCCGATGAGATCTGGCGTATCCCAAGAAAGACACACCCTGATGTCTTGATCTACGCTTCGTTGCTTCTGTGGAAGGCTGCCCTGAAAAACTATTCTGTTGCAGAACTGGACAATCGGGACAACTACAACGCACTGCTTTCTGACATGCAGTTATCAGGACGCTATCTCTACGAGTTCACTAACCTTAATGCAATCTTTATCGACCCGATCGCAGAAGAGAACCTGGAGATGATGAACGAACCCACCACGTTCATCCCGCTGTTGAAGAAAGCCGCCTTTTACTTGGCGACCGATGAATACCCGAGTGACCTGAGTTCAGAGGGCTCGTTATTCAAAGGTTACGAGCGTATGGCAGGAGCGGTCTACCGTACCTTCTCAGAAGCCGTCCGGAGACAATCTTCCAGTAACCTCAGTTCAAGGGCGTCTTTGGATTTCCCACCGTTCGAGGTATTGTCCGCGATACAGAAAGATCCCTCTGTTTCTCTGGTAGAAGATTCTAACCCTATCCAAAACCTGAAAGAGAAAGAGAACCTGACTTATTCCGGTACTGGCGGCCGCGGTAAGCGTTCCATGACGAGACGTACCCGTGCGTTCCATCCGAGTGATATTGGTATTCGTTCTGAATCCTCGGTGGATAACGGCGACGTTGGGATTAACTGCTTCCTGTCAGCGAACCCTAACCTCACCAGTTTACGTGGTACAGCACGGACTGAGAAAGACCTGAGTAAAGAGAAAGGGTTTAGTAATATCCTTTCTACTAGCGCATTGGTATCACCCTTTGCGACTTATGACGACCCGAAGCGCGTTAACTTTATCGGTATTCAGAGTAGCCACAAAATAAGCAGTGTAGGAGATGACCTCGGTTATATCCGCACGGGTTACGAGTTAATGATGGCCCACCGTAATGATGATCTTTTCGCTGCCAGCGCAAAAGGTCAGGGCGTGGTAACAGAGAAAGGAAAGAATTACGTTGTCGTGAAATACGATGATCCCGCGCTCGGTGAAGACCGTATCGAGATTGGACGTAAGTTCGGTATCGTGACAGGTCATACCGTCCCGCATGAGATGCGTTGTGATCTGGAAGTCGGTGCGAGCGTGAAGAAGGATACCATTATCGCTTACCATCCGGGGTTCTTTGCGAAAGACTGGCGTGAGCCAGGTCAGGTCGCGTTCAAGAACGGGATCACCACAAACATCGCGTTGATGGAAAACAACAACACCTTCGAAGACGCCAGTCTGATTTCAGAACGGCTCTCTAAGAAGATGGCGACGTTGGTGACGCATACCCGTGTCCTGATGGTGAACTTTAATCAGGCAATCCGTAATTTGGTGAGCGAAGGACAACACGTTGACATCGACGACACCCTCGCGTTTATCGAAGACGAAATCTCAGCGAACTTTGATTACTTTGATGCCAGTTCTATGGAAACCTTAGCGCGACTCGGTAACCCAGCCCCTCGTGCAAAACACGTAGGAACGGTTGAGAAGATTGAGGTGTTCTATTTCGGTGAGAAAGAGGACATGTCGGATTCGGTTCGTAAGGTGGCGGATAAATACGACGCGATTCGTGCGAAAAACGTCAAGGTACTCAAGCAAGAAACGAGTCCGACCGGACAGGTCTTCACGCCGAGCCGGATCGACGGTTTGCCGTTAGAGATTGATATGATGGCGATTCGTATTTATATCACGCATCAGCGTGGTATGGGGGACGGCGATAAACTGGTGGTGGGTAACCAGAAGAAGTCGGTGGTAAGTGGTGTGTATAACGGTATTTGCCGTACACGTAACCCTGTACTGCCTGGCGGAGAACCGTGGGACATCGACCTTCAGTTCTCGTATCGCGCGATCAACGCACGTATCGTAAACTCCGCATTACTCCTTGGGATGGGTAACGTTCTTATTGAAAACATTCAGCAGGAGATGCTGAAAGCCTACGATAATGAACAGTAACTGACCACAGGGCGAGAAACGTACTCGCCCTGATTCCCTACTTTTCAAAGCGCTTTGTAAAATAAGGTTAAGAAGATGAATAACGAAGGTTTACAGGAAATTGCGCAGACTAGCGTCGCCAATATTCTCGAAGTAGGGCGTCGCATTATGCTTGATGCCCGTAGCGAAGACCTCAGAATCCCCGATGGCGCTAACATCGAAGAAGACCTGGCCGCCGCCATTGGTGCTGCCATCGCCGCGCGTCGTGTTCAAGAGGGGATCGTGTAATGTTAAATAAAAAATCTATCGCCTTGGCGAAAACGGTCGTCAGTAATGAAGGACTGTTTCTTTTCCCGCGCACCGGTAGCGTGATGTTTAGTCCGGTGGCCGAATCTTTACCGCTCTTCCAGAGCCATAAACCGTCCATGGAGAACTACGACGCGGTGTTGTTCAACAACGCCCAGCGTACCATTGGGATGGCGGAACCGCACGAAGGAGCGGTGGCCGGTGCAGCAGAGGTAGTCGGCGGAGCGTTACTGCGTCAGATCGGGTATGTCCGTAACACCGTTGTTCCGTTGATCAGCGACGTTACCGGGAAGATCCTCGATCGCATGAAGGGTGTGGAACCGAAAGAGTTCACCATCACTCAATACGACCCGTCGCCGATCATCTACAACCCGTACGTCATCGATACGTTCGGTCAGTACAAACCGAATGCGCCGCTGTTTACCCGAATCAAAAATGCCCCGGAAAAAACTGACGTCGATCTGATTGACGGAATGAAGACCGGTGTGAGCGAACTGGACGACGGGTTAGCGGATGCTATTGCGAAATACGGCGCCGATACCGTTGTTGCAATCTACAACGTCCTCTTCCGTAACGAGACGGTTGTACCGGTTTGTCCGGTGACCCGGTTCATTGCTGGTTTAGTGCAGCAGAAAGAAGGCCAGCGTTGTGTTGGTACCTTTACCGATGCGTCAATGACTGATCTGGGTATTATTACCTATTTCCTGATTGACAGCTTTAGTCAAGACCCGCTGCCGGGTACCGGGTTAACCTTACCGGAATTCAACGCGACGATCAACGCGATGAAACTCCAGTACGGCTACCTGATTCAGAACGGCCTGGGTTGGCTCAGCGGTTGCAGTCGTCGTGGACAGCTGGTGATTCGCTTCACCGGTAAAAGTCAGATTGCAACGACCTCAGAAGACGCAGAGATCGTTGTATTCGGCCCGGTCTACCGTCAGGGGCTCAGCCAGGGTTTAACCCCGGAGAGCGTGATTGGCGGCGTTCTAGACCCGAAAGGCGGTCAGCGTTTACTGACCCAGTTCCTGTCCAATAATGAACTGAACCTTAAACGCTGGCAGGCACTCGAAGTGCAACGTCAACGTTATTCGCGCGACACGTTCCTTAAACGCCTATCTAACTGTTTCGTACCGGAACTTTCAGCAGCGCTGGGTGAACTGAACGATGACCAACTCCCGGGTGGCTTCAGTAAAGAAGAAGCGATGGCACGGGTGATTGAAGATCTCAAGTCCGGTAAGTTTTACGTTAACTGGAACATTGACAACGACCCGAACCTGTTCGAGTTAGTCAAACAGAAAGTCTGCCAGCACATCTTCACCTTTATCGATGCCGAGGACATTATCGACATCGTGGAAACGGAGATGCAAGAGAATCAGGAAGACGGGACTACCGCAGCCTATACCGCCGCGGTACGTTACCTGGCGAAATGGTTAGTGGCCAACTTTGACGTCCTGAGTTTCAGTGCAGCGGAAAAGATCGGTATCATCGAAGCGGATGATGTTACGGTAGCTTAAAGGAGTCGAGTGTGGATATCGCTCAGTGGAAACATAAACCTGATGCGATGAAAGCGACGTTACGTGAACTCCCAAACGGCAGTCTGGTCACTACGACCGGCTGCCGGATTGTGATCCAAGAGTCCTTTCGCGCAAAACAATTGATCAGTATGGGTAAGCGTATTATGATCATCGGCTTCTTTGCGATCTGTAACGAAGCGGGTGAATACGCAGTTTCAACCACACCCAGTATGATGGAAATCGCCCCGGCTGAAATTCGTCAGTTAGAGTACCAAGGTCGGAGCTATTACGACTTCCATTTTACTCCCGGTAGTACCGTGATCAAAAACTTGAACCTGGTCAAAGACAACACCCTTCTTTATTACCTGTTTGAAGAGATTCTGGCCCGAGGAAGAATCCCATTCTTCTACAACTATATCTCGCTCAGCGGGTTCTTTGAAGAAACGAAAAAATACACCGGTACGCAATTGGTGGCGACCCCGACCATCGGCGAGATGATTATCGCACAGATTGCGCGTTTATCGCATGACCGTAAAGTCCCACTTCGTGAGAAACTCTTCAGCTACAACGAACTCAAAACAACGCCGTTCACGTGGATTCCGTTACGTAACGTAATTGATGGTTCGTCTGATACCACAGCGAAGATCTCAGGGAGCTACACTGGCGATGGCTTGGATTCGGCGATTGTGAACCCTAACGAAGTCACGCAGCCGATTGAACGACTCTTGAGGGCGTAAGTATGTCACCATTTGAACGGTTAACTGCTTTCGTCCGTAAACAGCAAGAGCACGCCATCAACGCCTTACAGGTCGATACGCACCACCGCGTCCTTTATCATATCTCGCCTAATCCAAAGATCGACGTTTTCGTTCCGCGTGAAATTCAACGGACGATGGCGGGAGAAGATGAAAGTGTGAAACGGGTTTGTACCGGAATCACTGTGGTGGATTGTCTGCGAGGATACGGTGTCGCGTTACGGGACTTTCTCGACAGTAAAGCCCACTGCGCGGGTGATGACACATGGCTCGGTGGCTATACGATCTACGCCATTGATGTAGAGGGTTCTTTGCGACCAGGGAAATCTATCTGCCCGATGGCAGAGTGGTCAGAAGAACGTTGGTTAGTGAATGTCGATCAGGAAGACCAACCCTACCCAGCGCGGGTCGTCGGGAAGTGTTTTATCGACGAACTTCGTTTGATCAAAGATGACTACCAGAAAAGTATTGAAACCCGAATCCTCATTGAGGTGACGGGTCCGTCCTTAAAGTTCTCGCCGTTCTTTTCGTTGAAACGCGGGTATTATCAGATGGTGCTCCCTGCGCTAGAACGGTACAAAGAAGAGCCGTTCGACCAAAGCCAAGTTGAGATGTTCCCGTTATCGAAGACAGAATTCAACGCTGCCAAGGAACGCAAGGCGGGACTGCTTTCGTATGAGTCGAGTTTCTCTAATATTGTACGATGGTGAAATCATGGGAATGTCATTTGAAGTAACGGCGCTGAAAGGAGTGAACCGGGTCGGTAACATTAAACGCCTCGATAATAACTACCTGGAAGTTATCCTGGGTGCGTTAGAGTTTGATAACAGCATCGGGGCAGTTTATGACCAGCAGCGTGTAGAACGTATCCTCGCTGCAAACGGCTTGTTCCAGAAGCGGATTAACGAAGGGTATTTGCGTGGTGAGTGGGGTCATCCAAAAGAGTATGACTACCCTGACTACCGTAAGTTCATTCAGCGCATCCACACGATTGATGAGCGGAACTGGGCGATCCATATCCGTAAAGTTTGGGTAGTACCGAACTTCGTGTTACCGAATGGTCAGCGCATTTGCGCGATCATGGGCGAAGTCTGTTCTACTGGTGCACGTCGTGATGACTTTGATAAAATCATGGCTAACCCGGACGAGAATCTGGCCTTCAGTATTCGCAGCATGGCGACCGACAGAGTCGTGGGCGGGAAGGTACGTAAGTACGTTGATAACATCATCACCTGGGATCTCGTTAACGAACCGGGTCTTTCTGTTGCGAACAAATACATGTCGCCGTCTTGCGAATCGGCGTTGGTGGTTCCGGTTCAACCGGCAATCATTCGTAGTATGGCGGAAGATAAAAGTCTGGTTTCGGTAGAGTCCAGTTTTAAAGGGACGATTGATGCGATTCGTAACTTAGATCGCGCTACCTTACTTTCCGGGAAAAGTGGTCTGGTTGCACGTTGGTAAATAGAAAAGAGAGGCGTTGGCCTCTCTTTCTTTTATTTTCTTAGTTTTATGATAATACTTAAAATCTGATTTAATTTAAGAGACACTTATTACGAAGAGAGGATTTATCATGCCCACTTCAGTTGGAATTTACGACGACAGTACGCTCCCTGCTATTATCCAGTCGATTGAGTTATTAACTCCTTGGACAAGAACGCCGAGTGCTTCGGATTTTGCAGGCGAGAATAAACCGTTTAAGCAAGTTCCTATTTTATCTTGGCCAATCAATATGCGAGAAACGGAAGTACGCTCCCGTCTTATCAGTCACCTGGGAACTAAATTTCCAGGAATTGACGCCAAGATCAACGCCCTCCCGGATGGATTTGTTCTTAACACGTTGGCAAATCTGGGTTACGGCGTGACGACTTTGTACCACTATAGTCTCCTTCCCCGACTCGACAACGTTTTTAACCCGAGTATCTACGCGGTGGCATCGCTGTGGGTAGGATACTATTTATTCGAATCCTTACGTACTGACTACGAAGAGGACACAACCAACGATGGACAATACCGCTATAAGCAGTTGTCTGATCTTATTGATATCGTGGGTTACACGCTTCGTACTATCATAAGCGAAAATGCACTTGTGAAAGGAAACCATGTCATTGTCTCCGCTACCGTCAATAGCGAAGACCGCAATGTAGTCTACACTGACAACAGTAATTTGAGTGCTTTCGTCGATAGCGGCGGATCACTCAAAACACTTGCGAGTCAGTGGATAACGAGCAAGAGTAACCCGACTGTCTAACGGGCCGGTAAAGCCCACAAGAACAAAAGGTGAACGCTATGGTGAAACGCCCCTGCTATATCGCCAGATTCCCTGGTGACGAACGAATCGAGAAACAACGTGAAGAAGACCGCCAACGCTTTTTACGCAATGTTTACAAAGAATGTCGGTTTAAAGGAGTAACACTCCCTACGCCGACAAATAAACCGCAGAGACATTAACCAAATGAGAGGAGGGCGTCTGCCCTCCTCTCTATGCTGTAACATTTCAAACCTTACAGTTACCGTTCCTACTATGTAAACGTAAAACTTATTGAGGTGTAGCCATGCAACCATCCAGTCTGCTCAACGGCATCAAGGGTCTCAACGCCAGTGAAACCCAACGCCTAGTTGCTTTAGCACAGGCGGTGAAGGAAACCATCGAAGGAGTGATTGTCCCGGGTCAAGTCTTCGTGTACGGCGTCCATGCTATCGGTGAAAAGTATCAACTCGAAAACGTGGAAATCGTCATCGACCCGAGCGTTGAAACGTATCGCGTTGAAGGAAATGTCCTTTATCTGAATGCGCCGATCGATAACCCGGATGCATTGACCTATCTTTCCCTGACCGAAGGGATCGGGTATTACCTGAAACCGGAAACGAAATTCCGCGAAGAAGCGCGTACTGCCGGTACTAATTGGGTGACCAGTTACAGTAATGAGCTGTATAAAATCTACCTCAGTAATGAAGACAAGCGGAGTGAATTACTGACGTCGCTGGCAAAAGAGTTTTACTTCCTCCTGAAGAACGCTCACCCGTTACTCGTTGATCACTATAACGAAGCAGACAGCTTTGTGAGCGACTTTGTAACAGAAGGGGTAAAAGCTACTGATCTTTACGCTGCGATTCATCAGGGGCTGTTTAAGGTGTTATTCGACGACAGTAACGCCACGACGTTTGGTAACATCTACCAAACTATTATCCGTTCCGATAACAGCACCGGTCAATACACGAAGCCTACCTCGGCAGAATTCATGACCGGGTATCTGTTTGAATGTCTCGGTGCCATTTCAAACTAATTTAACATCTATATCACTCTATTGAAATAAGGTAGAGAAATCTACCTTTCAAAGTTCTCATCGCGCCGAATTGATCATCGGTCGATAGTGAAGTAGTAGAACTGCAGTTCTTATTAATCTCATCGAAACACACTCAATTGAGGAAATACAAATGTCAGATGTAAAAGAAAAGAAAGAAACCGTACTGGAAATTTCTAAAGAGGTACTGGACCTTTCCGCTAAAATCGGCGACAGCATTTTCGTCTCAGAGCACGGAACTATCTCGCAGAAAGAAGGCGTAGACTGTTTCATGGACAACGCGCCGGCGGATATCAAAGACAAGATCGAAGCGGTTCAGGAATATGAAAGCCTGTTCGCTACCGCGCTGCTGCATAACGCCGGCCCTAAGGCCATCGATCACCTGAAAACTCATCGCGACACCAAACGCGTCTGGGGTGTTATCCAGACAGGTAAAACAGGCGTTGCGGTTAACTATACTCCGCCGACCGGTAAAAAGGCTGACGGCACCATGAAAGACCCGTCGGTGACCGTGGCGTATCGCCGTAAAGAACGCGATGACCATGTCGCGGTTCGCCGTATGATCGAATCCAAAACTTCCGAACTGTCCGATTAATTTCGGCGGTCAGGTAGTTTAATAAAGCGGGGAAATCCCCCGCTTTTTCTTTTCTTTCAATTAGGTTAATTATCAAATGGAAAACACCGTTGTAAACGAAGCAATCTCTGCTGCCGCAACTATTGACAGCGAAATGAAACAGGAAGTCCTGAAGGATTTCAAACACGAAGACTTCGTGCTGGTTGATTCCTCTTACCCGGAAATCATCAAAGACGGCGAAATCCCGCTGAGCAAAGAAGAGATCATCGCCAAACACGAAGATTACGTTGATCGTATCTCCAAGATGTCTCTGACTCATTCGCTGTTCATCGGTTTGGGCTTCGATGTCCCTAAAGGTCACGCATTGTCAATCCATGCCGTTAACCGTTATCTGGAATCAACCAGCGGCCAGATCAAATACCGTAACGTGACGGAAACGGAATCTGATGAAGCGGAATGCTGGGAATTCACTGTCCTGCATCCGGCGTGCGAATACAAATTCCTCGAAACCGATTTCTGGTTAGCCGGTCTGCGTGCCCTCCATTTCCTGGTGACGCGCCACGACCCAGACCTGACCGAGTACGTTAATCGTAAGACCGCGGCAGTAGCGGGTCTCGACGACGCCTGGCTGAAACAGGTCAGAGCGTAAATACCAAGAGAGGCGCTGGCCTCTCTTTCTTTTATTTTTCGAAGAGAGAAACTATGCGCCTCAAAGTCAGTAAATTGTCCTTTCTGAAAGCCGTAGAAGACCTGGCAAAATATCGAATTGACACCACCACCTTCGGTAGACGTGTAGGTGAAACGACGCGTGCGACCACGGATATAACGTATAAACGCATCGGGTCTAAACTGATCATTGAATATCTGGGAATGAATGCGAGGGAGTATCGTTGCCGGGGATTCCGTTTATCGCTTCAACTCGGTGTCCCGGTTCAGATCACCAGTCTCGAAGCATTAAAAATTGATATCACGGAATTTTATCGACTCTTCAAAAAACTGAGACTGGATACGTTTAAGCACGCATTTCAACGTTATGTACTCTGGACTTTCCTGGACGTTTACGGTACCCGGCACTACGTATTGCATTTAATGTACGCCACCGAGAGAGACCCAGAGTTTTATCCGCTAACCCTCAACGAAGATTACGCATCAAGATACCCAGTTGAAGGGAACATCGAAAAACGCAGTCGGCGTTTTCTGGAATGGTTAAACTTCTATGCTTAGGTCGTTTGACCTAAGCAGGTTAATCGTCTCATTGTTTTTTTTTTGGTTTCATTGAACGGAGGAGAGATGTTTCGTTCATTCAAGCAACTCGAAGTATGGACAGGCAGAATACCTGATTGGCGAGTTTGGGAAGGATTGGATATTGTCTTTGTCGATACCACGTTAAAAAGCGGAATAAAAGACTTTGCGCCCACCCCAGAATTACTCTGGCCATTTAAGCAAGGTATTGTCAGTGAAGCGGAATACGTTGATATCTATTACCGGTTGACCCGTGAACGGTTTATCAAAAATCCGGAACCGTGGCTGTGGTTGATTAATCAGGAACGAATTTGTTTAGCTTGCTATTGTAAACACGACTGCTTCTGTCATCGTCACCTCTTAAAAGATATCCTAGAAAAACTCTGTAGAAAAGAAAGAATTCGATTTATTGATCGTGGCGAGCCGATTTGGTGATAGCACGCATTACTGTGTAAGCTTACAAAATTAAGATGGAGTATACACAATGTACGTCGATTTATTCGGTCGTCCCAAATACGAGATTCTCGCTGATCTGATCAGTCAGCAGAATAACCTCACTACGCCGCTCAACGCCAGCTACCTGAGCTTTGGTAACATCACTGGTTCTACGGTACCGGGCACAGAAGATCGTGTCTCCGTGCTCGTTACAGGCCGTTCTCCGGTAACCGGGAGTAAGACCTTTACTTACACCCGTATCGAACTGAACAAACTGATGGCGTCGGTTGGCCCTACGTTAGTCCTGCCGGAAACAGCATCGACAATCGCTGATCTTTTACCGCTGATCAAAGCTAAATACAGTCTCTATATTGACGTTGAAGATATTGCGAATGCGGACGATTACCTGCCGTTCATTCCGTCCGGAGAAACCGCGGTTGTGACCATCCAGACCAAAGCTGGTACGACTTATAATAGTCACGTCTGGTCAGGTAACCTTGACGTCACGTGTAGTGGCGGTAGTAAGATTCCTCGTGGTTCTCTGCTTACCGAATCTGGTAAAGCGATTAACACCGAAGACAGCAAATTCATTCTGGTTGAACAAACCGGGAATTAAGCGAATAGGAGAGAGGGAGCAAATGCTCCCTCTCTCCTCATTTATGTTTTACTGGACGATTCCGATATTATTACCAATTTTACCATCAAAATCCGGCGAAACTCCCGTTGTACCGTTACCGATACAAGGACTATTCATTTTGACTTTAATATTGAGTAAAGCTTCTTTTAATCCGCTGAAAGCGCTATTAGACAAACCATTGATGAACGCTGGGTTGCTGAATAGATTACTTTCTTCCAGAAATCCTGTGGAAGTGGGTTGTACACCATTCCATTTTTCAGAATAGAAGACATTATTTTTGAGTTTAAATTTACCTAATAACCCTGGGAAACCGGACACCGTACTACCTACCACAAGTTCCGTAGCTGTTTTATTGGTGTAATAAAAAATGTTGCTATCAAGCGTCAAACTGAGTGCCGTTGCATTGTCATCGGCCTGCGGGTTTATAGCTATCGCATTATCGTTACTTGTAGTGACCGTATCAATGAACACACAGTTCCGTACAACATTATCATAGACGTAGCGAAACGCAGAGGTTTTTTGCCAAAATTTATCTGCTGTATTGGTGGTTCTCGCTACTCCATCGTTAAATGAAATCACATATTCGATGACGTTACCGATCGACCCAAAACCAAGCGTATAGTACAAAGTATACGCATCATTGGACAATGGCGTGTACCCTTTAGAACTGTACCAGCTGTTACTGAAAGGTCCTTGGATAATCATTGAACCGCGGGCGTTGTTTGAAGTATATCCATAACGCGCCACGCAATAGTGACAATGATAATCGAAGTCAATAGTTTGACGGTCAGGGTAAGCCGGGCCGGCGCCGTGGATTTCGAAATTCTGTAATGTCAGATAACGTGTTCCAGAGAACCAAACCGGGACATCGGCTTGAGACGCACCTGTTGCGGTATTGTACACGTTGTAACGGTAACTGGAATAGTACAGTCCGTCCACACCCGTCGCCATGTCGTCGCCAATGACATTCCGCGATTGATTTTTACTCGCTGCCCAACCAATGAACACCGCCGAGTTAATGATGTTCGTAAACGAACAGTTGATCACCCTAAAACCATAACTTTTCTTCTGGTCACCGTGATAAGTCGTTTTGTCCGAGAGATCTGGGTTACCTCTCAATTGTACACCGGCATTCACGTTGTCGAACGTACAGTTACTGATTAAGAGTTTATGGGCAATGTTATTAAGCCCGGCATAATCGACCAAACTGTTCAAACAGAACACCCGATTGATTCCGTTCATCCCCCCTAACGACTCAGGTGTACCAATAAAGTCAACTTTGTTTAAGGTTAAGTTACAAATATTGTTATTGGCACTATCGCCGATTGGAATCAGGTTAAGGTAAATGGCGGTTCTTTCTGATCCAGGTTTCGGGGAAATACGAATGTCTTCAAACTTTATTTGGCACGCGTACGCATCAATGATAATCGTATCGTTATTACTGGTGAGTATTGGTTTGGCGCCCGCACCGTATCTAGTAATAACAGACTGTATACCAGTCTTATTATTAAAGAAACTGGTTGCGGTACGGTTGTAATATGCCAGTTCGTAAGTTTGCCCTGCTTTAAGGTATAGCGTTAGCGGGTGGACTAGGTTGGCGTCAATCGCTGACTGAATCGAATTAAAGGGATTGCTTTTCGTCCCGGTCCCATTAACTGTAGCGGACGAATCAATGTAATAGTAGTTCATTTTTACCTCAATCAACTGAGCGTAGTGTGGATATCGATCCAGGTATCATTCGGGATATCTACATAATCTCCCAACGCTGTCGTGACCGCACCGGTGGTAGTATCAGCGGTGTAAAGAATTTTTCTCACGCCGATAGTAATGACTTTGGAAACGTCCGATTCGATTACCGCTACCAGGTTTTGAATACCCGAGCCAAAGGACCCAAATGGAGGTGTGATTTTCCAGGCCACCGAAGAAGTCCCTGTGGAGGCCCCTGTGATCGTATATTTCCCTGTCGATACTCGAGCAGCTGTCACTGTTCCTAGTCCAGCGTAGCCACGGTTGATAGCAGATAAAGTATCGTTAGCGGAGAACTCTCCCGAGGTGACGAATGACCCGCGAGTGTTGGCTGAAAGATTATTCGTTAATCGAATCACTGCTCCGCGTGTCTGAGCATACGTCCCATTGTTGAGCTGAACAGCGACGTTGGTAGTCAGCGACTCCGTAACGGGGAGGTACACGATCCCGGAGGGCTCAGTCGTAACATAGCTGTTTAATACAGTATTGATGGTTACTTTCGCGACGCCATCGGAACCAGGCGGGTCAGCACGTAAGGGAATAAGGGAAGAGTTCTCAGAACGAACCGCTAAGCGCGCATAAAGCGTTGAAGTGTTGGCCGTCGCATCTCGCACCACTCCAAAACGTACCGTTCCTGAACTGTAACGCAGATCTCCTCGAGAACGAAGTGACGTAATTCTAAGGTAGTAACGCAGTGTGTTTGCGTTGACGGTAGTCACATTCGAGGGTTTCGATTGGAATTCAATCAAGTAAGCGCATACAGCTTCCGATAAACCCGCACCCCCAGAATAAATACCGCTGAATACCGAGCCTTGAATATTGTCATTGACCGTCACCAATTTAACCCAAGACTCCGTGCTGAGCCAATCGGTTGGGTTAGTAGAAGAATTCAATAAAGCACTTGGTAAAAGGTCGGCTGTAACAATCTCTTTAGCTACGCGTTTTACGGCATCGGGAAAAGGCGCAGCAAAGTTTGTATACAGCCCGGGACCTGCTAAATAGGCTTTCACTGAACCATCTGCTTGGGGTAGAAAAATAATAGACGAAGAGAGAGTATCGTCTTCCGCGCCGCTGACCGGAAAGCGAGTGATGCTTCCTAACCGCGACCCGGCACCATAACCGTAAGGCTCCGTTACAGGGATAGCCATTCTGGCCGCCGTCATGACACCATTTTTAATCGCATAGGTCTGGAGACGACCTCTCTGATCAATAACCAACGCGCCTTTGTTATTCTTACCGCCAAAAACAATACCTGCAATCCCTTTTGGGTCGTTTGGTCTAGCTGTCAGATCAAATTGTCCGTTGGTTTTAATTCTTTCCCAGAAATCAATAGTCTCGCTTCTTACGTCAACTGGGAGAGTACCGCCCGTTAATAGTTGCGACCAACCGTCTGCTAGTGTAACGTTATTCCCTGAGGAATCCGTCACCACAAGGTTGTCGCCGCTCTGTGCCCAATGGTCAACAGTGAGAGCAGAATTGTTGCTGAAATAAAAACGGAGCGATGTAGTGTCGATGACTACCATGATCCCCGAGAGCACTAACCCTTTCTTTAAAACGACTATATTATCGCTTCCGAACCCCGCGTTCTGACAGAGCCCGCTAACAAACCCACGATAAACACTCCCAATAATTTTACTGTAAACAACGTTATTGATCTGCTTACCGTCCTTATCGAGAAGCGATGTATAGGTCCCACCCCCTTGATTGAGATACCCGTTAACAAATGACCGAGTATCGTCGGTGTAAACGAAGAAGGGTTCGTTCTTTTCTGTCCCAGCTAATCCTAATTCGATAGTGTCAAAGGCACTTTCGAAATTTAATACCGAGCGCAACGAAGAAAGAGTGATCTGGTTTGTTTCGGTAGGAACCGTCACTATAGGGACCATTGAGTTCTCAGGGACGCTAGCCGCACTCCCTAATTCCGAAATTTTTTGAGTATCATTAGACATATTTGTTTTCCTGAAGAAAGCTAACTGGTCATACGAAACACAAAAGAGAGGAGGGATTAAAACCCCTCCTCGTGTTCTACCAAGTTAAATCAATATTTCGTATAGTTAATCGCTGAAGATTGATGGTGTCTCCCGCAGCGTTGTTACGAAGAATAACGTTCAAAGTAAAATCGGCGGACGTGATAGGGTCAATGTTCCCGATGGCGCGAAAAGGTTTGATTGTCCCATTATCGTTAAGTACCGCAGTAATAACAGCAAAGCCACCGATAATGCTAATGCTACCTTCTATGTTGAAAATCGACCCGCCAGCGGCCTGCGTCAAAGAAGGACCGACTAGTACCCGTGTAGGCGACGTGTTATCCAAAAAACCAATTCCAATTGTTTTCGCCCCTAAGTTACCCGCGGTGGAACCCTCTAGTTTGAAAGTGATTTCATCATTGAGACGAATAGACCCTACGGGGTAGTTAATGACCTTATAGACCGATCCTGGAGTCGAGTCTGTGATTGATACACTGTTTTCAATCACGTTGTCGTTTCCGTGGAAAGTGAATCGGGAACTGTTAATCAGTTTCACTCGATTTTTTGTTGCAATCGCCGCTAAAGATGAAATGGTAATAGGGCCCGTTAAATCAATTAACCCCTCAATAGAATCGTTCGCTACGAAAGCCCCGCCATTTACTGACGAGATGATTGCCTTAAGTCCTTTAATAGGGTTACTGATTCCTGCCGAAGTCATCGTCCTTAAAATTGCTACGTCTGGTTTAATACCAATATAATTGATGTTTTTGAACTGGCAGTTCGTTACCAATGAATCCGCAGCAGAATGGTACGTATCACAAATTACCGCTGTTTTCGTGACGTAATTTATCGTGATATTTTCAAACAGGTTATTGCTACAAGGAACACGATCACCACCATAACTCTCGAAGGATAAAATGTTATTACTGTTTGTCACCCCGAAGATCATGCCGTTTCGAATGGAACTATTAGTGAAGGAGGAGAAACGGCAAATTACCGACGGCGCCGCGGTATTATTGAATACCAGTGTAAAACCATCAATATGACAGTTATCGCCGCTTTCTGCCCATGTTATCATGGCGTTAGCATTAAGGGTCGTATCGGCAATCGCAGTGAGGTTGGTAATGCGAGTATCGTGAGAACCAAATGCCAGTTCACTGATTCTTCCGCGAAAAGTGATATTGATATTATCAAAACGCGTACGACAAAAAGTATTCCCATAAACCACCGCGCGGGCTTTACCTGAGATGTTACGGAAAACGCAATTAAAAGTTGCGCTGTCGCCAGTCCAATGGTCCCAAGTGTCTACAACAAAGTCTTGAACGATGGCGTTTTCACAAACAAATAGTGGCTGATTAAAACGAGCATTGTAAGCGGGCTGATTTGCTTGCATAATGGTCAGATCAGAACCAGTATAATCGACAGGAATATCCAACGTGATATTGCTACCGGATACACCTATTACTTTACAAAGCTTCATGTAAAACGGGATAAGAAAACCACCGTTAAGAATCCCTCGCACGGATGAGATCCTCACTAAATCGCCTGTTTTGTATTTACTGACGAGAGAGGGGTCAATGCCAACCACGTTACTCCCGTAGGTGGAGGTAAGATTGTTCTTAGGGACATTACTCACATATTCCGGGTGATAATTGCCCGGTGCGAAAATAGCGCCTTGCATCCAAGTAGTATCAATAGGAGTTAATGTTTTTAATGTTGCCCCGTTTCCATTAAGGACAGAATTACTAGGGATATAAATAGGTCCAGAAATGGAATAGGTACTTTTACAAAACGAGACGGGGTATTTTCCGGCCGCAACTTTTAGTGCTTGTTGGATGGCAGAAAGTGAGTCCGTACCTCCCGGGACTGCACCAAAAAACTCTGGATAAATTACGGGCTCAGAGAGTACCCTTTCCCAGTAGAATCCGTTTCCCGCGGCGATTGTCCCGCCGTCATCCGTTGCTGATCCGATTCCGGCGATAAATTCCCCGCCGCCTGTTTTTCCACCCGCTACCCAACTTTTCAACTTTACGCGTTGTCCTGCGTACAGAGGCGATAGTGTCCGTAACTTAGCGAAGGAATCTACACCGTTAGTAAAATAATCTAACCCTCGTAACGTCTGCCCGGAGATGTACCGAACAGCGACGCCATTAATATCTACGAGCGGCGTGTAAGAACCCCCACCTTGGTTGACGTAACCCTGTACCGCGGTTTTGGTTACATCCGTGTAAACAAAGTAAGACTCTCCCTTCTCCGTTCCATCTGCACCTTCTGCGATTGAGTTGAAGGCTTTGTCGAACAACAAGACTGAACGCAGTGTTGAGATATCTGTGTTATTGGTCTCCGTCTGTTCAGAGACCACAGGGAGTAGAGTGTTTTCAGTCAGCGTAGTAGCAGGGTTCAACTCGCTAATTTTCTGTATTTCATTAGACATGTCTTTAATCCTGAATGGGGATGGTCATACGAAACAAGGCAATGAGGGGACCTAGGTCCCCTCATTGCCTATAACTTAAGAGCCTTCAATGTCACTGGCTACGAGTTCCAATTGAGCCGCAATAAACCGTGCATCGGTATCGATGACCACCGAAATATATTGATCCATTCCGTAGATATCTGCCCAAGCCAAATCTTTCAATTTAGCGTCCAGTGCACTGATGGTCGTTTCTTTCCCAACTAAGTCTTCTCGAGTTTGACAAGAAAGGATGCGAACGGTGTCGCCTACTTGAAACATAGTGAGTTCCTTCTTAAGAAATCCAAACGTGTTCATTGGTGAAATATGCCGTTCCAACAAAACCGTTTAAGTACTCTTGAACTTTTGCCTTGACTGTACCGTTTGGCGCACGTAACCAGACCCACACGTTATTCCAATCGGTTGTCACCGCAGATACAGATTTGATTGACGATTGTATTACGTTCCCGGCAGAGTCGTAAAAATCCACTCGAAGTGCGACGTAACCAGCCGTCAACGAGGTAATTTTGATTTCGGCCTCCGCGTGGAAAATATCTCCGCCGCGCAGTGTCACGTCCTGCCAGTAAGAGACGTTACGTACGCTTCCTTGTGTAATTTTTCGTGAGTGCGGTGAATTAGGGTTAGAATAATTCGTAGTATCAATCGTATAAGTGAGGTCGGCGTTAGTGTAACTCGGTGTCCATGCGGCAGTTTGATACTGGTTGATCAGAATAACGTTAAGGGCACTACAAGGTCGCATGGGACGACTGGCGTTATCCATGTTTCCAGAGGTCATTTTGTTCCTCACCCTTAAGGTCCCGATCAACTGGTAGTTATCCCCCTCTACACCTACGATCTCGGTAGTTCTCCTGACTCCCGTCATGTATTTACTGGTGTCAGTTCCATCAATATCGACGTGGGCACCGCCAGTGTTGGTAATGAAGACGAGGTAAGGGCGACCCGTACTATTTTCTACCGGAATACCGCTCCATGAGTTCGCGTTCGGTCCGCCTCCCATTGTCCCCCCTTTCATGATCAAATAGGGTTGGTTTTTGGTTGAGGTGTACGAAAGTCGAATATGAGGGTTGTTGTTATTGTTTTCCAAGTGACAACCGTGGAGCTCGACGTTAGATTGATAAATATCAACTGAGATGTCGCAATAATCAAAACTGGTTCCAAAGAACCTGACATCGATACTCGAGGCACTCCCTGATAAGTAGAGCCCGGTACCGTCGAAAGTAAAATTACAACAATCTGCAATCACGCCGCCGTAAATAGTCACGTTCTCATTGGAATCAGTATTCGCATAAAAGGCCATCCCTCGGCGCCAACATTGTCCGATGATCGGACTGTATAAACGAATGAGGTAAGCACTCTTCCCGTTAAAACAAACTCCGTCCCTAAACCCAGAGACCTTAAGATTGTAGAAGGAAATATTGTGCGCATCGACACCAAATGACACGCCGTCTACGACACTGTTAGTGTCGGGTTGATGAGTATTAATTAAGGTACGCTGAACGCGAATATTATCAAATTTCCCTGGATTAGCCGCAGGTGACAAATAGCCGCTGATTGTTAAGGTATAACCCGTCGTAACAGAGGGCAGCGACAAAAGTACTGCATTACGCATATCGATCACTAAATCGGTCGGGAAATTTACGGTACTGACCGCGTATACTTTCCCTAAACACGTTAGTGCAATGCCATTTTTGGCACAGTAGTTGACCGCTTTTTGAATATTACTAGTATCGTCCAGTACGCCGTCCCCGACTGCACCAAAGTCCTCAAAAGACAACTGATCTGTAATAATCCGTTGCCAGTAGAATTCATTCCCGGCAGCAATCGTGCCGTTGTCATCCGCATTTACCCCTAAACGCGCAACGAAAATACCCCCACCCGTAACCCCGTCTTTGTAGTAACTCTTCAGCGTGACACGCTGTCCTTGGTACCATGGTTTAAGCGTCCGTAATGCGTCGAAACTCTCTACTCCTTGTAACATGAATAAAGAGTTGACAATATGCGCATTCGTCGCGTAGCGAACTTGTGTCGTACTGTCTGACATTAATGCAGAGTAAGTCCCGTTCCCTTGGTTTACATACCCCAAGACATAGTCTCGTGTACTGTTTTCGTAAACAAAGAAAACATTCCCCTCTGTAGTTACACTGAGCCCGGCAGCAATCGTGCTGTACGCGTTCTCAAAACCTAACGTTTCTCTGAGGGTACCAATACTAACTTTTTCGGATTCGTTTCCATTCGCTTCTGAGAGCGGAAGAAACGCATTCTCTGACGGATTAGAGCTGGGCGATAGTTCAGAAATTTTCAATGCAGTGATATCGGTCATTTCACGACTCCGATGTAAACAAAAAATGGTCATACGAAACAAAAAAGAGAGGAGCTTTTCCGTATCCTTCTCTAGTTAATGTGCAATAAACCAAAACGTAATCTTTCAAGCTGTTAATCGTATGTACGATTGACTATTAGAGAGCTTAAGAGGCAAAATAATGGCTGACATTTATGTTAAACTTTCTGAACTTTCTCGGCCGAGTACGCCAGTGAATGACTCAGATGTGGTGTTCATTTCCCAGTTAAACAATACAGAAAATACTTCTTCCGCAATGAGTATTTCTGATTTACGCAATTTACTCAATTTTGAAACAGCTTTTGATAGTACTGTCGCAGGGTTAAGTAATACATCGGCGAATCAGATTTTCTTTGTTTACACCGATGACACCAAAACGAAAGTTCGTGCCTATGTAAACCGGTCAGGTATTGCAGAAGTCATGAATGATGCTGACGGAAGTCCACTTTTATATCGCACGCGTAAAGGGTTAAATATTCTTGCCGGGAAAGATGAGTTAATCAATCCCGCGCAAGGGACCTCGCTGATAGCGATGGGTACAGGTGAGACAATAGCTGACGGTTTGGGCCATTGGCTCTCGGCGACAGTAGATATATTCAACATGACTGTTTCGCCTAATAAAATTAGCACTCGTGGATTTTATAAAGAAAAAGATGGCGGTGCTGGTGATTGGAACAAGACAGGCGTTGTCAATCTTTCATTGGCAGGAAAACACGTTATTACCGAGGGGAAGATCTATAACAAACTCGGGGTAGAATATCTCATTGATATCTCTAAAGGAGAAATTGACCCTTTAGCGAATGGCGCGATGGCTACTACCTACGACGAAGTGTGGTCAACAAAAGAAAACGTTGTATGTCTCGGCGATGCCATTAACGGGATTTTCAAGCAAATCCCAATAGAAGTTTACACCTCCAATACCGCCGCCACTTATACTGGATATAAAAGATTACGAATAACGTTTTCTCCAAATCTTTATCGTATTTGTAAAAACGCGGTAAAAGTAAGGAACGGTGTGACTTATGACATGCGAGGGTCAACAATCTATGTTGTTCCTACCCCGTCTAATAGTTATCCCGTCACTGGTAAAAAGCTTAATGGCTTCCAACATGGTTACGATGAAGTAAAAGAAAAATTCGATGCTATTAATGGGGCGAATTATTGGGGTAGCGTGAGTTGCCAAAATGTCACTTTCTTGGGCGGCGATATACGCGGTGATTTGAATGTCAGTAAAACTCCGGATCAATGTTCTTCGGGAGTTGGTATTTTAATCATTAACCCAGAATATGTTTTCCATGACGGCGTAGCCATTTCGATGTTCACCTGGTGTGCGGTAGCGATGGCAGGTACAACGACGCAGAGCCTTTTCAATGACGGCACTGACTTTGATGACAACGTCAAAGACTATCGTTACATTCTTGATTTCATGGGGACTTCTCGTTTCGGTAATTTCTACGGGGCTAACTATGAAAACTGTCGTTTCCATTCTGGTTGGCGTGGCGTATTAAGAAGTAGCGTCGATTGGTCATATTGGAAGGGCGGGATTTGTACAAGTAACATCCATTGGCAAAACCCAAGCTCAAATAAATCCGGTACTATCCCTTCTTACACAATGGTGGTAACTGGGACCGGATTTGATGCGAGTGGCGCTTATATATCCAATAACGGCGGGTTAGGCGTAGACTGTAACCCTTCGAAAGGGATTGTCTATACCACTGCAAAGGGACATAGCTTTACTGGCCTTTATACAGAGTGGACTTATCGTAATTTCGTTATTTCTAAATTTGGATATAACGACGGTGTATGGAGCCGAAGCTGCTACCTTCACATTGGTGCTGTTTCACAGTATAAAAATGATAGCAAAAACTATTACATGTTGTCATTTGAAGATGGATCATTCGGCTATTACGACAGCGTTACCCAAAAATGGGTTTGGCCAAATGACTATACCCAAGTACCCACTGCGGTTGGTGTAAGAGGTATTCAGATCGGTACGCCTGTCCGTGACGAAGGGGCTTTTCTCCATGGTGGTTACGACTTCAAATACGGGACGTATAACGTCGGAGGTGTTCTCGGGGAATTAGATTTTGACACCTTACGAGACATCAAGCAATCAAAAGAATTTCTCAACCCTTACGGACTTTCTTTGAACAGCGGTGTCTGTTATCTACCGTTCAAAAACTTAGCGAAAGATAGTGTAGTTCATATCTGGCTTAAGGATCTTACCGGTAACTTCGATCCGAAAAAAATCTCTATTGGTCTAACGGGTAATATTGAAACAACCGTTACGAATAACAATGATTTCGTAGCCTATGGCGAAACGGTAGTCGATTTTAAAAACGGTTATAAACTAATTACCGTTTTTAACAAACGCCCATACGGTACCGATGGAGTTGGTACTTGGACACCGCAGGTTTCCGTTTATTTCCAGATTGATCCGGCTACGCCAATCATCTTGAAGGCGGTAGAGGCTTATACCGGTGGCGTAAGTGTTTTCCCTGGCGGTTGTGACTATACCCCGCAAGCCGATATGTTCTCGATAATGTCCTCAAATACTTACTCGGGGGTAAACAACGGAACAGGTGGTGGTATTTTTAAACCTGGTGATATCGTCCGTCCTTTCATTCGCGTAGATAAACACGGTAATGATTTTAAGTTTTCTCCAACTATTGACTCTAACTATAGCGCGTATGATAAAATCATTAAGAGCGGTATAACGTTAGATTCTGTTTTGAAGACAACGTTTACCGTACAAATTACATCTATCGATGTTGATAACAATCAGACACTGATCAAAGTACCTGATGCATCTGTTAAACTTGTCGTTATGGGTATCCCACTTTATATTTCTTCGGGCTCTTCCACTTCCGTAACAGGTCAACAACGACTAGTTAGACGTTTACTCAATAACGACGGTACGTATAGCACTACCTACGCGATCGATGGTATTGTAGGGAACGTTAATGATAACCTTGTTATCGATCAAAGACTACTCCCAAGTTACACGTTTTACCCATTCGAAAGTCTTTCGATTGGCGGGTCTTTATCGATGACAGCCGATAATTCGATGTTTTCTTTCAGTAACAATGGCGATTTGGGTTTCTTGAAAAAGAACGGTTCCCCTTCTAAATTAGCAATTGGTTCTGGGAATTCATTTAGTGTTTCGGCTTCGAACAAAACTACATTATCGGTATCTGATACTTTAACTGATATTTTTAAAGTGGCAGCTACTGGGATCGTCACTGCTTATAACACGATTCTTCCCAGTGTAACAGGATCGTTTGATTTTGGTTCTTCTACTGCCGGTTTTCGTAACGCTTATTTTACAGGTGCGATTACAATTAACGGTAACCCTGTCGGTGTAAAAGTTGATGTTCCAGCATCGATGACAGCAGCTGGTTCTGTTGGTCAATGGGCAGCCGATACTAGTTACTACTATGTTTGTGTTGCGCCTAATGTATGGAGACGAGTGGCTTTGAGTACATGGTAATAAGTTGAGGGGGTCGTCAGACCCCCTCAGTTTTGTTTCGTATGAGATTCTTTCACTTGAGGATAATATAATGCCTAAGTCTTCAGATTCTATCGGAATCAAAATTTCTGAACTCGGTGACGCAGGCGTCATCAAAGAAAATGACGTTGTCCCGATTAACGCCAAAACCAGTGCGGGAGTTCCTTTCACTAAATCCACTAAAATTAACGACCTCCGTCAAACGCTAGGCTTCGATAATGCTTTCCTGTCTGTGGATGCGGGCCTGAACGGAACCACGTCAGGGGACGTATTTTTCGTCTATGAAAGCGCGGCGAAACTCTGGGTACTGCAATACCAAAATAATGACGGAGTAGCTAACCCTATTCTGGGTTATGACAATGAACAAGTCAGGTTACCGACGAGCAGACAAATGAGAGCTGCAGCATCAGTTACAGAAAGTACCGGTATGAGCATTATTCCCATGGGTGCTGGTTCCCTGAATGACATTTCTGGCCAAACGACCTTTGAAAGCAATGGGGCGAAGGGAGACGGTATAACGGATGATACTGTTGCAGTACAAAAAACCTTAGAATTACTGAAGTTAGGTTATACTGTTCGTTCTAAAGAATCGAATGCTCGTTACCGAATCACTTCTCAAATTACCGTCTACGCAGCTTCCGGAAAATTGATCATGGACCGTTCAAGGTTTGTGGTAGATAGTTCATTAATGACTACCGGGTATGCTGTTCGGGTCGTAGGTGTCCCTGGCGCCACTTACAATTTAGGATCAGAGCTGGAAATTCGTTTACAAGGCCCTTACGGAGGACCTTCCGTTTCGAAACCACCTATAACACCTGTAGGGACATTAGATGGTATTGGGTTCTTCCCCGATGGTACAAACACCCAAGTGTCCACGGTGTTAGCTAAAGTGTGGGTGGAAGGATTTCGTGACAACATTTATATCGGCTCGCAGTCGACGTACCTTCTGCAATTTATACAGCCGGTTGTGGGTAAGTTCTGGCGATATGGCTGGCATTTCAATTGCGTCAACGACGCAGGGGAAAACATTTCAATCTTCGGTGGCGTAACGTATAATGGATTAAACGCTAACGGGAACGCTGCGGGCGTATACGTTCCCAGTACCGGTCAGTATCTTGATGCGTATTTTTATTCGCACTCTTTTGACTATAGTGATCTTGTGTTTGATATCTCTACGGGAAATATTAATTTCATAGGGTGTCATTTCGAGAACAATTCCTCTAACCCGTACGGTAAGATGCTTTATACCTCTTCAAAAAGAAAACCGTTTGTCAATATCCAAAACACGTTTATTGACGGCGGAAATGACGTTGCCACCACGTATGCGAACCAAGGAACAACCGCAGGTAAACCTGTATGGTTCACTTTATCAGGTCCTTGTATTTTCCGACTAGTGGGATGTCCTGCTGGAAAATACAATAAGATGGCGGCCGTTGATGTTGTTAAATGTACAGGTAGCGGTGCCCTCGTCAAAGTTGTCGATAATTATTTTGATATCTACGGGAATAATGACATGGTAAATATCGGCGATTATACGAACCCGCTGAGAAATTATAATTATAATACCGCAGATTTGACAGGTTGGTCTACGATATATTCAGCAACGGGTACCGCTTTCCAACCTACGATAACTTACGATAACTCAAAATCAATTGGTGCCTCTGCGAAAGTGCTTAGCACAACAACGACCGGGGCATTGACGACGTTATTTGGCCAACGTTTACGCTGCTCGCCAGGACAAACTCTTTATTTAGCTACCACGCTTTATTGGGAAAATATTGTTTCCACAAATGGCGGTTGTTATTTCGGTTATACATTTTACGACATTGAAGGTGTAGAAATTACCCATAACGTAATTGGGACGAATCTTTCAGGGACGACAGGTAGTGCATCTAATGTTGTAAAATGCTCCGGATCGGTAATTGTTCCGCCTGGGGCAGCGACTGTTCACGTGGGTCTTCGTCATTATCAAACATCAGGTTCCGTTTACTTGGGCCCTGTCAAAGCATTCCTTCAATAAAATAAACTCTAGAGAGGGGCCTTTTGGCCCCTCTCTATTTGTTTTCCTATGACTATTTTTACAGCCCTATTGCCGACAATGAGGTTTCTTGCAATGGCCAATAACACAAGAAAAATTTCCGAACTTTCGAGTAAGGGTATTGTTCCAGAATCTGCTCTTTTGCCAGTGGCAGTAGCGGGAGCAGAAAAGGAAACATACCGTACCACGTTAAATAATCTTCGATCAAATCTTCTCTTTGAAAATGCTTACGAAACCCTCGCAGAAGGTATTGCGGCTACTGTCAAAGATGAAATTTTTTACGTCTATACGGACGATAGCCAATTCTACGTCGCAGCGTTCACCAACGTTAACGGTGCTTCTGCCACGGCTGTCTATAAAGACAATACTCCGGTTATCTACGGCACCGGAAAAATGATGGCGGACGGTAAGTTCGGCTCCTACACGTCATATGTCAGTTACCTTTATAACAACGGTTCCGCTACCGGCGGCGAAACGGAAATCGCATTACCTTTCGACTGCTTCGATGTCTCAGAGATGTTCTTGAATGGTAGTCATCAGTTCAAGGGGTTGAACTACACGTTTGATCGGTTATCGAACAAAGTCAAATTAAAAGGGCCATTAACGGCGGGTGCTTTCGTTGTCTTCTACGTAAGACCTTACCCGGGTTCGCCTATCACGCCAGTAGAACCTGGTATTACCGACTACGTCAACGTAACGTGGCTATATAACGACGGCGCAGCAGTGGGTGGAGAAACGTCACTTACCCCTCCGTGGACATTCAAAACAGTCCCTGCTATTTACATCAACGGCTCAAAACAAGTCCTGAATAAGCACTATGAAGTTGATAGCACCGGATTGAAGATTAACCTTTCGAAAGCGCTGAATGCTAACGACATCGTTGAAGTCTTACTGGGTGGTTCTCGGTCGGTCATCACCGCACAGGTATCGGGAACACCGGCAGAAATTCTTTTGACGCTGGGGCAAACGACAGGTGCGGCAAAAGTCAATACCAGTTATGGTGTGAGCTTAGAGCAAGTCGTTCAAGGTGTTTACGGCGTGGAATCAGTGGATTCACTGCGGTCTCGTCAACCGGGATTTGAAGGGGAACGTATTAAAGTAAAATCTTACGCAGTTGGTACTAAAATTGGCGGCGGGGAATTTATTGGTCACATCGGCGGAGGTGTAACAGAAGACTATGGTACAATCATTGTCGGTGGGAATTTCTATTGGGAGCGTGTTATCCCCAATTCAGAAATTAATGTTTCATTTTGGGGCGCTCAACCAGGGACAGATATCACGGTACCTTTACAACGTGCGATCGCATACGTCCAGAAATTAACAATAGGGACTAATTTTTACAGTCGTCCTTCGATCAGTATTTCAGCAGGGAGCTATCTGATATCTGCAACAATTGTCGCACCGACATCAATCAGTATCGTTGCGAAAGGTAATGTTAACATTGTTGCATCGTCTAACTTTACAGGGTCGTACCTGATCAAGTTCCAAAATACTGACGCCTTAACGAATGTCAATCTTTGGGAAGGTGAGAACCTTTCGGCTGATGGCGGTGTATTGCGACTGGATGGACAAGGCCGTGCTATAACTACTCTTTCTGGAATATTTATCGGTAACGAAGCAGCTAGTATGTCCAACGCCAGAAACGTTTCATTCCGTAATGTCGTTGTGACCGAATGCTATCGTGCATTGACGTTCTCTTCCATCGATACTTATCTATTCTCTGCGACTAAATGTCGTTTCGAACAAAACGGTATTAGTTTGAATGTTCCGTCTACAACGTCCAGTAACTCCGGCGAACGTATGTCGTTTACTAACTGTACATTTGGCGGTACCAACGAACATCACGTATACCTTGCAGCACCTGGTTTTGATGTTTCGTTCATGAACTGCAGTTTTGACTTTACTAACGGTAGTATATTAGTCATTACGGGATCGTCAGGTTATAATGCAGTTAAGTTTACTGACTGTCATGCCGAAGCTTGGAATGGGTACGTATTAGATGTAGTTGGCTCGCCGTCTAACTGTGCGGTATACTTTACCAATTGCGATTTCCTTCCTCGTTTGCGTTCTGGTCAGAAATCAGACTCTACCTTAGGACTGGCCAACAGCCCATCTCGACCACTCTTTAACGGAAACCAGGTTGCAGTGTATTGGAATGGCTCTGAGATCAAACACGAAGTCAAACCATATACCGAAGATCTCTATTTACACTCTTCCGGTAAACCCGTGGCAGTTAGTGGGTATGTAAAAGACCCCTACTATAACGTCCCGTCTGCAAACGCTATTATTAATAGCGGTTTTGATTTCAGTGCGGAAACTACTGGAACAACTGTCACGAGTACTTCCTCTACGTTAGCGAAATTTTCTGTTGGATACATCGCGGGTATGACAGGGGTAATTGCCGACAGAACAGATGTTACAGGTAAAGTTCTTGCTTTAACGGGTACAAGTTCTGCGAGTAACGTGACTTTAGTTGGAACAGAATATTTTGCCTGTAAAGCAGGAGATGTGTTTGGGGTTGTTGCCGCAATGCAGCTACTGAACTCGACGGGGAATAACCGTATTACCCCATACGTTTATTTTTACAATGATCAAAAAGTATTATTATCTGGCGGCCAAGTAGTTGGTAACAATACCGCGATGGGAAGTGTATTTTCCGACACTACCTTACCAAATTACTCCGCCGGTACAACACGATTCATCGCTTCTAGTCCGGTGAAAATAAGAGCGCCTGTTGGCGCAGCGTTCGCTCGTGTTGCAGCGACTTTTTCTGACATTACAGGTACGGTAAACATATCCAGATTGTCACTATTCCGTTTTGAGACAGAGTAAAAGGAGGAGGGGGTTCCCCTCCTTAAAAGGAAAAATAAATGCAAACTAATTTTATTCAGCCAACCGGAAACACCTCTATACAGTCTAGTGCAGAGGTTCTTTCTCAATTATTGAACATCCCGCAATCGACCATTGGGTCAATTGAACGGGGCGTGGATTTAACAAACCTTTCGTTTGCGGTTGACCCCGTGACTAAAGAGATTTACAACGTTACAGCTGTACTGGGTTCAGTAACGGGAATGGTAGCTTCAGGGACTACCGCAGTAGTGAGCACAGAAAATGGAAGTTTCCCCGTTAATGCATTACCGGCACAATTAATTACAGTCAGTTTTCCGTCGATTACTGATTTAAAGAATTTCAATCCGTGGTTCGATAAACAGATCTTAAAGCTGATCAGCTATAACTTAAATGGTACTGTAGGCGGCGGGGAATTTTATTACGATGCCAGTGATACGAGCACTGCTGATGACGGTATGTTCACTATTGTAACTTCATCAGGAAAACGCCTCAAACGTCTTAATTCCGACAAGGTACTTAAAGTAGAGTGGGCGGGGGTAGAACCCGGCGGCGATATCAGCGCGGCGTGGCAAAAAGCCATAGACTTCTCTGCGGCTGTTGCTACGAAGTCGGGTAATTTTTATCAGTGTCCGTCAGTTGAGCTGCCCGGCGGTAAATATACCTTAACAAAAGGTGTTGTTTCCCCATCCTTCGTTAGGACTATTGTTAACGGGTCAATCTATATCGATTGTAAGGCCCTTAATGATACACACGTTGCTGCGTTTTGGATAAAAGGATTCAAAGGGAGTTATCAGCAACAAGGGATTGGTGGTTACACATTGTCCTCTAATGGTGGCGGTATTTATTTTGAAGGACCAGGACGATCAACGGTTTCTTCCTTGGTCGGAATTAAAATTGGTAATACGGCCACCGAGAATAGTGGCAATGGATTTACTAACTGCCCGCCTAAAATCACTGGAGTAACGGTTAGACAGTTCCGCGCTGGTTTACAAATCACAGAATACGATGCGTATCTCATTAGCGTAGAGTATTGTGATTTTGGTAACTCTGGCTCAGCGGTTCAAATAGGTACAGGATCTAGAACGTCCCCTTGGAACGCCGGGGAACGAATTGCGTTTACTCACTGTACATTTTACGGTGGCGGAGAATATGGCTTTATTGAGGCCATTGTTGCTGGGTTCAATATTGATTTTACAAACGTAAGTTTCGATTATACTGCGACACACGTTTTCAATTTCGGAAGTAACGCTAACGGCAATAACTTCCGCGTGACTAACTCACACACTGAAGCAGTTGGGGGTTACATTGTGAACGACGTGGCTGGATTAAATGACAGTTACGTTACATTCATTAACAGCGATTTCATGATGACACTTGCTAGTGGTTCACAAGTAGGTAACGATAGTAATGGAAACGCGGTATCTAACGCTATATCAAGACCACTGTTCAATAACCAGTCGGTAAATATCTATCTTGATATTTCTGGCCCGAGCGCTGCAACGCAAACTCCTTACGATTATTATATTTTCCTTTGTACCCCAGCTTCCCGCGGCGTATCGGTAGGTAAATCGATTACTCCATATGCTAACCCACGCCCCTCTAAAATAAGCTCATTATTGAGCAAAGGTTGGAACTTCGGTAATGAAACCGATGGTACTGCTGTCACTCAAGGAAAAGTACTTACTGATTGGACATTCCGTTTAGTTAGCGGTGGGACAGCAGCAGTGGCGACGCTGAATGCTAACGGGGATAAATGTGTTACACTTACACCGACAAACAATACATCGAACATGTATGCGTATTGGTCTAACAATGAATTAATCGAAGTATCGCAGTTAGAAAGCTATTCTACTACCTTTGCTGTCCAGTACGGTTCCGCTGATACTACTTTGACCGCAGGTAATCAACTAAGTTCAAACATTCGTTATACGTGGTACGATAACACCCAAACTCAGATCTCAACAGAAACTTACAGCTATGATCTTTATTCGATAATTAAAGATACTGCTGCCCCGAACGCTGCATCGGCAACAACGAGAATTGTTCCAATCATTCCTACAAGCCGTGTGGCTCCGCCAAGAGCAAAATTCTTGCGAGTCGAATACGGTATTGTCAGGGTTAATTATCCTTTAAAGATATGCTACAATTTTATTTACAAAGGTAATAATGTAACTGCTACAGTATAAATTAATTGAGAGAGGGAGTATCCCCTCTCTCAATTTTCTATGACTTCGTCTTATTCACATAGAGGTGTAATGATGTTAACTGATTTTAATAAACCGCGAGGGAGTAACGGTGAATATTCTCTTTTAACCGTGGGGTCCGTAACTGAGTTAAGGGCTTTAGAGCCTTGGTTTGACGGCCAACGTGTTCTATTAAAACGAGCGGTTGTGGGCGGACCTGACGTAAACGAAATAATGACGTACAGGGCCAGTTCAACAGTCGCAGATAACGACTACAGTGTATTTAAAACAGCTAAAGGAGCTAACTGGCTCCTCGATACAACAAAACCTATTAACGTATGGATGGCTGGTTTTTCTGTCTCTTTAAATAACCTATCCCAGTGCATCAACAAAATAACCAGTGACATCGTCAAAATTGTTATCGGTAGAGGCTATATCGCAAATGGAACTTACCGTCTGCGCGTACCGCCATTAGATAACGCTACCGGCGAAACAGTTTATAAAATGACAGCGACAGTGCGTATCCCGCCGTTTGTTTCTGTTATTGTTGACACTAACCAGACTTGGGATTTTAGTGCCTTTACTACCGGGAATGGCGTAGAAATAACCGGTGAGTTTACTGGACTTACTCGATCTGCAGCAAACCCCTTCACTAATAACGCAGGGAGTTCTGCCAGCTACACTGAAGTACTGGACACTAATGCACTTTTCATTTTAGGTCCCGGGTACGACAAAACTACGTTCCATGGTATTTCTTTAGGAAATACAACATACCCATCTGGTGGTTTTGTCCATACTCGCGAAGTAAAAATCACTGGCGTAAAAGTTGCGCAATTTTATGGCGGAATCAGGATTGGTTCTACTGATACGTATTTAGATGTGGTGGAGAACTGCGCTTTTTATCGAAACGGATATGGTATCGTCACCGATGCAGGCGTGAACTGCGTTAACTCCGGTGAGAACATGCGCTTCGTCAACTGCCTCATTGGTGACAACTATTTGGGCGGAGTCTACCGAAACGATACTGTCCATATGTTTAAATATTTTGGTTGTAGTTTCGACTATAATACAAACGATGTTGTTTTTTATTCGCCAGTGAACATAGGTCAGGATACGTTGATCGAGTGTCACGTTGAAGGCTTCCGTTATTTAGCCAATTGCCCAACTCGTACAACAGGCGCTGGCGAAAATAATTTTAAAATGATCGGCGGAAATATCTTCATGTACGCGTTTGTTAATGATCCTTACCGTGGAGTCAGGACAATTGGTTTTGCGACCACTACACGCACCGCTATCGACCTTGACAACGTAAACATTTTCTGTTACGGCCCGCACGTTAATAGCGCTTATGGGAGTTACAAGGCGTACGATCCCACTAACCAGATCAAAATAAGAATACGTTACCCTTTACGCGGACAAACCTATCGTTTTCTGCCATCTTACGATACCTCTGACGGTTACATTTTGAATAATACAGGGCTACTGTTTAATGGTACCGCTGGCGCGGCCTTACCGACTGCCAGGGCAATTGGACAGTGGTACGTAGTTGCTAACGGTTCAACTATCGTCTATGGCTCTGCAGCAGATGCAGATTCGGATGGCCTGATCCCAGTGACAATTACTGCTACAAGTACAACTAACTCGGTTAACCTTCTCTGGGGTACGCCAATTAATAACAGTAACAGTCAACAGAAATTTCATGTGTCCTGTTCAGTCAAAGCCGGTGCTGCAACTACTGGCAACGTTTACGTACGTGGTGTGTGTCGTTTAGTTTCATCTCAGACTTTTACTAATAACGCCACGACTAACGTAGTGTCAATGAGCGAAAATTATAGTGGATATGCCTTGGGTCCACAGCAAGATATTTTAAACTCACTAACAAAAACTGGCATCACCCTTACCGCAGACAATTACATGGGTACCTACATGCTTTCATGCGATACCGGTACGTCTCAGTACGGTTACGCTGGACTTAACTTTACCGGTTTCGTTGGTACCATCCAAGTTAAGCTGCCTGCGGTTTGGTTTTCCGATCAACATCCGACTTTAGGGTATTTGTGATGATTTATATCTACAAAGATACTGTGCGAGAGAACGTTTATTTTCTTTCCAGAATTGATTTGGGGGAGGCTATCGTTTTCTTTGAAGAAGTAGAAAACTATCAGGAAGCCGCACTTGGGTTCTTATCGGAAAAGGGTCTGGATGGTTCTTTTCTTTTAGAAGACAGGACTAGCGAAGACGATTCCGGTAGTTGAATTGTTTTATAGGTTGTTCATAGCGAGTAGGGCCGATCGGCCCTACTCTTGTGTTTTTATGACGATCTAGATACCCTCTTATTTACCCAGACTATACAGGTACCGAAATGGATAAGTCTAGTTTAAAAATTACTGAATTACCGGCGTTGTCGGTAGCCTCTGAGAATGGGTTTATTCCCATTGCCCAAGTTAAAGAAGAAAACGACACGTATAAAACAACACTCCGTGCGTTACGTGAAAGTATCATGTTTGAGAACGCCTACTCGAGTACTGCGGCGGGTGTTTCGGCAACGGTTCCTGGCGATGTGTTCTTTGTTTACACTGACGATACTAAAGAGCATGTTCAAGGCTGGGTTAACAGTGCCGGTGGCGCCACCCCGTTATTGAATGCTAATAGTGAACAAATCACTTACGGTACTTACGCGCTGTTGAATAAAGCTCTGAAGAATAAAGGGGCGATTGTACAGTGGGTTTATAATGGCGGGTTAAGTAACGGCGGGGAGCAAACCTTCACGGTTCCTTTAGCGGGGAATGTCGCAGTACAGGAAGTGTACGTCGATGGTTTGCGTCAGTTTAAAGACGTAGGTTTTGAATTAGTTGCTGGCGATATGTTGAGCTTTAAACTCGCTACACCAGTAAAAGAAAATCAAACCGTAGTAGCGATCTGTTTTGGTAGCGATGACATTGAGAAAGTCAACGAAGCGTTGCTCAGTCTATTTAGCGGGCCGACAGGTGCTGCAAATATCGGAATGGCAGCAGGCGGCACCGTAGAGGCCGCCATAGGCGCGCGGGTAGCTACTGCTGATTTAAGTAGCGTCTATGGAGCAGGGCTGGTCGGTACAGGGAATTACGCTGATCTTCGCAACTATACGGGTTATGCAAGCACGTTGTCTCTTTACGGTTACAGCACCGCCGGTGATGGTGGGGAAGGGATTTTCGATCGACAAAGCGTAGCTGGTAGTAAAACAGATGATGACTGCGTTCATCTTGTTGATAAATTAGGCAGACTTTGGAAACGTCGAATCAATGGGAACGTAGTGAAGCTCGCCTGGGCAGGCGTTAAGAGTTACGACCAAACCACCGCACCCCAAGATACCGCATTTAAAAATGCATTGAAAGCAGCCGGACAACTCTCCTCTAACGGTTACCCGCAATCGATTATTACCGGGTTAGATAAAGGCGTGGTCTACCTTGCTCAGCGCCATTATATTCGCTGTGGAACATTCCCTGAATCTCTGTCGTGGATTCTTCCAACTAATTCCGGCGATCGTTTCGGTATTACGGGGCGTTATGCGTTAGATCAAGGGGCGGGTTGGTTTGTGGTGCAAGCGAACCGTCCGCTGTTCGATATTGAGATTGACAACACCTCGCTGACATTCCAAGTCAATAATTACACCACTGCACAGATTGCTGGCTTGGTGGACACTAACTACGCGTTACGACTGGAAAGTATGGTTAACGCCCCGGATATTAAGATATCGGCAGGTGCTTACGCAGGAACCGTACTTTACTCCTTAGGGAAGTCTAATTATACCGATGTAACAGCGAAGTGGCCAGATCTTACCGTCGTCCTACCGTCCATTCAGAATCTTGGTACATTAAGGATGAATAACAAAACAGTGGGTCGCGGGTTCTATCTTCGAAACACTGGTTCAGGCTTAGGTAAAGTTGAATACCTTTGGGAGCAGAATAATTCCCAAGCTTCCGTTCTGAAAGAAATGTACGATGTAGGACTAGAACATTACGAAGACTTTGTCCCACCGCTGCTGGCGACAGGTGGATTGATTATTGATACTTGCGGAACAGTAACGATAGGAAGTCTGTTAGTAGGTTCAGGCGGCGGTCCTCACGTCAGAATTTGGGATACTCCAGCGATCACTATCAACAAGATCTTTGGTGTCCAAGGCGGCCCGACTCTTGCCCAAACCCTCCCCGGCGCGTACTGTATTGAAATCTGTAACTCCCGTGTTTCAATCGGCCTTGTTAATGCGTATTATCCTGGCGAGTTTATTCGCATGGGCTACAATGCTTACGTTGGCATTGCCGATATTACGGGCTGGTATATGTCAAGAGTGGTCTACGTCACTAACGATACGACCAAGTTACAATATACCGGACAACGCATTGGTCAACCTAATGATACTGGTATTGTCACAATTTCGAAAGGGATCTTCTACAATCTCGATTACTACGCTGGAGGTTACGCAGCGCAACCTGTGTTCTACGTAGACGCAACTGTTCTTTACGGGAAAATGACGCTCGATAATATCGAATTCTATAATACCCATTCTGGGTGGACTAACCTCACCGAAGATCAGATGTACATCGTCCGTGTAGACAGTCCTAATCCCAATTTCTTCTTTAGTACTCGGAACTGTAAATGGGACGATAATAATTTTAATTACGTCATTTACCTTAAGCTACAAAGTCAACTGGCGTATTTCCAGAGCGCACAAACAAGCTACTCACGTATTCGATATGGGGACGGGACACAATCATCTTTTGGAATGCGGGACGCTACCCATGTTGATTTGACGACAACCGCACTACCATTAACAGGCGTTGACTACGTCTATAATTATCGTCGCGCGGGTAAGTACCACGGTGATTTGACTGTCCCTTCTGGTGGTACATGCGTTATCAAAGTGAACGACCAAATATTGTACAATTATACAGCCGCGGGTACTTACCCGTTGAACTTGGTGCTGTATTACCAAGAAAGGGTCAACATTACGATCACCGGCGCAGTCACGCTAACGAACTCGACGTGGCGTTATACGGTATAATAACACCAGAGAGGAATCCCTCTCTGGCTTTCTACAAGGAATAATCATGTTAAATCGTTTAGTCCAACCCAACGGAAGTACAACAAAAGAGATCATTCTTCGTAACCTTTGTACTCTACTGGGATTAGAAACAAATCAAATAGCGGTACTCGAGACAAATGTCGACCTTTCCAATGTAAACGTGCTTTTTGATTTTAATACAAACAACTGTTTCGAAACAGTTTCAGCTACGGGAACGTTGCAAAGTTTCACCAGAAACCAAGATGGAACTTTAAACTTGGTAACGACAACAGGAAGTTTTAACGTTGGCCCATGGAGAGATCTTGGGGTAATTGATCAGGCTTTGAGCGTCGTTGAAAATTTGTTAGCGGAATTTAAGGGCGAAATTGATAATAAAGGAACAACTGACGGAAACGGGCCCTCTGCTTCTGACGATATTTCCGTTGAAGATCAAATGAGCGTAAAAGGTCAATACGACGTCAACCCGGCCCCTGAAGATATTCAAGCGGTAGCTGGCATTAACTTCGGCGGAAAGAAAAATCTGGGTACCATTCTCATTGATAACCGCGGAAGACTGAAAACCTCAGCTACCGTTGACGGACACCGAACTGCAAGAAACATTCATGTACCTTTTGCTGAAGGCACAGGCTACTGGAGAGGTCCTTATCAAGACGTCATTGCGCGATTCCCTGTAGACGGCCAAGCGGATGATGAAACCTCCCCAGCGATCATGTGGAGTTATGATAAAACCACAAATCTCCCAAGAATCTTTACTGTTTCTCCGCTCCAAACAGGGTTAGTCCCTTTCACTGACGCTGGGCGTTATCGTTGGAGTTGGGCGAACGGCACAGCTGTCAGAGAATTAGCTCAGCTTGATTCTATTGGACGGAGTCTGGCCAATTCTTACGACACCTACTTCACCGTAGACAGTGCTAATGCTAACTTCATTAATTTCGCAACTATTGTAAACCCATCCAATCTTATCGGCGCACGTTTCTCCTGCTTAATTAATATTGGGAACGCGACAAATAGCAATGTTTTGACATATGTTCTCGATGTCAATTTACCAGATGTCGTTACCGCGTTTACTCAATACAACATTAATAAGTACGTTCGTTTTACAGGGATTGGTTCGGGTAAGATGTTGGATAATAGCGATGTAAAAAACGCCCTCCAACCGGTTATTGGTTTGGTTCAAGATACAACAACCGGAACGGTGAATTTCTACCTAAGAACTCCGGCGCATTCCACTTATTTGAGTTCTACTTGCGTGAACTCCGGAAATGCAAACTTGATCACATGGAATTGGAATAAATACATGGGCGGGTCACAATTGACGTCGCTCAGTGGTTCGACCCCTGCAGGGATTATTTGGGCGAACACCGCCTATACAGGGTCAAACTATCGTCGCGTGTTACTCAATGATGGTTCGAGTTTTGACGTACCAGAGGGTTATGCTGTATTGCGTTGTCATTACAACCACCCGGCTGATTCGGTTATCAATGCCGCTCCCTTTAAGAAATTCGTTTCTTCTTTTTGTTACGCCACCAATTTTGAAAGTGGTGTTGATTCATTAACATGCACAATACCGAGTCTTAATTTCACGATCACAGGTGCTGATCTTGCGACAGATATGCCTTGGCAGATAAGGCTACCTCAGATACCAAATAATGCTAACAGTTATCGATACGTTATTGGTGCAACGGATACAACTGCACATACATTTGCGTTTAGCGTTAGGCAAGTCCTTACTACTGCCACACTGAATACAACAACTAACGCGATCACGGTAACAGAAGCGTTGAGTAGCTCCCCAGTAGATCTGGGCCCGGCAGTTTGGATAGACGTGTTGGTAAAACTCGCAAATTAAGAGGTTTAGATGAACTATTATTACATTGATCCTACCGTATCAGTGAACGGTACGGGGACAAAAGACTCACCATTTAAAACGTTTTCTGCATTGATTGCACAAGGTTTCAGTCACCCTTGTACTATTGCACTAAAAGCAGGGACAACTATTTATGAGAACGTTAATTTTGGCTTAACCTCTTTGTACAACACAACGGGGACCATGTCTTATATTACAAGTTATGGGACTGGACCAAAACCAAAATGGATTAACACAGACTATTTTAAAGCTGCCACTGCGCTCGATGGGTATAGCTATCGTGCAATGCATTTGACCGCACGTAAGGTACAAAGCGTTACCGTCAGCGGAATAGAGTTTTATGCCCGAAACAATCTTGTTTCGGTCGATAATAACAGTAGCTGTTTTATTTGGTTTGAATTGCCACCGGTAACTGTGGAAACTGATGTCGACGTATGGATTGATAATTGTAAATTTATTAGCGATCCGATTGGCAGAAGCGGAAATCATAAAGACTATGATTCCGCCGTCAATATACGTTTAGATGGTGCCGCCACAAATAGGGCGAATGTTTTTGGTGTCAGAAATTCTTCATTTTTCAATGTAGCGAGATCCATTAACATCGTGGGGAACCATTGGAAAGCAGATGATATTACTGACAACTCTAAAGGGACGTATTATTCTCGCGGGGTCAAAGTAGAGAATATTGAGATGACAGGAATCTCAAAAGGAGGCTGTCAGTTTGCTGGCGTGGAGTCTTTAAACTCCGCCTACGTTGTGGACAAATATCAGTCAGTCATGCGGAATATTACGTATTCAAAATACCGATGGGATAACGCGTTAGAGAACACTGAAACGCTATATGCCGATGCGGGGTTTTGGACATGGCGTTGTAATCGAATCATGATTGAAAACATTTTCGGCGGTGGTATGCACCCTTCGGTTACCGATAATGAAATCATTGATTTTGATTACTGTACGTGGGATTCGGTGGCAAGAAATATCATTGGCTTCAACAATGGCGCCTCGATTCTATTTATGGGCAATTCTTCTACAAGTGTACAAGGTGGAGCACGAGCGGCGTACGCCCCCTATTCCGGCACTTATACACAGGCGCAATGGTTCTATGATCGAAGGAATGGCCAAGGTAACAATGTTGTTGAGTTTTCGTTCTTTTTCAATGACGGTATTCAACGATTACCATATCCTTCTTCCGGTTACGACTATTGCACCAACATTCGTTCTGGTAACATTAATTACAACAATGTGGTCAGGAACTGCGTCTTTATTGACACCGTTTCTCGAACCAGTAAATACCTCGCTAGTAATAATAATTTCCCGTTGTTACAGGGTGAAGTTCCTCGATTAGTTATTCAGGACTCGGTCTATTACGCCAGATATAATGACGGTTTAAATATTCTTAAACCTATAACAGACACGGTCAATTACAGTAAAGCAGCCACTGTTTTAACTAACGTTGTTGCTTTTTCACAAGTATGGTCAGCAGCTGACATTACAGCCGCCGCTGCCGCCGTGCAATTAGCAGGAACGTGCACCAATGTTAATATTACCGATCCTAAAATCGGTTATATTCCATCTCAACCACCAGTGTCCGTTGCAAGTGCAAGAAAGATTAAAACTATGCCAGGTACTGTTTTGAAAGGGTCGGGATCTAATACTACCACCACCGATATCGATGGGAATTTTATTAATGATATTTGGTGGATGAAAATTACTTAATCTCGATTCTTTTTCACATCTATATTACAAGTGTGAAGAGGAAATAAGACACCCTCCGATTACTCCTATTTAACCGTTTCTCACAGTGCCGGTTAATAACGAGACATTCATTTTAATTTATAAGTTCAGGGACTTCGGTCCCTGTCTTATTTCACCTTTAAGGGTCAACTATGTTTACTCCCCGTATAGCGCTCTTAGAGAGCCTACAAGAGACAATATCATTCGTCCCTGACGAGAACCTAGCTTTATTAAACGAAGCCGCACTGTTGCTCTCAGAGCTTCTCCCGCCGTGGGACAATAAAGCCGCTTACATCACCCCCGTAGAAAACGCACTCACTGGCGCCCATCAATTCGGTAAAATCGTAGAAGATCATTTCTACCCTGCCGAAGACATCCTGAAAAACAATATAGACTAGAAAGGAAAGGGGACTAACCCCTTTCCTTTCTGTGTTCTTTTAAGCGTCGATCGTGTCTACTACGTGCAGGAAACCGTCGGTGTCTTTGGCCAGAAAACGACCGATTGCTGGTTTATGTTTCTGGACAAACCAATCCAGAAATGTTTCGTTTGCCCCGTCTTCGAAAATGAGCGTGACCGCATTCGGGTCAATTTTACTGCGGGTAATCTCAACAATCTTTTGCGCTGTGGTGGGAATGATTGAATAGTTCATCGCTACTTATGCCTTGTTCATTTTAGGTGTTAACATAGCAATATACCGCCTGTTTTTCTTGACTACCCCAAATCTATTTTTAAGTAAACTTTCTATGATAACGACCAATAAGGAAGACAAGATGCAGGTTATTACAAGAGAAACGATTCTCAATGTGTTAATGAAAGAATGGCAAGAAAAGGTGGGTCGAGTACTCTTTAAACTCCGCGACACTTACCCTGGTAACAACTGCGATTTACTGGGACGACAACTCATTGTTGCACTCAATCTGAAAACCGGCACATCCGGAATGTACAACGGTGTTCTTTACAACGTGGTTGGAAAACTCACCAACGACACAACTCTGACGCTTTACTTTATACAACCCCATGCGGCGACTGAGCTGATCCCTGTCGATCTGACTGTCGTTGACGCACTCTTTATTAAACGCACCCAGGAGGACTGGAAATGACAAATCGCACTATCCTGAAATTCAGTACCGACGAAGAGACTTTCGAAGTCATCGACAACGACGGCCGTCCGGTTGACCCACTCGACCTTTCTGAAACATTAGAAAGTGTCAACGAACAGTTAGGGTTTGAACTCTATAAAACGGATGTCAACGATAAGACCGCTGACGGCGAAGAACTCACGGTGGTTGCCGTTACTGAGAATGACTCAGGGGCGGTGACCGAAACGCTGATCGAAGAAGGGAACAACGTCTTTGCTGCTACACTGGCTGAGAAAGGCTGGTTCATGGAAGAAGCTGACAACAAGATCATCGATGAACTTGACGACAGCGAGGAAGAGGATTGGGACGACTACGACGATGACGATTACCAATCTGTACCGGAAGACTTCGAAGACGATGAATAATTCCCAGGAGAAGAGAGCGTCTGCTCTCTTCTCCTGTTGTCTCCTTCTCGCGCTTTTCTTTTTTGTCCCAAAACCTTTCTATGACTCGTACTTTAACCGCCCCGTATAATGAGGGATGAATTGAAAATGGTTGATTTAAAACAGACCCCAAAACAGATTGCCGTTGACCTGATTAACGAAGCAAACGGGACAATGTACACGACTTCGTCAATCTCGTTAGGTACACCCGCTGTTAACACTACCGTTGTTAACGGTTTGAATACGACGATTAACGTCACTAACGGCTCGTCCCTGCAATCGCTCGGTGTAACATTACAGTATAATCGCCTGAGCTTTAAAACGCTATTGGCCCGACCCTACTGTCAACTGGAAGACTATACCCTTTCTCGTATCGTTGATTTAATTCCGTACCTGAACGAGAAATACCAACTCGCCCTAACTACCACTGATCTCGTAGACGGCCCGTATCGCCCAGATGACATTGCCACTGGCGTCAGAAAGATCACAGTCAGCGTGGCAGATAATCACCTCGTGTACACCGGTAGCGTAACTATCTATCTCGGCAAACAAGAGGCGGTTTACCAATATTTCAATGCGCTACAGTTTACCGTGGGAAGTGACTATAACACCCTCAGCTTTTTAGGCGGTCACTGGAAACTGGCTGGGAAAGACATCGTTGACGTCAGCCGTACTATTTCGCAACGTTCCGGGTTAACTGCGCTTTATCTTTCTCCTACTGGGAATATTATCCCGGCAATCGACTATCACCCAAACAGCAAGAACACGTTGATAGGACGCTTCCGCAATGGTCGTCTACTGGAGACCTTAGGAGTCAACGGTGAAACGTCTTACGACGCCACGGGTAACTTGCTTCCTAAAGTGCCGATGTTACCGTCTCAGCTTGCAGTGATCCCTGAAACGTTAGGGTTAACAGCGTCGTTGAATGCGGGGACATTGACCTACTCTCTGGGTTTCGACGTCACCAGTAAACGTGCCGGTACAGGTACAGTGGTCTTCGTTGATGTCAAAGACGGTTCCGACACCAATGACGGTTCGACCGCAGCGACTGCGTTCAAAACCTTCCGTCGTGCGATAAACCGACTGCCTGCTGCCAGAGTTATTCGCGTAAAAGGTTACGCGGATCTTTACTACGATGCCGACTCTGGCTGGACACAAACTATTCGCCAACGTACGGTCGATATTATTGGTTACGGTGACGTTAACCCTACCTTTACCTCCACCCGTCAAAGTACTGATTGGTCAGGGTACGATGCCAACACCTGGTACAGTAAAATCAGTGACATTGCTGCCGTGGTAGACAAAACGGTATACAGCGATGCCGGGTACGGGAGAATGACTGCTAAGACCTCGATTGCTGACTGTGCGAACACTCCGCACTCGTATTACATCGACAACACCAATAATCGGGTCTACGTTCGATTAACCGATAGCCGCAAGCCAGACAGTAATGTTTACCTGATTGCAAAAACGCTCTCAGGGTCAGTCGCCGATGCGGGTAACGTGTTCATGGAGAAATGTAATTTTGATCTCTCCTACAATGGCTTTATCGCAGACATGACCACACCGAGAACCTACGGGTATCTGTACATGAACGCCTGTCGGTTCGGGTGGACGTTCAAGGGCCCATCCTTCGGAAGCTACGGTTATAACGTTGCACACCAAGACTGTGTTGCACAATTTGGTTTCAGTGGCGGATTCAGTTACAACAGTGACCGTGTATTACCTGCGATGAACAGTAAGTATTGGATCGTGGAGAATAGAGCAACAGTCAGCTACTGCGGTTTTGATAGTAACCATACCTCTGCGGCCTCCGGTCTCTCTGCGTACGGGACAATCCTGCGTCTGAACTCCGTATACAGCCATTGTGACGGTTCTCACGTCAAAGACTCCGGTGAAGGAACGTTCTCGGTGAATATCGCTTGCCAGTCCAATAGCGTGACGAACACGTTGAGTAATCTGGCGCACTTTACCACCGGTGCGAATGCGACGACCGCTGCATCGGCTCAGTACTGGAGTTGTAAAGGGGATAACTCGGCGTTCTCGTTCATTCCAAACGGAGTAGGGAAAATCGCCCTGTTCGATACCGACATTGGCACTAAACCGGCCACACAGCTTCTGACCCCGTATCAATTCATTTATACCGCTTAACTGGGGCGAATTTAAAATGACAGATTTCTCGTTAAAAAGTAAAGCGCTTCTGGTTCGTCAGCTGAACACGCAGTACGGTGCCTTTTTTAAAGAAAGCGATTTGGATTTCATCAACCTCACTGCCCTGACGACCGGGAATTTTAACACGCGTATCACCGCGGTAGCGACCGATGCAGGTGACTACCGTGATTCAGCAGTCTTTGATTACAACCGGGTCAATCTCAATAGAGTCCTGACCGAGCCCGTGGTGTTCATGTCTACTGCCGGAATATTCACGGCCGAAGATATCGTTACCCGTTTGAATACGTTGTACGGCCTACAGCTGGACATGACCGATATCAAACAGGAAGTCTTCATTCCCACTGCGTTGACGACCACAATCGGTGTCTTTACACTGAAAACCGTTGCTACTTCATTGATGTACATCGGGACACTCGAAGTTTATTTCGGTCAAGAAACCACGATTCGCGATTGGCTCCGCACCCCGTATCAACTTTATCAGTCAGACGGTAAAACCTTTACGCTCTCTGGGAAGAGTCGAATTAACGGCGAAAACTTTGTGGTTGGGAAACAAGGGAGTTTCTTACCGACTGCCGCGAATACTGGGATTATTTTAGGGAATGACGGATCGTTGTCAATGACTCAAAGTTCGCTACAATCGGGTAATACAGTGGCGCGTTTCCGCGCTGGGCAATTACTGGAACTGACCGGTCCTTCTTACGAGACCAGTTACGACAGTGCAAATAACTGTTTGCCGGTAGTTCCTAAACTCCCTGCGGTTTTTGATCCACTCGCTGCGGTCTTCCCTTACGAGGGAGCGTTGGCCCAGGGACTGATGCGATTCTCAACCGACTTTGATCTGAGCGAATGGTACTTCCCCTACGGGATGGTCTACTACGTTGACTCTGATCTCGGTGCAGACGGGAATGATGGAAGTGAAGCTAACCCACTGAAAACTCTTAACGCTGCAATTGATAAATCGCCTATTGCCACCAGTATCGTCGTGAAGGGCTCTAAACCGTTCTTCGTTCAACGTACAGTGAATGACCGTAAGATCGGTATCTATGGCACCGGTGGCACCGTACCGACCTTTACGGGCGATCTGGGGATCACTAACTGGTCACTTTACTCCGACTCTAACGTTGTCTATCAATATTTAGCAACGGGTCTAAGTATCGCCGGTGTCTTTGATTACGGTACGCTAGACAGTAACGGATTACCTAAACGCTTAGTGGAAGTAGACGGCCCTGCTGCGGTAGTGGCCACAGTAGGAAGCTACTGCGTGACGTCCACTGCGATTATTGTTCAGACGTCGAATAGCCGTAAACCTGACAGTAACGTTAAAGTCGTTGTGAAGAACACGGGGCTGAATTTCACTGGGAACAGCACAATTTACGTCTCCAATGTGAAAGTCTCTGACACCGACAATGGTTTAGGTGCTGAGTCTGTGGCGATCAATGCGAAACCGTCTTTATGGTTGAAGGGCGTGGAGGTTACCGGAACCTGTTCAACGGCGTGCCTTAACAACTACGGGGCTGAGGTCTTCTCTCAAGATTGCCATTTCAGTAACGGCGGGACTTACGGTACCTATCACGGCAGTGACCGTCAGACAATTCCGTTGGGGGTACAAGGCACGTTCCTCGAAGTCAGTTGCGTATCCGAGAATCACTTCGGTTCGGGTAATGGACAAAAACGTGGGTCGTTAGTAGGGCCGGGTGTAACAGGGATTCGATTCAAATCGACTTACCGAAATGTAGACGGTTACCCTATCGAAGAGTACGGACTGAATACCTTCGTGGCTCACCTCGAAACGATCGCCAGCGGCAACCAAAGCACAGACAGTATCAAAGGTGCATTATATGTCGTCGGGAAAGATACGGTAGGTTCTAACGTTTACGGTAGAGGGGCGTCTTACTTCTACAGCTGCAGTTACGACAACGGCGTGAAGTCCAGCTTCCAAACGTACGGAAGCGGCGAGATTCATCTCTACAATACGCCGATCGGTGCGGTAGCACAGTACAGCAAACCTAACCCTTACCGGTTCATTTACACCAGTCGTCAGATTACTGATTACGAAACCGCTTAATAGTTTAGGGAGAGGGCTACGGCTCTCTCCCGGCTATATTTTTCAACGGCACGCCGACTTAGTTTGAATAACCACCGTAACAACCTAAGAGAGTTAAAAATGTCTGAGCCAAAAGAAATCCTGAATTATTTTAAGACCGAAACAGGGGCTATTGTACACCACTCCCAACTGGGATCTACCGTTGATACTGTTCAGCGTTTTCATATCGCGGACCCGGATCCGCGTCAGTTCATCCCGGCAGAAATTATCTACCATGAATCGCGCTACGAGACCGAATGGGGTAAACTGGACTACGCGACCCCGGGTTCTGCTGCGGTTGATCTGCGAGCGGCAATCGATGAGCCTCTTGTACTGAATCCGGGAGAATGCAAGATGATTTCCTCCGGTGTTGCTATTCACCTGAATAACCCGAACTTCATGTTGAATACCCATCCGCGCTCCGGGTTAGGGTACAAGAACGGAATTGTTTTGGGTAACCTGACAGGCATTATCGACAGCGACTACCAAAATATCATCGGTATCCCCGCCTGGAACCGTTCTGACGTTCCGTTCACTATCAACCCCGGTGACCGTATCGCGCAACTGATCGTAGTACCGATCTGGCACCTGGACTTGAAAGAGGTGACCGCGTTCAGCGCATCGTCAGAACGCGGAACTAACGGCTTTGGTTCCTCAGGCGTTAAATAAGTTCTAAAGAGGACATTCCTTTTGGAAAAAAATAAAAGAGGGCCTTCGGGCCCTCAATTTTATTACATCGAAAGAAAATTCTTTCGAGCGATTGAACACCCTGACGCAAAGGGGAGTTGGGTTGTCGTGAATATCAACGGCGCAGTCATTTCTTCTAATGAACTTCCGTTGTGTTACCCAGGGCCGAACGGAAACCTAGCCGATGCATTAGGTTGTCAGGAATTATTCGCTTATCGTTTTAAAGAAGGTGCAGAAAAAGAAGCAGGGCGTTTAAATGATCGTGTCATCGCAGGATTTGAAATAGACTTCTATAATACCCGATGGAACCGGTTTAAAGCCGTTTTCAATCAAAGTCCATTATTACAAATGGCGGCGGGAATGTTATTAGCAGGATTTCTTTTTTCTGTCGGTTTTCTCATTCATCAGGGGATAACGGTATGGTGGAAATAATAGGCGGTGATATAAAGATAGAAGAGAGTAAGGAACCTAAGTTTTTTGTTCTCGAAGCAAAACGAAGTCCCGATATTAAACTCTTTCCGCGTACTAGTTCTTCCATTGAACCGAAATGGGCAGTGATAAAAAACAGTGACGGTTATATTCTATCACGTAATCTCCTGCCATTAAGATATAAAATGGATGGTTCACTTTACGATGAGAAGGGTATTTCTGACCGATATGAAAATTACTATTACGAAGTAGAGACGATCGTAAGGCGACTCAATGATGGTAAGCCACCCTTTTCAGCGGGAAAAACAAAAGGAAAATTTCTACACGATAAATGGGTATTAACCTTCATTATTACTGCGTTGGTGATATTGGGGCCCATCCTTTACTGGTGCTAGGGAGAAGAAAATGAACCTTTATCCAACCACTGTTGTCGGGGAGTGGATTTTACTTTTTGTCGCGATAATCTTCGCTCTTATGGTAATGTTCTCTATCGTTGATTTATTTCGACCATTAACCCTAAAGAAGAAAATGATCAATTTAGTATCCGTAGCAGTAACAGGTCTACTCTTGTGGCCGACATTTTTTCGTATCTACGAAGAAGTTTGGTTTTGGATAACTACACCGGGGTTCTAAAATGGCGATAGATAACAGCGATTTGAATAACTTGTTGAATCAAGTTCTGATTAAAGTCATATGGACAAATAAAAGAAAAATCGTTAAAGCCCGTAAATTGATGACCCCTGTGTTATTATTCCTCGATACAGCGGAAAGACGGTTCAGCTATACGATTAAACAACTTCATTTAATCTATCGTATCAAAAATAATTATTGGGGCCCGATGAAAAAACATATTCTCCGAAAAACTTACGCGTACAGGAAGGTAGCACCTGATGACTTTGAACCCAAACAATGACGGTATTGACCACATCAACATTTACTCTAAGTCCAAGAACCGTCTCGGGTTCTTTCTCTCTCACTTTCCAAAGACACCTTTCATTCACCCTGAGTACGGAAACTTTGAAAGTATGGAAGGGTTTTGGTATTACGCAAAAACCGGTTTTAAACACCAATACCTCAGAGGCTTGTACGGTAACGAGGCGAAAGCATTTGGGAAGAAACTGGAAGTGGTTCATCATCCCGATTTCCTCTCGATTATCAAAGCTGCTAATCTGGCGAAATTGAATACTTACAAACACCAATACCAAGCGCTGGTCAATTCAACCCTACCTTTTACCCATTACTACGTTTTCGGTAATTGGCGAATGGAGAAAGGGGCGCGTGTCTGGGAAGACGACGTTAAAGTTGTTACGCCTAAAAGCGGAGAATGGTTAGTGGAGTTTTGGGAAGAAACTCGACGGCTTTTAAAATCTATATCACCTGAGTGAAGGTAATTAAATAACAATCGGGAGTAACACATGTCTTCTTTAAATAAAGCGTTGTTTGATGCAGGTTATAGCTGGCTTATCGATAATGGCAGCCGTATTTACATCACTGTCTTTGGTACCGAAATCACCGTGAATCCCATTCTTCGTCAATATGTCAAACCGGTCCCTAACATGCAGGGCTATCACGTATTGACACTGAATGTTTCTCCGCATTCCTGTCAGCTTTCTTCACTTGACGAAGGGTTGTTCTTCGAAGGGCGTTTCGGGGGTAAACTCGCCTCAGACACTTTCCCGTGGGGGTCCGTCATTCAGATGTTTAACCCTGATAACCCGGAACAGATGATTCAACTCCCGCAAAAACTCATCACTGCTGACGGGCGTTCTGACGAACCCACTGAACCGGTAAAAGAAACTAAGAAACCAAATCCATTTTCGGTTATCTCCGGAGGGAAGGAATAATGTCGGCAAAGAAAGTCAAGCAGTCTCCAACTGTCGCCTATGACCGCAATCCAAATTATCCTTACATCGGCGACATCGTAAGTGAAGCTGATTTACATCTGCTCGCGCGCGATGAAGATCTGTTCTCCGCCAGCATCGGGTTGATTGAGAAACATCCCGATGAATTCACTGCGGTGGTCGGAACACCGACAGGAACCATTATCGCCAATGCGTGTGGGTCAATCGAACTTCCGATCCGCACCCTCAAACTGGGTCAGAAACTTTCCTTGAGGAAGAATCTTAATGGCTAAAATGATTCATGAAGGTGACTACAGTCGAGTAGATATCCGCGATTACGACATTCGCGATGATAAGGTTATTCTGTTAAAGAGCGGGCAGTACGAGTTTGATATCGACTCTGCCCGCAAATTGGCCATGGATATCCTCGCGTCGTGTCAATTAGCCGAATCTCATTTCCGTAAAGAGGAAGGCTACGCTGATGACGAAGTACTCACTGAAGAACAAAGAGCGACCCTCCCGGCTATTTGCGTACACGAGCCGTCACCAGGTATCTTTGTTCAGGTTCGTATCGTTTCAGCGGCGAATATCTGGGGGACAGTGAAACCGAATGAAAGACTCGGAGAAGCGCTGGGGCTAAAAGAGGAAGAACCCTTGGTCATTCCTTCTTCGCGCCATGGTTCGCTTCTTCAGCATATCCTCGGTGATGAGATCAAACGCCTCCGGGCAAAGGCAGGTGAAGAACCTGTTAGTTTCCCGCACGGTAGCGGACAAGGGTTTATCGATCAATGGGATCGTTATTGGAATCGAGAAGACGCGTTTGTCATTGCGAAACACGCCGGACAAATTAACGCCACACGTCCCAACGTTATCATTATTAACAACGAACTTTATTCCGAAAACTTATATTGACCGACTGAGAGAGGGCGTTACCCCTCTCTCAGTTATTATTTCTTAAATACCGGAGGTGTACTATGCCAGTAGAATGGAAAATCGTTATCTTCGTAATCTTCTGTTACGGTGGTGCTTGGTACATCTCCGGTGCGATACTTAAGATACTGTTTGCTATTGGTAAGAAGCTCTATGATTCACTAGAATAAGGAGACGCTATGGCCTTGAAAAAATGTTTGAAAATACAGAGAGGGAAACTGAAAAGAAGTTCCGTCACCGCCAACCATATTTTCCTCATTAAAGTATCCAAACCCTATTTTGATGATTTAGACAGTAATCTCACAATTTCAGCGCCACGCCGGATGGGGAAAACGTTACTTGCGACCAGGCTGAAAAAATGTGCTGAGATGGGTCATCTATTGAAAAACCGCGTTCACTATCGACACGGGTTAAAAATGTTCTCAACCGAGGGGCTCTAATGCTTATTAAATTTTTTGGTAAAGTCTTTGCGACGGGTGTGGATAAGGTAACGATGGAAAATCAGAAACAATTTAGCGGCATTGGTAACGGAACAGCGCTGAGTAATCTTGCTCCTGAAAACGCGACCTATGAAGAGTCGGACCCTTTCGTTCTCTGGTTAAATTCGCTTCACCCGTTAACCAGGGCTATCAACTGGCCCTCAGCGGGTAATGACCCGTTTAAAGAAGTCGGTCTAAGAAAACTAATCATGGACTTTGACACCTACGCAAAGCAAGGTTGGTTTTCTCTTTGCCCTGTTACAAACACCTGTGATCTCCTCGGCATTACGCGTTCACTTAAAGGTGATCTCGCTTATGAAAAACTCCGGGCTATCCACTGTGCCGATTTCAAGATTATGGATATCCTAGTTATCAGACAAATACCAAAGCTCTGTAACGACATTCTCGACGGGGTTAAACACGGCAACGAATTCTTTCGATCCTTTAATAACTAACGATAAAGAGGTGAATCATGTTAACGCACGTGATTGAACTGAAATATGTGGAACTCCCTATTGTTCCGACTGAGTACAACGGGTTCTTACGTATCCTGGCAGGCGACCCCGCCGCCGATATCCTGAATGAACCACCCGTCACGCCACGGTTTCCTGAACAAGACGCGTTAGATTACGCGACCTTGAATTTCGTGTACGACGGAAATCACACCGCAGTTCTTTATCCTGGTGATTTGATTCTGATTCACGACAACAGTCGGTTCAGTGTTGTACTCAACCCGGATGCGGATTACCTGCGAACCCTCCTTTTAACGGTAGGTGTGAAGTCATGAGTACAGCGGGAATGTTGATATCTGCCGGCGGGGCGCTCTGGGCGGTTGTGTTTCTGATGATTGTTTGGAAACCAATTGTTAACCCCAAGTATCGCCGCGTCGTCCTCCGTATGGAGATCTGGAAGGTTTTGACAATTGGTATTGCATGGCCTTTTATCTGCATCGGAATATTCGTCGGGTTGGTTTGGTACTTGAACATCTATAACCCGTTCAAGAAAGACAACAACGATATACGATAGGAGAAGAAAATTAATGGCGTTAATGAAAACACTATCAGCAATATTGTTTTCTGGGGCAGGGATCAGTTTGAGCTATTACCTCCCATGGGCGGAGAAGCGTTTGTTTCTGATGAAGTTAAACGCTAATCGGAAAAGTCTCCGTCACGCCAGTTACCACGACCAGGTGTTCGCTAAACGCGCAGTGAAACTGCTCTATCGGAATCTCCGTTCCGCTGAAAAGAAAAGTCTGCCGTTCTCGGCGTTTGTTTCTTTAGCGGAGGTGTACCAGTACGAACCCGCACACCTGGTTGTTTTTCTCACCCCAACGGCAACGAGTTTAACTGTAGAGGTCTATATCCGTAGCCGTCGTTTTGATAATCGTAAATACAAAGTTCGTACATGGACTTTCCGTCCCTGGACCGAATAAAGGAAACTAAAACATGTTGAATCAGATTATTGAGATTTGTGGTCTAGATGCCGATGAAGAAGTAGATATGGCGTACGCTGCCGAGTTAGAGAAAACCGTGACGATGTTACTCGAGCGGAATGACGTTGGCCATGTTATCGGCACGATGAACCAGCTGATTGTAGATGGTCCGGTCTACGATGGCGATATTCATTCTAAGTCAGGGCGGGATTTCCTTCTGATGGAAGACTACGCCGTCAAGGTGGTAGTCAAGAATGAGCAGGGATTCAATGCGATGAATCATAAGGGCTGGGACTTGCATCGTCTTTATCACCATTTCGTAGGCTAATAAGGAAGGGTATATCAGATGTTTGACTTAGGCGTAGTAATCGGTAAATTCGCACCCCTTACGTTGGGGCACATCAACTTAATCACAGAGGCTGCTGTGCAGTCTAAGCATGTCCTCGTCATTCTTTCCCACGACCAACGTTGGCTGGATAAACAATCGCCACGAGACCAAAAGGTACTCAATTTCAAGAATCGTCTGCGCTGGCTGCAACAGACTTACGCGGATACAGAGCACGTCACGATCGATTTCATTGATGAGGCTTCTGTACCGGAATACCCGAACGGCTGGAAAGAATACGCTGCTCTGCTCGGCGCTAAGATTTTCAACGAGGCAGGTAGACTGGCAGCTAATCACAGTCAGGCGCAGAGCATTGCTATTTTCAGTAGCGAGCTGGATTACGATGAAAAATACAAAACGCACCTCGGTTTTGTAGAACACGTTATCGTTGACAGTAACCGTACCCGCGTCCCCATCTCCGCCACGATGATCCGTGAAAACCTTTACGACCATTGGGAATATCTCCCGAGCATTGTCCGTAAAGATTATTGTTTGCGGGTGGTCGTATTAGGCGTTGAGAGTTCTGGGAAAAGTTCCCTCGTCAAGAACCTCGCCAAACTCTACAATACCAGCTGGGTTGAAGAGTACGGCCGTACGTACTGTGAAACGGTCTTAGCGGGTTCGGAAGCGACTCTCCGTAGTTCTGACTACCCGTTGATTGCGTATCGTCACAAAGAGCTGGAGGAGGAAGCATTACGTACTTCTAATCGACTCTGTTTCATCGATACGAACGCCTTCATTACGGAATATTACCATCGGCTGTACGAGGGTAAACCTAACCCTATTGTTTCTGCTATCGCGGCTGAAGAGCATTACGATCTCGTGTTGATTCTTTCGCCGGAAGTACCATGGGTCGATGATGGTCTGCGGCTGAATCCTGACCGCGAGAAAACAGAGAGTCTCTTCCAACAAATGCTTTGGGAATTTAAAAACCAAACACCATGGGGGCGCACTGTATTCATTAAAGGGGACTCTTACAAAGGTCGTTTAGATCAATCACGTGAAGCGGTTGATAACTTGTTATCCGGTAACGGCACTGCCGGCCAGAGCGCTCCAGAAATTCCAAATAAGTTCCCTCCTGCTGCCAGCGGTGGTAACTTTGATAAAGATTGGAGTATGGTAGAAAGCATCGAGGCTGGTTCTCATCAGAACCCCGCTGATTGGGGTGGATGATTTCATGACTCAACAACGGCGTACGCAACGCAAAATAAAGCGGATGTTAGGCGATAACTATCGCTTTTACCACGCTGTATTTGGCGACAAACTTAATCTGAGATCCGCAAGTTACATCTCAACTTTTCTCGAAGGATTTAATAGATGAACTCATTGGTAATGAAAACTTTCACTGACTTTGCGCACTGGAAGAAAGTCGAATACTTTTGGCTGATCGTAGCGTTAATCGTCGTCGGATTAGGGAGCTGGCAAGCCAGTCCGTTAGAATTCACGGCAGCGCTGACTAACGTCGTCTGCGTGATTCTGGTGGCGAAGGGTCGCGTCTCTAATTATTACTGGGGGACGATTGGCGTAATTACCTACGGTATTGTTTCGTACAATACCGGCCTTTATGCCAATGCGGCGTTGAACGCTATTTACCTTCCCATGCAGTTTATCGGTATTTATTACTGGACGAAAGACCTGGGCAAAACTCCAGCCAAAGCTGACGTAGCGGTTAAAACGATCACTTTACGTGACGTGATAACTTATCTGGTTGTTGGGGTTATCTTCTGGTATGGCCTGACCGAATACCTGAAAACTACGCAGGATCCGTTTCCTGCATTAGACGCGTTCTGCTTAGTCGCATCGCTCATCGCCATGTGGATGATGATCAAGCAGCAGCCAGAGCAATGGATTCTCTGGATCATTATCAACTGCGTCACGATTTATCTGTGGGTGATCCCGGCGCTTAATCAACCGGGTTCATGGGCGCAGGTGGCACAGTGGGCAGTATTCTTGATGAATGCTTTCTACGGCCTTTGGAAGTGGTATATCACCAAAACCAACAAATAAGTTTACTGGTTTAAAAAATAGGAAATAGAAATGAATCGTTACGCTGATAATGATTTCGACGTAAAGTCGTTATTAAAGAAGGTGGGTAAATGGGCGGCCATCGGCATTGTTGCGTTTATAGTGCTGCTGATGGCGGGGTGCCCGTACTACAATGTTTGGCAGCAGGGGATGGCGGGGAAAGCCGCTCTGATGAAAGCCACGCAGGATCGTCAGATCGCCGTACAGGAAGCAGAGGCTAAGAAAGAGTCCGCTAAAAGTTTGGCGGAGGCAGAGGTTATTCGTGCAGGCGGTGTCGCCAAGGCGAACAAGATCATTGGTGACAGCTTGAAGAACAACGAAGCGTATCTCCGTTACCTTTGGGTAGATAGCTTACAGCAAACTAAGAACCAAGTGATCTACGTCCCGACAGAAGCGAATCTCCCGGTGATGGAAGCGAACCGTTTTAATAACGGCCTACCGCCTGAAAAATAGCCAGAGGTGTAAATGAGCGATTCTGATTCCGTAGAAAAAATAGGAATTCTTGAAAGTTATGAACATTCCGGGAAGTGGATCGAAATGGTCATAGACGGTAAAGAAAGTTCCATGAAGTACGGTTACTTGCGTGTTTTGGCTTTTACTTTGCCTGATCGTCTTTGGTATCATGAAGTTGAAGAGATTACAAAAGTAATTCCCAGATGGCCAGAAGGGGCGCGCGTTAAACATGTTCATGGGGAAATTGTTGCTATCTGGATTCCAACTAAGAATCTTTGGATACGGCAAAAAAGACATTAAATGAGAGGAGAGGCTTTTGCCTCTCCTTTTTTATTTTCTCGTCAATTGCTCTGAATGAAAGGAGGGTTTAATTTATGCGCGAAGCAATTATGGTGTTAAAATCCAACGTTGGCGATGTCAACTTTTACCCCGTGGAAGGCGGTCCGTCCGGAATGGAAATAGGGAAAGTTTACCTGTTATCCCGTTTAAAGGACCCTCTTTCGATAGGAGTTTACATCAATCCGATGTTTTGTGACGAAGACCTTGAAATGCCCTTTATGGCGCGAGTGTTAAAATATATCAACGAGTCTGATTCGGAATATATTTTCACATGGGTTCGGGTCACGGATAAAGACGAAACAACGGTGACGCTAGACGCCTTATTCAATAATGACCCACCTATCAAGATGCGGTATAGGTTGACCGAAGAAGATAAAAGAAAACTGCACTGAGGAAAAAAAGATGGAAAGTATTGAAATTAAATATGGCAATATCCGTGGCAAAAATCCAATTATTCCATTGCTGGAAACGCCAACTTTCGAACTAAAAGAGGATTGGGGAGATAATTCCCCCATTATTCTTAACGGAGTGGAAACAGTTTTAGACGATGCTAAGCAGTACTTCCTTTACGACGTTCTCGGTTTTTGCGGCTGCGGTATGCCTTTCGAGGCACAGGTATTTTGGTTAGCTCAGATTAATGCTGTTGTGTCAGGGACAAAAATGGATTACATGGGGTACCCTGGTGGCGTGGAGTTTTTCACGGAAACAGCGATTCGTCAGGGTATTATTACCCCCGAAGGGAACTTAACAAATTTGGGTAAACTCACGATACTTTTTGTCGAAAAATATATTGAGATCTGTCCGGACGGCGACGACGAAGTCCCCGGGGATTTCACCCCGACTCTCAGTATCCCAGACGCCGCTAAACGTAATAGTAAGTGGTTCTTATTCAAATTCATGACTCATCTCGCCTTGCGTAAACGTGCTGTCTCCCCTACTAAAACGGATACAACAGACCTTTATGAAAAACGAGGGGAGATCTGGGCGAGATTACCTCAGCCGGTTTATTTTTGGGTGGCTTATCAGCTCGGTAATTTAGATTGGGAGGAACATGGCGGGTCAGCGGGCGGGTGGTTATCTGTAAAAGGCTATGAAGTATTCTGGGCTTTGGTTGATGAATTCGGCGTAGGTGAAATAGAAGTGTTTGATCTCTTAGAGAAGGGATACCTTTTTAAAGATGACGACCTTTTAAAAGTAGAGCTACAGAAACGCCGTAGTGCATTTATTGCAGTACGACCCGATTTAGATTGGGATGTAATCATTCCTCCCCCAACCATCGATATTCGTACTGCCATACAACAATCTTTTGGAGGAGAATAAAATGGAATTGAATCCTAACGAAGTCCCTCTCAATGACAAAGGCGAGCAAGCCAATCTCGTCTTAAAATTTGGTAATGAACTCATCCCCTTCTGGATCGCCAGTGATCGCTTCACTCATTTAGTTCCCGGTGAACGTTATCTGGCCGTTTTCATGGACAATGAAGAGGCTGTAGGCGATAACGTTTGGTTCTTGTCGTCTAATCGTGAATTGGATACCGTTGAATGGGAAAGTATTGATTTAACGATCCAAAGTCAGAACGAGAAAAGTGGCGTTGTAGATATCACCCAAAATGACGCAACAACGACAGTTCTGCACTACGCTTTCCGCGAAGATCTGGGAAACATTTCTTTGGCGCACGACACAGACCCCGAGAAAGCCTCGGTGGTAGTAAAAGACAAGCACTAATTCCGGAGGGGACGAAAGTGGACTTTATTGGAATAACAATGGTAGTATTACTAGCAATTATTGTTATCTCAAAAGGATTGCTTATTTATCGAAAACGTACATCCTCTACAAAACGCAATATATCCGAAGAATATATTACCACGTTAACTAATGCAATTGTCGAAGAAGCTTCTAATCAAACATTTTCCATTTTAATCGCGATAAAAGCGGTCAAAACCGGAGCAGTTAATAACGTCACAATGAGGAAGAATAATACTCGTATTGAGAAAGATCCTTATGGGAAAGTAAGGGTAAAGATAGAACGCAAAAGATTGATCTTAACTTCCCAAGACGTAAAGGATCAAGTCGTAAAACAACTCAGGGGTGGCTTACCCAGAGTTAATTTGGAATTTATAAACTTAGTAGTGATAAAAGCCTTAGGTAATGATGTATCAATGGCAGCAGGGCATTTACTGGTTCTTCTGTCATCAACATTGGATGAAAACACAATCATAGAGGAAATTTAACATGTCTAAAGTCTATCTGCCCGATAATGATCCTGCTGATGTTTTTCATCAGCGTCAGTTATTAGCCGAGGCATTATACGATGTCCTCGTCGCAGCCGGTATGTTAAATACCGATACTCAACCGAACGGTGCTGAGCTGATTCAGTTCGCAGGTGAATTCGTTGAATTCTCAAAGGGTAAAGTAAATGGCTGAAATTCTTTTTGCGTTAGGGCTCTTGGCATTAATTGGTGCCGGCGTGACTTCGATCTATTTTGTTTTAGTAAAAAATAAAGGAAAGTCTTCTCTTTCTTACTCGGTGATTGATGACAATTTGGTCAAGGAGAAAGTAAACGAAATCCAAGAAGAAATGGCAAAACAACTTTATCCCGGCGAAGAGTCTTTAACTTTGTTACGTAAGTTGTTATCGAGTAATCAAAATATGCTTGTTCAAACGACGGAGGAAGGAATCTTACTGAGAAATAAAGCGGACTCAATATTCCCAGAAAACAGTGTAAAGTTTTCATTGACGCGGGATTTCATGGGTCTGTGGCGTATTACGGTAGAAATCCCTACGTTTGGATGGGAATGGGAAGATGCGATTAGGTTTCAACTTACTCAGTCTTTCCCGGGTCTGAATGGTTCGGATATCCGAACCATTATTCGATCGTCTATTAACGATCAGAATAGCTCTGTCATTGAATGGCATTGGAAAAAGTGGATAATGGATACGTTATCTAATGATCTTGGGTATGTTACCCTTAATTCCCCCTGGGACATTTTTTCCAGCAGAGACGAAAAGTCCGAGGAAATCGTCTTTTGTTTACCTGATGCTGACGTAAATAAATTCTCGGTAAAAGGAAAACCGGTAGAGGTTTATCATCAGCTTTTGTCATTCACCAACGAAATGAAGAGGAAGTTGGAAAAAGAGTACATCGATAGCATCGGCTTTTTCTCACGGAAAATCTCGGACTACATTTCCGAGACAACGTTACAGAACATTTCCGTTATGGAGTTAAAAGGTCAATCGATTATCGATTTAACAATGGATCAATCTTTTGTACTAGAAGCTTCTTTAACGCTGGACAAAAATGACTTTGTTCTTAACCTTAGATTAACGATACCAGAAGTTGAACTAGACATAACTCGTTTGATCGAGCGTCTCGAAGTCAATCTCCGTGGTTTCTTTTCTGACTACGGTAAAGACGTAGAAATCTTTGACGAAAGCTTTTTGTCTATGGGTTTGATTCCTAACGTGACTGACTCTTTCGACCGTGATCATCTCCGGAGATTTGGCAGAAAGATCAGTTATTGCTACTCGTTTATCATGAGGATAAAGGAAAAAGATGGGAACGTTCATTTTGGGGATTCCGGAGAGACTCTCGATGGGTTTGCGGAAGATCAAGGATCCTGATGACCGCATTTACGTCATGACAGCCCTTTTCTGGGCGGTCATTCTTACCGCTGAAAACGCAGATTCAAAGTATGCTGGGAAAATTTTACATCAGGCGTTTTCAGAGCAAGCCTACCACCAATTTATCGAGCCCTGTTACCCAGACAGCGCTGAGGATCCCCCGCCTACTGACAACCCAGATAGGTTATACGAGGTCTTTGAGAAGTTCTCTCAGCATATCGATGTTTATTGCGGGTGGCCAACGATCTATCGATTTTTCTTTGAGAAAATTGATCTTGGGAGTTACATCTCAGATGACGATGTTCAGTTTGAACTAGAAGTCAATCCACATCAAAACTTTTTGCAAATAGAGGTATTTTAAATGGAAAACACAGAAACTTCTTTAATTGAGAATTACCGTGCAGGGTTAAAACTTCTCGAATCCGAGTTGGCATCAGTGATGTATGACGAGAAAAGTGGAGAGTTTCTTTTTGTTCAACGGGATAACGATCCAGCGTGGGAAATTCTGGGAGATCTTCACGGTGTTGGTTCGCCCTCTTCTGAAGTTCCGGTTAAAGAGCTGATAGAAAAAATTAACAAAGGCGGCGAGTTCTCTGTTATTCATATCGATCTGTTACGGGAATACCTTCGGTTTTTCTGGCTACTCTCCGCGAACGTTATTGATTTTTGTTTTGCTGAACCTGGCGAACAAGAAGACGTTACTGATTATTCAATCTACACCGATTTTGATGGGCAAAGAATTTATCTTCTTTTCCGGAACGATTGCTCCGCAGAAAGTCCCATCGGCAAACGTACTTATAGCAAACGCGGACTTAAAGATGTTTATATCGGCGGTGGTCTGAGTGAACTCGTCAGTAACGAATGCGCTTTTAAAGGCATCCCCGAACCCGCCTTCAATATCGAAATCATTTAACATCTATATCACTTGATTGCATATACGACAGATAAGTCACTTTAAAATCATTTAACAACAACCTTTAACTAAGCGAGTAATAAAATGTCCCAGAACACTATTGAAACAGAAATCCAATACCAAAACGCGAACGGTTACACTTTCTTCAAGAAAGGCACTAAGCCTCAGCTGATGACGCCGTTCTTCATGCTTTTCATCATTTTCTCACAGCCGATCTTCACTGCGATTCAGGTCGCCTTACCAACCATCGGCTGGCTGATCTCACTGATACTGTTTACGGGTTGGTTCATCACCGACCGTGAAATGCTGAAGAAAGAAGGGGCCTTTGTCCCATCGGGTTGGTGGTGGCTGCTCTCTCCGGTTTATGTCTATAAGCGCCAGAATCGCAACGGTAACTCCCGCCTGTGGTTTGTCTGGTACATTCTCTCCGGCATTGTTTCGATCTTCGTTGCAGTGATTGTAGCGGCGGCCATGGGTCAGCAACTATAGTTTGACGCTTCCTCTCTCCTTCGGGAGAGAGGAAGGTTCTATGTTCTCTTTTTCTTTTGGATTTGTTTTCAAGTCTATATCACTTAGATGTAGAGGAAAAATAAAAGGAGAAATAAATGTCCATCGAAAAAATTAAAGAAATCTTGAAAAGGGATATTTCTGATAAAGTAAAAGTTTTCGAGATCAATAGACTGTTGAATGAAGAAATAACCCTTAACCTATTCGGACCTAAACTCGACTACGCTGATCTCATCGTTGATAAAGACAAGATTTACAAGCTTAGAGACCAACTTCCTGTCGACAGAAAAATAACCCGTCTAGAGATTCTATCAATTTGCTATCGTGGGGTAGACTGTCAATTGCCGGAGAATTGTTTGTTTGTTAATCCCGATAACGATCTCATTTCGAATAATGTCTGTCGCACTACGTATTGTGAAGAGCAGGCTATAGATTTCAAATTGATTTTCGGCTTTAATATCAAAGCTATTCGCATCCTTTTACTCAATGAAGACGAGATCACTGATTATCCCGTCTTTAAAATTCGTTTTCACCTCGAGGATAAATAATGGATTTCATCGAACGTTTTCTGAATCATAAACCAGAGTTCACTTTCTTCATCCAACGTCTTAAACGGGACGAATTTTATCTCCGTAAATTTTGGTCTGATGAAGATTGGGCTCCTCCGGGTACCTTTAAGCCCTACGGCTGGGTGGCAGGGATCGCTACCAGTGAATTCGTTTCTTACCTCGTTAATCACGGCGTAGACCCCCGTTTCTTCTGTCTGCTGAATAAATGGTTTCCGATGATCATGGTCCGGTCAGATGAAGCCGATACCGCGGTACTGATTGATAAACTCACCGACAAACTCTCGGCAGTACCTGAAGCGTTGATTGCGACGTATTGCGATCGGGTAGAAGAGTATTGTCAGGATGCCGTTAAACTGTATCGCGGCCCGACGGATTCCTCTAACGGCGAAATGAATATTCTCCCGTTTAAAGGGACAGTTGAGTCCTTCTTAAACAACCCATTAATCAACCCAGACAAACTAAAGGCAGTCGGAGAGAAAGCAGGGTGTCGGGTCTATTACAATATCGCCATTAATCGGCTCTCTGCGGAAGTGAACGCTGACCATACATTCTTTATCGTCTTCGCTCCTGGCGAGAACGAATATTACATCAACATGCACCCCAGCTGGCCGCTTACTCTCCCAGACAATGAGGCGGTGAGCAAAACGTTGGTGGCAGTAAACAACGCGTATAACGAGGTTAAAAATGCACAGTGAGTTCTCAGTCTTCTGGGATAATTACGGACTGAAGGAAATGAACCCGATCTGGGGACGTTGTTTCTTCAATGACTACAATGGGATCATTCGCTGGGTAGAAGAACACAACGCAGGGCGACCGTACCACTCCACACGCCATTTAATTGGCGTAGGTGTACTGACAGGTTATCTTCTTTCCAATCTTGAGCCATCAAATTACGGGCTCTCTGAGAAGGATTTTGAATCAGCCGTCATCGCAGGACTAGTTCACGATTTCTGTCACTTAGGAGAGAAAGATGACTGGAAGAATATTGAGTACACTTTACAGCAACTTGAGCAATTAGGTTTCTGGCGTGAGTTTCCTACGGCTAACAAAGCGATGATCACTTTATTAGTCGGATTCACGCATTATAACTTCGACGACCCTTTTCCGCAGTATCCCGGCGGTACCGGTATGCGTTATTTATTCGGCATTATCCGGGACGCCGATCAACTCTACGCGATGTCTTATCTCGATGAAGACATCTTCAACGGACTTTACCAAGAGATCGGTATTCGCTTCGGTCAGTCACGAGAAGAGTTTACGAAAAGAAACATTGACTACATCAGCAATCTCAAGTTTTACACTGCGTTAGGCGCGGCACACGCGAAAAAATACCGAGTTGTTGCGCAAGGTAGTTGTCATTATTTTGGCCTAACTGCACAGGGGAATAACAATGAAACTGTTTCTGGCGAGTGAGAAGTTTTACGATCTCCCTGAATCTAAAGAAGCGACAGTGTTATTAATCGCCGCTGAAAATAAAGAAGCTGCGTTCCGCAATGCAACGTTCAGTGTTTGTCCGGACGAACCCCGCTCTGTTCTGACACCCATGTTCGATATTTGGGAATTAGGGGATTTTATCCCCCTACCCGCTATTTGGGATGGACTCCAGCGCTACCCGGAGAATTCAACGGGTGGTGTGACGATTCTTTCTGGGTATGAGCCAGTGGAATATACTGAAATCGAAGCGCAATACCGTAAATGGCTTTATGCGAAATATAAAGCAGAAGCGACCGACCACAAAATGTTTGCCTATTACGATAACCTTAAAAAGAGCAGAGATAACTTCTTCTCTTTCACCGAGAAGAAAGGCTGGTTATACCGTGAAGAAGAACATCTTGGGTTCAAAGTACCCGTTTGGGTAGATCCTATTTGGGATCAATTGATCGAAGTTTACGGCGCAGGTTATACGCTCCAAGGGTAATAATTTGAACGATCCAATTAAGTTATCAAAAACACTGTGTTTCATTTTACGCCATCGGCCTCAGGCTTTGAAATTAACGCCTGATGAACTTGGCTATGTCAGACTCGACGACCTGATTGCAGCATTCTCTGAACAGAATAAGGTAGTTACGTTACAGGAAATCATGCACGTTGTAGAGACGGACGATAAGAAACGATTTGGGTTATCCGATGATTTTTCTTCCATCCGTGCTGTACAAGGACATTCATTCCCAGTAAATGAAATGGCCTTCAATGAAGAGGTACCGCCTGAGGTACTTTACCACGGCACTGCATCGGGGAATTTAGAGAGCATTTTTCAGGAAGGGTTAACGCCGGGGTCACGTCAGTTCGTTCATTTAACTGACCACATTGAGACAGCGCGTTTAGTGGGGTTACGGTACGCTAAGAAAGGGTCGCTCGTAGTCTTGAGTATTGACACCCAGAAACTTTTGGAACGCGGCTACGTGTTCTACAAAGCGATTAACGGCGTGTGGTTAGTGAAACACGTCCCGGTAGGTTGTTTCAAAATAGAGGAAAAGAAAGAATGAAATTTAAGTTTGAACGGGGCGCTTACGCGGCTGACGTCTATGGTTTAGTGGAAGGAGAGAAGGTCGCTCTCGGTAAAAATGCCGCAGGGGAAACTGTTCTCATACCGGCCCTTGCAGAAATGATTCATGAAGCCATAGCAGGGAAAGAATTGGAGATCCTTGATCACGGCTCTATGTACCAACCGGGGTATCTCAAATGGGAGCAATATCAAAATCCTTATCGTTTTCGAGGGGAGGCGATAGTAGCCGCAGACGGAATTGTCTGGCAGTGGCCGCTGCGTGGTCACGACAGGGAAACGTATAAAGATTATCTCGAACGGTTAGCGGATAAACCGCGCAAACTGGTCAGTCATTTCAGATGCCAAAAAGCAATTACCTTCGAAATTCCGCTTGGCGCCGTGGCTTATACCCTCAAGCGATTATTATCTACCGGGTTAGTTGTCAATTTACTCGATATGAAAGATATCGAAGGGATCGACGATCTCCCCTCGGGAATCCATGCTATTTCATTTTACGACGTTTATTGGGTTTTTACAAAATGAAACGAATCCAGTCCATTAAAGTGTTAGGAACCTTCAACGAATCCGCGATGTTGCATTATTCCGCTTTCATTGCGAATAACCTGATGAAGGGTAAGACCGTAAAGGTATACGGTGACCCGCGAACTCGCGCGAAATTCAAAGAGGTCATTGCTGACTACCTCGGACCGAAATTGATCGCTTCGATCAAGGTCACTCCGTTACCGAACACCTTAGCAATGGCGCAGCGGATAAATCGTGGTCAAGTAGACTGCGCGTGTTTATTCATCAGTTCGGAAGGTAAATTCTTCCCTACGTTAAAAGAGTCGCTTACGCCAGTCCGTTCGATGTCGGCGTTGTTTGTAGACGCGGTCATTTGTTAATTTATCAGGCGGGGGTTATTCCTCCGTCTTTTTATTTTTCAAGGAGTAGTGAATGTCCTTTATCAAAGTCCCTTATTCACAAGTGAAAGATATTCACCGGGAACGCAGTTATCACGTAGAGTACGTACGCCTCTCTCGGGATTCCGATTGTTCTTTATCGAAAACATTTTTGAATCAATTTGACATTGGCGACGATACGATTGATTTTGAATACAATACTGAAACAGGTCATTTTCGTTTTCAGGTTGGCCCTTATTTCGATCGTCCGCTGTCAGGGAGTGGTACGTTTCTTCTCCCGACAACGGTATTACGTACAATCTGGAATAAACAACTCTTGACAGACGGCCAACACGCAAAAGGTTTCGCCAGACGATCGGCGTACTTTAAACCCGTGTTAAAAGAAGACGGATGGTGGTACGGCGAATTCAAAAGTTTTATTCGCCCGATTGACACTTGGGTTAAATAAGTAACTAGGGGGAAAATATATGGCATCCAGTGACCCGCTCGCTAAATTATTTCAGGCACTTGAAGAACCGAAACAAGAAGAAAAGGTTTTTTCGGAAGGGGAATTGATTTTAGTAATCTCAAAAGTAATCGATGAGGTTACTGAGTATTTACGAAGCAACGCAGAAAGTACCACTTTCCAAGAAAAACTGAAGAAGGGTATCGGAGAGAAAGGGGAAGTTAAGGTTACTACGCCACTACTTTCTATCAACTTCCAACTGGCCATTCGAACTAATTCCGAAGGAGAAATCCGAGTAAGGTTGGAAAGCGACTACGTGATTAACGAGAAGTCCGAAAAAGTTCTTGGCCTTTACCGGAAAAGGAAGATAACGAATACGCATTACATTTCTGACGTGCTTCTTCTCACCTCAAAAGCAGGGGTTAAGTTAACGATTGAAATCGTCTATCGCAACTACAAGAAAAAGTCAATGCTTCCATTCCCTAATTTCTTCTTTTATTAAAGAGGTAACCAAAAAATGTTTAATCTGAAGATAGTTGATTTATCTGGCTTTGATAGCTGGCCAAATTTTGAAAAGCGGGATTTCAGAACGATGGTCCCGGGTAAGGATTACGACTGCATTATTACACCCGGCAATTCGTTTGGTATTATGGACGGTGGTTTTGACAAAGTAGTAAGGGACAAGTTTCCTCGCTCCCAAGAAACTGTCCAAACGGCCATCAAACAATTCTGGGGTAAAGAAATGCCAGTGGGGCAGGCTATCACCGTTTCACTGAGTGAAGTAGTTCAATTGTGCTATGCACCGACGATGCGATTCCCTGGCCCGACAAAAAGTAAAGACACTGCATATCACGCGGCGCTGGCTGCTTTTTGCCAGATAAAATATTTCAACCGTATTTCTCCAGGCCGGGCGATAAAAAACGTCGTTATGCCGTTATTCTGTACAGCGACAGGTGGGATGCCTGTAGAGGTTTCTTACGAGCAAATTATGTATGCCTACCAGAGAGCTACATCTGGTGATAACTCTCCCGAGAAAAATTGGGGTGATTTATTGGTTCATCGAGATAATTTGAAACGATTGTCTTCTTGGACAAATAAGCGTACAGGTAGATAAATAAAGAGAGAGGGTACTCCCCTCTCTCTTTTTATTCCGTCTTGATTTTATTTGATTAAATTAATAAGAGAGAACAAAATGGCCTTTGAAAAGTTTGTTCCGAAGACCAATAAACTTCCTAACCTAAAACCGGTCTATCTCCGTATTGCACCAGGCGGGAGTTGTTACCTCTCCGCAGGGTTCAGGGACTTACAGCCTGAACCTTATTCGTCGCTCGAATTCGAATACGACCCTATCACGTTAGAGTTTCGTTTTCGGGTAGGGAAAGATTACCTGTATAAAGTGCTCTCTGGTGCGTTTTCGCTTCCGGCCGAATTAACCCGGCTGATTACTTCCCGGAGCGGAACGAGGTATAACCGGATGTTCTATTACCGTATCATTGAGCAATCGGAAGGTTGGTTTACCGGGGAATTCGTAAGTGTGAATAAAGCCCCTAAACACTATAAAATCGCTAAAGAGGAAAAAGAATAGTGAAACAGTATCTCGATCTACTACGTGAAATTATCGAAACCGGTCGTCAGCGAGGAGACAGGACGGGAACGGGGACGATTTCTATTTTTGATGCGAAACTGAAGTACGACCTTTCGACCGGGGAATTCCCTCTGCTCACCACGAAGTTCGTTCCGCGTAAATCTGCGTGGTTTGAGTACAAGGCAATGTTAAACGGGGAACTCCACCTCGATACCATGGTGGAGAATAATGTCAAGTTCTGGGACCCGTGGCGTTTAGAAGCTGACGTGGTGAAAGAAGTTCCTCTGGAAAACTACGAGCGCCTGAAGTGGCTTGAAGAGAACAACAAAGAAGCTCACATCGAGTTTTACAGCAAAGGGATCTCCATTCAGCCTGTTGAAGACGGCCATCGTTGGCTAGATGAAAAAGGTGTACCGCGTACTCGCCAGGTCACCGTGAACAAAGCGGGTGACCTTAATGCCCCTTACGGGTCAGCATGGCGAAACTTCTCCGAGAATCCATTAGAGAAGAAGGGCGTTGACCAAATCGCGTATGCGCTCGATCTCCTACGGAACAATCCGGAATCGCGTCGTATCCTGATCTCGGCGTGGAACCCGCTTTGGATGCCGGAAGAAACGAAAGAAGTTACTCTCAGTAGTGACGAGATGTGGGAACATTTAAAAACTCACAGTCCGGACCTTTATGCTATTTTCTGGCCGCGCCTGGAATATCATGGCAAGACCGATAACTGCGAAGAGTTCTTAGCAAGTCATGGTGTACCACGCACTAAGACCGTTAAGGTTACGCCGCAGGAAAATATTGTGGAGGGTAAACCATGCCTTACCCCGTGTCATTTCCTGGTAGAGTTCTACGTAGAAGAGATGACATTGAGCGAGCGGTTAAAATGGTGCAGGAACAATGCTAACCCGTACTTCCAGGATCTTTGGGAAGACCATATGTCGGACTGCTACAGCGAAGAACATTGTGACCAGCCGAAAATGTCCCCTGAGCGTAAAGCGGAATGGTTGACGGAGAACCACGTACCGACGCAGTGGCTGAGTTTGAAATACAGTATGCGGAGCTGTGACACAATGACCGGTGAGCCCTTTAACCAGGCTTTCTACGCCTTCATGTTGCTGTCATTTGCTCATGAGCTCGGTATGGCGCCCAATAAGCTGGTTGGTAATCTGACTAACGTCCATATCTACAATAATCAGTTAGAGGAAGCTAAGTTACAGTTAACTCGCGAGCCTTACAAACCGGTTGAGTGTTACGTTCGCTCTGAGCACTACTATAACTCAGAGATGCCGAAGAAAGGGTTGTTTGAACTCACCTATGAAGATTTCGTCTTCACTGAGTACAAGCATCACCCAGCCATTAAATTACAGGTGTCGGTATGACAACGTGCGTTTTAGAAACGTGTCTGGTAGTTGGTCACGCTCGTCACTCCGGTGTTACTTCGACGGAGTTTAATGATTCCGTAGAATTGTTACAGGGACTACCTAAACATCGTTCGGAATCGCTTTCTCCGTCATTTGCTTTTACGAATGAAGAAACAGCGATTATTGAGAAGCTCTTCGTTATTTTCGAAAGGGAGATTTATTTCTACGCGTACGGCGGAGAAATAGGAATCTGGCGGAGTCTCTCATTTGATGAAACTGGCGGTGACGATTTATCGATTAAACTCGAACTCCGTATCAGGCAAAAATAAGGTAAAAAGGTGAGGGGTCTTTCCTCTCACCTTGTGTTTAATAAGGGGATACTAATGAAAATTTATTTAGCAGTTATTTACACTCGAATGGACTTACTGGACAGAAAAGTCGCGGCGGTTACAGTAACACCAGAAGATCGGGAAGTTACAACTATTAACTATAGGCTATCTATCGGTGTCGCCAATCTGATGTCTCAACTTAAAGAGTGGATGAATGAGACCGACAACGACACTCTCTTCAGTCTTCTCAAACGTCTACAAGGAGTCACTGCCTCAGAAGAAGGGCTCCCTGTAAACGATAATTGCTGGCACAGTCTCTCTTTGATACATCCTTTCGAATACGGTCTTACTCTTTACTACAAGGTAGAGGAAAAATAGAATGGGCGCTTACATTTACGGGCGGTTTGAAAAGAAAAATAAAAATGGGAAGTGGGAAAGAATCTCTGGCGGTGTAGATTGGTTTGATTTCCAATCTTATTTCATTTACGGTTGGTTTGCTGATGTCCGGAACCACGCCGGAGTCCCTCCGTTACCTTACAAGTGGGAAAAGGCAGGGGAGCCAATTAATTACGACTGCGACTATAATTACACGCTGGAAACAAAATATCTGTTCGAGTTTGATTACGATCAGTTAGTGGAGGATCGCCGAGACGGTCACGATACTCTACCTGAGGGACAAGGGACAACAGCGACTTGGCGAGAACATCTTGGAGAAGAGTGGTTTGAGAAATTAAATATTCTTAAATCAAAAGGCGTTGAGCGTTTAGTGTTTAATTTCAATTAGGGGATAGGTTATGTCAAGAACAAAACTCGGTTTTCTTAAAGAGCCGTTAAATCAGGAAGAAAGGGACTTAATCACTAATGATTATTACCCGGTTTTTATTCGTTCAAATCAAACATTTTTATTCAAGTCATTAACAGATAAAATCGAAAATTTCAACCGAGAGCACTATGGTGACGAGATTATTTCCGAGGAGGTATTAACATTCGCTTTACAAAATGGGCCTTTAGCCAATTGGAAAAAGGAAGTCATCGAACGATGTGGCGATCACCCTGTTATTAATACATTTTCGATTTCCGTCCAATTTAGCTATAGGGATGACTACCCAGGTCGCAGTATTGATGTTTTGTTTTCAGAGAGCCTCAAGTTACTCGCAAAGGGAGAATTACAAAACTTCAACACGCCGGAAAGATTTTCTCCAGAGTATTATATTCGTCATTGGAATAATGACTACGCCGAATCAAAAGAATTTCTCTCCAGCCCAGCTGGTAAAATCAACGCCTTAATCTCTAAATATGTCGATGATCAAATAAGACGTTCAGAGATCGGTAGCGATAAATTAGAGGATCATTCCGAATTCGTTACTGAAATAGCCAAACTACTACAGGAGTCAAATTAATGCATACGTCTTCAAGTCCCATTTTTATTATCACTAACAAGTTCGGTACCGCCGTGCACCTGACTTTAGTCCAAGCGGTACAGCTCGCACAGTTCATTGGTTTCAGACGCGGGCAGCCTCTGGAGCCAGGTGCCTATCGTTACGACTCTGAGACGGCGCAAACTTATCGCAACCGCACTGTCGCCGAGAATGGACTGTACGGTTATTATTCTCGTTTTATCATCGACTGGCATCGTAATCTGGACGGTCATGACGTCAAGATTATTTTCCGTTTTGGCGATGAAGAAGAACGACTGACAGTGAGCGAACTGGGTAAAATTTATACCGCTCTGATTCGTTTTATCGCTGCGCACGTTAAAGGGTTGAAATTCCCAGGCTGGCGAAATCTCTCTTTTCATTCTCATGTAAAGTTGAAATTCTCAGGGTTTGGCTTTTCCCAAGAACACCCAGGTAAACTCGTCGAATACAACAAAGGGAAAATAGTTAACAAGTCATTAGTTTCCCATAATGCCCACATGGACAACGTTAATCTTCCTCGTCCTGACTACGTTAAGAAACTTTGTTTTGGCGGGCGAGAATACCGTCTCGAAGATTGTAAGTTTATCATCAATTAAATACGGAGAGTTTGGGCAATGACCTATACCGAAATTAAAGGGGATTTGATTGAGGCTTTCTTTAATAAGGAAGTCGACGTCATTGCCCACCAAGTAAATTGTTTTGGGATTGCAAAGAGCGGTATCGCCGTTAAGATCTTCGAAGCTTTTCCCTGGATAGCTGAGCCTTACTTTGCTGACAAACGCCCTGTCAAAAACAGATTGGGGAAATTAACGGCCGCCAAAAAGGATGAGCAGTGGGGTTTCAATCTTTGTGGCCAATTTCACCACGACCATTCAGATCCGGGATATAAAACGCATTATAGCGCACAGTATCTGGCAATGAAGATAATGTCCTCAATTCTCAAAAAGGAAGAGAAACCATTAAGAGTTGGTTTTCCTTTAATCGGTTGCGGGTTGGCCGGTGGTGATTGGGAAATGGTCCGCCAAAATATTGAGCGGGCTTTTAAGGATACCAATCTTGAAATCATTGTTTATCGGTTCGAGGGTTAAACTATGTTTGTTGAACTGAGGGAATTTCAGCGTGACTGTGTGATACCCGAAAAGATAGACAACTACGAAACAGAAGCAGGGAAAACACGGCAATACTTAACCTACGGACATAACCTTGGTCCGGTGTTAACGGTGCGTGGAATCAGCGGAAAAAGCGCGGAGTCTTTCCATAAACTGGTACAGGCCAAGTATAATTTCCCTCGACCCGGAATTCATTTTGTTTTAACGGGTGATGAGATCAGGGAACTGTTGGATACTTGGATAGTAGAGGGTTCTTCCGACATTATTGATTCTTGGATTGAGTTAGATACCTTCTGGTGCATCGCTGACTTCGATTCAATCTTAACTTATTTTTGGGGAGGGGAATAGATGGGATTTTTTCTCACGTTTTATTCGGTCGATAAAGACACGGTATTGGAACCGGTTACAGGTGAAGGTGGTGTAGGGAAAACATTTGAATACGATGAAGTTTTTAACAATGATGCTGTCTCACCAAAGAGAATAGCATCTTGGAAGAATCAACATACATTAGCCGAAATTTTGGCTGCCGCGAACCTCTGCTCTAACGATGACTTGGGACCGTGGGTTATTACTAAGGATGATATCCCATTAATCATCTCTGAGATTACTGCGCGTAACAACGAGCAAAACGACGACCGATGGAACGATTACGAAGGATTAAAACTCTTTTTAATTCTTAAAAATAAATCATTTGATTTTGATAAAGACTGGTTTATTTTTACTGCGGGATAAAAATGCATTATTTTCAAGTCCGTCCTCGATTACCTAATTTAACTCGAGGACTCAAATCATGGCAAGAACCAAACGCGGTTCTAAGGCTCAAAGTCAAGAATTCTGGAGCGCCCGGCCAGGTAATCCAACAATCCCCGGTCCATACTCTAAACTCTTGACTCACCGCGCTGAACGTCGTATCAGTAAAAAGATCGTACGTCAGGAACTCAACGATTTAGACTAAGCTAAAAGAGGAGGGGTTTCCCTCCTCTTTTTTTTTGCTTTTTACGGCAGAGAGTAAGAATATGGTGCGACTATAATTACCATAACGGGGAATAATAATGCTCGAACAACTAATGTCATTTTACGACCATATTCTTTCTAACTTTAAAGACTACCCTATGGCACAGAATGCAATTGTCGCCGCGAGTTCCATTGCGGTGTCAGGGGCGATTGGTTGGGGGTTAATCAAAACGCCCAAGGCGGTAGCACAATGGGTCAAACGTCAGTTTGTTACTAGTTTGGTTTTTAACACCTCTGGAACCAACTGGAGTAATTATAACTCCGAACAATATGGGGCATTCCTGAAATGGTTTGCTAAGAATAGTTGGTTCCATTGGAGTAGGACGATAACTATTGATGGCGACGTGAATGGAGAGTCCGCCGCAGTGGGGCCTGGTGTGGGGTCACATTTCTTTCTTCATAAGGGCACTGTGTTTGTTTTCTCTATCACGGAAATTGATGCTAACGCTGCGAGTAATTCGAAATACCGTCTTAGCATTAGTAAATTCGGTCGCAGCCATAAACCTATCTTAAACCTGATGGATGAGTTTATGCTGAAAGACACGGGTAAAGACAACATACGGACATTTGTCAATACTACCGACAGTTGGAATTATTTGTGCCGACTGAAGAAAAGAGACCTTAAAACCATAGTCGTTACGGATAAAGTCCAGCGCGAGTTAATCGACCCTATCTTCGATTTTAATAAGAGTAAAGACTGGTACGAATCACGAGGACTGGCTTATAAGTTCACAGTGTTGTTATACGGTTTACCAGGCACCGGAAAGAGCAGTTTGATTTCGGCATTAGCGGCCGCGTTAGGGCGCGATATTCATATCCTCAAACCCGCCGGTGGATTACAATACCAAGCGCTTTTCCAACGAGCAGCTGGCGGGGTTGTGATTATCGAGGATATTGATACGTATTCGTTCACGAAAGCGCGGAGTAAAGAAAAGGTTATCATTGACTTAAAAGAGGGAAACAAACCGGAAAACCCAGAAGAACTCAAAAATACCCCTTTCGTCGTTGAAGAACAAAGTTCTGACGATAAAGCAATGGACGAGTACCTAAACGGTAGCTTGTCAGATTTCCTCAACGCGTTAGACGGCGTCTTGCGGTTGAATGATGTTATCGTTTTCCTGACGACTAACCGCCCTGAGAAACTTGACGATGCGCTGCTGCGGGACGGGAGAATAGACGTCAGGGCTGAAGTAGAAGTATTAGGCGATAAAGAAATTCGTCAGTTCTTCAAAATGGCATTCCCTGATACGGAACCTAGTAATAACCTTCCTTTCTCTCCTTTACCCGGTGCATCTGTTCAAGCGCTTTTCATGCTGAACAAACATGACCCGGTAGCCTATGAAAACGCGCTACGGACGTACGACGTCACTAAACCTGTCGAAGCAGTAAGTTATAACGTCTTAAAAGCTGTAAGTTAAACGTACTATGGGAACAGGGTCAACTCGACCCTGTTTCACACCTATATCACCCTAGTGAAAGAACGTAAACAAAATCGTTTATAAGGAGTTCCTACCGTGACCGACGAAGAAATTAAAAGTGTTATTATCAACGATCATGTCATTGACTTTGGCGAATTGGTACATGTTACTCCGCCTATTTCAAAACTCAATACAAACTGGGGCGGCGCTAAACCTTCAATTGGGCTGCTCTATACGTCTAACCCAAGCAAGATGGGTTGGTTGGTATTTCATGACCAAGAAACGGCCATTGAGAAATACGAAGAAATTATCGTGCAATGGAACCTGAGGAAAATGAAATAATGATTCTGGCCTCTTTCGTCTCTAGCGAACACGGTAAAATGTTAATTGTTGGTAATCGAACACTTTACCGTCGCGGAATTTCTCCAGCGGCCTCATTCGCTTCTGAAAACGGTAAAGTCTTACTGATCGAAACCACAGGGATTTATTTTGCCTGGGGAAGTAAATGCCGCTGGGAAATAAACTTCAAAGAGAAATGGATAGGGAGCATTACTGAAGAATATTCCCCTATTGGGGGACCTGAAGAGATCACCACCGGAAGAGGCCGATTTGTTGTTCAAGAGGTTCAACTTCACGAAGGAAAACGTTTCGGGAAGAAAAAGAAATCGGAAGCGAGGTGGTGGGAGATATTAGACGTCCCTGAAACGGATGCTGAGTGGTTTGACCGTCACCGAGAAACCGTGTCTCGATTACGGGCAGATAACCCGCTAGAAGCGATTGAGGGCCTTTATACGCTAAAGCCTTTGTTGGATGAAATCGAAGCGATTGGAAGGAAATTGCGAAATGAAAAATAATTTGTTCTCGGGAGATAAATTGTTCTTCTTAGTTGCTACTCACGGACTGCCCTTAGATATTGCAGTAGGTAAGATATTTAACGCAGGATTCACTATTGATTGGACGGGGTTCATTGATGCCGCGTTAACAGGAGGGTGGCAGCCAAGAAGAATTCTTACGGCTATCGAATGTTCTGCTTTAGAAGCGATCTCCGATGAAGAATATTGCCAGGAAGTCATCGTCCGAGTGAAATTGTACTTGATTAATAAGGTGCTCTGAAAATGTCTAACGATAAAGTGGTTGTACTCACCCGTGAAGTAGTAGATGAGATTCTAAGTGAACTGTGTGAGCATACCGAGCGTTATGATCTCACCGGCAAGATTCGTGAGCAAATGAACCGGAAAGACGAATCACTTTTCAATTCCCCAACCTTTGCCGAAGAGCCGCTGACACTCGCAACGCTCAAGAAAGTCGTAAGTCAATATATTAGCTCACGTCAATTTACCTTCGTAGACTTCGCGTTTATGGCGGATAACGGATACGACGAATCTGGTCCGTGGGTGAAGACTTTCTGGGATACAGGAGCGTATTTTGAGGGCAGCGAAAACGCTTATCGGTATCCCTCTAGTTCCGGGACTTTCTGGGACCAAGAATCACAGACGGGAATCTTCTATTTGCAACTGACTCAACATGAGATTGTTTTTAATCTCGATCTTTCCGTTATCAAAGTGCGTAAAGATTGTTCTTTGTTAAACGAGGTTCAGCCTTGGACAGAATGGACGGATGAAACGAACTGGTTGAGCAGTAGCGTAGGCGACCTGGAAAGGGTTATTGAAGATTGGTTTTAACTAATTAAAGGGGTAGTAAATGCCAGGTGATACTCTGGATAAAATGCACATTGCATTAGTGGGTGAGTTTAGTCGGTTCAGTCGTGAACAGTACGCTAACCGTATTGAAGCACTAGGCGGGGTTATTTGCGAACCGTGTAACGGTATCGATTATATCTTTTACGGTAAATTACCGAAAGAAGAAATTGAAGAGTATAAATACGGAATAGACACCGTATTTGGCACTTACAACGAAATCGCTTTATTGGACAAACTGACCGAGGTTGAAATGGACAAGCAAGATCAACTCCCCCTGAGCCGTATCGAATATTATCAAACTCTTCCTACTCAACCTGACGGCTGTACGGTATTCATGTACGAAGTACGGCGTATGGCTCAGGAATTGGCTGAACTTCGTCGTCAATCGGTTATTGAACCCAATAAACCTAGGCGGGAGATTCACGAGATAATCGAATGGGATTTTGGGCTTCAGGAACCAGGGATGACTAAACCCTATCCGAAAGCGCAGTTTAGCAAAGACGTTGAAACAGAAATCCGGGCGCTGTATGAAACCCTAAGCGGTTCTGATTATAACGGCCCTATCAATAATGTCCGCGTCCAGAACGACAACAATACCGTGTTGATCACTTTCCGTAATGGCCGGAACAACCTGCTCGGTTTTAACCTGAAACCAGTCCCTGACGTCAACGATCGTTTCGCTATCCCCGTCACTGAAACGTCTGATGAACTTCAGGCTTTTATCCGCGCCGAATTAGCGAAAAAGGTAAACATTGAGTTACCCGCATCCGGGACATCAGTTACACTAAAAACCCCGAGTACCGATGAAATTAAAAACCTCGGTTTTAAAGAGACCTTCACCAATGGCGCTAATACCATCGATGAGCACAACGAGTTAGTACGCGACGCGTTACGTTGGCGTGGCCTGATGGCCTCTCCGGCTATTCGTTTATTCGGCTCTGCTGGGCTTAAAGACGGGGACGTTAAGAAGAGCGGCTATGCGCATTTTGGCGGGGAATTCTGGACCATCCACAGCGGGCGTGTATCGAGTTCTGAGGAGACAGTGCGTAATCGTAAACTGATTACTCAATACGCGGATATCATGGCGGAGAATGAAGTACGTAAAGCAGATCAATGGATTATGCTCAACGTCGAAGAGAATCTCAGTGCGGATGCTATTACAGAGGTCTACTTCGAAGGGGAAGAGCTGCGTATGACTATTCCTGCTAATGAAGTCGTTCCTAAAAACGGCGACCTTTCTGATCAAGTAGTGATTTTACAAAATGCGCAGATTGCCGCACGCGAACGTGGTATCTGGCAACCCTGCACATTAGTAATGAAAGGTAAGTGATGAAACAACTTCCGTATTATCACGCGATAGAAGGACTGCCTGAATGGGCAGTCTCTATTAATTCCTTGTTCGGTGTTCTCCCGCTTAAAGGTTATTTCACGTTAGACGGGAAACCGACAGGAGCGCCGTTCTTGATTAATACTGCAATCGAGTCTATCAAGAAACGTATCGATTATCTGAACAAGTTCGATTACCACTTACCAGAGAAACTGGTGCTTGAAGTCGCCTGTTCAGGAAAAGCAAGAGCAAAATTGAAGCACTTGAAAATACCTGTGCGTTTTGAAATCAGACTCATCTTTTAATGGTAAAAGAAAACGCAATGGAATTTAAACTCAACACTCCGCTTAGTCGGTCTTTAAAAGACATCTACGATTTAGATCTTCCTTGGCTAAGGACTGATCTTTACTTGCAGGCGCTAGAGCGCACCGCGTATTCTCTTTTCGACGTTAACGATATTACCAAAGCCAATTACGTCGATCCGTGGAGTTCGGCTAAAGTCTACCGTATTCCCGATTCCAATAACCAAGGGATTATGCGAAAGAATAATTTCAGTATTCATATCCCGCTGAAGTTACCCAAAGTACCCCCTAGCCGGTTGGTCGGTTTACGACTAGTTATTAAAGTAGAAGGTTATTCTAGTTATGTTGACTGTCGTAGCATTGAAATGCAGTTTTTTAAAGACGGCCCATGGGAGGAATTAAAAGGAAAATATAACCTTAAACAGCTCAAGGCTCTAATCTCAACCTACAGTACGGATATGCTACAATGAAAATAGCGTGGTGGTTAATCGGTTATCTACTTACCTTCGGCTATTACTCGATTTGCTTTTCCCAGTCAGAAAATCATTCGTTCCCGTTTGATAACCTTTGGGTAATCAGTTTCCTTTATATCGTCTGGTTGTTCTTCTCGATCTTCCTGGATAAATTCCAATTAAGTACCGGGAAAAATGATCAATCGCCCAGTTACTGGTGGCTAATATTCTATCCGGGTTACCTTTTTAAGCGTTATCAATTTAAGAAGGAACCGGAGGTATTAGTAGCGGCGGTGTTATTGACCTTTTATTTTATCGTTTGGTGCTCTGTTCATCTCGGACTGATCAGCTACGACTGGTTTCATTAATCGAGAGGAGGCAAACGCCTCCTCTCTCCTGTTTTCTAAAAGTTTTAAGATCTATATCACGTCATTGAAATAAACTCACCCTGATACAAACAACGTTAAGGAACTTTAAATGGACAAGCACGCTTTTTTCTCTGGATCTCTCTCTGATAACGCACCTATTAAATCATTGAATGATATCTTCGAATCGTTCGGCGAAGCTTACGGGAGCTACGCACGTTTCGTAGGCAATAACGAGGAAGAAATTCGCGTCAATAAAATGGTACGTCATTTCCTGACTGCAAATCGACTCCCTATCTTCAACATCGATACCGATCGAATGTTCGATCAGAATAAATACTACTTCGAATCCACGCAGTGGTTAACTGCGTTCCTGGAAAAACATCGCTTCTTCCAGCACGACGATGACCAGTTCATTGGACTGGATAAATACAATCGTCCGATCGCCTGTATTCGTATTCAAAGCGACATCAGGTCTAACCTCTCTATCGAAGGTATGATGGCGAAAGATATCTACGACGATCTGTTGATTCAGATCCAAGAAAATATCAAAATCGATCACCGTACTGACGAAACGAAAGAGGAATTTTATTATTCTGAAGTCGTTATTCGGAAAACGCCAATGGGTGAAATGACTCACCTTGAACCCAGAGTCATGCGTCATAGCGGCGAAACGAAGAAGGAATTCTATCCGTTCCTGAACGGCGGTGTGGAAGCGCTCATCGAAGACTTTATTCAGTCTGATGAATCGGTTCTGATTCTCATGGGTGAACCCGGTACCGGGAAATCGACCGCCATTTCCGCTGCCTGCGTGGCGCTGAACCTTTTCCCGATCTACGCGAAGAAAACTGAGGTCCTCGAAAACCCAGAATTCATCTCTAAGATCTTCGCGTTCAGCGACGACAAAATGGAAAGGGTTGAAATCTCCAGTGGTGAAAATGCGCGTTATGAACTTTTCAAAGACCGTTCGCATTTTGAAAATACCCGTAATATGCTGACGCTGCCAAACAGCCACGATGCGAAAACCCGTAAAGAGCCTACCTTCCCAATCGTGATTGTGGAAGATGGGGATATCCTCTTACGTCCGCGTGCTGACGGTAACACGATGATGTCAGAATTGCTGAACGAAACCGACGGCGTAGGGAGCGCCACTACGCGTAAAATCATTATCACGACTAACCTGACCGACAAATCGAAAATCGAACCGGCACTGATGCGCGATGGCCGTCACTATCTTGGCGAGCCGTTACACTTCCGTATGCTGACCCCGATGGAGGCCGTTGAAGCTCGCGCGGCGGCGGGTTTACCGAAGTTTGATGTCGTTCCTAAGAGCGATATCCCGCTGGCAACGGCGCTGCGTAAGCCGCGCAAGAAAATCTACCTGAAAGAAGGCGAAGTCGTCGTTCAAACAGGGCGTTCTCTGAACTAAGGCTAATAAAAGAAAGAGGGGTCATTCCCTCTTTCTTTTTTTTTGTTTCGATTCGTTTTAAAGCCTATATCACTTGAGTGAAGGTAACAAAAATTACTTGGTCTTTAAATAGTTTGTACTTAACACGGAGATAAAAAATGTCCACTGAATTTCGTTCTGCTGCGGTTTTAAAAACCTTTGTTTCTTCTGAAGTCGCTTTCAATGCGATTATGTCCCATGTTAAAGGACAAAAAGAAGCCGTAGAGAAAATGAAAAACAACGTTGTTCATTTAGTCAAAGAACACGTCAATCTTGTCCTTTCGCTTCTTGAGAAATGTAACAAGACGGGGGAGATCCCTGAGGAGTTCCATATTCATAATTCAGGCAATAATAACTACCGCTTCCAGTTGGACTATGAAAGAGACAACGTCAGCGTCATGGCGTGTGTCGATGCTGACTGTGACCTTGTCATGAAGCTCACACTTGACTCGACCGCCACTAAAGAAATCACTGGCGGTATTTGTCCTTGTGTGAGGGGAGACATCGATATTGAGAAAGTGATGGCAGATGCCTTAGACGAATTGTACCCTGCGGAAAGCAAAGTGATGGTCTCCATCGAGGGTTCTTTCTTCCGCTTTGAGAACAGCTATGGCAGTTAAAGAATATCGTATCCCCACGTTAGAGGAATCTGCTCCTCTTAGCAATTGGTTAGAAGCGGTCATTGAGGGGCGGTCTCTGGCCGCCCCTAACACCCATCCTGTTCAAATTTGTATCGAGAGTTTGGTCGGGAAAAACGCCGTTGCTATTCTGGGATGGAGTCGAATAACCAAAAGAGACTTTGTTACTTTACTTTCTACCCTCTCTCACCTGCGTTTCGTCGGAGAGACTGGGATTCGAGTACGCACCTTTGGGGTTTCTGCTCAGCGCTATAAAATCAACAACGTTAAATCGATTAATGTTCCCTTAGTTAAGGTAAGAAAACATGCCTAAGTTTAGTATCGTAGGTAATAAAGTCATTGTTGATGATAATGATAAGAATTATATCTTCTTTCTTCGTGATGTCAGAAATGTTCGCAAGGAAGAAGAGTGCCGTAAATTAAAAGGGATACTTGGCGATGTCCCTTTTATCAAGTTAACGATTGAGTTCTACGGAACGCAGAAACCGATTGTTATCAGCCGAGGAAAAATCATCGCCGACCAGGTCGGTTTACTTTACATGGCACTCAGAGAGAAACTCGCATGAAAAAATTGATATATGTTCTTCTTGGTCTGGTTATTCTAATGTTGTTGGCAACGCCTTATTTTCTTTCTAAAAAGAAAGAATACGATTTAGAGCAGTGTAAACTAACGAAACGGCTTTATTCACAAGTGGAAGTCATTTATAGCGATGGCTGCTACATCAATTTCGGTAACGGCGTTTTTATCTCATCTACGGGTTTTGATAACCAACTCTACACCCGTGAACAGATCCTCAAGAAAAGCGACAACGCCATCATTATCCAATAACAGAGAACCAAACAATGAAAGAATCACTACGTAAGAAAATCGATAACCTGGTCACCTACGATCTGTCTACCTGCATGACCACGGTAAAAAGCGCAAAGCGTCGAGTCGCAAGAAAGTACCGTATTCCTGCACGACAGGCAGCGAAAGTTGTCAAAGAGCTGGACGGCCTGGCTACTTGGTGGAATCCCACTTTAGATATTTAATTATTTTTTCTTAAAACGCAAAAGGTAAACAAAATGAACACGCTGAAAAACGTCGATGAAAAATTATTCTCTGCTTTTAAACAATCAGATTACGTTATTGGGTTTCTTGTTGGGAATATCTCGGCGACGCTGCAGAACCCAAAAGCATCTCCGAAATTACATAGTGCTCTTACAGTTGCTGCTGTGCGCGATTTATCTAAAATCGAAGCTTTCGCTTACGTTTACAAGGAAGAGATTTTGGCGCGAGCCAAAGCTTATTCAACTTCATTAACGAAAATAGAGTATGAAACGCTCGACGAACTTTACCACGCGCTTGAAAAAGAGTTGAAAGGGGAAGATTTTAGTAATTCAATCTCAAAAATGTTCTCTGGCTTAGAGAAAGTCAGTCTGAAAAACTTAGTTAATTAACCGGTGAGCGAAATGGAAAACAGCATCGCAGAAAAGGTCATCGCGTTAGAGATCGAATACGGCAAATGGGCAAGAGAAAATCTTTTACGTCAAGATAATTCGATTATTGCCTTTGTCTATTCGGTTAAGATGGGCCGTAAAATCTACGAATATGACCACAGTGAAAATATGAACGGGGTTCAGGTCGACTTCCGCCCGACCACGCAGGAAGAGATGTACAACTGCATCCGCGACTGGACGCATCTTAACCCGAAAGATGCATATTGGTTCATCCCTGTGAACATGTGGTGGACGGTTGTTAGCCCCCGTACTAAAGAGCACCCGCTACTCGTACCGACTGACAAACTTTTGGTTGGTCACGGTGCGATGGGGTTGGTCTTTACCGAGGGACGGAAGGTCTGTAAATCCTACGGTCATGACGTCAAGACGCTTAAATTGACAAAACAAACGTTCACTGCACGTTTAGCAAACAAAGCGGTTTACGACGTTCACGTGCAGGCCAATAACCCCTTCCGGCCGCAATCGCTACGAGAGGCGCTTTTCTCTGTCTTTTGCAGTAACGTTGAGAAAGGGATGGAATTGTTTTATAAGGGGATTACGGGTGAATGAAGACCTAGAGAAACTCAAGGCGAATATTCCGCGTGTCATTGAGATCTTGACGAATAAGAACATTACGCCGATTGATCAAAGTACCCTGATCATTTTCATGACGCTAGAGGCGCTGGGTAAGAACCACTTACTCAAACCCTATAACGAGGCCGTCTCTGAGCATTTAGAGGAGCTGAACAGTAAAGGTACGTTAGACTATCAAATCGTCTTTAACGGAAACGGGAACCTGGGAACACGCGAGTCTGAGGAGAGCTAAATGAAAATACTGGAGACAGTGGAGAAAACGCTCTTACCCCGTTTACGGGCATGGGACGCGAAGGATTTCTTCAATCGTATCCTCACGGAAAAGAAAGGGGAGGTTCCACCGTATTTCTACCCTATCGAAATATGGGGAGAGAATCGTAACTGGAACAATAAGATCGATTTAACTAACCCGTATTATCGTGAAATCTTTTGGCATATGAGCATGGCGTATTGCTGGCAAATTACTAAACCTGAATATCAGATCCCTACTGAATTATTACCCGATGTATTGGACTCTGAATTCAACGGTAAATTGCCGCTCAGTGTTTTGAAAACTATCCCTCATTGGACCGGGTACGTCGACCTTTCAGCGTGCCCTATCAAACACCCTCTCCCGGAGGAACCGACTATCGAAGGGATTTTCCTTTCTACGGTTACACACTGGAGCGGGAAAGAGGGTCTAACGATCGTTTACCCGTATAATGATAACGGCTTCCCGCAAACGTTATTCTTCCCGTTTGATGAAGGTTTGACACTGGAGGAGGTCATTGCTTCTGACCCTACTATTGTACGGGCTGCAAAAGAATACAATATCGATACGGTTAAAGCTGTCGATATTCTAATGCGTGACGGGTACCGTGAAACGTACACTAAGCTACTCAACGTGGCATTGTTTGTTGCGCAGGAATACGAGTTGCAAGACCGCGCTGACTTCCGTAATACCTTTCGACTTACCCAGATGAAACGGTCGGGTAAACACTATAGCCTACGGTTCCTGAACGCACACCGTAAGTTTCCGGTAGGGGTCGATTACCTCGAAGAAATCGAGAAGCGAAAGAAAGGACAGAAGACGACCGGGCGAGCAGCGCATATCAGACGGGCACACTGGCACGGCTATTGGACCGGTGCTCGTAATAGCCCTAATCGCCAACTGAAAATAAAGTGGATTCGTACTAGCGTAGTTTCCGGGAGCAGTAAGGAAGACTGATGTATAAAATTCAGAAAGAGGTGAAAATATGACAAAAGAAAAACAGGAAGAAATGGAAATCCATCAACTTTGGATGAAAGGATACGATCAACTTTTTACCGCGAGACACCACGGGACTGACTTACCTCATTACTTTATTCAGTTCCGAGAAAACGGTTTAGACGACGAGACCATTGCCGCCGCTTTTTCTGTTCCGGTAGATGATGTCGATCATGATATTAAAATTTATACCGAGGCCACCGAGATTATGAAAAAATCTGATAAGTTAGCGGAGGCTTGGATCTCTAAAAACGGACATAGCCCGCTATTAGAAGGGTACGATGAGTAGTTTGACCCGCCACAGTAAAAAGGTACCTAAGGATGCAACGTGACAAATATCTGGCTTACCTGGCCGAGTTTGACGAACTGATGTCACAACTCGAAAATCCGCAGATCGCCCGAACGATGGAGAACGCTGCCAATCATGGTATGCGAGTAGAAGAGATCGCTTTCTTTTACAACATCCCGGTGGCCTCGGTCGAAAAAGACATTGCGACCCTGAATAAAGTCAGGAATCTAACCACGATGATTACTGGAGATTTAAACGAATGCTAAAGAAAATCAAAGACATTTTGTTTGGTGAGTTACGTTACAGCGAACAGTTTGTACGTTTAGTGGTGGTTCAGAGTAACAAAGGCCCTTTGCATCTCTATCTGAAACAACCCGTCACGTCTCGAAAACGCTTCTCTAAGAAGCGGAAAAACGGTAACCGTTTCTGGGAGCTACAAAATACCATCGCTAATCCCTTTTTCGGGAGAAGTCAACAAGAAACTCCTGCAAGTGCTCTGAACGAGATCTTAAAAGAAATAGGGTTACCCTTCCTGGTTAACTGGCATCGCAACGAAGGAACTTTTTCGATTACCTTTACCGATTGACAGGTATTAACATGAAACTTGATTTGGATAATTTGCGTTTTCTTTCTGTCCCTAAAAATGTAGGTAATTCCAGACAAACCAGTCGGGCAGGGTGTCTTTACAAAAGCGGCTATTTTCGCTTTACGTCCGCAGTAGACGAATTAGAAGATGGTCATTTCCTGGACATCGCGTTTGACCCGGGGAAGCATCGGTTCTCTTTCCGTTTGAACGGGGACGATGTTGAAATTATCCGGCGTGGGTTTTGGGTCGGTACTAAGGTCTACCAAGAGTTCGCTAAACGCAATAAAACTGTCGCGTTTAAATTCCCCGAGAAACCAGACGAAAACGGATGGTTCCATTCTTTGTAAACGTTAAAACGTTAAAAGGTTAAAGACGTCATGGCTAAGAAAGTTGATTTCGAATTGATAGCGCAGACACTAGAGAAAACGTTGATTTCTGAGACCTCGGAAATGGCGAAACGAATTGATTGGCGACGTGGTACCATTCTCCGCGAATGTCGGACAATCGGGTTTAAAATACCGCGTCAAACCGGTAAGACGAAATGGGTACTCGATCGAGTGAAGAAAAACCCTAAGTACTCGATGGTCTTTCTCCCGACAGAAACGCTTCTGGATGACTTTGAGGCGCGTCTCTACGGTGACGCTAATCCACCGACGGAAAAGGTCAGGGCTATTGCTGGGAAACCGTATGAGCGCGGTTACACTCAGTTTTACCGCGAAGCGCCGATTACGCACGTCTACATTGACGAAGCGTATTTCTACTTTACGCGCGTTCGCAAAGAAAAGTTCTACGACGCGTTACTGACCAACTTTACATTGTCAGAAGATGTGATCATCTATTTCGTTAATTGACATTGAAGAGAGAGGGGTTCGTCCCCTCTCATTATTTTTTAGGCGCGTGACGTATCTGTGAACAGAATCCTCTAACGCCTCTGGAGAACGCCACCGTGAAAGAACGGGTAAAGAATACACTCTCTGCGCGCGTTCAGGGACATGCTCTTCATCACACCATGTTCCGTGATGCCGTAGATCCAAAGACATCCACTATCAATTTCGATATCCTTGCAGACATTTTTAAGAAACACTTTCCGTTATTAAAAGTAAAAGCAAAGAATATCGAAATCACTGTACTTAATCGTATTCTGGATGAGAATGGGAAAACGATTGATCATGAGATCGAACGACTGGAAGCAATCCGTGTTTCTAAACACGCTAAAGGTCGGATGGTGACAAAGAAGAAAGTGCGCAGTAAACCGATTAAAATTAAACGCCGTCGTTAATCATTTTTATAAAAGAAGGAAAGTAAAATGGAAAGTAAAAAAATTGAAGGTGTAGAAAGTGCTATCACTGCTGAAACTCACGCGGAGAGCCGTGAAGTTCTCGGTCGCGGTCAGACGCGATTCACTACTCCGGTAGATGATCCTGCCTTTATTCCCGAAGAAAAAATGCAGTTAATAACAGCAGAAACCCCGATAGAAAAAAGTCGTCTTATTTACTTAGACGAGCCAGCTTTTATCCCCGATGTGCGTAAAGCTCAAAATCATTCGCAGTCTGGAGACACTATCGAAATAGACAGTATGTCTCAGCTCAGTGATGAGAAACCGGCGATCGAACATCCCGTTGTCAGCGTCGTTGTTAACCAAGAAGAAAAGAGTGTTACTGCGAGCTACGGCGGGAAAACGCTGATCGAACGTAACCCCGGTGACTGGTTTGTTCCGGGTAGTTTCCAGGTGATTCAGTCAGCGTTGCGGTTGGCGTGGAAAACCAAATTCAAAGAAGCGTTACCGGCTGAATTCCAAACCAGTTTCTCTTTCAACGGGGGTTTCAGTATGGGCGGAAAACGCAATCTCTTTACTGCGCCACCGGCACGTCCGAAACGGGTCTCTAAACACGCTTCTGGGCAATCCAAAAAGAAAAAGCGTAAATAGTATTGTCTCCTGAGGCGAAAGCCTCAGGAGAGCTTCTATGTACTTTTAATAAGGAGATATGGTATGCAGTTAGAACATCGTTTTGAGCTATTTGAAATCAAGTCGTTTGGTTTCTTCCCAGAAAACAGCCAGATGACCGTGAAGGATTATCTGCGTGCTGTATTCGGCGCAGGTGAGTATAACACCTCTGCGTGGTTTAATGACTTCTACGCAGCTGATCGAAAAGGACTGATCCTGCACGTCAAACATCGCCATGAAAACGGAATGCTTTACGATTATTATTTCATCGGGGATTCGGTTGGAACCTGTATGGAAATGTTAGCGAACCGTTTTCCGTTTACTAACGAAGTTATCGATTACGAGGATTAAAAATGGCCAGAACAATGATCTTAGAAGAAATGGATTTTGTGGATTTTCAGCCTATGCGCGATGCCGACGCCACTTTCTATATTCGTGACGGTAAACGTTTTTATTACGTAGGTGACACGAAGATCGTCGTTACCAGTGAAACCGAAGCAGAATGTAAAAAATCAACCGGCGATTCGGTGTTTGATTTTGATACGGTTTTCACTGCCGTTGTGTGGGAAGGGAAAGACATCAAAGCAGAAGGGAAAATTGTTCAGCTGATGCAAGAAGAACGTTATTTTTGTATTGTTTTTGTACCGTACGATAGAGAGAATCACGCTGTCACGGTACTGAAAGTGGGTGACCTGACACCGGAGCTGCCGCATGAAAACTGAGTTTAAAAGTGATACTCCCAACGAGACGGGTTCTGTTGAGGGTCTCCTTCCGCTCCCGTTTGACAAAATGCTGAAAACATTTAGTGCCCGCTATTGGGTGATTGTTGATAACGGCCAAGGACTGGAAATCTTAGGGGACAGCGCGACGTTTGTTATTCCGTCCAGGTGTTTAAACCTGGTTACCGACGAAATCAATGAAGCGGGTGAGGGTTACACGATCCAATTACAAGGCGTCGATAACAACAGTGTCAGAAACTATAGGGTTTATTACGACAGTAAAGGACGAGCAGTAGAAGCACAAGAAAGTTTCCGTGACTTTATTCGCAATAAAAACGTTTATCTCGGCAATGAGTACCTGACCCGGTCAATGACCGAAAAACGGTTTAAGAATGTAGGGGCCACAGAAGAAAGTACTGAAGCGGTTGAGGTAGAGAAAAACATTATTCCAGAAGAGAAGAAACCGAGTCTTTTTAAACGTTTCTTCTCGCTGTTCCGAAAATAAACCTCTTCTCATTTGTTTGAATAGAACCTATTTCACTGTAAAGGATAAAAGAATGACTGATCAAATTGTTGCTGTTAATACCGTCACCGAAGCTTCTGATCGTTTCTACGAAACCTTAGTAGACGTTATTGAACACAATCTTTCTCTGCACGATATCAACGATGACATTTATCGTGTCGATGTTGAACACAGCACGGGGAAAAGTTTATATCAGCACTACCTGGAACTTTTCCCGGAAGAAGAACGTCAGCAGTATCGCTGCAAAACCTGTGAGCGTTGGTTGAACAAATACGGTCAATACGTAACGATTGTCGACGGGTTAGTGAAGTCGATGGCGTTCAACGTTGACGTGGAAGCAGAAGGCGAACCGACGAACAACGTCTACGCATTCGTGGCTGCGTTAAACAAAGTGATCTCAAAATGCCCGGTGGCAAACATCGTGGTTGAAAACGTCGCTGACTATTCTTTCCCGCATTCCGGTAAATTCCGCCATTTCAACGGTACCCTGAACTGCGCGTCGAAAGAATTGATCTTCGTTTATCAGAACGACGAAGAGCGTCTGGGTAAAGAAGCAGAGGCGCGTGAGTTGGTGCGTATTCTTCAAAGCGGTCTGTTGCGCTGGGAATCGAATACCGTTCGCGCCGCTTATGAACTGTTTGAATACGGTGAACTGAAGCACCTCACCAAGTTCAAAAACCAATTCATGAAGTGGCACAAACTCTACACCGCCTTCCATGAAACGAAAAACAACAATATCAAAACCAACCTGGTTTGGGAAGCGATGGACTTTGATAACAAAGATATCATCCATTTCCACACTACGGCGGTTGGGGTGTTGCTCGACGATATTAAAGACGGTAATCTGCGTTACGGGATTAACCAATTCCGCATCCGTACCGAAGGCGTCAACTACATGCGGGCAACCGAAGCCCCGACTGAAGAACAGCTGGAAAAAGCGAAAAAGCTCGTCGCTGAATTAGGGATTGAGTCGGCGTTCCGTCGCCGTTTCGCTACGCTGGCTGATATTCAGGAATGGTTCTGGCAACCGAAAGAAACAGAAGCGGCTACTGAAGCTAAGGGAAGTATTTTCGATGGCCTGAAAACCAAAGAGAATAAAACAGAGCCTCAGCGCTCGGTAGTAAGTGGCGGGGATATTTCACTGATGCAATTTATCGCGGAGGTGTTACCGAAGGCGAAAGCGCTGTTCGTTGAGTTAAGAGGCGGGCACTACGGCCGTTATAACTTTGCGCAATTCACCGCGCAGGCCGACCCGGATGCAAAACCGATCTATCGTTGGGACAGCGAAGAGAAACGTAACAGCGTAGCGAGCTACAGCTATCAGAACGGAAGCCCGATCGGTCAGTGGTCGGAGACAGCGGGTCAACGTGTCAAGGTAGTGGGTATTTCGCTCACGCCAGCAGTATGGGGCGGGAAAGAAACCTTCAGCTATCAGACACCAGATCGCGGGATGCTCCTGGTACTTGAGGGCTGGAAAGATAACGTAGCGAAACAATCCGCATTGTTTGCTGAAGACCTCAATCACGAACTTCGTGACGTTCGTCGGGTTGTCGAAGCATTCTCTCAGGCGAATCCACTGGAGCAGGTCGAAGGGCAGGTTGTAGCCGGTCTGCAGATTCCGGGAAACACCGGTGTGGAGATCTACCGCAGTACGGGTGAATTCCAACTGCTGGCGGAAAATGAAGACGGGGTAATGGTTCGCTATTCCCTGACGCGCCACTTCTAAGTTTGGGAACATAAGGCCGGTATAGGGGAGAAATCCCCTATACTTTTTATTTTGATTATAGGAGTACAAAATGGAATTCAAATTCAAAGAAGCGGAACTCACTGAACGTTGGTTGAAACATTGCCAAAAAGAATTAGGAGAGGGAGAGAAAGTAGCAGCAGCTTTCCACTTTCAAAGGGGGAGTGTTTATAACGGAAAGAATCCCTTCGACGGGATGATCCTTGCCACTGGACCGGAATTGTCATTTCATGCGTTCCTCGATCGAGGGCAGACAAAGATATACCTCGGTAAACTAGAGCTCTCTACTGTCGGTCTGAAGCCTCCTCATATAGGGCTCGAAAGGCTGCGACAGACTGATGACCAATTATCCCTATTACAGTTGGTTTCTGACTTTGGTCCATTAGCTGAGGGAATACGTGAATATTTCCTTGTGCAGGGGAAAGATAAATGAAACCTTTAGAACCCGGTTGTCGGGCAATAGTCATCCGAGACTCTAAAAATCCAGAAAATGTCGGGAAAGAAGTCATTCTTGGCGTTAGTATTTCGCCAGGAAATATGCTTCAAGTCACCGTTAACGAAAATGGATTAGAGAATGTTGCAGAAGTTATCTCGGGACGGGAAGTTTGGATGGTTAATGGTAAAGTTCGGTCCTATGTGGAATTTCATTGGGGGTTAGTTGGTGGATGCTTTAAGGGATTAGCAGAATCTTTCTTAGATTCAGGGGGTACTTATTTTAATGCTGCCTTTCGACCTCATCAACTCATGCGCATCGACGGTTTTTCCGACGAAGACAAACAAAAAGACCGCGAGCAGGAAATCGGTCGAGGACTATTAACGCCCGTAGTATGGGTGGGTGATCAATACAGCAACATCGAATAGGATATTAAGTGGACAAAGCTATGTTTACCGATATTAAGAAAATGCAGTTTAAGATCATCAAAGAAAACCAAGAGTATTTTGTTACCGGAATTCCTGAGGCAGAAGGACAAGTGTTCTTTAAAGCAAACTCTGACGTCGGGTTTAATTTGGTTGGTTTGGCGGCTGCTAGCGGGGAGTTAACATTCACCGATATGCAAATACGTACACTGTCAAATTTTGCGGTGGACAAAGTGCTCATCCGTTACACTAAATTTAACGAAGATGGTGAACTCGAAAGTTCAGGTCACGTCGTTGTTCAGTACCCGCGTTTTCGCCCCACTCAGAATACGACGTATAACTTCCGAGTATTCGATTTAGTCAACGGGACTGAAATCGATATACCGGGGCTGATCGATGATGCATTTATCTGCGTCGACGGGGAAGTTAACATTGAGACTTGTAATGCACGTTTCAAGATTACAGCCGAAGGTAATGAGCGGGTTAATCTGGAGGTCGTGGGTTTTACACTAGATGTAGAAACGGGTATTTACGTAAAGGATACCGAAACCCAATCTGGTTAACGTCTATATCACTCTAGTGTAGAGACAACATCTCTACACTTTATATCTGAGAATCTAAAATTCTCTTATCTAACGTAACGGGCCACTAACTGGTCACGAAGAAGGAAACTGTACGATGATTATTTTACCAAATGAAGTCCAAAACACCAATGATACTGCTCTGGTGCACCCTTATACCCCAGAGTTCCGTATTAGGCTCGGCGAAGAACGTCCTGGGCTTAAAAATTATATTATGCCGGAACGAGATAATGAGAATTATAAAATTATCCCGGTGATTACCCATGACAAAACAACCGATATGCGTTGGTTATCGATTGCGGAACGCGTGGATGACAATAACTTAATTATTCGTTTTATCAATCAGAAGCCCTATAGGCTTTACTCAAATATTGAAGGTCAAGAAGAGAAGTTCGTCTCTCAACTTGGGCGGGTTATGAATTGGTTCGGCGAATATATTTATTATTTTCTTGTAAACCGTCATGGCATTGGTTTCAAGAATGATAAGGTTATCGACGTTTATAATCAGTTACCGGTTAAGGTTGTTACTTTAAACCCATTCTTCGACGTAATTGCAGAATTCTGTCACGAACGTAAAATAAATGTTCCTATTTTTGATGGAAGAAGATTCGAAGATGGGGTAGTCCTGAAACCAAAAATCTCTGTCGTCTTCTACGCGCTTTTTGCCGGAATTAAAACGAGGGTAATGTTAAAGGCGGGTGTTAGTTTTAACTCAGAAAACGGGCCTTCGTTTGGTTTTAATTCAAACCGAGTTTATACGATTTCCCCTGCCGTAGGAGTGGATAATCTCGACCAGAATTATCGGTTACACATTGTTGAACCGGGGTTTGGTAGCAATGAACTTTCTTTACTGAATCAGGACATCGTTAAAGCCTGGTTAAAAGCTGTGGTAGAGAGAATTTAATTTCTCTTAGATGGGAAGCAATAACAACCCAAGAGAAAAATAAAAACGTTTAATGGCCTCATCGTCCTGGGAGAGACTATCTCCCAGGACCTACGCTATAAAGGATAAAATAAATGGCGATCTTATTCCAATTCGGCGAACTCAAAGAAGACAGCGAGGACGGTAATAAACCTTTCGCACAGGTTCCCAGTACTTGTCCTCTGGATAACTCGTTATTCATTACCCACTCCAATTATCATTCGGTGGTCAATTTCACTAACAATTATCTCAATATTGTTTTCAGTGGACAAGAAAAAGAGGGGATTCTCTACGGTAAAATAGATGAATTTTTCCTGGAGAAACTTCAATTACTGACCCGCTGGCCAATGACAGAAACACAACGCAATAACATTGGTTTTTCTGACTTTGAAGAATTTCTAAAAGTTGCGCGCTGGTGTGCCGATAATCTCGACAATCCTTATTGGGTTGCGATGCCATAAGACGAGGGAATAAAAATGATTCATTACGTTAACAATGACATTACAGACGAAGAGCTCAACCGATTCATTCTCGATAAAGAGGGTAATTTGAAAACGGTAGTTTCATTACCGTATCGGATCTTAGTCCATAAGTTAAAATTCCCTCTTCAGATGGCGATGGTACAGGAGAAGAAGATCAGCTTTACAGAAGCTGAAGCACTGCTCTTCCGCGATCTGAATAACCCGCCAGATTATCACGTTAATTTGCTCATTGATCTTCTGCAGAAAAATAAAAATCAGGTCTCCCTTTTCCGTAATACACCAGACGGCGTAAAGCAGTCGATTTTCACTGTTGGCTCGATTCTGTTCCTCGGTAATCTTTCACGTCAAGAAGTAGTATTATGCAATAACAGTAATGGTACACAACCTCCTGAAAAACCAAAGGAAAAACCGAAAATGGCAAAAGCACGCAAACCTTCTACGCCGGGCGAAATTCTTTTGAAAGAATACCTGGAACCGAAAGAAATTTCTCCGACTGATTTCGCTGCGCATATCGGTCTGGCGACGGCAACGCTGTCTCGTCTGATCAACGGCAAAACCAAACTGACGATCCGCACCGCGCACCGCCTGGCAAAGGCTACCAAAACCACCGTCGAATTCTGGGTTAATCTCCAGCAGGCGGTTGACCTCGCTGAAGCCAAAGCTGATAAAGAGCTGGCCGCCGAAGTGAAAGCGATCAAACTGCACCCGGCGTTTAAATAATTCCGCTTTTTTGGCGCAAATGTAGCCTAGGAGAACCCGAAGGTTCTCCTAGGTCTATGTTTACTTTGTTTTTTTTTCTTTAAGCTATCTCATAATACCCCGCTACATCGTAGTAAATATAAGGCGCATTTCCAGCACTAGTGTTCAGGTTTGCCGCGTTAAACGTGGTTGCCGAGACTCCGCTTAAAATTTTTAAGGTCGTATTTGTAATACTTGCCTTTAAATTCATTGCATCAGTCGCGCCGATAATGTTTTTAACCTCGATACTTGAAATCGAATTACCGCCACTTGCAACACTTACAGGTAAGTTACCTATAGTTATTGGACCAGAAGGGTAAGCCAACGCGCCGTTTTTAAATAGTTTTAGGGAGAAGAAGAAAATTTTACCTACAATCTTACCTGTACCTACAGCAGTTTCTAAATTAGTATATTCAACCCCATTTACAAAAAGCGTTGGGATAAAACTTATTTTTCCAGCATAGACAAAATCCTCGTAAGAACCCAACGAACCATGAGGCAGTATCGCACGACTTTCATTAATACTACCTATTATCCGATAACCGTTTTCATCAAAAATTGAAACTAAAAACGGATCTCTGGTTTGTTTTGCTCCTTTACTAGGATATGTAATAGAAACCGAAAGCGGGTTATTCGTCCCTATCCCATTGGCAGAATATGCAGCTAGTTGACAGTTTGACGAGAGTACCACCTTGTCAGAATTGAACCCGTGTGCAACTAAATAACCGATACCATAACCTTCGGGTCTATAAACATCTCGATTATCAACACCAAAGAAATTTCCAGTCGCAGAAGAACCCAAAGAACGTTGAATTAAACCAACGCCCTCTAGATAAATATTATTGATAGAACAAAGATACGTCACTATCCCATTCTCGTTATTAAAGAAAAACGGTGCTCTATGAGGGCCTAAAACTTTGACTGATTTAATTTCGTAAGAAGCAGCTGCGCGACCGTAGCGAGAATAAACAGTAAGGACTCTCCCTACTACCCCACGATAAGGGCTCATTTTTGAAGCTGTCCCGCCGGTATTATTAGATAATCTCCCGCCTGCCGAAGTTTTTGCACTATTGGCGTTTTTGTAGAAATAAGTATCAAAATAAGTATCAACACTCTTATGTCGATCACCGAAAGCTTGATCAACTTGCCCATAAACAACAAAATCAACTTTATAAAAATCGGTCCAACCTAATGACCATACGTCTGTCGCTGGATACGGCGGTAAATACGGGTTATTGTTACTATCATTTCTTTGCGTCCACCAACCACCGTGAATATCTCCTGTGTAGTTACCTGAGAAATGTAAGGTTCCGGCAGAACAACGTTCAATGCCCTGAAATATACCGGCTATGGCGCAATTAGAAACTTTAATTTGTTCAAAGGATTGTTCTGCCGTTCCTTCTACTACTCTACCTATAAAGAAATTAGAAATATTGATATTAATTAAATTATATATTACAGTCCCTTGATATTTACTCCCAGCAGTAAAAAGAATACCAATCGGCTGATCGGTATCTATAGGAGACGAATTTATTGACCAATTCCCTACAAATCCGTCTTTATTTACATCTGATCCGCGAATAGTTACTCTACCAGTTAATTTAAGGCACACTGGTTGCGTGTAAATAGTCTCCGGTGAGAGATTACTGTCCCCGTTATTTACCCATCCCGGATAAACAGTACCGTCATCTCCAGGAAGCGTTAAAGTAGTAGTTGTGCTGAAAATATTATAAAAGCCAGAAACAGTAATTTCACTCGCCGAGGCTTTTGATGCGTAATCAAATGCTTTTTGGACATAATTTGTCGAATCAAAAGTAGGTGATATTGAATTCGGGATTGCACCAAACATTGTTAAATCTAGTGATAATCTCTCTACGCGCTGCCAATAAAATCCGTTTCCTGCCGCGATTACACCACCGTCATCTGTAGCTGATCCGGTGAAACCCACAAATTCCCCTCCACCTAAAGCTTGACCTTCATGCCAACTGCGCAAATAAATTTTTTGCCCTGTTCTGAAAACCGGCAGCGCGCGGAGAGCGGCAAAACTCCCTATTTCTTCAACAAAATTTACAGGTATATTCTGTTGAATTTTCCCGTAGGCGTCTAAAATCGTCACGCTGTAATGCGTTTCTACCGAAAGAGTAACTGTGTTACCTAAATTATCAACAGGTATCCCATTGCTGTTTAGAGCAATGGGTTGTGAAATAGTAGATACCGTACCGTCTGTTTTCATTGCGGTTACTGTCAATTGATTACTTAGCACCGTGGGGTCAGTATTAATCTTGCCGATATACAAAGAGCCTGAGTTGGCGGCTCTCCCGCTATCGATCAATCTAAACTGATTGGATGGCATCGAAATAATATTCATGTAGTTGGCACTCCAAACCGTGTGGATATAGCTTGTTTCTTGTCACAAGAAACGGGTTAATGCGAAGTCATCACCTCTATTATCACGCCAATCTAAATTATTTTGAACCCGCTATTAAGGAAATCAACATGTTATTTTCAATGATTGTCGCGCACGATCTCGATTACATTATCGGACAAGATGATAAACTTGCTTGGAAATCAAAAGAAGACCTTTCATGGTTTGTAAGAAAAACCAAAAATAAAGCCATCGTCATGGGGTCTACTACGGCTAAGGGTATTGGCCGGGCTTTACCCGGACGAGCCCATTATGTTCTGACCTCTGATCCCAGTCAGTTTGAAAACACCCCCGAACTCCTCGCGTATAGCTCATTTGAAGATATCGCTGTAGACGCCTCTAGAAAAGGCTACAACGAGATTGTTATCTGCGGAGGGGTAAGTATCTACAAACAACTATTAGATCGGGTACAGAAGCTTTACGTGACGGAAATCCCTATTCGCTCCAAAGGGAATGTTCCGCTCGACATTGATCTTATCCAAGAACTCAGTAAACTATTCTCTTATACTACCGTTCACCGTGGTTGGACCCTTGAGTCGCATGAATTCGGGGAAGACGAGGGATGTCGTTTCTCTACGTTCGTGAAAATACAGAATCCAATAACACGCTGATAATATTTATTTTGAAGATTAAGATTTAACACTTTCAAAGGGGTTACAATGTTTAAAGTTACGTTTGATGACCAACCGGTCCTTTATGAAAATTTAACTTTCCCGGGTGGCGAGGAACATATCGCCATTAGTCGTCATGGTCTACCGCCTCATGATATCGGTGTTGTTAAAATAGAAGGAAGTATCAAATCCTCCACCGAGGCAGTGCGTCTACTGTTACTGGTCGATGCCATTCGTCGTATTGGGAAATACACGGCGAAAACAGAACTCCATTTAGTTGTGCCTTATTTCCCGTACGCGCGACAAGACCGTGTCTGTAATGCAGGCGAATCGTTTTCACTCGGCGTTTTTGCTGAACTGTTCAACAGCCTGAAAGCAGACCGAGTGTTGATACACGATCCTCACTCTAACGTTACCCCGGCGCTGATAAAAAACCTCGTCGTCCTGGAACAGTCCAAAATTGTCTACAATTTATTGGCTAATTGGATTCGGGAAAATAACGTCGTGTTAGTTTCACCGGACGGCGGCGCGGCGAAGAAAACTGAAGAGTTGGCAAAACTACTCGGCGGGGTGCCTATCGTTTACGCAAACAAAAAGCGCGATACTAAAACCGGCAACATTCTCGACATTACGTTATTGGACAATGACAATATCGAAGGTCGTAATTTGTTGGTTGTCGACGACATCTGCGATGGTGGGTGGACTTTCACTGAGCTGGCGAAAAAACTCAATACCCAAAACCCGAAATCGCTCAGTCTCTTCGTGACCCATGGAATTTTTTCCAAGGGCCTGGGTGAACTCTCTATCGCTTTTGATCAGATTTTCTCAACCAACGTTTGGTGGGAAAATATCACTGACGACGGGTTACCAACCCAATCTTATTTAACTGCTAAAGATGGACGTGTGAAATGACCAACCCTTTACTGAAAGACCCAAAGTTCTATACTGAAGATCCGCTGGTTTTCCTGCTGTGCGACGCCTACAAAACGGGGCACATCAATCAACAACCTCTGGGCACTGACAGCTTCTTTGAAAACCTGACGGCGCGTAGTCATACGTACTTCAATACGCCTCTGGACTTCGACGGTTCGGTGTTCATGGGAATGCAGCGCCTGGTTCTGCGTTGGTTGGTGGGAAGTTTCGATAACTTCTTTAAAGCGCCGTTCAACGAATCGGAGGCAGAATACCTTCAGTATATGGATGGTGTTCTGGGTAAAGGTGTGGTGAAATCCGCTCACCTGAAAGCACTTCACGAGCTGGGTTATCTCCCACTGGAAATCCGTGCGGTACCGGAAGGCTCACTCGTCCCTATTCGTGTTCCATTCCTGACGATTGAAAACACAGTGGATGGCTTCGGGTGGCTGACGGGTTATTTCGAAGACCTCTGGAGTAACGAACTCTGGAAGCCATGTGTGCTGGCAACGAAAGCGTTGCACTTCCGTCGAGTGTTAGAGCAGTACGCTAACGAAACGGGTGCGGCAAAAGCCTTTATCGACTACCAATCTCATAACTTCGCACTGCGCGGTATGTCGGGTATGTTCGATGATGCCAACAGCTCAGTCGGTCAGCTGATCTACTTCAAAGGGAGCGATAGCTTCCCTTCGGTCTGGACAGCGAATCGCTTCTATAACCCAGAAGGCGATATGCCGATTTCTGAAATCGCCGGGAGTGTGCCCGCTACAGAGCACAGTGTAACCTGTTTGAACATCGCAGTCTATGTCGAGCAGTTACAAGCTACTCCGGGGTACAAGAATGCGACTGAAGCGGAACTGCTGTCGAAAGCGGAAGAACTTTTCCAACGTCGACTGATCACTGAAGTTTATCCGTCTGGCGTTTTCAGCTTCGTCAGCGATACTAACGACTTCTTCGATACCATCACCACCAAAGCCATCGCTAATAAAGATGCGATTATGGCGCGTGACGGTAAACTGGTCTATCGCCCGGATAGCGGTAATCCGTATCACATCCTCTGCGGCTATACTTGGGATGGCGATAATCACCTTTCTGCTGGTATTTATCCCGACCCTCGAATTGGTGGAAAAACGCTCTACTCCGAAATAGGTCGAGAAAAGACGGAAGAGTTCCTTCGTCGTTTTTCTATTGAAAACGGATACGAGTGCTATTGTATCGACAACGTTTTCTATTCGACTGAAAGCGGTAAACCTATTTCTTTGGAAGAGAAAAAAGGGGCCGTGCAAATCCTTTTTGAAATCTTCGGCGGAACAACCAATGCTGCGGGTTACAAAGAACTGGATTCTCACGTCGGTTTGATTTACGGGGATGCAATCACATTGACTCGCATGACTCAGATCCTTTCTCGTTTGAAAGCGAACGGGTTCTGTAGTTCCAACGTGGTCTTTGGTGTGGGCAGTTTCGAATTCCAGTATGTTACCCGTGACACCCTGGGCATCGCCATGAAGGCGACTGCTGGGAAGGTTAACAGTAAACATTACTCTATCGCGAAAAACCCGAAAACCGACGATGGTACTAAGAAATCGGCGAAAGGTTATCTGATCGTTGCGAAGGGCGAGAACGGAAAACTCGAGCTACGTGATAACCTGACCCGTGAAGAGTATGAAGCGCTTCGCGGTAGTGAGGTTGACGCGATGCGGACTGTGTACCTGAACGGCGACGTGAAAGTACTGGAAAGTCTTCGTACTATTCGTCAACGTGCGGCGCAGTGGTTGTAATTTAAAGACATAACGTTCCCTACAGCACCTGCGTGCTGTAGGGAATTATGCAATTTGTTTCATGTATATATCTCAGTTATGCAACATAGTTGAATGTATTAAATTCGATTTCATTTTTGTCAGTCTAGTATAGGAGAAATACAATGAAACTTTATTCTAAAGAAGAATTTCTTAAATTACCTTCCGGGACACTTTTTGTATTTGGACCAGCGGATTGGACAGAGGGGCAAATAGAGCCGGGTTATCTAGCTCTAAATGTTAAATACGAATCGCTACGCGATGACTTTGTGTTTAGACCCTTAATTGACATTGAAGTCAGATCCTCAGAAGAACGAGATGAACTCAATGATTTCATCCTAGGAGAGATGAAAACGTGTGACATTTCCTCCGATATTCCCATGGATCTTTTCGCAACGAGCCGCGATGGCTTATTTGAAAAAGATTCGACCTACCTTGTTCTCAGTAATGAGGAACTGAAAGCAGTTATTGCCTCGTTACAAACGTTAGTCAAATAACTAAACCAGTAAAAGAAGAAGGAGAAATACAATGATCCGTTTACAAGAAAACTTATATCTGCCGTATGAAGAACTGAGTCGCTTTCTGGAGCGTTTGCCCGAAGGAATGACCTATGACCTGCTCCAGTCTAAAATTCCTTCTCTACGCTCACTGAAGAAGAAAGAACTGGATATCTTACTCAAGTACGTCATTGAGAAAAACAGAATCGTCGTAACGGAGATAACGCAAAAGGGTGTCAAGTGTGCACCGCTCCTTCGTCACAAAATGTTTACGGCGCCGATTAACGTCCTCGCACAGCCAGAGAAAGAACGTCCGTCTGGTTCAGTGGTTCATATCACCGGCGCAGGTAAACAAACCATTGTCACTAAGAAACGCAGTCGTCTGGAACGCATTATCCCGCCTATCAAAGAGGAGAAAGAAATGACCACCCAAGAAAAACCGGTTATCGCCAAAACTGTCGTTGATTTTGAATCGCTTCGCGCCGAACACCTGGTCGATGTAAAACTGATTAACGCGGCCGAGAAAATCAAAGCTTTTCTCCTCACTGACCCGAAAGGGTTTACTCGCACTGAGATCGATGAATCGGTCAAGGAGTATCGCTACTTGAAAGGAGCGCCTCGTCAACAAGTTCTTTCCTACCTGAAAACCTACGAAGGCGTAGTAGAGAAAGAATGGCAGCCGGAGAAATATAAGTATCCGGTCGGGCGCTTTGTTCACCCTGACTTCTCCAAACCTTTCCCTGCGTCTGAGCTATCTTTCGATCACTCGGCCCCAACACTGGCGTTGGATGATACTCAGACAAGTGGAAGCGACTATCGTTCGTCTGTCTACCAAAATACGGACATGACTGTACCTGCTTCTTCGACATTTCCTTTAAATAAAGTCGCGATCAGGGGCATGATCGTAGAATTACTGAAGGCGTCTAAGGGTTTACTTCCGATCTACCAGGTTTGGAACTATCTCCCTAACCTGCCGGAACTGAGTAAAGAAACGCGTTTCGCCATTTTGAACCCGTTAGTAGAAAAGGGTATTGTCTCCATCTACAGCGATGATCACCCTAACAAACCGGGCTGCCACGTTAACTGGATTAAACTCAATGAAGAAGGGGATACGGTAGGGATTGTCCATCGGACGAAAACTGAAGCACCGACTGCAATGGCGGTGGCGGTGATGGAGGCGTTACAAAAAGGGCCGAAAGAAGGGGAATCTACGGTGGAAACTAATGCTTCGAAATACCCTAACCGGTTGGCGCATTTAGAGGCTAGACCGGTGAACTTAGCAACACTCCCTGAAATGGCCAACTCTGTACCAGACCCTATCACACCGATCGACTTTAAAGAGCAAACTATGGCACCCGCAACATCCACTGACGTCCGTAAACAGATTCTGGAACTCGAACGCGTTGCAATTGAGCTGGAACAGAAAGAGCGTAACGAGGCGTTGATTGCTGCTATCAAACCGTTACGTGATGAAATCGTCATGCGTTTCGCCGAAGCGCAGAAAGCCATTGACGCGCAGATTGACGCGCAGGCGGCGTTGGGGCTGGCGATTGAGAAACTGAACCAGGCTATTGGTCAGTAACGATAAAGGGCGGTTTCCGCCCTTTTCTTTTTAGATGAATTGGAGTAAATCAAATGGGTAAGTTTAATTTAAAGTGGGAAGAGGTGCGCTTTGAATTGGTCGAAGGAAATCTTTCTTTGGCATTCGAATTCAATCGTTTAACGAAAGGGAAGTACATTTCTAAACTGTTAGAATTCTTATCTATCAACGAAGAAAATGTAACAGGTTCATTTGCGTTTCGTATTTTCGCGCACTTAAAAGTCGAAAATAACACTCAAATATTTACACCTAGTGATCTGACGGTAGAGATCAAAGATGGAATTATCCTCTTCCAATCGGCGAGATTCAAAGGTATAGTTCCAAATATCGCCGTATCCGACTTCATTCAGTTCTTCGTCGATTTGGGGTACAGTGACCCTCGACCAGAAATACAATGGAGAATTACTGAAATTTCACTTGATCATTTAGCAGCTCGGAAAGGTTACGTTCGTGAACCGAGTTGGCGTGAATTTCTTTACCCGCGTGAAGGTCTTGAAGAACGTCGTTTCGTTAAAGACGGAGTTGTTCTTTATTTTGATACAGACGAAGACCGACGATATCATTTTAACGAAGAAGGATCTTTTTCCTTCGATTCTTCTCGTAGACCACTAGGTGAAACTTATAAAGAAACTATCGAAGAAATTTGTAAAGGAATTAATTGGGATATTTGGGAGTAACAAACATGAAAAAGATGATTTTAGCAGTTTTACTGGCGGGTGTTTCTCTTAATGCGGTCGCTGTCGATTGCCGTGGCCATCTCAAATCTGTGATGGGTGAATATTTCTCAGAGAAACTTCTTAATGGGGGTTCTGTGGAAAACCTTGCCTACCACAAATGGGTAGAGGTAACGGGTCCTCTCGAACCGGTAGGGGCCTATTACCAGGGCGGTGTCAGGGTGAAAGAACACGTTAAAGTGTTGCCACTGGGATTATTGGCAATGGACAGGAATAGCAATAGCTTCACTGTCAACGCGGCCGTAGCATACAACGAAATCAGTTGCGAAGTTTACGGGATCGAAATTAATGAATTTAAGGCGGGGAAATGACCATATCTATCGGGCAGGTATATAGGCATTATAAAGGCGAAATTTACATTGTTAATAACGTAGCAACCTGCGCCGATAATTGTCGCAATGGGAAGACTACCGTTATTTACGCTAAAGCTTCTGAACCTGATAAAATCTATTCTCGTTTAGAAGAAGAGTTTTTTGAAATCCTATTGAGTCAAGATAAAATAGTTCCGCGTTTTACCTTGATCGAAAAAACAACGGCGTTCTACAAACGCCTACATTTTATCCCTTCTAACAATACGATCCTTCCAATTTTCAATATTAATGAATTGAAAGAGTATTTTAGCGCGTTGGAAGAAATGGGGTATTCTTACACCCCCGAAGTTAAAAGCGCAGCGGAAGAAAAGCTACTTTCCCTGCGGCCGAAGAAAAATCCGTCTCTTCTTGAATCATTTACGGGTCCGAGAAATGCAGAGGCCATTCTTTTCAATCTAGACGGTGTTATTTCTCTGGTGGCGTTAAATGACGTGAAACAAGCTGTCGCTTTGGCGGAAAGGAATAAAATTAACAACGTTATGGAAATAGCCCTGCTGAACAATAAAGGAGTTTAAATGTTTCGAGACTTTATTTACGACAATGAATGGCATCCTGCGGGGGTAGAAGGGATTAACGTCACGGATGGAATGTTTTTGGGTGAGTATAACGGAGTGAGTGTCTATTATAACGACTACCGCTTTACGTTATTCAAGACATTGGAAACAGGGGTATTGTTACGGTCCTATTTTTATTTGACAACCTTAATGTTTTATCAGAAAATATCCAAGGATGGTTTCCCTGAATGGTTCTCTGGAATTCTGGATATAGCGGTGGCCAAACTCTGGCATATCTTTGATGTGCCATTGTTGATAGACCTTTATGCGGACGGCGAGTTCCCTTCTAAAAAGGAAATTACTGAAGTTTATCCTGAAGGATATTGTTTAGACAACTACGAATTTAGAAGGGCTCAACGAGATTTATTTATTGAGCTCTATGGGTTCGTCCCTTTCAGTAAAGAAACGGAGGTTCAATTAGTTAATATTTTAAAAGGGAAGAAAGTCTGTGAAGTGGGCGCTGGTAAAGGTTTGTTATCAAAGAAACTTTTTGATAATGATATCAGCATTATTGCGGTAGATAATTGCGAAGGGAACTATTCTTCTCAGTGGTGGACTGATGAATTACCAGAATGGTTTTTGAAAGCATCCGTAGACGATATCGCAATCAGTCATTACGATGTGATCATCTCGGTATGGGCACCACTTGGCTCGCCTATGTTGACGAACACCGCTAAACGAATGCACGCCGGGCAACTTCTTTTCTGCCAAGGTGAATATCGGGGTTGTACGGCAGATGACGATTTCTTTCAGTTAGTCGATGAGGAATTTGAAGAGGATGAAGAACTAACGAAACTTCTTCGTGAGGGAAACGTCTCTTTTGAAGGCATTCACGATGACTGGTATGTTTACCGTAAACTCTAGCAAGAAGATCGCTATGGAACTCAACGAAAAAAATCGTAATATGGTAATTGAAAAAGCGAAAAAAGGAATCTCCTTCTCTGTCTGGCGAAACAAATTTGGTATCTCGGGGGTAATGTTAAGTGAATAAACTTTTTCTTGTTCTGATACTGTTGTTCTCGCACGGGGCGTTAGCTGACACTATTACGGTGTGGGATGACCCCGATAATAACTATGCGGGGCGCTTCGAGAAGAAGTCTATGGATGATGGTTATTTACGGATTATCGTCGATCACGCGACTGGTTGTGAGTACTTCTACGTAGAAGGGAGAAGCATTGCGCCTGTCTTAGGGGGAAGTTATGCTGCCCGTGATCCGTATTGCCCTTCTGAGAACAAGTACACTCAGCAGACAGACAACGGCACGAAAGCGTATCGCAAATAAAACGGTAAGGGGTTTTATACCCCTTACTTATATTTTAAACAGAGGAGAAATATCATGAATATCGAGACATTGAAAACTTTAATAAGTAACACTAATGAAAAATTCGTTCTCATTACAGGCAATAATGAAAAAGCGTTGTTGATGGGATTAAAGGAATTGGGGTTAGATCCTATAGACCATAATCGTAAAAATCAACTCATTGAACGTCATGGCGGTTTTGACATGGCGATCTATTATAATCCGGACGATCGTTTCATTAGTGCATCGAGACAGCTTTCACAGATTTTCCCTTCTATTGGCGAGAGAAAAGGGTCGGTATTATTTCTTTCCGAAGGTTCATTTGCGCAGGGATTCTATCAAGATTACGCTTTCCCGGCCAAAACATTATTTGTAGCGGATATCATCGCGCATTTCGAGTTAAGCAACGGACATTTAACGACTTTCGGCTTTGACCGCTCTGAAAGAAAAAGTAGCTTAGCTAAACTTAGTGGAGAAAATGAATGACTTGTCAAGATACGTTGAATGCGGTGATGTGGCAGGAAAATAAAATTGTCCTGGTCATCGGGGAACTTGAGGATGATCTACTCACCTTCGCAGAAGACCAATTTGGACCGATCACGGGAAGATCTGTAAAGAAACTTTTTTCTGATTCTTTACCTGGGATACCGTCAACGGGAACGTTCGATAGCGTGACTCTGTTGTCACACCCTTCTCAACCGCAACCGGTACTCGCAGCTAATCGACAATTATGGTTGACGTTAGATGTAAGGGCACTCACTAACAAAACAAAATTCGCTGCCGATATTGTTATCAAAGTACAAAAAGGTAGCGGGGGTTTTGCCTGGACGGTCGCGCGACGTTCTGACTGATCGCCTACGTTAACAAACTATTACACTATAGACAGGGTTACTCCTGTCTATTTTTTTATACTGTTTAATTTATTTGATTATTTACTTTTAAAGGATGGGGTAATGAAAAGAACAAAAAATATTTCTAAGGCGAGATTCCGTAAAAGAATTATTCTGGCAGGTGGGGTGATTATCGCCAGCGCTTTCTTATCCGGGTGCGACGTCTCTGACGACACTTATCGCCCATACGGTTCGATCTCAGAATGTCAGAAGACACTCAACGACTATTCCGCTAATTGCACCAACGCGTATAAGTCAGCAGTTGATAACGCAAAGGTAACAGGAAAACCCTATCGTACCAAAGAAGAGTGTGAGAAAGATAACGACAACAATCGCTGTGAATACACGTCCCATGGTGGGTCGCATTTCTACCCATACCCGCATTATTATTCCTATGGCGGTACAGGGAGCTACGCACAGCCTTTCTATCGATCACGAAATAGCGAAACCTTTCGTTCTCGTAGCGGTACAGAATTCGCGCCTACACGAACCTCTAATGGTTTCTCAGGCGTGAAAACAGTGACCCGTTCGGGATTTGGTTCGACATCTCGTTCGCATTCTTCTTTTTCCTCCCATTCTTTCGGAGGATAAAATCGTGGGGTAAAGCCAATGTCAGAGTTGATACGGAATTTAGAGTTAATGAATTTCAATGCGCCCAGTGATTTCCGTAATGCTGATCAATACAATATTACACTTGATCGACTGGAATCCCAAATGCAGAAGATCCTGAACTTTGGCAGTATTGGTTACGTCACGTTCGCACAAGCCGATGATTGGGAAAAGTCCTTTTCGCGGAATCAAAGTGCAGGGTATCTAGTAGGATACGAGATCGTTAACAATTGTTCCAGTGGCGCCATCTGGCTTTATGCTGACATTGCGCTTTCCCCCGAGGCGATCGGATTCAGAAATCTTTTTCCAGACCTTTCTGGTTTTGCTATGCGTAGTCAGTCCCTTATCATTAATTCTGACTACGGTAGAATCGCCCAGATAGAATCAATCGAAGCGTTTGACTTCACCTTTACCAAAGACAGTTCAATAAGGAACGAACCCGTTGAAAAACACAAAAGACGTCGCTAAAATGTTAGGCATCTCCCAATCCGCTGTTCGTATTCGCGTCAGTAAAGGGAAACTCCCTGCTCCCGATAAACGAGAGGGGAAAGAATTATTCTGGAAACTCGAAACCATTACCGGGGCTGTTGATGGCATACGTCCTTAATACCTTACTTTGGTTACTGGTCTTATTGAGTGGTAACCTGATTTTCGCTTTTCTGTGGATTGCAATACGGGACGGTCTGAAAAAGAAAACGATGGCAGTTCTACAGTCGTTAGTCTGTGTCGTTGTCTTCGGCTGGTTGCATTATCTAAGCTTAATTACGTTTATCAAGGATTTCTAGATGACCCCCGTTAAACAGCTACTTATTCAGTTCTTAAAATCTCAGCATACCTTATCGATTATCGCTGAGACGTCGGATGCAGCGGAGCTTTTTCTGAAAGCGGTCGCCCCTGAATTGAAAGAGGAAGTCATCCTTTTCATTCACAGCGAGTACGGCAATTTAAACGCGAAAGACTTGATGGAGAAAATCAAGTCAGCGAAAAAGGACGCGGAACTTTCCGGGAAACGTATCGTCTTTGTCGCTGAAAAGAAAATGCCGGTTTACACGTTTGAAGCGTCGTGCGTGATCGAAGTTGAACAGATCGACTTAGGCGACGCACTCTTTAACTTAGGAAAAATCGCTTTCGATATCACCTTCGTTAAATGTCGCGGTTACACGGTAGATGGCTTTGAAGGCGTCACGTTAGTAGAATAATCCTCTCCCTTCCTGCATTGGCAGGAAGGGAGAGGCTCTATGTCGTATCTTTCTTTTTTAGTACATCAAATTACCGTCCAGGAAGCGCGCTACACGTTTCCCTGAACTTTTCCTACCGTCAGTATGCTTTTCCACTGAACGGCCGTCACGGTGCTCTACTAGCGATTTGATAGGGTAATAGACAGGACCGTCCCACGCACTCCCGATAGCAAAGTCTGCCGGTTTTCGGTTATCAATTCCCTTTAGGATCTTTTCAATAGAACCCGGGGCGGGCGAATAACAGACACCGTGAATCAATTGATTTAACCGGATCGCTTCGCGCCCTAACCGTTTAGCGTTAAGAATTGAGTGCGTTACTAATTCCTGGTACTGCGGTGGTCGGCTCGTCCCTAGATAAAAACTGACGAATTGTTCCGGGTAAACAGTAAACCACTTTTCTGCTTTTTCAATAAAGCCCTCAACCGGAATAGCATCGTCTTCCATGATAACAACGCGTTCATCCTGTTGGACTGCCCATTCCAAAGCCTTGATGTGGTTAGCCAACGCCCCTGTCCCTACTGTGTCAAGAAACACTTCGCATGGGAGCACACTCGTAAGCTTTTCAATGACTATCTTCCTTGACACATGTCCTACTACCGCAATACGCATAATAGTTACCTCTACTTGTGCTGCCAGAAAGCGATGTCGTTACCGTGACCGTTTCCTTTAAAGACGGTGTTGACAATCGGACCGTGTACCAGGTTCTCACCAAACTTGAAGGCTTCGATCCCGAACATTACCATATCTGTCGCTGATTCAGGGCCGGTTTCTTCTCGCCAGAAAATCTCTGATTTCATTTTCCAGACTTGCGCGATCATCCCGTGTGCCACTTTCATGACATCTTCACGTGAACCACCAATAATCCCAGCGTTGACAACCTGCTGATCTTTATTTTCCTGAATAAACTTTTTCAGGTATTTCTGGTGATTGACTTTATCAAACCACGGGTTACTGTAAGTGGTGTGTTCGTTACCGACGTACAGTTTACCGGGCTCCATACTTTCCCATGGTTCTCTCAACATGATAACGTCAGTTCCGTCTGTGCACCAGACCTGTTCAATATCCGGGTTATCGCGGAGGTATTGGTAGATGTGCAGCCAGCGTAAGAAGTAAGGGGAAAGATTGTTGACTTCGGGAACCTTAATCAGATTCACACCCGTCATCGCTGAGAGTTGATCAGCAAAGACAATTTTCTCTGCGCCCTTGATACTGTTCGCCCACGCTTGTAATAAAGCGGGGGTCGCCTGCATGTGCTGATTACGCTGCGGGTCTACACAACCAGTGAGAAGACAAGTCATTACCACCCGACGTGGTTTACGGTACGGAGCGAAACCAGTATAACGCGCTCTCCGCCTGGCGCTATAAATCTTGACGTTACGTTCGACCTGTTGCTGGCGATCAGCTGGCGGGACTGAACGCGTCACTTCTTCATGTTCATCGAGTGAATAAATGAGTTTGTTACTGCCAACGACGTCGCCGAAAGGAAATGTTGTTAACCCCGCATTGTGAATTCTTAATGCTAAGTCAACGTGTTCATACATCCCGCGTTGGTAAATAGGATCAAAACCACCGACTTTATCAATTGCGGATTTATGGTAGTACAACATTACACCACGCTGACCCGAAAGCGCGAAGTGTTTACCGTCATTGAAGACCTCGATAGTATCGTTGATTTTCCTTTTACCGGCGAGGTCTTTAAATTGATAACCCAGATGCGGTTCAGGGGATTCCATATACGGCACCCACCAATTCTCTGCGATAGGGAAGGCGTCGTCGTCCCAGAGGTAAAGATGCTCACAGCCGGCGTCAATCAAAAGCTGAAGCGAAGTATTCTTTACCGCAACAATCCCTTCGCTTTTCTCGTGACGGTGCACCTGAGCCCATTCAGGACCTTTAACTGGGGTATCAGACCCATCGTCGACAATGTAAACCACGGCATTAGGTGGTAGAAACTTTTCGTGTTGCTCTAACGTTCGTTTAAGGACGTCGTGTCGGTTACGGGTGGAGATCGCTATCCCAATTTTCTTCTCTGCTTGTTCTTCTGGTATATAACGTTTACCATCAATGATTACGTCCATAGAGTATTCAACCTGGTTATGTTCAGTGAAAAAGTCATAAGATTAATCTCCAATCTTTTTCATGTATATATTGCCCGAGTGATAAAGGAAAAGAATAACCCTTTTATCATACTTTTAACTAAACCAATAAGGAATATATCATGACCACTTTCACTATTACTGTTTTCGCTAAAGACGCTAACTTTGATTTGACCCCGGACATGCTGTCCGAGAATTTCGCCACATTCACGCCGCGCTTCGATTTTGAAAATTCTATCCCGGAAACGGCAGATTTAATCGTGGAGACTCGTATGAGTACGGGCGACCGTTTTTGGATGTACTGCGAAAATGGAGAGGCGTTTTCCACGATGTGCGACGAGCCAGAATTCCTGGCCAACTGGCCGTACAAACGCGAATACCTCGACAGCACGATTCTTACTCCTGATGAACTCGCAGACTTCGAAGAAGATATGGATATTCTTTCTATCGTCTACGGACTAGAAGAGGTTATCGTTAACGTTAAGCGTTATCGCGAACAGAACCCTGTGAAAGTTATGCCGGGCGACTTCAGCTTTAATCCGGAAACGGATATCTTCATTGACGAAGTGGCTAAAACACAAAGCGGGGAACGTGAGCATTATCACATGATCATTCGTGACAATGTTATCTACCTCGATAAAACATTGTCGATTGTTAACATGACCGATTATGAACCGATCACTGTTACAACGATCAAATTCAAACACGCTGAAGATATTAAATTCAGTGCGAACATGGCGCCGTTCTTTAACTAATCAAGCACTTACCTGGCAGGGGAGTTCCCCTACCATTTATACAACTAAACTTATAGAGGAAAGTCAAATGTCATTTTTAAAATCTACTGCTTTAAGCGTTTTTGCTAATCTGAAATACAGCCGTGAAGAACGCGAACAGAAATTCCGTGACGCGGCGGCGGCAATGGTCAATGCCGTTAACGATATCGTCCTTCATCATGCCGGGGTTCTGCTTGAGGAGTTAGAAAATTTCGATGAAGATAATTGGATTCTCGGCGATGAATGCGGTTCAGCTATCCTGATATTACGTGATCTGGGTCTTGAGCGCATCAATGACCTGGGTAAGTCGGAAGTCTGTATGAAAGAGACCGGTGAGATTTGGATGTTGATTCATCTGGACGGTGTCTTCAGTGATGACTTCGAACCTATGTTCTTACGTGGTAGGGAACATACCGTCATTGAAAGACTGGCGGTTGGCGTTGATGAAGCCGTAGAGAAACTCGGTCTCGCTGGACTGAGACTCTACTTTAACGGTAGTGACATTTTAAAGAAATAATACAGCCGGAGGAGGGGTGGTAACCCCTCTTCTTATTTTGTTTTTTAATAAAAGGAGAATCAATATGTCATTTGCTGATAACGACGCTACAATCAACGAACTCTCAACGGTCTTCCAGTCGCTCTTTTCGATTAAAGACGAACATGACCTTATCGAACGTCCTCTGTTAACGAGTCGCGCCATTGAACTCCTTGATCGTACGATTCAGAGTTTAACTTTTCTGGCGGAACTGGCAGAAGTTCTTGATCCTGAAATCGCCAGTAAACATCGTGACGACATCAAATGTTTCACTGAGATGAAAACCAAGCTAGAAGCAACTCAGCAAGACGAATGTCGTTTCTGGCTCTCTAATTCTTTCCATTAATTGGTGTTATAAACATGAAAAAGATCATTCTTATTTTAACGTTGGTTTTCCCTTTCTTCGCTAATGCAACAGCGATTATGTTCGAGGATCAAAACTCTAAATGGACGATCACTGATAACCGCGCGGTCATCTTTGCGAACGGCAAGAAGTACATCTGCACCGATCCAGAAATCGTCAATGACCAGGTCGATAACGATGGTTTTGTTTACTCCGCCGACACTTACGTTTGCGGGGATCGTTTTTACTTCGCACTGAAAAGCTATAACAAAACTAATTTATTCCTTTTACGTATTTACGACGGTAAACGTGAAAAAGTGGTCATTGAAAAGCTGGTAAACAAAAATCAATTCCGTTCTCTCTCCAGTTCTTAAAAAGGTGCTCAACATGAAAAAGTTTTTTCTCATTTGTTCGGCAGTTTTCTTAGCCGTTTTCACTACCTTCTCTGCACAGGCGGTGACTGAAACTTTTCGTAGCGGTCATAATCGTGTAACGGTATCTGGCGACAGAGCTTTCGGTGTTTTTGGCGGGACTAACATAGGCTGCCAGTATATGGGCCAGCAAGGTAGTCAATATAAATGGAGTTGTAACAGCGATGACTACCAGTTGGTCTTAGAAAACCATGACAACGAGCAGGTGGCGGTATTAGGCTTATTCTACAACCGTATGGGTAAATACGTTTCTACAATGGAAGTCCCGTATACCCAAATTAAAACGGTAAGATAAAACATCTACTGAAGGAGGCAAACGCCTCCTTCAGACCATCTCTATGTAATTTCTTTTTTTTGCCTCGAGGGTTTTAAACGATGGAGAAACAACACGTTCTTGAAATCTTGATCGAGGATAAGGACCGTCTCGTCCTCAACAAGCAATACAAACTGGAACACTATGACCCCAATATCCTTTATACTGATTTCCTCAATCGGCTGATCGATAACGACCCTGAACTAGAACCTTATCGTGAAACCATCGATTACTGGTTACAGGGCATTTTCACTGAGGTAAAAAGTAATTGGTTTAAAACCGTCCGTTATTACGGCTGGTTATCGGGGATCAAGGTATTTTATCGCTATAAGCCAAAGGCACCTTTATGGTTACGAATTTTCTCTGGGTTCAGTTGGGGATTTAAACCCCTCATTCGAAAATAAAGATTCCGTTGACTTTTTATGAACGTACAACTGTGGTTTATTTTGCATACCAAGAAAAAGCTCACTATCCGGTGAGCCTCTTTAAACTCTGCTAAGGTGGTATCGATGGGACGTCAAAAGAGTAACGCTAAATTGGATCGCGAAGTTCGTCGTGAGTCTCGCCGTAAACTCAATCAGCAACGCTCGCTATCGAATGAAGAAACAGCGGAACTTTTTCAGTTTGATAACAGAGGGAACAGCTTCCCTGTTACTCATATTGGGATGGAGAAAGAAAAGCGTGATCGTAGCCCGATAGAAGCCCGCAACGTCAATCAGGGTCTCTATATGGATGCATTACAGAGTCGGGATTTGATCGTCGCTACAGGATCTGCAGGGTCAGGTAAAACGCTTTTGGCCACAGTCTATGCGGTCGATCAGCTCAGCGAGAAAAGCGTTGAAAAAATCGTTGTGACCCGGCCGATGTTGACAGCGGAAGAAGAGATGGGTTTCCTTCCGGGAACGCAATACGAGAAGTTCCTGCCCTACTTCCGTCCGGTCTATGATATTCTCCGTCGTCGGATGGGACCAAGCTTCCTTCAGTATTGTCTTCGTCCTGAGATCGAGAAGATCGAAGTTGCACCATTCAGTTTTATGCGCGGACGAACCTTTGACGATGCAGTGATTATTCTTGACGAAGCCCAGAACGTTACTGTCAACCAGATGCGTCTCTTCCTGACCCGTGTTGGTGACAATTCCACAGTCATCATTAATGGCGACTTAAACCAGTGCGATCTTCCTAAAGGCGTCAAGTCGGGGTTAGCAGACCTACTTGAACGGATAGAGCGTAAACAGTTAGATATCCCGGTGATTAACTTTACCGATGCTGACTGTGTACGTTCCCCGATTTGCCAAACCGCCTTAGCGATCTACGCAGAATGAATCTATGGAGAGTGGTAAAAGCCACTCTCCATTCTATTAAAAGGAGCATGGCGTATGTTTAAAAGTAAACGCAATGACCCCGCGGTATTTGTCAAGGATAATACACTTGGAGATATTTTCTTATACTTACGCAGTGGAGATTTCGACGGGGGTTGTAAGTTGCATTATTTGTTTTCTTTGGTGGAAAAGAAAGTAAAAGCAATACCTGACGACTTGTATCAATTAACGTACGGACCAGAAAGAAATTTACGTTTAGCAGATGTTAAAGACATTGATCCTCATGCCTATTATTTTTGCATCAAGACCCAGCGCCTTTTCCAAGGGTTTAATCGCGTAATGACTAACAATTTCCCTGTCCAATGGTCTGTGGTAGGGGCTTACGTTTCGTTAGTACGTGAAGCAGTGACGATCCCTGAACATGAATTTGTTTCCGAGTTTAAAAAGGTAGTAAGAGAATGAACGTATACAAAAAGGTGCATGTCCTTTATTTGCCGGGGAATAAAGAACAGAACAAACTCGAATGGTCTTTCCCTTACTCCGATGACGATGTTAAGGTAGTAGAGGATTTTCACGCTTTAGATTTAAGTGCGTTAAGTGAACAAGAAAAACATCGTATCACTCAACTAGTAATTGAACTTCCTCGTTACGGGTTAGTGCGCACTGATTCTGCGGATCCTGTGTTGGGTTTGGTAGTGGTGGCATTAAAGAGAAAATAAAGGGTGGGCCAGATGGCCCACCCTTTATTTATTTTTATTCATCTACTAGTACGCCTATTCTAATTTCTTTAATGTAGTTATTGTTAACATTATTTGCCATAATGACCAATAACTCTAGTGCATTATCCATTCCGTTTGAAGATCCACGCATAGTTACGTAACCGTTAGCGTAAGCCTCAGCGGAAGAGTTTGCTGTGTTAGAAGAAGGCTGGCAAACTAACGTTGTGTCTTGCGGATTCATTGTATTGTCGACAGCTGATATTTTATTGTTCGTCAATTCCATGAGCATCGGATTACCGATGTTACCATCCCAGGATGGTAATCTACGAAGAGTCATGCTAAATGAAGTTGGTCCATTAGCATTTCCTGCAAGGCTATTCTTATTAAAAGTTAAAAATGCGCGGACATCTACAACTCCGTTAACGTATGACGGGATAGGTATTCGCATGATAACATCATTTACGCCCGTCGCGATAAACCTTCCGTCGTATCTTAATAAATCGGCTGCCGGGGTAACAAGATACGCCGTAGGGGTAAAATACAAATAACCGATTTTATACCCGCGAATTGTATTGTTTTGGAAGAAACCAAATGGGGTTTGTGTTTCTCGATAGAAAGGTTTTTGCGGTTTAAATTTGAGTACATTAAATTGGGCATTTGAGGTCCTAAAGTAAACGTCGTATATTACGTTGTTCACTTTCAAATCACTGAATATCCCGTACTTACCTGCAATACTGATTCCGTTATCCGAATTATTCACCTCGATGTCGCTGAAAATATTCGGTTTACTTGCATCGTTGAAACTGGCATCGGAATAGAAAGTACTCAGTCCGTTCTTCGCGTTATTGACATAGAGGCCACGAACAATACAACCTTTTGTATTATTAATTAACACCCCTTCAGAGGACGCTGAGCGACCGAGGTTATTAATCTGAATGTTCGTAAACGTTACATCCTCGCAGAGATTCGTCGCTATCCCTGAACCATTTAATGTACCGTCTTTTAATGGTTTATACTGAATCGCCGTATCTACTGTGACATCAGTAGAGTTTGCAACAAAAACAAGACTATAGAATGTTTTATCTTGGTTAGGATTTAAACAGTACAGGTTATGGATGTTAACGCGGTAGCAAGACGGGGTTTCAGGGATAGTATCAGAGCCTACGTTAACTATCTCTGTCCACCCTTCGCCATAAATGTTTTTGATCTCTATATCCATTGCGTTGTTTAAGTTTATCCCATAACCACCGTTCAGGTTACTCCCTGTATAAACAGCAACTAAATATAAATTGGAAATAGAGCAGTTTGTGCACTGCGCCAAGTTTTGATTATCGCGGAGATACTGTTTCTGTCCAGGGTTAACGAAGGTGTTATCTGCAACATTTCCGCCGACGACTGTTCCGGATCGCCATACCGACATTCCTTTTACACGGTTAGCTTCGCGGGAACTTCCCATTACAAACCCACCGCGGCCTTTAGCCGATAACAAAGGGTTCTCAAAAATGACCTTACTTCCCATACCTTGTCCAATCATTTTCGTCTTATGGAAAAAGAAAACCGGGAAAGTAATCCGAAAGGCTACATCGGGAGATGGTACGTTTATAATGCCGCCACCGAATTGATAGGTACCGTACGTGGCCCCTTGGAAGGCGAAGTAATCGTCAGTAACACCGTCTCCTTTAGCGCCAAAATCATAGACTGAAAAAATACCTTTATCCGGTACTCGTTGCCAGACCCATTGATCGTCGTATCTAACATGCGCACCATTGTCGTTTTCTACCGTACTGTTACGAATAGCTTTGAAGTTACCACCCCCTCGGCTGTTCCCTGAATAATAACCCCTCAAAAAAATAACCTGTCCTTCAAAGGAGGGTTGAACAGAACTGATCTCTGAAAAGTTATCGACTTGAATTTGAATGTGTTTTAATAACGCGGGAATATAAATAATTTTCTTAGTTCCGCTTTTACCGATGACCGCATTCGCGCCAATGTTAGTTCGGACGTATTCGTTGACTGATAATTTGTTACTGTCGACATAAACGTAGAAGAGTTGGTTTTCTACCGTTGCAGCAATCCCCTCCTCCACTGTCTCAAAGGCATGGTCAAAATCAAAAAGATCCCGAACCTGGCTCAATGTGATTTTGTTCGTTGCCAAAGTACCGCTAGATAACGTCAAACTTAGCGGTAACTCTCCTGCCATATTCCCGCTAGTCAAACTGTTTAATTCACTGATCTTATTCCCGAAGTCACTCATTACCATTACCTTTCTCATGGGGTTATTGTCATAGGAAAATTACCGTTCTCTTTTCACTACCGTTCCAATTAGTTTGATACCTATATCACCCTATTGCAGTTAACATCATTAACAAAAAATAAGGTGATTAAACAATGTCTGATTTACTCGATTTACTGGTTTTGGTTTTACTGGGTCAAAGCAACGATGACAGCGATGACGATGACGATGAATAATTTGGAGGGAGTATGGAAAAGACCGAATTTGCTTACGTGACAACGATAGGATCCACTGACTTAGGACAGGCGCACTTTTCGTTCTGTAAAGAGTTAGGATTCTTTCTTTGCGAACAGGGGTTCTCAATCCGCTCCGGGAAAGCACCGGGTGCCGACCAAGCGTTTCAATCTGGTTTTGAGAACTCGCTTTCAGCAGCGGACTATATTCGTGACCCACAGATCTTTCTTCCGTGGAAAACCTTCGAGCGTGACAACGTCTTTGTCTCTGATCGCTACGATCGTTACGACTACAGCCCGGAAAGCATTGCGAAAGCAGAGGCTATTATCTCGACCGTTCACCCGGTCTGGGATCGTTTAACTGACGGCCAAAAGCGTTTCCATATTCGCAACGTCTTTCAGATTCTTGGCGAAGACGTTGAATCGCCGTCAGCATTTTTGATCGCGTGTGCGCCAGAGGACTCTGAAGGGCTTCCGAAAGGCGGTACTCGGTCTGCCTTTAAAATTGCAAGGGATCGTGATATCCCTTGCATCAACATCTACGACCTTTCTCACCAGATCGTCTTTGATTGGTTAGAAAAAACAATGGGGAGTTCACGATGATCGCCAAACATTTAATCGAAGAATTTAAACGAGAGTTTTCCGATGCCAGCGCGGTCTACAAAGCTTACGCTGAAAATAATGAAAATACCCAAATGTACGGATGGGCAGGACATTACGAAGTCGCCGCCGAGGTGTCAGCAGATGCGTTGCGTATCAACATCACTCACCCTGACGGAACGTATTGGACGGATGATCCAGCCACCCTCGCAGCAGACGTCGAAAAGTTGAAAGATTTATTGGTCGCCTTCTTACCGGAAAACGGCTATAAAACGGAAAGCGTTGTTGAACCTTCCGTGATTTCTTTCACTGTGCGTAAGAACACGGCGGGCGCTGCGCTATGACGACTTCGCCCTTATTACGTTCAATTGAATATCAAAAAACATCCGACCGCATTTTTGATATTTTACGTAAACTGTTTGACCGCAAACAGAATGGGTCGGATGTCGATTCTGCTTCATTAAATAATACTGTGGCAGTAGACCTCGACAACGGTAGGTTGATCGTGCAGATTAAAAGTAATAATCGTTTTATTTGGGGTGGCAGCGAAGTCAATTATCGATTTGTCTTGGCAACCCAAATTAATCTTCTGCGTCAACGTATCGGCGAGTTACTGAAAGAGATTGATCCGGAGTATGAATACCAGGGATCTTCAGAGTTGGACCCTGGACTTATCATATTCTTGTTTAAACGAAATGCAAAATAGGAGTTTAGTGATATGAACGCCACCCTCAATAAATACCTCCCTGACGATGCGGAATTAACTGCTATTGAAGTTAATTCGCTTCTTGAACTTTTTAACGATCTTGGTCGCAGCGGCATCGCACTCAGATCAAAAAATAATTTGGAAATTGTCTCTTTCACCGAATTGACCGGGATAAGTTTACCTTGGTCTCAGGCGGTCGCTCTTGCTTTAGGTGAGAAAGAAGCTTTTTTACAATTCCCCACTGACCGTTGCGCAGCGCTGGCAAAAGATATCATTAGCGACCTTTGGTTGAAGTCATACGGGATCGTTGATGATAGTAAGCCTATGCCGTCTCCTTCCAGTTATTTTATTGGTGAAGACGCGGAACCATTCTCAGAAAAAGACATTGAATTCTTCTCTGAGGTTGAAGATAATGCCGACGAAAACAAATTCAGTTTCAGTTATCATGAGACCGGTGCCGCCGGCGGCGCGGTTGTTTACGTGCGCTGGAAAGCTGTCAATCTCGTCGCACGAAATGATACGACCGTTTTTATCGACGATAAAGAAATTACCTTTCAAACAGAGAGCGCGGCCATTGCGTTTCACGCATGGGTCATTGAATGCGTAGATTATTACGGTTAAAGTAAGGAAAAAAGATGACTTGGGCACCCAGTACGTATTTCTCGTTTGTGATGTTTTTCGTTATCCTCACTATCGCGGTGTTATCCGAAAAAATACACCAACTCAACCCCAGTCTATGGGCGGTTTTTACGATAGTGGGGGTGGGTCTTCTTTCATTGATTTTCTGCGTATGGCGTGTTGATGCCGTAGGTAAAAACAACAAAAAAGAAAATCAGCGGCGATGGTATTATTTCACCGCCGTGATCTCTGGGTTGGTTGTGATATTAACTTTAGTAGCAGCAGGGGTGTAATTGATGTCAGCACTAGTGTTCCGATTTGGCAGTATGAATTCCAGTAAATCTTCAAATCTACTGCAAACTGCGTACAACTACCGAGAAAGGGGGATGTCGGTTCATGTCTACAAACCGACGATTGATACTCGAGATAAAGTGGGTAAAGTTGTTTCTCGTATTGGGTTAGAAGGTAATTGTGTCATGCTAGGAAAAAACGATTCTTTCCTAAACGACATTTACAAGGATCGTAATTACCCTAAAGTCATTTTGGTCGACGAAGCCCAATTCCTCGAACCATTCCACGTTTACGAACTTCGATCGCTCGTTGACCTTTACGACGTCACCGTTCTGTGTTACGGGCTGCGGACAGATTTTCAACGGAACACTTTCCCGGCCAGTGCGATTCTTTTAGCCATAGCCGATAAACTCGAAGAGATACCGACAATTTGTTGGTGCGGGGTAAAAGCCAGATTTGTTCTGCGTTTGGATGGTGAAGGTAATGTTATAGTGGTCGGCCCTCAGGTACTCGTGGGTGGCAATGACCAGTATGTTTCTGTCTGTTCTAAACATTGGGCATTACAACAACCTCGTAATCCGGACGTTGAATAATCATGAAGCGATTTTCACCCAGTACTAATGTTTCCTTCGTATTCTTGTTCATTCTGATCCTGGTTGGTTTCCTGTTCAAAATTTTTACTGGTATACGCCTCCCGCCTTCAGTGGCGGGGTGCTTTTTACTTGGGGGTCTGATATTGTCATTGATTTTCTCTTTTCTCCTGAAACGAGAAGGTCAACGTAAATCCCCATCTAGGTACGTTTTCAACTGGTGCTACCTGTACCTGATCATCGCTCTGACCATGATGAGCTGGTCACTCTTATTCGTGAGGTTATAACGTGTCAGAACATACCGCTGAAACACTCAGAGAGATGTTCCTCTCTGACATTAAACAAATACTTCGATACTGTAACCGCAATACGGGAACGAAGGAAGAAGCCCTTTCGTTAGCAGGGTTCATGTTCTTAACGCTCATTGACGGGACAAGTAGCAACGGTATTCCTACTCCTATCGACATCGTGGTGACGGCCCATCCAGAAGAAGAGATTGAAGAACTTCTTTTAGACGAGCGGAGGGTTGTTAAGAAGGACACTGTCATTAATGGGGATTGTTATCTTCATAACCTTTTGGGCGATATTGGTTTGGTTCCAAAAACATTCTATCCCGCGATACTAGACCGGTATCGTAAAATGATTGAGAGTAACGCCGACAAGTTAGGAGAGGGTTATTTCTCTGCGTCGCATTTACTGTCGATGCTAGAGACCCTACGCGATGACCTGGAACAGAGTCTCTCCAAGAAACACCGTTGGCTGGGTTTCGTACAGGGTGTTCTTTGTACATCGGGTCTCACGACGGTGGACGCCGAACGGGACTTTACCCGCGGCCTTTTCAATGGCGTTTAATTAAAAACAAATCTACGGGGGTTAAAATGAATAAAAACAAAATCCATTTAGACGGTGCAGATCTCACCGAAAAAGAAAAGCAATTTATTCACGAAGTCACGCCTTTTCTCAACAGTAAATTACCGGCGATAGTACTCAGTCGTTTCTCCTCTTTCTTAAAACAAAACGACTTCTACTCTGCGAACAATGCGCAATTGTTGTTGATGAATTTTATCAGGCAGGCGCAAGAAAAAGCGAACCTTCTCGAACTGTCGCCTAAGGTTGTCAGGGCGATTGAGTTACTCTCGATCAACCAATCTCCGCGACCATTAACCAATACCTTGGCTGATTGGAAGTGGTCGAATTATTACGACCATTACGTACACCGTGGTTGCCACCGGTTGATCAGATATGAAATTGATGGCCCGATTTATTTCAATGACGCTATTCATCACTTTCCTAAACCTCAGTTCAAATACTGGCAAGGTTACAGTACGGCCCGGCTGGTGCGCGCGGATGAGTTCCCGATTAACCCGCTGACCAATGTCCATCCGCAATACTACTACGCCGAGCCGTGGGATGGTCGTGGGGCAATAGAGGATAAAATCGCCAGTTCGACACTGCTGGAGTTTCCTGAGCACGCCGAAGCCTGGTTAGCGATTAAACGCACTCAGTTCGAATCTAACGAGTCACAAGACTAACAGAAGGGATTTCAGTGGATACGACCAAAAGATTGAACCTGATCGCACAGAGCGTTGTTCGCATCAATGAGATTGATGTTACTCCGATCAGTTCTAAAGAAGCGTTGAGGGGTTGGCAGGCTATTATGCGTTCCTCTTACGGCGTGAAAGAGTATATTCTCGACGGGAATGCAGAACCCGACGGTTCGAACTTCTTCATGCTCCGTTGCGAAGTCAACACGTTGATTGATGAACCTAGTCGTTACTCTCAGGGGGTGATGAGAAACATCACTATTGCTTCTATCAGTAATGATTTTGATCGGATGCTAATGCAACTGGAATCGTTCCTTCAACTGAACACGCAGTATTTTGTGACGCATACCGACAAATACGGTCGGGTATATGGTAAACATAAAGGATAGAGATTATGTACCTCAAAGATTTCGACAACGAGTTGTTTAATCGCCTTGTTCAGAATAAACAGGTCCTGACCTATTTCACCGATCTGCTCTACCTGAACAGTAGCGAAGCGAATACGTTACAACGTATCTACGACGGTGCGAAAGATCGTTGGAAAACATTAACGGTCCCTTTGGAAGTTATCGTCAAAGAGATCGAATCCACGATCATTGGGTATTCCGATAGTCGCATCGAGAAAGGCGCCAAAGACATTGACGTAGAACTCTATCGTTCGGTACCGGCAGCTATTCAAGCTGTTGTACTTCCGGGTATCGAAGACACGAAGAAGCGCGCCTTTGTCGTGGATCTCCTCAACGGGAAAGTGGTTAAATAGCTTACCTGATAAAACTACTCATAGCTCCTCTCTCCGCCTTAGCGGAGAGAGGAGTACTTTTATTTCATTGCTTTTTTGGCCACATTCAGCTGGGCTTCGGCCACACGGAAGAAGTGGTTGATGAATTGCATCAACGGTTTCGTGTAAGCTTTGATGTACGCCCGGTTAACGCGATTAATCGCGGTTTGATACTGGGTGCTACTGATCCCGAATACGATAGAACTTGCCAAACCAAAGTCGGTGTGCGTAGTAAAGAAATCAACGTTAAACATGGTGCCGGTCACTTTGGTACGGGAGAGACTTCCCATCGTCCCTTTGACCATCTGGCAAAGACGGCGCACAGATTCTTTGTTTACGCCGGTCATTTCAAAGGCGCGACCGTCGGTGTTCCCGGCTAAGTAGATATCCGGTACGGACTCGCCAATGCTTTTCGAGACAGCGCGGAAGTCTTCGCTCTTTTCCAGTCTTTCGCCGTTAGAAATATAAATCCCGCCGAACGCTTTACCATCGGTAAAGGTACTCTGGAACAGTGCGTCTAAAGCCTCAGCATTAGCGATGAATTTTTTCGCGAGATCGTTACGACTGTTCGCTTTGGCATCACCGCGGCCTAACGAGGTATCAAAAGTCTTCTGTACCAGGTTAACGAATTCGTCGTGTTTGGTCAGGACTTTCTGGGAGTACGGACCGGAGAGCTCGGCGGTTTTCTTGGCGATCGTTTCTAAACCGGAAACGGCTTTGTCAAACGTTGTCGCGAAACTGTTATTGTCCCACGCAACGTAAACCGAGGAAGATTCACTGACCGGAACACTGTCTTTAAACTCTGCATCGGTCGCTTTCTTCTCGACAGAAGACACCAGATTCTTCAGGGCTTCCAAACGAGAGAACAGTCCTTTCACGTATTTCTTGAAAGACTCGCCGGCGTTCTTGACTAACTGAACTGCGCCTTTCATGAAATTACTGACGGTTTCGCCGAGCGATTCGAGAGCAGGTTCAGACGCGCCTTTGATTTCAAATGCTTCCAGAGAAGGGATGACGGTTTCTACGGTTTCACCGGTGCCGTCAACTACGGCGTCGGTCGCTTGTTCGATAAGCGCAATTTCGGCCGGGGTGGCGACACGATCTTCGCCTACGACTTCGCTACCGATAAAATCTTTCAGGAGTTCACCGCGTTCGGATTTGTCATCGAGAATCGCAGATTCATCGAGCTGATCGACCACTTCACCGGTCAGCTCATAAGCTTCGAGGGCCAGTAAACCTAACTCACCAGCGTCGCCTTCCGGGAGATCAATAAACGCTTGGGCTTCCAAAGAGGGGGTAGAAGCAAGGGCTTCGAGTACTTTACGAGTATGTTTCATTTTGGGTCATAACCTTTGCAAAGGGTGATAATACGGGCGTTCGTAACATAAGATATACCTTGCTCGGAGATCTTTTTACGCACTTCGCCTTTAGTCTGATAATAAGAAGAAAGTCGTTATTAAAACGCACAGAGAATACGCTTTATACAATCAATTAATCGAAAAATAAGCTAAGGAAACAAAGATGAATTTACAGTCCCACTTCGAAGCGGAATTTGAATTCGCTAAGCTCGATGAAGAAAGTCGTTCCGTATTACGTGCAGCGTTTGATATCTGGCATGATCAAGGGCACTCCGGTGGCAGCGCCGGGATTTTAATCGGTTCCCTCAAAGCCTGGCGAAAATCACTGACCCCTATAGACGATAATGCCTCACTACTTTCCGGTTTCAGTCGCTTGTTGTTTGAGAACCCTAATCTCGACGATACTAAACGCGACCAGTTATTGGGACAATTCATTACCCTGGTGAGCTATCGTCCATTAACACCACTGACAGGTGAAGAGGACGAATGGACCGAACACAGCTATGGCTCCAAACAGAACAAACGTTGTAGCGCCGTCTTCATGGACGATGACGGAATTGCGCGTTTTTTAGACGGTAGAATTTTCTACACTCCTTCTTCCTACAGCAGTGACTTTATTGGTTACCACAATTTTTATTCATCGGTAGAAGTGACCTTCCCGTGGGTCCAGCCCGATGATATCGAGAAACACTTTTATGCCGATCGTGACGGTGCGTTAGAAATATCCCCTGAACACGCCGCCGCAATTTCCGACACCCGTGCTGTTACACAAGCCGCGGGGTTTATTAATGGTGACTATATCAACCTTGAATCATTCTTTATTCATAAAGACCAACAGGAAGCACTCAGTGCGCTTTTTACTCGGTTTATTAAGCTGATGGGTACCTTTGATCACAAGACCCGTAAAAGAGCGCTCATGAGTTTAGATAACGTTTATTGGACAGACGATTACGAAAACGGTAACGAAAATGTCCCTATCGGTGGAATGTTCCGTGGTGAAACTCTCCCCCGTACACTAGTGGCACCTTTGACCCGACTGATCGCAATGATTCCACTGGACGCGAAATTGGCTGGAGATGAACTCGTTTGGTTTAGAGGGGCGCGTTTCGTGATTAATTTCACAAAACCTATGTTCCCGTCGCAAAAATTCCAATCTTGGGTCGAAGTTACCTCTAAGCGTTTTAATGATAAAGTAGTGGTGTCGTTAGTCAAGGCGTCGGATAAACCTGACGAGATCACCTATTTTGATCGGGTAGGCTATGAGGTAAAATACGTTGGTGATGATGAGAATTACCTTTATCAGATGCGTAGGCGGTTTAAGATCAAACACCCTAAGGAGAAAGTCGCCGTCATCGATCAAACCTTGACGTCCGATAACGCTAACCCTGTTCAGGCGTAATTCTCCGGATGGTTTGCTATGTTAACAATCGCGTTTAAAAGGTGTCAACATGGCAGACGATATTTCCGTTAAGATCTCAGAACTCAACCGAGTCAATACCATTGCTGAGAAAGATATTATTCCTTTCTCTACTTCGTTAGTGGACGGAGCAGAAAGTACCCAAGCTGTCTCCGTCGCTATCCTACGAATGATTATGGCTAACCCGACAGTTTACGACGATAGCGCTAAAGCGTTAGCCGATCTCAAAGCTGGTGATTATGCACTAATCTGGTCGGACTTCACTCGCTCCTCGGCGAATATCTTCAAATTCGACGGTAACACGTTAGCCCAATTACTTACTGAATCCGGTAAGGCGATTGAAATTCCGATCACCAGTTCCGCGACTGGGGTGGTGTTCCGCTATACTGCTTTGGCAAACGAGTCGATCACTATTCCGAGTCGTTTAATCGGTACCACAGGCTATCACCGTATCATTGCGACGAACTTGACCTACCCTAATATCTTCGGTGAGTACGTGGTAAACAAAGGGTTAGCGAGCGAAGCAATTGAGATGTCTTCAGCCATCGTTGAGAAGGAAGCTATGGTCGGGAAAATCCTGATTAATTGGCCTTCAAATATGGGTTTAGGAATGACCTTCGTTCAACAAGGTCAGTACGAAATTCGGATTTATTAAGCACAGAGAGAGGAGGGCAGCTGCCCTCCTCTCTTTCTATTTTACGTCCTGTGGAATTTATTTGAAGACTATATCACTTTATTGAAAGCTTACTCAGAGGGCCTTAGGATTGAAAACTGAAGCGGAACGAAAATTATATTCTGTTTGTAATCTGGTGGCGATGTCAACGCATTCTGCCACTGGGCAAAAAAGAAAAGGGTCTAACAAACCTTATTACATCCATCCGTTTTCCGTCAGTGAAACGCTCAAGGAAAATGACTACCCTATCACCGTAGTCTGCGCAGGTCTACTTCATGACGTGGTTGAGGATACCGAGATCTCTTTAGAGGATCTCCGTTTTATGCTGTTTACGTTTGATAGCATAGACGGTAATTACACCCAACTGGTTGATGAGACACTGAAACTCGTTGATTGGGTTACGGATCGCTACACAACTAAAGCCATACAAGCGAACCGGAAAGACCGAACGATGTTAGAGGCGACTAAACTCCTTAACTCCGCTAACCCTGACGCGTGGGCGGTGAAATTGGCAGATATCCTCGACAACCTAAAAGACGTTGAAGGGATAGAAGTCACCTTCCTTAAAATTTGGCTCACGGAAAAAGATATCTTTACACAATTTCTTCCGAAAGGACGTTACTACGCACATCTTCACAAACTTGTCACTGACCGTATTACTGAGCTTGATAAAATCTATCATTTCCGTGATACGCAATGCTGGCACCGGTACCGTGATGCCATGGAATTTTTCTTAGATGATAACAACCGCAAGGAGTTTGAAAATGCCTACCGAATCAATCCTGAATCTTGTTGATAAGTTTGTTGATTTTTACCGGGTCTATTTTTCCCGTGAATCGAAAGAGGATGCGATTAAACGGATTAACTCCGGGGATTGCGGGACGGCGGCAGTATGCATTGGTTTGGTAGCGAAGCAGTGGGGGCATGAAGTAATCTTCTACGATTGCGGGAACCATGCCTTTGTAAGTCTCTCCGGGGTTATTATCGACGCGGCTAATCCCCACGGTATTGAGCTGGAGAAACTCCTTTCTCAATATAGTGCAGATCGGGCGAATGAAGTAACCGTTGAAGAACTCATCGATGGCTACCTGGAAATCGATGCTCTGGGTTGCAGTTTCGCTAAACTCTTCCTCGAACACTTTAAAGAGCCTATCCCGGAGAAAATCCGTTACGTAACCGAACACATCGACGAGTTCGATTCGATAGAATGGGTACAACCGCACGTTGATCGTTTAACGGGGTATCTGAAAGGGGCCGATAATGAACACTGATTTAAACAGATTCATTCGGGAAATAATCATTCTGAAAAAGGCCGATGTCGATAAGTACTCTCCGGACGCGGTCAGAAAATTCTTTGAACGTAAACACTCGTTTTTGGAATTAGGGGTATTGGAGAGACCAAAAGGCCCGATGTCCAAGGAGGACTTCCAACGGTATGTGACAGTTAACCGCGACCAATGTCACTTTGTGACGAAGAACTACAAGTGGGACAGTGAAGGTAATCTCGTTACGAGTATTACAAACTACAGTCCTATTCGTTCCGAGAAAGTAGCGGGTGCACTGATGAAGGAAACACTTCCTTTCGAGTTTGTCCCGCGAATTCTTCGTAAGCGAAATCAAGACGGTAGTTACCGTTTTGATATCATTACGTTCGATGTTTGCTGGAGGTAAATGATGTACGAAGGTAATCTATTACGGTACGCTAACGCCAAAATTAAAACGGAGTTAGAGCAGGTCGAAGGGGTTGAGGTAACGGATCTCGATGAACCCATTTTCGATACCCTTTTCGATATAACCAGATTAGGGTTAGTGGTGGGTTGTGATCTGACCACCCTTAACGGTTTTCATTTGACAGCGAACACTGAAGAAGCGGAGGTCTGTCGTGGACTGCTTTTTAAATGATTCTGAGGCAATTTCTACTCATCAAAGACAGCGCCTTTTTGAACTTAAAGCAAATATCATCGCTCAAAGTTCGGTAGAGAAAGCACTAAATGCGCTTCGTGAGGAAGAATATCATCTTCGTGAACTTATCCAAATGGATCTTCGTCAGACGGGTATTTACGAAGCGCATTTACGCGGGATACGCGACGAAGAGATCGCGCACTACGGCGATTATTCTGTCGGGTACGTCCAACGTTGCATTAAGTCCAAAGAAGCTGAGTTATACTCTCGGCGGACCGGTAACGCCATTATGATTCAATGGCCTGAGGAATAAATGATGATCACTACATTTAAAGGACGTAAAGGGATTTGGACCAAACGTAACAAAGCTGACTTCGGGGAATTTATTCAGGTCAGTGGCGATGATAAACTACGAATCAATTTCGGGTTGTTTGTCAAGGCCAAAGACCGTTCCGTTGTTATTCATTTCCATGACCTGTTTCCAGCGGACAGTAGCATTGACAATGGAACAGAGAAAAATAAAGCGCCGTACGTTCCTCTGTTCCATGTCACACCTGGTGTAAAAAGTACCGGTATTTGCTTCAGTCCAGAGTGTTTTTATATTTCACTTTCTATTAAGTACTGGGCTGGACCTTCCCGCAATCTCAAATTAGGTGTCAATACTCTTCAATCCTTTATTGGCGGGTTAGGCGATATCTCCGGCGAGAAGCTCGGTGAAATTTTATTGGGGGTTGAAAAAGCCTATGCGGCCTAACGCTCTGCGGTACTACCGCCACTCTGAGATCATATTCTGCCCGTAGAGATGTTCTCTACGGGTGAACTCAGAGGATTTAAAACGATGACTATTCGTGACCGCGCTTTTCGCCGTTTCAAACGTGCTATGAAGAAAAAGAAAGTTTCTCACTATTGGAACGCCAATGTCTATTTTAATGGGATGAAACCCCAAACCGATAAAGGCATTATCGGTCGTGTAGCGACCACACCTTGTAACTGTAGTTGCTGGATGTGCGGTCATCAACGTAAAGGGCACGGGTTTACCTATAGCGAAATTGTAGCGCGAGAAAAGGCAGACATTGCATTAGGTCTGTCAGAAAAAGACTAACACAGTAGGCGGGGCTAATCCCCGCCTACTTTTCAGAGGAAAGAAAATGAGTAAGCAAGATGTTCCTGTACAACCGGATACCATGGAGACTTTTGGTCTGTGGGAGCTCGAGAAAGAAATTTACGAAAAAGAAGGGGTACGCGTGCTTTTCCGAGCACCTGCCAGGTTGTCACTGATTGGGAAACGCTATAACGAAATTTACACTAACGTTTGTCCTGGTAATGCTCGGTTGACGGTGTTGACGAAACGAATTCAAAACGTCATCAAACAACTGATCGTGGCGAACCAGCGAGGGTTTCTTTCGACTATCCCTAGTCATGAAATCACATTTGATTACGTCGACGGGAAAGGGAACTTTCCTAATGGCGGGCAATACCTGACTACCGTCCGTAACAGCTATTCGAAATAACAGACAATTGGAGATGAACCCATCTCCAATTTTTTTAACATCTATATAGCTACAGTGATTTAGGAAAGATAAAACCTTTCCGTAAATAAAATAACTAAACCTATTGGAGTGCTATTAATGTTACTGACTGCGAAAACTATCGAAAACGTACAAAAAGCTATTAATAAAAGTTCTTATACCGTTAAAGAGATTAAAGTCAAAGCTATTTATACCACACCAAAAATTTCGGTGGCGCTTTACATTTTAGACGGCGAATTAGTTGCTAGTCAGCTGTATCCTTTCAAAGGGGCTAAAATGTCAAATCTCATTTTAGATGCAGCGGCCTTCTGCGACTACTATATACTAGAAGAGATTTATCGTGGTCTTGAAAAAGACGACACCGCAGAATTGATTGAGTCTTTATGGCCTTGCAACGATAAACGCAATGTCGTCGAGATCAGCTCTTTGAAAGAAAATAAAATTTCAAAGGAATCATTTAATAATCTCGCCAACAAATTCAACAACAACCATCAACGTCGCCGGAAATAAGAGAAACTAAAATGAAACTACGCTTTGCTTTAATAGGGATTGTCTTCTTTGCGGCGAATGCCTCTGCTCACTACTTCGGTCCAGTTAACCAAACTAACTCTATCGGCATGGACGGCTATTCTCAAATTGAGATGTACATCGATACGAAAGAATCCGGGGATTTTGTTTTTCGTGTCGGGAATAAGGTCATTGCAGATAAGAAAGGGATCCCCTACAAAAAATATGTTTTCGGTGGTGAAAGAGCGACCTTTCCGATGACCATCAATAACAAATTTATCCAGCAGCACGATAACGGACAGAAATACGTCCCTATCTGCGCGATGCAGGTAATACCCAACGTGCAGTTCCAACCCGAGGTGTGCTTCAATGTCCATGTTGAATAAAGTCTTACTCTTTGCAGTTACACTGGCTTGTTCAACAATGGCTTTTGCCGATGCGCCTTACATCATGAACAACACAGCTGAAAACCGAGGTCGCGTACAGAACGGTGATATCAGCTGTGAGGTCAGCCGACCGCAAGCAACGATTAACGTCGGGGCGTACGGAAATAACGGTATTCAGTATCGTTATGCAGATAACGATAAAGGTGGATATGTTAGTATAAGTATCCCCTTAGGCGGTGACGATAAGATGGCCGAAAGCTGCGAGCGGTTAGCCGATCTTAGTCGTCGCCAAAAAGAATTACAGATCCGTCGTTTAGAGATGGAAATGGAACGCATGGAACAGAATCAGCAAATGGATTCTCAACGTGCGATGCGTGTCGATCCGTAAATTGTAGTAAAAAACCTTAACTCAATCTCTCTTTTGGAAAACAAATGAAAAACGTAAAATTCGCTGTGGCTGCTCTGGTACTGTCTCTGTCTTCTACTGCGTTCGCTGCGCAGGAAATGGTATGGGATGCAGAATACACCCAAACTCAAATGTCATGTGGGATCGATTTTGCCAATGGTCAGCAGACCGGCGGGATCCTTCTGAAAGGCGAGCAAGGTACCGATAATCAAAAGGCGGTTAACTTCGTACTGAAAAGTAACACCGCTCGCCAGAGCTGGAAACTGACCGAAGCCAAACTGACCCAAAACACCGGGCGCTTCGCCTTCGCTGATAACCTCATGACCATCAGCGATCGTTCGCAAACTTCCGTATTCATCAACAACCAGGAATACGCGTGGTCCGCCGCTGCTCAAAATCAGCAGATCCAGGGTAACAACAAAACGCTGGCTATCGCGCCGAAAATCAATCTCGACGCACAAGAGATGCCGCTGGGCACTACTCACATCCAGGGCAAAGTTGTCCTGACCTGCGAAAACTAATCTACCTCTGTCTCCGGTTCTCTGAACCGGAGACGTTATAAAACGTTAACGTTAAGGAAGATATAAAATGTTTTACTCGCTGACCCTACTTTCCAAAATACTCTCTTTGTTCTCCTGCTTCGCCCTGGCCATTCTTATTATTGCGAAAATCCCGTTATTAGAGGATGCAGTAATTTACTGGGTGATCACGTTGATCACAATACGCTTACTCTGGCTGGGTTTCCAGTTCTTCTCCTTCCCTGACCTCTCAAGAATAACGCTGACGCCAGAGAACAAAAGTAAACTTCGCCAAAAAATAGAGAAGCATCTGACTTTCACTGGCGGGATGAACGTTATGCTGCGTTTAATCGTGGCTGTGGTGCTATTCATTCTGCTCTGCGTTCACCATGAGTACTTATTAGGTATTCTGTCTATCGCTACTTTCTTTGTCCGAATGTTTTTCGAGATTGAAGCGATAATCGAAATTGAATCGCTAAAACACGTATAAAAAAGAGAGGGCGTTTGCCCTCTCTTTTTTTGTTTCTTTTACGGCGTTTGGAACGGGTTGATCAGAAATGCAAACTGGTATTTCTCAAATCCTTCTGCTTTCAGTTTCCACCCAATGTAAACCTTAAACCGACGTTTCTTCACGTGGTCGTCACGCATGAAGTAGACCATCCAGTAATGGGACTTATAGGTGCCTTTAACATCAAACCCTTTACCCTCTAAAACAGGTTGACGGAATTTGTCTTTTGGTGCACCTAACACGCTAATAGAAAAACCGTACAACGGGTTGCGGTATAGCCAAAAGACACGGGCGACGTAAGTTTGCGCCCAATCAGGGAGTACCTTTACCCAGATAGAGTGTTTCTCTTTCCAACCGGAATCCCCGTCTAAACTATTGTCCGGTGTGTCGAACCATTTCAGCCATTTCGGTAGTTTCCCGTCTTTCGTCGCAAACGCCGGTAAAAACGGTGTGATAATGACGCAAATGATCAACGCTGCGAAGTAGATCAATAAAAAACTCAACCAGTGTAAGAAGCCCAATAACGGAATAGGATGTCCCCAAAGCGTAATTTTCTTCATCGTATTCAATCCCCAAGGTAGATGTTTCATAAAAACTTCAATAAATCGAAATGCAGTTTTTTTGATGTATATATTGCTAAGGTGAAATAGGAAAGGAAAAAGTCTTTTCCAAATAACTAAACCAATAAGAGGTAAAGTAAAATGAAAGAAAGTATACTTTTATTAATTGTCACGCTCATTGCGTTGCTTTGTTTCGGCGTCTCGTTACCGATGGCCATCCTTTACGGATTCGTCTCTGTGCTCGTCTGGTATATCGTTTCACCGTTCGCTCTGTTAGTCACCGTTACCTATTTACCCTAAGAAGGAGAAATCATCATGACTTACTTCATCGCATTAATTCTCACCCTGCTGATCTGCACCTTCTTTGAACTGACTATCATCCCAACACTTCTGGTAGCTTTCATAGCAGGGGCCGCCGGAGCGTTTTTAGAAGAGCAAACTAACAAAGCCAATTTCAACGCAACCCATTCACCGGAGGCGTTGTAATGAAAACGTCTTTCGCGGTACTGGGGATTATTTCCTCGGTACTTATTCTTGACCTGGCTTTACTCCCGGCCTGCGTTTTCGCCGTCGCCGTAGGGAGTTACTTAAAAGCGGTCAAATAGTAGTAAGCGCTGCCTCTCAACAGCGTGAGTAGTGCACTCTCACCCGTAGTTAAAATATTCAATTCAAAAGGTAAATTATCATGGAAAAAATCAAAGCGTTCTTCTCTTTCTCTTTCACTGAGAAAACCAAAGCAATCTTTGCTTTCATCACCGACACCCTGATCGTTGCCGCGCTGGCAATCTTCGCCGCGTTCTGCATGGCCACTGCCATGGAAGTGGCGGCCTACGCTTTTGCGGTCTTGGTTATCTTCAGCTATATTCACGATAGCTACAACAACCTCAAAACCGTCATTTCTCCTGCCACTGACGGCGAGACTGCGACTGACGCAGGCGAGACCGACGTCTCTGACGCAGCGGTAACCGCTTAAGTCGTCACCTCACCCTTGGCACACGAGATAAGAAGGAAACGCCTTACGATAAGCTAAATTAAATTCTCACACTCTCAAACCGTTATAAGACGATATTTCTCGTTACTCACCCGACACCTGTAATCGAGGCTGTGGCGTTGTACCTACTGACTCTTCCGAAATCGAGGAAAGATCAGAGTTCAGGGACAATAGCAGTAAACCCTCTTACTGGTTCGGTAGTTGCAGAACAAATGACAGGCTTCGCCGTCTGGTTCTGGACATCGCCGTATGCGACTCTTATAACGCAAACAACTCTCTCACATCTAAGTCTACTCTTAAAGTAAAAGGAAAAAATTATGTTAATCTTTACTATCGTAATGGGCTTATTAGCAGCGATAGCGATTATCATTGCAGTTGCCGTTGATCGTAATAAGTTATTCGATATCGAAAAACGCAATGAGATCATTAAAGGTTGCTACATCTTCTCTTGCTTGGTCGGTATCTCTGCTCTGTTGGGCTGCGCGTTTGTACCGTATTACGCAATCCTCTTTATCTTCGTGCCTGTTTCCGCGTTGGTTTTTAAATACGTAATTGAAGTAGAGTTGGAAATTAATAACTATTGGTGCTAAGTAAAAATTGTCGTCGTTGAGTTCGTAGTTAAACTTTAAAAACTTTGTTCGCTAAAAATAAGGAGATATAACCATGACTTTTTTAATCATTTTTGCTATTCTTGTTGTCATTGGTTTACTCTGTAGTGCATTTTTTACCATATTCTACCGCGGTAAGGTTGACGCCGACGTCGTTACCGAAGAGGTAACGACCGAAGCAGTTTGTACTACCGAAGAAATTGTTAACGAAGAGCCAATTGTTAATGATGTTCTTTTCTACGGTGAACCAACGGAAAGACAAAAAGAAAAACACAAACGTCATCGTAACCGCCATCGCGTGTCCGGCAAGAACCACCGCACATGGCACGATAAATTTGATGATGCTGACTACCAACCGCTTTAAAACAAACCGAGAGATACTCCATGGAAATCTATCTGCTCATTTCTGTTGTTACCTTTACTGTCCTAGCGCTGATCACTTTCTTAACTTACCTCGCTAACAAAAAGTTAACTGTAAAGTGCGCAACACCAGAAGTCCTTTACGATAATTCCTGGAAAGGTCGCTCGATAAGAAAACTCCGTGATTGGACTTGTTTCTTAAGTAAAATCGGCTACCTGATCAGTCATGTCGCTTTCTGGATCATGCGCGCTGTTTTTCAAGGTTTCGTTTATCAGAAAACAAGCGAAGCAGTAGCTAGAGAATCGTTTCATTACCGTAATTACTGGTACTAGTCCACTGACGCAGTTTCCTTGCCGTTCAACTATCTATCTATTTACATTAACTTAATAAGGTCTATCCCATGAAAAAATTCATTGCTGCTTCACTCATCGCCCTGTCCTCTATCGCGTCCTTCAATGCCATGGCCATCGTCAATAATTGGACCGAATCTTATCAGCAGGGTACTCTGGAGTTCTACACCGAAAATAGCGACGGTTTCTCGCTCGCATTCTCTTGCCGCGATACTGGCGACCAATGGCCGGTTCAAGCGCTGTTTCTGAACGGTACTAATGGCAACTCGCTTTCCAGCGATGATGATCGCTACGCGCTGGTTATCGAAATGGCCGGTCAGAAGTACCAGATGATCTCTCCTGCTTCTACAGTTGGGGCAAGTAACTGGCGCTTGTTCTTCGAAGGCGTTAAGAAAACCAAAGCAAAAACCGTTAAGGTTTACGTACAAGATCATCCGGAGACCTTCGTTGTTTTCTCAACCAACGGGCTCAAGAAAATCGTCGCCGAAAATAAAGGCGGTAACTGCTTCTATCTCGGCTAAACAAGTGGGTGGAGAGGGTAAACCCTCTCCGCTCCTAGATCTTTTTCTTTTTTAAGTTTATTCTGTCTTTCTTTGAGGCAAGCCGCCTAGAATAAAGAAAGGATAGCGTTACCATGTCACAAACCACCCCTGAAAAGAAAGACGAAAGTCTGGATTTTGATTCATTCACTCTGAGCGAAGAAGAAGCGGAATCGGCGTTAGCGAAAGCCGAAGCGTTTATCGAAGAACAACCCGAAATCGAAGCCAGCGATGACTGCGAAGGCGGGGCATGTAAAATTTAATTCTAAGGGCGTTTTCGCCCTTATTTGTTTTGTTTCATGAAAGGGTATTCAACGTGTTTAAACCGGCTAATGTTAGTAAACTAGTTAATATTTATCTCCCCTTACCGAACTACCTGCGCGCTGCCGATATCGAACGGTTATCAAGGGCGTTTAAAACCAGACAAGTTCTTGAGGGTGAACTTAATCCTCAATTAACTAAACTCGCTTGGGAAAATACTAACGAATTCTTCGCACGTTTTAGAAAGATCGTGACGCCTTCTCACTTCATCGGTAATTTCAGACTGACCGACAAAGGGATCAAAGCCGATATCGCCATTACGGATAAAACTTTGATCGAATACGAAGGAGTGATAACCCTTAAACGCCGCACCTTCAATGACTATTGGAAGTTGGGTGACAGTTACAAAGACGCCCCAGGATTCTTTGGGGTAGACATTTTCACACGGAGCTAATCATGGAAACTGAATGGGACCACATTCTTCTCACGTTACAACTGGCGTACAGCGAGCACAAAACTCAAACGGCTATCAAAACAGCCGCCCGGTTAATGGCGACTAAAGTCAAAGAAATTGACTGTTATAACTGGCTGATGAAAGTGACACTCTCGCCGTCGCCATTGAAAGTTTTAGTCCGCGAACTCAAGGAGCGTCGCCCTGATGACTTACGATATTACCCGGGGGTCGCGTAGCCGATTTTTCGTTGAGTATCCGCCATTCATCCGGATACTCGCGAGTTATCACGGGATGGAAGTTTTTGAAACGCTAGGTCCTATTTTTAAGGCGCTACAAACGCTCTCCAGAAGTGATCTTCACCTTTCTGATGTAGATACCGAATTGTTCGTAGAAACGCTCTACGATATTTTAAATTGCGATTATGAAGGATATTTACTGGATATTCAAACTGAGACCAGTTGGTTAACTATCATTGAGGGAATTGAGTACTACAATCTCACGCCCTCAATTTTGAGATGGTACGAAACGCTTTCCGACTATTCTCGTTTTATCGATCACGGGTCTTTCCGACCGTTAAACAATTTTGGTTTTATCGTAACAGAATGAAAAATTTCACCGACGACGATTTCTTTGCCGCTATGAGCGAAATCGGGATTCACTTAGACAACGAACAAAAGAACCGCGTTTTAGAAGGAGAAGAAAATGAAAAAGATTACTTTGATGGCCATCGCTCTACTGTTCACTGCTACGACCGCCCAAGCTGCGCCGAATAGCGCTTGTATCGATCGCGTCAACACTGAGGTTAAAAACGCGGTGACGTTGTTCCCTGGCGTTAACCCTAAAACCGTTCATGTCACCTTTATGCGTGCTAAGCCTTCTTCGCTTTCTGCCATGGAAGGTGAGGCGCAGACGCCAGGGTATAAAGTTTACAGTACGGTCTCTTTCACGCAGAAAAAAGAAACCGTTCGTTGGTTGAATGAAAGCGGTGTTGTTTTTGACGGAGATGACACTTGTTCTGTACTTTACACTAATCTGGATGTCGCGGGATGAGTGATAGACGTTTAATTGATCACGAGATGATCGATCTTCTCGTTACATTAGCCATAGCCTTTCGCGAACACAACGGAAAAGCAAAAATCATGAAACGGGTCGCGGAACGGATTTTTAAACGTCTTCGTTTTGACGAGACGAAAAATATCTGCGAACAATTCATTGTTTATCCTGAAAAGGCCGAGTTTAAATTGAACGTCTTAACCCAAACGTTCTACGGTCGTCAGATTTTAAAAATCCTGGCCTAACTATCACAGAGGGGAAAATTCCCCTCTTTTATTTTTTTGGAGAATTTATGAATAATGAAATAATCGTTTATTACCACGACCTTTGCATGGACGGTTTCGCGGCAGCGGCAATCATGTATCAATATACAAGGCTGCAGACTTTCATCCCGGTAAACTACCGTGCTATGCCGGACTTAGAAAATGAGGAGCCGGTGCATATTGTTTTTGTCGATTTCACCCCACCGTTTGAATGGGTTGAGAAGAACGCGGCACGTATACGGTCTATCGTGATCCTCGATCATCATGCAGACAAAAAAGAAGAATGTGATAAGATCCAAAAATTCTTCGGGGCGACGGTTGTTTATTTCGACACAGAACTTTCAGGGGCGGGTTTAGCATGGAAATATGTTAATTCTACCCCTATGCCAGAAGTGATTCGTTTAATCAATAACCGCGACCTCTGGATTGCAGAAGAGAGCGAACGGAATTACCACGAACTCTTTGTTCAGTATTTGAAGAAGGGGGATAAGGATGAAATTTTCCCACCTTTCATTGAGTTGTTTAAATACAGCAAAGAACAAGTTGAAGAAATTCTCCGGCCGCAGGCCGAACTGTTAGTAAAAGGTCGAGATAAAAATATTGCGTTTCACCTGAATAAAGCAGTCATTATTGAAGAGGCGGCAGAAAGTCCTTTCTCAGTGGCGTATATTTCTGCTCCGTATTATTACGCTTCTGAAGCGGCCAGTACAATCATGGCCCAAGACGACAAAGTTAATCTGGTCGTGAACGTAACGTTAAACCGGAACGGTCTCGGTTTGTCGTTCCGGTCACGCAAAGGGACAGGTTTGGCACAACAGGCCGCGGTGCGATTTAACGGTGGAGGGCACGCTGAGGCTGCTGGCGGGGTCTTTGACCATCCTGTGCCTTTTACCGTGCTTCATGAGATGATTTTCTGCACTGATCCCCATGAGGCGTATCTTAACTTTTTACTCGATCAATACAGTGAACTGGGTACAAATAACAAAGGGTAAAACTGATGGAAACTCTTTTACAACGGATACAGTCGGATAAACTGTTTATCTCGACGACCAAGGGTGTTTACTACGTTGACCTTAACCGAATCAAAAACGTTGATAAAGCGCAGAGTTTAGGTACGCTCTATCCGAAAACTTTTGTCTCGGTTATCGACCAGGATAACAACATCACTAACATCCAAACGCTTGACCTTGTAGAGGCGGAAACCGTCTTTAAATATATCATCTCGCAGTGGTCGGACTATCTTCTTCACGAAGGGGTCTTTGAGAACTCCTCAGAACACCCTAGAACGCGTTTTATTCAAGACCTTGAGATAATGGTATATTGGGGACCTCATACGCTCCACATCGATCTGAGGAAGTTTAACGCCATTTCTTTATTCTGGCAAACTCTGGTCATTTCCGGGAGCGGCGGAACTTTTAAGTTGACCAGTCAAAACCAAAGCTTCCTTGAGAATCTCAAAGAGTCGCTGGAACTCTATATTCAACGTAAAGGTAAATGATGGAAAAATTGATGTTCGTTTTCGATTTAGATGACACTAAATTCGAAACTGAAGTGGCGATGACTAATTGGATCAATCGGACCTTCAACTGTGGTCTGGTTTGGAAGAACCGTCTCTCGAGAACCGATCCGTTTGAAGCACCTTACCTCAAGGCGGTTTTAGAAGACGGCCATTTCATGGAAGAAGCAGAATGGGTTTCGGGCTTTGAGCAACTCCCTTCGCTCATTAAAGAAATGCAAACGGTCTTTGGGTCTCGCATTCAAACGATGTTCGCCACGCATCGCGGGTATCATCCTCGCGCAGCAGAGTTTACGCAGAAACAGTTTGATCGTCTGGGCATTGAGATGGAAGGGGTTTTCCTTGACCCTGCCATTGTGCCGTGTAAAAAGACGTGGTTAGACCAGAACCTTAAGGGGTATCAGTATTACCTCTTTGACGATAACCCGCACTGGAATGGTACTGATCGCAACGAAGTCAGTAACGTCTTTTTGATGGACAAGTTGTGGAACCAGAAAGAAACCGCTTACGAACGTCTGTTCACCTTCGATGACGTGAAGCAAAAAGTCTTCGATCTCGCGGTGAAGCATTTAGGGTAAAACACAAAGAGAGAGTCCAAATGGACTCTCTCTTTTATTTATTCATCTTTTTTATTTTTGTCATCAAACAGGATAGAAATAACAAACGCTGTTGTAGCCATGGTGACAAGAATACCGGTGCAAATAATTATAACGTCAACACCGGTAAGAGTACTCACACCCATATCGCCTCGCTTAAAGCGGTCGGCGTTTTTCGATTAAACAACCTTCCGCATACATGTTGTAAATAACTTTAGCCACTTCCCCACGCGTAATCAACCCATCTTTGTTCACGTCGAGACCCTTGTTCTGGAGATAGGTCGTCGGACGCGTTTTACTGTCCCACATGACGTAAGAATCCGGTTTGGTCACGGCAACGGGCCAGAGAATTCTTAAATACCAAGACGGCAGATCGTTCAGTTTCCCTTTATAAGGGATATACCATTTATACACGTAGTCTAGCTGTTGTACGTTGGTCATGGACTTCCACTGATCAAGTGTGATCCCGACGTCTTTGCAGAATGCGGCACCGCCCTGAATGATTCCCCAGTAAGGCGCACCCGCACCATTTTTAATTGTGGGGCTAAAGGTACGGCCGGTTTCAAACGCCATGCACGACATCAAATGACTCGGATCACCGCCTAATTTTGCCACGATGTCTTTCGTCTTGTTGACAAACTCCAGTGAGGGGATTGCACTCCACGCGATGTCATACTTCTCGAAAGAAGCATCGAGTGCCGCTTGCGAGTTCTTACCCCATAAACCATCAACGCCTTTCGGGTCGAAACCGGCGTTCTTTAACGACTGCTGTAATTTTAATGCTGCGTTTTTATCAAACATAATTCACCTCTCAACTATTCTTTCATAGGATGATTATTGCGGGCCGGCAAAATAAAAAACTTAAGAGAATAAACCTCAAGGAACCCGAAGGTTCCTTGAGGAATCTATTTACTAAGGTATTGATGACTTAGATCGCCACGCCAGGTTTAGACAGGCTCGAAACTAATTGTTCGATATACCCGTCGTCTCTTGCCGCCACGTCTGCTTCACGATCGCTCAGGAAGGCAGGTTGGGCGTTAAGATCGATGCCCGTCTGGGACGCACGGTCCAGCATCATCTGACCGAGTTTATCAACGCCGCGACCTACCATCTGCAGACCGGTCATCGTCAGGGATACCTGGAGCTGTTCCGGTGAAGAGGTCTGATCTTTTGACATGCGCATTTCTGGGCCTTGGCCGGTCGGTTGCATGTTAGTGATCAGCGTAGAACGCAACGCGTAACGTTCGGTCGGATCCGGTTCCACAAACAGGATGGAGAAGGTGTTGTAATCCGGGTAAGTTGCGGCCGGGGTAATACCACCTTTACCAATAATCCCTGCGACGTTGGAGTTCGGTTCGCCCATGAAGTACAGGATGTAGTTGTTCCAGTAACGGGAAACCGGCATCCCTACTTTTTCTACCCAGGTAAAGACCGGGACAGAACGAGCGCGACGAACCTTGGACAGCGTTTGCATCATTTCGCCGCCGCCACCGAACGGGGTTTCAACGTGTTCTACTTCCAGCGTGTAATCGATACCGTCGATCGTACGAGCGTGCATCTCGATTAGCGCTTTCAGTGAACCGCCCCATTTTTCCGGGTCATCGGTGTCTTTGAAGCAGTTAGGCAACTCCATCAGAAACGCGATGGTCGGGCGACGAGTATAATCGGCCGCAGCGTGGTAATAACGGAAGTCAGGGGTATAGCCATAGGGTGCTGGGATTTCCAAGTTCGTCACGGGACCATTGGCCCCGTTAGCGTACGAACTATTAGCACTCATGACTGTGTTCGGATCTTTCTTAGCCATTTGCTAATTCCTCTCTGGTGTATGCGACAGAAGACATATCCATTACGGTACGGAACGCGTTAGCACCGAAGTCAATGCGCATAGACCAAGAATAACCACGTTCTTTATCGGCCTGGGTAATCTCAGAATGCGGCGTGAAGATCAGGCGGTTATCGAAGGCACCGGCACCGCGGGTGCTCACGATTTCGTCAGAGCGCTCAATCAACTGATCGTCGGTGAGTTTCTGAGTACCGCTCAGGTCACGCCACGCTTCGAAGGCGAAGCGGTTCAGGTTAGCCACGCACAGACCCACGATAGCCGCCTTCAGTACGGAACCTTGTTCGCTGTAGAACGACTGCTGGCCCGGGTAGAACTGCGAACCGGTATCGTAGTCTTCTACGTAAACCAGGTTGTTGTTCCACTGCGCACGACGAACGCGCCAGGATTTGTCGAGGTTGTTAATATTTTTAACCACCTGGACTTTCCGGTTCTCACCTTCATCCACCGCGTATTCCGGTTTGAGTACACCGTCAGAGGCTCCGGCATACTGGCAGTAAGCACGGAAACGGTCGAGGGTCAGCGGGACCGCCAGCTTACGCGTAGTTTCCGTGTAATAACCTGCACCACCTACGATCATACCACGGAACGCCGGGGTACCGAAATCAGAGGAGTCCGGGAAAGCGTTTACGCGAGACATCAGGGACAACGCGATCGATTCTTCTTCTTCATTGCTGTTGAAGTCGAGACTGATGTCCTGAGTCGACAGGGCGATCCAGGTGTCTGCACGCAGACCGATCAGTTGCGGAATCAGTTGTTTGGTCTTCAGGTCGAAACCGGAGTCCCAGAACGCATTGAACGGATAACGCGCGTAGTTACCGATATTGAAAGATGCGCCGCTGGACATGTTGGACAGCACCAGGTTAGCGGCAGCGTTGAAACTGGCGTTACCCAGCGTACCGTCACCACCGCCTTGCAGGTAGTTGGTGGAGGTTTCTGTCAGCGTGACGCCACCATCCAGTACGCCCATAATCTGAACAGCGTGATACGGTACACCCTCTATCGTCTGCGCACCGAACAGGTTAATTGTGTAGAGATCCGCTTCATCGTCAGAAACCGTACCGAAGGTGGATTCCACCGACTGTACTGCTTTCAGGACGGTATCGATGTTGGACTGATACAGGTACGGCGCATCGATCGGCGACATCAGGTAAGTCGACGGATCTTCGTCGTTGTAACGACTTTCGATACGTTCTGCGAAATCGTAAACCACTTCGGTCTGCGGATCGACTAAGTTCTCACCGAAACCGACCGACAGAGACGCTTCATTATAGATCGTCTCAAAAATAGTTGGTGAACTATTTTTATCGGTACGGGTCAGGAGCTGGAAGCGGTACAGGAACGATTTGATACGTTCTTGCAGATCGGCATCAGCGGCCTGAGTCGAATTGACGGTCGGTGCCCAAATACGGATCGCCGTATTCGCGCCGAGAGACGATTTATAACGGCAACGGAAATCGGCCAGTGGCGTGATCGTTGACGGGTTCTCAGCGGTACCGATTGTCCCCGCAGAAGCGGTACGTTTTTTGTACTGGGAAACGCCCGATTCGTCCGTCTCGATTTTAGAGAGAACAAAACGGAATTTGATCCCGTCTACTTGCGTGGCCAGCGGAATTTTGTCACCGTTGGTATCGGTTTTATAAGTTCCGTCGTCGTTACGCTCATAGTCGTCAATTTTGGTTTTCACCCAATCGACGGAGAGACCCAGTGTAGCAACGTCAGGGATATCTGCCGGTTCCAGACGCAAGGCCAGGAACTGGTTACCCGCCGCAATCGCTTCCTTAATAAAAGGAGTACTGTGGGTTGCATAAACGCCGGAAAGGTTGGTAGTTTCGCTACCGTAAATGTCTTCGAATTTTACCGGATCGATCCAGGTAGGGACAGTTGGACCTTTCTGGCCGAAGAACATGATGAGCGGTCGATGAAGAGCCAGGGTCGTCGTTGAACCCGTAGAACGGGTGAACGAAATATCCTTCGTACCGCGGTAATAAATTCTGGGTGTTGATCCCGTAATTTGTTCTGACATGTCTTTTGCCTCTTAAAAAGAGTGGGTACCGCATAAATTATGTAGCTACTTGATGACGCTAAATCCAAGCTTGGGTGGTTTTTAAACCATAGTTTACCGGTAATACGGAAACGTCGTCATATTAACATTCTATAGGTCACGGTCATTATCGGAGAATTAAGCAATGTTTAAACACAGTTTTGACACCTCAGCCGGCAGTTCTATTTTTCCTGCGAGTCTACCCGGGAAGATGTTGGTGGCGAACGCAGAGGGTGCATTAACACCAATTAACCACTTTAAAGGGCTGTTCGCGGTACTGGAGAAAACCCCAGAGTTGGAAGCCATTCCTGTCTTTCGTCATCCCCTTTCTCAAGAAGTCCAAAGTATACCGTATACATATATTGATCTTCGCCCTTACCGCGGGACGTTAAAATTAAATGCAGACGGTACCACAGACTTTGTTAATGAAGGTTCTGTCGGGATCATTTTCCGCCGTGCTGTTCTGGAGATGGCTTGGTCGGAAGGGAATATCGATGCGTTCTATTTCAACGTCGATGTCCCGTTGGCAATCTTTGCTAAGTGGTTAACTGGGCTGCTCAAAAACAAACTGAACTTGAATGAGCTGGTTGCAGAAAAACTCAAAGCGATCACTGCTTATTATTACTACTGTTTACACTGCGACGCGAAAGACTTTAACGATCGCCGTCACGAGGTCTTCTGCGTGAAGATCAGTCGCATCCTGAATATCCCTTACCAGAAACTGGATCTGTGGTTGCGTCCGGTTGGCTACATGGCGAACCTCGATGACTACTGTAAAGCATTAGCTGAATTCGGCGAGAGCTTATCGCTGAAACGAATTGACAAACGTATTCTCTGGACGCTGACATCAACCAGCTGGTTTGGTAGTTCAGAAGTCCGGGAGCAATTGGCCGTGGCGCTCGAATACCCGCCGATGTTTATTGCCATGATTTATTCAGCATGTGCCGGTGAAAAACAATACCGTAAAGCATGGTTAACGCAGTTGATTGACCGTGAAGGTCGTAATCTGAAAACCGACGATTTCGTTGCTCGTGTTAACGACCTGATCGCATTGACGGCGAATCATCACGAGAAAACTTATTAAAGTAGAAGGTGCGTGTAATGAATTCCGTAACCGAAAGTTTCCTTCTCGATCATGCACGCACGAATTTGTGGTGTGCACCTATCCAGGATCGTCAGGTCATTCTCGACCTGACGCGAATCAGTCGAGACAGTGGTGCGAAAGTTTCCAGTACCATTCTCTGGGTTGATACTCCATTACCTACCGAAGACGACGTCTATCATCTTTATCAGATCGGGACAAACAGTCGTTGGCGTACAGGTCTCCCTGACGTTCGCGGAAAATGGATGGCGTTAGGGCCTTACAGCGAAGCGACCGCGCTGATCATTGACCTCTATCTGGAAACGGGCGTTAAACTCCCGCTCTTTAGCAGTTACGTCCTGCGTACCTACGACGACAATTTGATCATTGCGATTAAAGAGCACGCTATCTTTGGCGAGTTAAGTGAAAAGAAAGCGTATCTCAGAATTTACAATAACGCCTTTTTCCGTTCAGCGCGAAGTAATAACATCGGTCAGAAAGTGGCTTATATCGGCAGAGAGATTACTAGGCAAACCGATATCGCTGCGTTTATTAATGGGCTGCGACCATTGCAAACCTTAACCGGTGTAACCAATATTTACCATAATGGCGTGTGGAAGCCGGAAATCAAATCGACTGATATTTCCATTGGTGACCTGGTTGAGGCAGTTTACGACGCTGCGGTGAGTCACGTAGTGGACTTCAAAGTCTCGTCGCTGTACGACTATACGTCGACGTTAGACAACCTGAAGAAGTATCTGCTGCACCCGAGTAAAAATACGCACGATAACGAAATCTATTACGTCGACGATATCGATTTGTTCATGTACAAAGTCGGCGCGAATGATTCAGTTTCAGGTCGCTATTATCACCGCAATAAAGAGAACAGTCTGCGTAACGTAACTCACGCCGATTACAGTATTCCTACAGGTTATGTTTCGGCTTATCTGAATGATGGCTGGACAACGTACGACAACCTTTATATTCGTCTTCATCTTCGTGAGTCCGGTTTTAAACGCCCTCTCATCGACGAGGTGAATCGGATTGAAACACTTTACCGTTTAAGCGACACTGACATTCTCAGAGCAATGATTGGACTCGATTCCACGTTGGCTGAGTGGCGTGTAGAGAACCTGGAAAACTCTCTTTATACGGCGATCATGCGAAACTTCTGGGGTTCGTTTACAGCGACGGATGTCATCAACGCCTACGGCTACAACGCATTAGCAAAGCTCTTTGCGTTAAACCCAACGAAGGTGACGCCTTCCTCGAACGGTGGTTTTGTCGATCTACCCTTTGGACTCTCGCTCTGTTCTACGCTCTTTGAGTACGACGAAGACGGGGTGTTGTTGGGCTGGAATCAGCACGGTTACTCGGAACGCTACTTCGTGAAGAATGAACGGGCAGCGCTGGTTGAGGGGTTCATGGGGTGGGGTAAGAAAGCCATTACCTGGTCGCCCAGTAACAACAACTACACGCTGGACGATAAGTACCAATACTACTTCTTTAAAGCGGCGATCAACAAAGGGGTTGTCTCCGACGTCTGGGTACCTGCCGTAGAAGGGACGGATTACACGGTCTTAAATAATGTCGTCACGTGGATTCACGTCAAGGCCAGAAACATGGGTCTGATCCTCAGTAGCTCTGAGGCGCTTGTATACGATCAGGTTGTAGGGAGTTCGGACGGGATCTTCCGCTTTACACTGACCTACGGTAAGACGCTCGGGACGATTCTTCCTATTCGGCCACAACAACTGCGCGTGTGGATGAATGGCCATCCGTTGATTGAAGGGCTCGACTATATCCTGGACGGAAATAAAGGAACGGTCATCACCAATCGTTACTACGATGAAACGTTAGGTAACAGTCAAAACTTTACCTTTGCCTGTTTAGGTTGGGAAACACCAAGCGCGAAGTACAAAAGACCACTGAATATCGGATTCGTGGATCACGGTTATGTCAGTGTGAACGGTACGTTTGATATTCGTGACGACAAGGTTATACGTACGATTATTGACGGGAAAGTGGTTGACCCTTCAACGGTACCATTTATTGAAGACGCTGACGAAAAACAAATCCCGTTACTTCCTAACGGCTTACCTTACTGCGAAGAGACGGTTTTTGTTCCGCTGTACGGGATATCGACGAATGCGAACGCTGAGTTGATTCAAATGGGTGCCGAGAGCGATAAGCGTGTCAGTGACTACATGACGTTGAAGTACCCGGAGAAGGTCTTAACCGGTCCTAACCCAATCAGCGAACGTTATCGGATGTTCTCGGTGGTGATCACACGACTGATCTTCGATCTTGATAACGGAACCATCACTGAGCCGTTGAACGTTAATGACAAAGTCTCGCTTGACCGTGTCATGAAGAACTACAGCGAGTACCTCGATATTGACCCGTGCCGAAGCGTCTGGAATACAAACTACATTTTCATTGACGCACATCCGTTTAGCTCCGCCGTCGCGGTAACCACAAAGCGCTGGAAGTTCCTTCAGAACGTCAATCAGTATTACCTGAATAATCGTCTGTCGCTTAATAACTATTTCTTTATAAAGGAATCCTGAAATGACCACATCGACCACGAGTAGTGGGGTGCGTTACGCATTAGCGTTAACGGACAGTACGCCGTCTGACGTCCCCATTTGGAACCCGAATGGATTATGGAAAGAATGGGACATGTCCGAGATCTATGTCGGACCAGCAGGGATTGGTAGCGGTAACAAAGGCCGGTTTGTGCCGAATGTTGGTAACCGTATCTTCGACAAAACTTCAGGTCTCTATATCGTTACCGAAGTCGATACCTCAACATTACTTTCTAAGTGGATTGCGTACAACGTTCCTACTACGATTGATAACTCCATCGATATTCTGCTGGGAGTCGGTAGTCGTTACCCGCAACCTGGCTATTTCGTTTATGTCGACAATACCGTTTCACCACCGGAGATGGCGTTCGACAGTTTAATGAAAGCCTATCAACCTACTGCGACTTACGTGCGAGTTTTCTCTAACATGTCCAGTACCGGTAACCTCGAAGTACTTTCAGCGTATTACAACCAGTCCGGTGAACTCGAAAGTGATAAAATCCCTCTGATGACAATCGAAGGGGATGTAACCGGAAATTACCGTATTCCCGTGACTGCCAATGCTACGCGTAAAATCACTAACGGTGAGACCGTCCTGGTGGTGTTCTACGACGCTGCAGGGTTACCAACGTCCCGTTTCACAATGACCGTTGTTGACTCTGGTATTATTCGCCAATCGAATTCAGCGAAACGTTCTATTGACTCGGTCGCCTTGGTCAGCAGCTACCTGTCGGCAACCGACCCTAACCGCCTGAATGTCCCGGTCAATCTTTTGATGACCTCAATCGATGTCAGCGTGAAGGTAACGTACACCGATGGCAGCTCGGTCATTAAACCGGTGGACGGCAGTAAGATCTACCTGTCTGGTTTAGCGGAGTTTATCCCGACGCAATCGGGTCAAAACAGCCCACTGACGCTTTTCTATCAGCTCGACACGACAGAGAGCTTTAAAGGGACAACGACAGCTTCTGGAACGATCACGGTTCCCTATACGATCGAAACTGTAACTTTACCGAATGCCTATGCGGTTAAACTCTTCATGTTCCCGGAATGGCAGCGGAACGGTAACGGGTTTAAGCTCCGTCACTTTATGTATTCGCTCGATCGTCTGGCGATGTACGAAGTGACCGATATCATCGAAGCGTCGCCGGGTTCGGCGGTTTGGGACCCTACGCTTTACAACACCAAACAGCACATGATCTTTGCGCTTGATATTTCCAAAGTCTCTGCTTCGTTTGGCTCCTATCGTCATGTACAGAGCAACGACATCACCCTGATGGCCAATGGTGAATCGGGCGTTGATAGTCCGTGGTACGTCAACTACGAACTGGGTGACGAAGACTACGGCGGATCGTTAGAATGTCGTCTGAAATACATTTCGTCTCAGGTTTGGTCGACTGACCTTACCATGGGAGCCCAGACACAGAACGAATGGCTGGATCGGTTATATTACCGTCTTCACCCGTTGTTTGACACTGAGACAGAAACGGAAGCGCCGATGCCGACGCACTTCATTCTTCAGGTGGATAACATTCGAGTCAGACAACCGATCTCTGCCTGGAACACGACGTTTACCATTGCAACCGGTGGGCACGTAGGTGAATTGGCGCTTGTTCATTGGGTACGTTCAGTGAACGGGGTGGATTTACAACTTGCGTCTTCCGGTTTGATCATACGTCAAACACTGAGTTAAAAGTACAAACCCTTGGTACAGGAGGCTTAATGGCCTCCTGTACCGCTATATTCCCTATGATATTGTCTTTTCGTTGTCAGAGGGAAACTCTATGACCTCCTCCATTATTCTAGAGAATGACTCGCGTCCTATTCTCCACCTTAGCGATTGGGATTATCATCCCTCTGCTATCCCGGATTGGGATACACCAAACAAAGAATTCCTACGTTTTGTCGGTGTCTTACAAAACATGGGAATTAAAAACCACCACTGGCCGATTGCACTTTTAAACCCGGACCTTGTCGGTGTCGATCCTTTCAGTCCCGATCTGACTGAAGAACAGATGATCGCAATTAAGATCGAAGCGGAATATAACATCTGGTATTATCTCAGAGAGTGTCTTCGCGTTCCGCCGGTTGTCGGTGAAGAAGGTGATCTTTTAAGGGCAAACCGCGCGAACATGTCTTTGATCTGGTCGTACATGAACCATATCGATTACCTGTTGATACAACCCCGTCAGACTGGTAAGTCACTTATCTCTTATTGTCTTTACTCCTGGCTGCTGTATATGCGATATACAAAGGCCCGTATCTCACTCGTGACCAAATCAGACGAATTACGTTCTGAAACAACCACGATGATACGTCGTATCCGTGAATACTTACCACCTTATCTGACAGTAACAGACCGTTCAGACACGATTGCTAACGAGAAGGTGACCTATAACACCCGTGGTAACTTGTTTGCGGTAGCAGTATCTCGTTCTGACCCAGGTGGTGCGAATAAAGTTGGTCGTGGTAACACCTCGCCTACGGTAGGCTGGGATGAAACCCCCTTCATCAACTATATCGAAATTGCGTTTAAAGCAGCAATGCCCGGTATGAACGCCGCGATTCAAAAAGCGAAAGCGAGAAACATGCCCTGGGGCAGTATCATGACCACTACCGCGGGTGACCAAACGTCTCGTGATGGTCGCTTTGTTTTCAAAATGTGGAACGAAGCTGCTCGGTGGTCTGAGCACTTTTACGACGCAGGGAGTCAAGAAGAACTTCGTGAGATCGTTCAGCGCAATCTGAAATCCTCTGATGCGAAACTCTTAATCAACGGAACGTGGAGTCACAACCAGGTTGGGGTCTCTGACGAACAGCATTATGAGAACATGCGTCGTGCTATGGCACGTGGTCCAGAAGCAGACCGTGACTTCTTTAACATTTGGACCGCAGCAGGGACGAACAACCCGATCGATAAAGAGCTGTTAGCGAAAGCCATTGCCTCACAGCGTTATTCCGATTATTCTGAAATCTTCAGGAACGGTTACATTGTCCACTGGTATGTCTCCAAAGAATATCTGGATGCAAATCGTAAGACGATGACCTTTGTCATTGGGGCCGATACCTCAGAAGGCGGTGGACGAGATGCGCTGTCGTTGGTGTTCCTTGATCCTTATACCGCGGACGTTATCGGGATTTCAGTAATCAACGAGGCACTGATTCCTAAATACGCTGAGTTCTTAGGTGATCTGTTAATTTCTTATCCTAAGGCTGTCTTCATCCCAGAACGTAAATCCACCGGACAAACGTTTATTGATTACCTCTGTCTGATATTGCACAGCAAGGGAATTGATCCGTTCAAACGAATCTTTAACTTAATTGTCGATAATAAGTCAGTGGACACCGCGGCGTTCCTTGAGCTGCAGGGTGACATGAACCGTCGTGATGACGCATTCTATATTCGTCGTAAAACGAAGTTTGGTTTCTGCACGGGAACCACCACCCGACGGCAGCTTTACGAAACCGTTTTGAAGATCGCCATGCAGAAAGGGGCTACACGACTTCATGATAAAATTCTCATTGCGGAATTGACCGGGTTGGTCGAGAAGAACGGAAGAATTGACCATCCACCGGGTGGACATGACGATACCGTTATCGCCTACCTTCTGACCGTCTATCTGTTATTGTACGGGTCGAACTTAGACTATTACGGGTTAGATTCCAGAAGGGTATTGACGGGGGCAGTAGATGCGTTGGCAGGGAATGCGCAGGAAATTGACGAGCAACAGGAAGAGATTGATTTCCTCCACCGTGAAATTGAAAAGACATTGTCAGCCATCGAAAATGCCGATAATCCAATTATCAGTATGAAGCTTGAACGACGTCTCAATTACCTTAACGAGTGTTTACAAGAGGCGGGTGCAGAGCCGATTAACGTGGCAGGTAAGATCGAGGAGATGAACGCTAATCGTCACGCTGACTTCCAAAAATACATGGGGACGAATTTCTATAGGTAATCGAAAACAATAGACGAATATATCACTCTATTGAAATACGCAACAGAATGTCGGCGTTATTGCTGACATTCTTTTTATTATCCACACTAAAAGGAGAACGACATGGCAACGATAGAAACGTTTGTTTACAGTACCGTTTACGATAAGAAAACAGGGACTGATTTTCACTACGAAGGGGTTTTGGAGATCAGTAAAAAGGATCGTCTTTTTGGTTATCGTAACGAAAACGGATTTATCTTTACGGACAAGGACGACAATATTGTTTTACGGTTTAGCACTAACCCTACCTTAGAAATGAAACACCTTGTCTTCGTTACCGAAGGCGGCGATACTACGCGGTATCATTTCACTCAGGAAACGAAAAGCCCGTTTAGTTTCCTGGCGATCCAACACGCTTTCCAAGGGTTTATTGGTCAGAAAGCGCGAGCACGGTTTATGCTCAACTGTCGTTTTAAAATTCATGTCATGCAGCGGACGTTGTTGATGAATGGTCGCCCGATCGCAGTCGGAACCATGGCCGACGACAAGAGTACGTGGACCGGTGACTTTTACGGCCGTACCTGGCAGAAACAACTGGGTGAAGATTTTATCCTGTACATGCGGGAACACTTCGAATTAAGCTGGGCGCACAAAGTGGTTTGTCAACGCCGCGGTGAATACCAGTTTCTCCCGAACGTTGCCCTGTTCTTTGACAGCACAACCGACCTTGTTCTAAAGCTGATTAATCGATCCAACGATAAAGACACCTGTGAAGGCTTCTACGTAGGGTCAATACTCGGTAAGGGGTTTGGTTACCATATCGACGGAAACGTCGAGAAAATCCCGCTGATTGATTCTTACATGCGAAAAGCAGTGGAAGATATCATCGGTTCACCGTTGAGCGAAGAAGAGTTTAAAACCGATCGCTTTATCACGGACGTCGAATACCGGGAAGATCAGGGGCGTTGGGTGTTAACTTCCAGCGTAGGTGATATTGCCTATATGGTGAAAGGCCCACGACCCGAGAACACCTGTGCGGTACGCAAACACGTCACCTGGAACTACAACGTCTTTGGACAGAGTATCGCTTCCATTCCGCTTCTGGAGAATCTTCTGATCGACGCATTCTATCGTGGTTATTGCCGACTGGCGAAACAAATCGGGTTATAACGAAAATATAAAAAGAGAGGGTTACCCCTCTCTTTTTTTTT